GGTCTCCGGGCCTTTCTCCCTGCGCTGGTCCCCCGGGGGGAGTTTGTGCGGGGGGGGCTAATTTTGGCGACTACCCAAGGCGGGCGTGGCCGGTAGTAGGGTTGGCGGCGAGCCAGGGCTGGCAGGTAGCCAGGGTTAGGGTTGGCGGCGCGCCAGGTAGGGTTGCGGCGGCGGAGAGGGTTTTGGGGTTCTCGCCTCCGCCGTCTGCTGCCTAACAGAGAAAGAACCAGAGACAGACACACCCCACGAACCACAAACGCCGCGCGCGAGTAGGAATCGCCAGTCGCTACTGCTGCTGCTCGCTAGCTAGCCGTCAATCGTTAGCGTCCCACATTTGGTGTCCGTATGACGTCACGGGGTCAACCCGGGTCGCGCGGCCGCACCTGGACGGATGCCAGCACCCCGAACCTGGCCGCCTTCCAGCTGGTAAGCGTCCATAACAAGTCACCTGTCAATCACCACGATCGACGCGCCGCGACCCCGTGCCCTTTTTGTGTTTTTCGCGGCGTCTCTCCGCCGAGTGAGCGACCGACGGACGAACGGCCGCCACCCACCTTCGATCGCCGCCCGCACCCCCCGGGGGGAGGTCGGGGGGCCGGGGGGTTTCGCGGGACGGGGTTTTTTTTTTCTGTGACTAAACGCCGTCTCGGCGCGCCGCCTAAACGTTCCTCTCTTATCTCGCAAGTCGGCCGCTTTCCTCCCCCGCCGAGCACGGCCGCACGGGCTGCCGACGGCGTGAGTCACCGCAGCTTCTGCACCTCCGCTCTCACGTTCGCTACTTCAAGCTCCACTACTGCGCACGCGGCCGTCAACAACAGCAGCAGCACCGTCTTCTCCAACAGCGAGCACAGCCAGAACGCCCGCATGACTCAGCTACACCTCGTTCGCTTTCTTCAGCATGTCTCCCAATGCGCTACCAACCAGCTACACCTCGTTCGCTACCAACCAACAGATGTGTACTTGCACGCACAGGCAAACACAAAAGCGACCCACACCACACAGCCCGCATGACTCATGCTACAGCAGGTTCACGCTCTCAATTACGTCAGCCGCCGCGCTACAGATACACAGCGCTATCGCCCTGCAGCAGCACCAGCGCAAAAGCAACCCCAGAGGCAAACGAGCGACAGGCGGGCAGGGGGCCCCACCCATGCAACTGAGCTGTCCAGACGGCGCGCCGCCAAAGCCCTGTCGTCACCGGCGCCGCCGCGCGCCTACTATCAACAGTGCCTCTCAACAGCAACTCTCACCGCTCACTATCAACATCGACTCCCCACTGCCACTAGCACCGCTCACTCTCGCTCCAAACTCTCACTTTCCGCTACCTCCACTGAAACTACGTTTCTCTCATCCCCTCCCTTTCACGCATGTTCCCACGTCACTCATATATATCTCTCACTCTACCCCTACCTCCACTCATCATGCAACCTCCCTGCTCGTCTACCCGTCGCCTCAATGTCTTCTCGCAGCTTCACAACGCGCTCCGGCACAGTTTTTCGCGCACAACGCACGCGCAACCCGTCGTCCCAAGCCCTCCACGCAGTATCAACAGCGAATACCCACTCCTCAACCCTTACCAACGCCAACCCCTCCCCGACACCGCAACCAACGCCCTCCTTCTTTCCAACATACAACGTGCACGCGGTAAGTCTCCCACGCTACTTGCCCGCTTCCCCACGGGGGGTGGGGGGCCAATCCCTGGGGGGCTCTCTTTCTATCTTAACACTATCTTAGCGCTCGCTCATCCCCACGAACACAGATCGCCTGGTCACGCAAGCGACCCATGCCACACCGCACCTCCCGCAGCCGTCACAGGCCTGTACCATGGCATCAAACCGTACCCCGCTGGCGCATGTGCAACATCCGCCTCCCAGGAATGCAATGCCCCTCTTGCGGAGACATTCGCAAGGCAGGTGACACGTACGTGGGCACCTGTGCCATCGACGAAGACGACCTCACCTCTTACTCCGGCGGCTCCACCTCTGACGAAGATGCTGTAAATAAGTATCGACGACGACTCTGGAACCTAACACCCACCGACTCTAGCAATTCCAGTGACTCCACCGAGGAATCCGATCACACCTGCGCCCGCGGCAATTCAGATAGGTATAAAGTCCCTACCTCTACCTGTCCCTTCGCACACCTGCAATACTAGGGTGCCACTAACACCTTTCTCATATCCCCTAGGGAAGCTCCAGCGCCACCGGAGCCCCTTCCGACGCAACATGCCTCGACCTTGGACGCCAGCCAGGCTCCCACCGTTCGTTCGCGCACCTGTCCAGTTCCTCACCTGTCACGCCGAAAACGTTCCAAGCTGGCACTGTGCCGAACAATTCGCGATCCCGTCGGAGAGCAAGCCGACGACGCCTTGCGCGTTCGCGGCTACCCGGTAACGCGCTACCAAATGCACAGAGGCCGCCCTCAATGGATGAGCCCCGACCGCGGCAAGCGCGAAACACCTGATTGTTGGTGTCTCTGGGGTGAACACGCCCAAAAAGCCGCGCGTCCCCTGGTTCCTTTACTCATTTCGCGCGCGCGCGACGGTCCCGAGAAAGCCGGCGCCTGGGACCAACTCCACGGCCGCGGCTTCGGCTACCGCGCCATCCCGGGTCCCGAAGGGGAATCCCGCCCAGTGTGGACCCAACACGTGGTGTTCCTCCTCGGTGGCCACGGCGCCCGCCTGCAACTGAATCGTCCGTCGGCGAGGGAAGCCGAGGCTCGAGGCCTGCTGCCCCGCTGGCCCATGCATCCCAGAACACACTCAGGCTCACGATACACACGCTACAGCATTCAGACGACACAGCTGCAAAACGTTCCCAAAGTGCTTATGAAACATGAGATTCTGCGCGCCGTGCCGCACACGGGCACCAGTCGACTGGCAGAACGCGGAGAACGAGGCGCCTGGATCGTCGCCGACACATTCACCGCCCCCGGGAACAAGCTCGACAACAATACACGGCCTGCCTCCATGTGGTGGGAACGAGACCGCAGCCCCGAACCCGTGGAAACAACCATCGCCAGACTGCGGGAGACGGCCCGTCCGCCCAGAGCACCCCGTTTGCGGAGACACCCGTTCGTCATCCACACAGACAGCAGCAGTAGCTACTCCAGCGGAGACGACGGCCCGCCTGCGACTGACAGCAACCACGACAGCCACAGCGATAACAATAGCGACGATGAGAGTCAGCACTCACGGGCGGACAGCACTTCTAGCAATGACAGTGGAGATGAACAGGAAAACCCGCTACAGGATGCCGCCAGCGCACACCACACGAATGGCGCAATCGGGTTCAATCATAAAGACGACGACAAGCAACACACATACTCGGCTTCTATATGATTGCCTGTTTATTGCAATAATAAATAACAGCATAAAAACATGTATCCAGTGTATCGTGTAAACCGCGTGCTTTGTGCGCTCTATCGCTAGCTACTCTTTGCTACTCTGTGTATCCAGTGTATGCACGTACCCCGCTTCGCGCTCCGAGTCCATTATTTTGCAGTCTGTGGGTCAGTTGGGTTCGGTCAGGTCGCCCTCCTTCGTACCTCGTAATTGCTAGAGCTTACATCATGCCAGTCCCAGGCGTCTCGCTCCACGGCCTCATCCGCGTGTGCCTCTGCCTGGTCCTGGTCCTCGGGCTCTCCTGGTGGCTGTTGCAACTGCAGTACTGTTCCGAGCGCTGTTACGTGTCCGCCCTGACCGAGCGGCTGATTCACGCAAGCTTCTGGCTGATCCCCCGGGTGCTGTTCATCAGCGGCTACGTGCTCCTGCTGGCCTGGTTCACGCTGCTGTTCGTGTTCATCGGCCTGCGGCTCGTTGGCGTCTTTGCTCCCGCAGAGCCATTCGAAGAACCAATGTACGATGACGCTCGCTAAGACCTCGGTGATGAGGCCGTGCTCGCGCCGCACGCCGTAGAGCAGACGGAAGGTTTCGAACCGCAACGTATCATCCACCGCCTGGTTCCAGGCTCGCCACCAGCGGGAGGAGATGACGGACCTGATGTTCACGGACCAGGCCGGCTCCTCGGTACGGGACTCGGCCGTTTCTACGGCAGGTGCAACCGTGGACTCGGATTCGTCCATGATCCACCGGACTACTAACTGAAGCGACTGGGAGGGGGGGTCTTTTTGTTTCTTGCTGGAAAACGAGGAGTGTTAAACGCACGGCTGACAGCCGGAAAGAAGAGCCTGCGCGACGGAGCGAATCTGCCACACTAAATCTCCGGGGAGCGAGAGACTGCGTATTATAAAGGGTGGCGACATCCTCTAGATAAGAGGTTCAACGGTCGCCTGGAAAGCCCCTGCTATCATGTGGCTGGGAGTTTTCCACTACCTCACCATCTTTACGGGAATAGTGTTGACAGCCGTATCCGGGAACTCGGGGAAAAACAACAATGTGACCTTGGTAGAAGTGGGTATCGGTCAGAACGTGACCTTGAACTATAGTCGACCTACTGGTCACGAGTTGTCATGGATGTATTCAAACTCCACACCCGGACTTTACAAACACCTAAAAAAATATACCATCTGCAGCCTCACGTCCAGTTTCAAGACAACCGAAACTCGTAATTCAATGTGCATGAACTGCACTGAAAAATCGCTGACGCTGTGCAACATGAGACCGCAAGATGCAGGCCTGTACGTGCTACGCGATAACAGCAATAACACTGTATTAAGACGATACAACGTAACTGTGAATTGCACAATACTACGTTCACATTCCACAACGAAGAAAACAACCACTGTTTCTGCTGGCGCCAGCAGAATACAAACAGCGTCGCTGAGTCATGTTCAACCGAAACCTGTAAAAGGAAATTGGGAAACCTGGCTGATACACATATCTTTCGCCTCGGCGGCCTTGACCTGTTTCGCAATGGCAGTAATACTCTCGGGATGTGTTTGTGCTCGTTCACTACGTGCTTGGGCAAATAACTACAGTCAGCTAAAAGAACCTAAAGAAAAGGAAGAGTTCTGCGATGTAGTTACAGTGACAGAAGAAAAGAAAGTCCCCATCGACATGTTGGAGTCATCGGTTGTGGATAGCAAACAACCCGCCACTCTGTGGTTAACAAAGTAGTGACGTAATAGTTTATATTATTGAAAACGAGTACACTGTACATGCTTTAAATAAAAGGTCGGTATCGTTGAGTTTTTGTTTTCATCCTAAGTCGTTCGCGTTATTTCACTAAAAACTACCTACTCTATTTTCACAAAATCAATGATACATAAATACAAAAACGTACTACATTATCTGTACGTTATGTATTCTTTATATTTGGATACTACTCACACAACCGCTTTACAACAATTTTGGGTTCCAGTTGGCGGAAGAGTTACACTAATGGATTATAATACTAACCATTATAAAACTAAAACATGGTATTTTTACTATTATCAATGTTATTCTGCTTCACAATCTCAAAACGGATTCTGTAAATTGTGTGAAGTACTTTACCCAAAAACAAGCCATGTCAATCATAAATTGTTTTACGGCTATACAAACATCTTTAATTATACATGTAATACAACAACGTTACATATATACAATATTACTACACAAACACCAACTACATACAAATTGGTAAAAGAATACTATCAACAGACACAAAAAACAACTTATTATCATTTAAATATAACGTCAACCACCACCAAAACCACAAGAATTACGCAAACGACACCCATTACAAATACTTTACGATATACATATTCTTTTACATTATTACCTACAAAAGGGCCGCTAAAAGCTTCTAGTTCTATTTATACAATACCAATCATCGCAACTGGAGTACTGGGTGTAATTTGTGCGGGTTTTGGTTACCTGTATTATCACAAACGTAAAACAATGTAAAATTATGAAACTCACTGGACAAAAACATCACACACTCTTATGGCTGTATACGATATGTATATTTAAAACTGCACATTACATCAAAGCGTCTTCATACACATTATATGCTCACGTTGGTGGTAATGTTACCTTTGTTGATTTAACAGACACAAAAATAGTTCACACGGGATAATGGTGCTTACAAAATAATTTGTGCAATTATAGAGAAGGATGTTGCAGACTATGTACAGTTAAGTACAAAGAACACAACAGTGTTACTACACACAAACTACATCATAATCACCTAAAAGATATTTTCAATCATACGTGCAACAGTACAGCATTGCATATATACAATATCACCAACTTTCTTAACGATACTACATACTTATTAATAAAAATAAGTGGACGAAGCAATACAAATACCACATCTTACCATCTTAAATTGTTACAAAGTACACCAATACCATATACCAAATACCTTACCACTTTATATGATAAACAACATTTTAGCTCTTTACAAACTACCAGTTTCGATTATACTGCAATAGTTATTGCAACTGTAATATTAGGACTTATTTTCACAGTTTTGGGATATTTGTATTATCGCAACATACAGAAAAGAAAACTATAAAGATTAATGCAAAAACAATTGATATGAAAAACATACCAAATATATTATGCATATATTTACATTTATATAAAACCGTCAATCATATAGAAGCGTTTCCGTCTACATATCATGTCAAAGCTGGTGGCGGCATAACTTTTGTAGATGACAGCTACACCGATAAGTTTTTACTAGGTGTATGGTCTTTTAACTTCACAGAACAAAATAAATGTAATTCTAAAATCCAACGTAACGAACAACTAAGTTTTCTATGTAAAATATATTATCAAAACAGTTATTATCCTGTTCAACACATAAAAAACCACGAACCTTGCAACCAATACTTTAATCACACATGTAACAAAACATCTCTACGTCTCTACAATATAAGCGCACATGCGCCCACAATATACTTGTTAAAAAAATTTGGTGCACAGCAGGATAACGAAACGTTATATCATCTTAATGTAACATCACCAACGTCCGGAATAGACCTGGAATATTCTCCCCCCCCCCAACTAAACACTTTCATGTTATGAAGTCCGCTAACCCAGCGATTACTACCCCAATAACCATTACTTCGGTATTAATTATATTGTGCTTGGGAACGGGTTATCTCTATCACTACGCAAGAATTAAAAAGCGTTTTCGTAATGAACATATATAAAATCACTGTACACCAACTATTGTATAAATGTAGATGTTTGAATATGTATTTACAAATTGTAATGGTAGCACATGTATGTTCAATTTCATCTTCAATTGATACATTAATTACTAAAAACCTAACAGCTATATACGGAGGTAACATAACATTGGAAAAACCTGACAACTTAACTTTTCAACAACATCTATGGTATTATGTTTCTTCAGGAAATAATCATTGTAACAAATTATTATGTAATAAAACTAAAACAGAAAATTCATGTCACACAACTGTTGGACAATTTATATGCGATAATGATAAACTATGTCTTTTTTACGTTCCTAACAACGGTAAGCCCTTAGTATATTTACTCGTCCAACAAGGCGGTCCTATTAATATAACTACAAGAAACATTACTTATATTCTTACAGTAATAGATTCCACATCCCTGGCTCCCACTCTAGCGCTGCCGTCATCTACTACATTATATATTGCACCGTCATCTATTGGACCCGTTGATCAACATTACACAGGCGCTAAAAATGCGGCAATTATTGTTCCTATTTTACTATGTATAGGTGCGATACTGACATTGCTGGGTTATCAATATTACCGCAGCACAACAAAGCGGCGCTCTAAACACAACTATATCGAAACGCGATACATGACGGTGGAATGAATAATATCTAACAGATACCATGTTTTAAAAATTGACTTGTACACTACCAATACTTATTTCACGCTGGATAGCTAACCATGAGCCAAAACGGAACGTGTATTTATGATGATGACCTCATTGATGGCGGGGCAATGTCTGTACTTGTTTTTATCCTGGTGTTACTGTCAATTATATTAGAAATCCAATGTATTGTGCACTTTTGTCGTCAAGGACGGCTGTATCGCTGTTGCTGTCCGCACCACATCCCGCGAATACACACTGAGGCATCGTATCCGTTATCATAAAGACGTGAATACGTTAGTAGAATTAGATCTTTTATAAACATGAGCAGTAAAAATAATCATATTGCAATCAGCGATATTTCTATGTCTGCATGCTATGTAATATTTATACCTCTAGGAATAGTGTTAATAATTTTAGAGTTATTATGTATTATGAAACTGTGCCGAAAAATGTGCAATCGCTGCTATTGCAAAGTAGCGCTAAATAACACCATATGAACATGGATGTTTATAATATAATGTTTGTTACGGCACACACAACTGCTTTTTTTATTGGAATAGTAACACTCATACTAGAAATTTTATACGTGATACTTTATTGTCAAGAATTGTTGCACTGCTGCTATTGTAAGTGCTGCTATCGACACGAAGGGTCACAAGTCCCATGTGACTCCGATCTCATTGTCATGACCGTTGACCCCCCTCCCTCCCCACTTAACGTCCAGGCACGCTGTTAAATATCAGCACCACAATCCCCATGGCTCATCCGAGAATTGCAGTTCTCGGAATTCTCGCTATGGGAATCGAAAGCACTGCCCTCCTTATCCTCGCCGCAGTGTTATCGGCTATTGGTATTATTCTGGCCATAACACTGGACCTCATATACCTGCACGCGTACCAGAAATTTTGCAATTATTACTGCTGCTGTCCCTTCCAGAGATTGACCGACGAAGACGCCATATCCATTGACATTTAACCCCAATGATTGACAGGAGCCCGTGTTTACAATTCTGTACGGCTGTTTATTAGAACTCTAGAACCGGCCTTCTGTTCCGAGTACAGAGATGAGGGTGAGGAGCCGTTGAACGCCTTGAGGAGTTCCGCGTTGGAAACTCGGAACGCGGCCAACGGACATCCCTTCACATTGGCACAAATGAGGGACTGAATGGTTGCGGTTTTCACGATGTCTAAACCTACGTCCCCGCCGAAGGTGCTGGGTTTCCAGTACGCCGGGGAGCAGATGACGTTCGCCATGAGCCCTTTCAAGGAAAACGGAGCCCCCAGCTCGATGATGCTCTCACCGAAGATGGCACCGGGACGCGGTTTTTCGACGATGAAGCCAGTGTAGAGTTCGACAGCCTCGACGTCGCCATAGAGGGCTTCCAACTCGGCAGCTATCTCCTTCTCACCTACAAGCGCCATATGCACATTTGTATTGTTATTATTGTTACCGTTGAAACACATTTTTATTCTGAACAAAAAAAAAAGTAAAATTATGAAAATCCAAACGTTGTGTTACCTGTTAATTCTTCGAACGATTCGTAGGGCTTGAGCCGGAAGCGCTTTCGGTACTCGTTCAGCGATTGGTACCGCATCTTTCGGCCGTGCTCTATGCCCTCCCGGGACACCCGTCTGAGGGCGGGGGGTATGTTTCTACCACCACTAATCCGACCGGCAATCTGTCTAGTGAACGATTCAACTAATTGGGCTATTCCGTGCTTGATGAGGATGGAATTGTTGTAAACGAAGTGTTCGTAACCATACTTCGCGTCGCCTATGCGAAAATCATCAGGCAACAGAGAATGCCAGCGGTAGAGGGTATTGAACTCGGCCGCTATTCGGTTCTGGTACTGAAAGGCGGTACCGAACAGTAACTCCGGGTCAAAGATTAGCTGGAAGTGGTACCCGCTGAGTTGCTGGACATACTGTGTGATTATAATGTTAATGGTTTCCCCGGTAATGATTAGACGAGTGGTTTGAAACAACTGCTCGTCACCCCATTCCGGGTGTTCGTGTTTGAGAACATCGCAGACCCTGTTGTGTTCTCTCAGCCATATGGTGGCGTACATCATTAAACCCGGCACTAAACCAAACACTTCATTCCCCACTGCAAAGCGCAGATCATCGGGCACTTCGGGCGCATACAGCATATGCACCTGGGTCTCTTTGACGGTGGGGGGATACATTTCACCGTCAATAACCTGATACTTCATCTTCCCATCCTTGAACAGACGCAGCTTATGCTGCTTCTCCAACGTTTCGCCGTAGATGTGACTGAGATCGACCTGCGAGAGAACGAAGACTGTCGATAACGGCCTTGTTCGAAAAATCAAAAAACCCAACCATCGCCGTTCGCTCTTACCCCATGCCCCAATCCTGTCGTGAAAGCCGGTCCTCGCACCATATCGGTCCTAAAAAATTGGTGTGTAAAGTGTTGCCCGAAAAAAGCGAACATCAGGTTGGTGCCCTGGGGATCGGGGATAAAGGTCCTCCGAATAAAAACTTTGTCCACAATCTGTGTTGAATCGGGCAGACGCGCCTTACCTGATGAGCAAAGATAGTTAGCAGCCATGCCAGGAACGCGGTCAACCGCATAACCGGTACGATACGATAGGGGAGCTATCACCTTTCACCCCGAGAGGAGTAGGGCAGTCACGAGGAACCGGAGGCAGAGTTCTCGTATAATAGGATAGATTCGAAAATGCTTCCCAGCTATTGTAGCCATAATCTAAGTTGTAGAGCGGGGGACTGTCAATCATCTCGGACCTGGCTACGGGCAATAAACGAGAAGCAGAGTTAGAAGAGCTGTAATGTTGCGGCATGCACCGTAGTAAGCGCCTAGAAACTACCACTTACTGAGTAATATGTAACGCATAACCGCGTTTCGAAGAAAGGGAACATTGTTAACGATCCACCATAATGTCGGAAAATGAGTGAGCACGTAGTGCACGGTATCTGGAGTTGGTTTTAGAAGCAGCTTGATGCGAGTCAGGAACTCGGCTTAAATGAAAAAAACAGGTGGTTAGAATGGGCGTAATATGTTTACAGCCCCATTCGTGCTATGTAAAATTTTATCTTACGGGTCGAACAGTGCCGATCATAAAACCCCGTCCGCGTACAATCGCACCAATAACGATCAAACCCCACCGTCATGCATACCCCTCGATTCTGGCACGGGTGCGAACAGCAAGGGTTGGCTGCAATTTAAAAGATAGAATAAACAAGACGGTGATTTAAATAACATGCTAATTACAAAATGCATTTGTACATACCTGCATATCCCAACGGAATATAAAATATAAGTAAAAACATAAATTGGAACATGTTACACCATATAAATAACACACTGGCATCATGTTGTATGTTCAATAAATAAAATACACTTTATAATTGTTTTAGTGCGATTTTATTATAAAAAGTAAACCGACATTTCACCGGAAAACAGTTTAGGATAAAGATTAGGGTGTAATTCATAACATGAATTCAGTAACATTACATTATGTTGAAACCTCAATATATCATAATATATCTACTAACACTTAAAACGTTATTTTGCTACCATACTATACACGAGACTACACATAATATTTCAGTAAACATATACAACTCAGTTATTCTCACCAATCCAGATAACGAAAATTTTTATTGGTACGAATGGACTACAAACGCCACCACATGGAATTGTGATAGCAATTTACACATATGTTACACTGCAAATACAACGGATACATTATATTTTATTGACCAATGCACATCCATATATCTTCATATAAATTGTACTAAAACACAGTTGCATATTAACAATGTAACAACCAAAACCCCAGTACAGTACACGCTAAATAAAGCCAACCTTGACTCAGAAATAGTTCGACGACATAATTTTTCTATATACTTAATATATCCCACACAACCCCCTCCCACACCCAACACAACTAACATAACTGACATAGTTCACGTCGAAGCTGGTCGTTCAACGGCAGCTGCTACCATTACTCCCATTACGGTTTTGACCGGAGGTGCATTTTTTGCGGGATTTGGTTACGCATATGTAAATGGGTGGTATCCGCAGTTTCTTGGAACTCTTCCAAAATTACCCATAGTCACTAACTTGTAACGAGGCGGTTCATAAACCGCAGATGGAGAATCACCGTACATGGGGAAACGGGGAGGGGGTAACATGAAAAAGCCGACACTGTTCGCCGGTTACCATCAGAAGCGCAGCGCCGAAGACCGCCACCGCAACCTCGCATGTTGGACGATTGTCAACACGGTGATTGTGGCTAACGCCTGAGAGAAAAACAGTATGGTACTACATATTGTGTGGCAGCTCCTATGTATTCACACGATTCTGGCAGCATCAACATCCAACGAATCCACATGCAACTTACAATGTAACTGCAATAATACATGCGGATTTGTGTACAACGTAACTCATGCATCTGGGTACGAACACAGCAACGTGACTCTACATACAAGCCTTAGCCATAACACGTCTGATACACACGTTGGGCATTGGATACGTTACAATTTTCCAGCCACTTCATATGCGTTATACAGCGTATCGGGCAACCGCGTTGCGAAAGAACGTCACGACGACTGGTGTTTTGAATGTAACAGCACCAGTCTCACCATCTGCAACCTGGGTGTCAATCAAACTGGAAGTTATATTTTCAAAGACATTATGGGCTTAACAGAGCACTATACTGTTACCGTGTTACCTATCCCACCACCACCAGCCCCTAAAGTTACTACGGTAACAAACTGCTCGTTGATATTTTTTAACGAATACCTGTGGAGGAACGCGAGCTTCGATGTTATACCGACGACTACAACGCATAAAACATCTACGACTACACGAACCACAACAACCACAAGCACCACCCATCGCACAACCGCCGGTCGAAGTACCACACATTACACAACCACAGAACCTACGACATCTAGCGACGGCACCACATGGCCGCCTGATAAACCAAAATTTATTTCCAAATACTCTAAGCTAGCCACGTTCGCAGCTTGGTCAGCAGGAATGTTTAGCGTCGCCTTGGTAATCTTCCTTATCGTGTTCGTATGCGCGCTCTTCAAACTCAAACAGAAAGAGAACGCTAAGTCTCGCCTCCCAACAACGTCTTCGGTGAAGGAAAAAGACAAGAAGAAAAAGTCGCGCTCGGGAGGTCCCGCGTACCAGCTGATTACCGAGAAGCAATACCAAACCACATCTTGCGCCGTGGAGAAGTCAATGTTTTCCTAGGATAGCTACTCGGTCCCGCTCAGCTTTCCAAAACGTGTGCGCGGATCGACAAGCTACCCTGAGAAGCCATCGCGAGTCTACATAATCAGCCACATGATAATCCACACCAAGCCTATCCAGATGACGACGCCCAGCAGCACTCGCAGAAAGACGATCGCGTCCCACACAGAAATAGTGCCCAGTGGAGGCGGGGGCGATGTCGGAATGACGAGGGAAACGGCGTCCATCCCACCAGACGTCATTAATCTAAAAAAATAGAAACACATACTTAAATCATGATCAGACCAAAAAAGCCACCCCGATCCAAATTTCAAGTTTATTCTGCGCCACATCCAGGGGTTTTAACCAACAAAAATGAATTGCTACCAGGATTGGCGTCTTACATTGACTGCTTCCTTATTTTGGATCCCGCTAACCGCTCTTCTGGCACACGGAACAACGGAGCCGGCTACTAACACAACCGAAATTGCACAGACAACCAATGCCAACATCCACTCAACCACGGCTAATGAAACGGCTTCGACTAATATCAGCATTCAGACGACCACACTACCTCCATGGCCTGTCGAAATGCATACGGAATATTCGTTATGGACCAACGATTGTTACTGCGGAGCCTTAACTGTGCCGGCTGGAAGCACCGTTATACTGAATGGGACTGAACCAAGTAACGAAACATACTTAGCATGGTTTTTGTCACACACCACATTTAGCGAGCTACTGTGTGTGCATTGGGAAAACAGCAACGGAAACGACGTGTATCGCGACTACCTAAATTATAACTGCACAAGAGAACAAATTACCCTGATAAACGTTTCCACAGCTAATGCCGGGGTTTACTTTGAACGCAGAGGTGCTACACGCGAATTTAGAAACTACACTTTCATCTGCTACAACCTGACGGTGAGCACCAACGTGACGAACGCCACCGAACCCCCGGTCATCGCCACAACGAGATGCGACGTCCCGCCATGGAAAATTAGAAAACATTGGCCTACGAAAACCGCAAGCACAGTTGATGATGTGCTGGACTTAATCGATATTATTAAATCGCGAGCTCACGTGTCGCATACCTATGTAAATGATTACACCATGAAAATTATAATTCAATATAGTTGGCTGGCTACGCTTGTATCCTGCACGTTACTGATTTTGTTGTTTGCTTTGTATATTCCCCAAAGACTTTGTTATCTTTGTTTTCACGTGTTACCTCGAAAACGCGGTTACAAAAAATTATCGACTAATGATGTGTAGTAAAAGTTGTCTACGTTTTATTTCCTTTATACGTATTGGTTTTAATAAACATTTGTATTCTAGCAAACTGGTTAGACTCAAAATTTATACAGCAACAATAACCAACTAGATAACGCGTCGCAATGACCTTACATCCAGCTCAGCGTCTGTGGATTGCTTGTTACGTTTCTTGGATATTGGTAGTTATTCCGATTACACACGGGTCAACAACAGCTACAGTTAACACAACTGCAGGCACACAGCTAACCACCAACGATGCCAGTACACCAGCAATGGCGACTATACAAACGACAACGAAGACGAGTTTTTATTCCAACACGACTATAGAAGCAACCGCAAACGATACAGCAACCCAGATAAACGCGACTACAGCAGCTACAAACAGCCAACAAACCACACTGCCTGCGTGGCCCGTAGAAATATATCATAATAACAGTCTCATGTGGGCAAACGACTGCTACTGCGGATCTTTAACTGTACCCGTTGGAGCTAACTTTACATTGAATGGAACGCAAGACATAGACAACACAATTTCTCAGTGGTTTTACGCCAATACCACAAGAGACCTGCTTTGCGCTTTTTGGAACGATAATACAAATTATACCATGAATCACGAATATGTAAATTATACTTGTACAATAGAACATTTACTGCTGTTAAACCTATCTACTAAAAATACAGGAGTATACTATAATGTGAAAGAATCCGTACCCGAACATACTAACTACACTTTTATATGCTACAACTTAACAGTGAGCGCGAATGCAACAAATACCACTAACTCCCCAGCAATTACAACTACAAAATGCGGATCCCCACCGTGGAAAGGACATTGGAAAATTAAAACTATCCATCCAAATTATCAACATGTTAAATTGCGAGTTTGCGTATTACGTACATATCTAAATGATTATAAAAAAATTATAATCCAATATAGTTGGCTAAGTACAGTGTTTTTATGCGCATTCACATATCTTTTATTTGCTTTGCATATTCCACAAAGACTGTATTATGTTTGTTGTAAAGTGCAACCCAGGATACGTGGTTACAGGGGATTGATCGAGGACGATTATTGATTCCATGGTCTATCCACATTTCCTTTGCATGTAGCGGTTTTAATAAACACACTTTTAATTATATTGAAACGTGTATGTTTTTATTGAATAGCACACAATAACCGGAAATACAGGGAATAAGGGGCTGTAGAGTTTGCATTACACAATTTCCAAATATTCTACGCGGAATATGGCAATTGCAATTATTCTTATTATTACAATGTACCATTCCCAAGGTATCTTTCTACCTACGTGTACACCAAAAACATGCTGCGAAGGCGACGAACTGGTACTAGAATCCCACATTCCGAATACATGTAACGTAACTGCTTGGTACCGATACAGGAACAATACCGATATCTTGTTGTGCTGGTTTTCAGGAGCGTTTGTAAATTTAAATTTTAGAGAACGAATCTCTAGTACGTGTTCGCGACAATCGTTTACTTTCTACAATATCCGGAAACCATCCGCAGGAACTTATTACACAGTGGGAGATTTTTGTAACCAGTATCCGAAGATGTTAACGTGTTACAACGTGACAGTTAATTCCAGGACTACCGTTCGACCCAGTACAACGTCACCTTCAGCTGCGGTACCGCTTATCCAGGCGTATTCTCAAAATAACACCCGAATAGAAGAACCTGTAGAAGTACACGGTGCCTGGGGACTCGTTATTGTTGCGTTGTTGGCGCTGTGGCTTGCCATCGAGTTTCGTTTACCCCAGAAACTGCTGAGATATTGCACTACCCGCACCAGAATGGGAACCCGCTTAGTGCAAACAGTTTAACTGTTATGTATACAGACCCGCACTATCCGTATTAAACATGCATAAACAATTATTACTGGTGTTAGTTATTTTTGTACCTATAGTAAACACATACTGTCCTACAGAAAATGATAACAAGTATATCACAACATTATGTAAGGCGGAAGCCGGGGGCTTGGATCCTTGCTTTAGACAATGCAACCAAACAATAGCTATTACTGGACAGAATGTTACTCTGGGTGTACATATTGAGAACAAAAGCCATGTATTTTGGTTTCGAGATGCAGGTAACGAAGCACAAAACCTTTGCCAATTCACTCCTGACCGAGTACTATGTAATGTTTTTAATAAACTAAAATATCAATGTTTATGTAATTACTCCTTAGTACTCCTCAATGTAACAACAGATTATAGCGGACCATATTGCTTATCATACTATTCGCCAAAAGGGAACCATCATACAGATGTATGTTACAATTTAACTGTTCGTTCAGCTACCCTAAAACAAACAACTGTACAGAGGCCTAGTAAATCAGTAGTTACAACACAATCAACAGGATTGACAGCTGTACGAACTACTGTACCCATTTTGAGCAACTGGGTCAATGTTAAAATTGAAGCGGTTAACCATACATTTGAGACACAGCAATCAACAGCTAACCATATGGCTTGGCTAGCTGTTCCTGTATTAATACTAATTGCAATTATACTATGGTGGCTCCAAATGCCTCGACGACGCAAGTGCCCCTCATATGCATAATTATACTGTGTTTCTGCACGTACAATCACATGTTAGCCTCCGTGACCTTGAAATGCACACCAATAAATGGTACCAGAGGACGTAATGTTACTATGAATCCGCCATCATTTAACCATCATACCACCTACGTTTATTGGTACCGGGGATCAGGTAAACCTCGAAAAGAACTGTGCCGCTATGATCCAGGTAAAAGACACAATAATGCAAAGATTAAATTTTTGTGTTTAAGCAACTATAGTCTATTACTAATTAATTTAACAACAATCTATAATGGAGACTACACAGTAAAATTAGATTTAGGATTATGGTCTACACTTGAAAAATGTTACAGGTTAACCGTACGAAACGCGAATACCAAAGTACCTACAACCACTCGCAAAACCACAAGCACTTCTAAGACATCAACGACTACAGGTACCACCACTACAGAAGTTTACCGCACAACACACGTAACTACTCATTCTTCCACCAAGTTGTCTTCAACATGTGCTTTAGAAATTATATCACTCAAGAATCATACGAGCCAGCCACAAACTTACAATCACTCTGCCATACACGTTATGTGGCTCTTAATACCAATACTAATTGTTATTTTATGCTTATGTAGTATGAGGTCCCGAAAAAAGCATCGAAAACGCAACACTGTTTTAACAACTACACTATAGTTGCCTATTTATACTGTTCAATTTGTAAAAATGAAACTAGATAGTTCAAAATACATTTTGTGGACTATCTTTTGGATAGTAATAATGCGAATATGTAGCACATCAAAGAACAAACGCGCCATTTCCGAAAACAACACTAAAAATGCACATGGTAACATAAGCATTTACAGCAAACCTCATGCCACGTCAACCATTGTACAACAGCCCCTAAAGTATTCTTTAGAATCAAGAAATTTAACAATCTTAAGTCAAGAGACGAAACAAGAAGAAGACAGCACACACATAATTGGAGTTGTGATTTTTGTAGTCATCTTTATTATTATTGTTATTTTGTTGTTTTGTAAAATTCCTCAACGCGTTTTTGACAGTTATCAGAAGACAAGAGCTAATTCACCGTATTGAACATAACCTCAGTAAAAACGGATAACGTTAAAAACACTGTTTGAACGTTTGAAATGGAATTACGCAAGCTTGTACATCATGATCCTCATACAAGGGGAACGGAACTCGGCAAAGTACACTTTCTTTACATTTTTGTTTGTATTAACTCACATTGCCAGTGTACTGTGCGTTAATTGTTCTAAAACGTAAACACGTAACGGACATGTGGGAGATACTGTTTCTCTTCAAACATCATCTCTTAGCGGGCAAGGTCTTCTGTACTGGTATAAGCCTCCTTGCGGCAGTAACCATCGACTATGCGACTATTCAAACTATGATGGAAAAATTAATACAGCTAACACGTCCGGTCCTCAATTTGCTTGCGTACTAAACGCAACAATATTAATACTTATTAACGTTACAACCCGTGATTCAGGACAATATTGCAGTCGCAAATTATCAGGATCTAATTCTTTATCTTTATACGAATGTTACAACGTAACTGTGCAATCTCAACTAATTCCATCTCCTTTACCAGGACCCCTGAAGGCGATCACAGAGTCTAACACTCGTACTCCCGCAATTCAAATACAGATACAAGCACCTTCAAGCCTACCACAAGCAGGTACTAACGACACAAGTTATCCAGAAGCACAACAACAAAGTGCGGCACATATAGCTGGTGTTGTAGTAGTTTTGCTTTTACTTCTTGTAATCATAATTTTGTTCTTTTTAAAAATTCCACAAAAGTTTTGGGACAAGTACCACCTGAAGAAAACCACCGCAGCTCTGTAAAAAACATAAAACACGATAGAAGTGTAACAGAGACAGATAATACAAACCTAAATATGATACCTAACAATGATTCATTGAGGATATGGAAACATCACTGCCGGAAAACTATTCAATTTATAATTATGACAAGTGGGAATTTCCCACCCATTAAACCACATGTAACGGTGTTTAAAATGTAACTAAAACAATGGCTTTACAATACTCGTACCTGAAGATTACCTGTATATTGTTTATTATTTGTAATGTGCAATTGTTTATTACGGCCTTTTTAGTAACTACCAGCCCCCCGTTCTGTAATGACTGTCGCAGATGTACACATATTGTAACTCACAATAATGAGACCATAATCCTCAACTCTACATACTATCACCCTGACAATCCAAAATCGCGATGGTATTGGGGACCGTATGATGATATATGCAACATGAAACTAGGTTCCAAAATTCGTAATATAACTGGACTAGATCATGATTGTGTAAACAGCAGTTTAGTTTTACGAAACTTAACTAGTAACTCCATGCCATATGAACATCATATACTTGTGGGTCAGCGACAGGATAATTATTACTATAACATAACCGTTGTAGCCAGAAATCAGAGTCTTGACGACGTGCCAAGGCTTGATGAATGCGCCAATAAACGTTGTACAACTCAAGTAAGATATCCCGAGAGGTGTAATCAACGAAAACCTTCAGTAAGAACTACCACCAAGAAAACCACCACTAAAACAACTAAAAACACTAAAAAAACCACTACTAATAAACAACATGTTAAAAAACCTACCGACCAAAATCAACCCCTTCAAACAACGATTACAATTACTGCACCGTCTAGCGTTCTAAAACCATTAGGAACAGATGGAAATTACACTGAGTTAGGTTATTTAGCATCTACTGAGTTTCCAGCAGAACACGTAGCTTGGGGAGCCGCTATTCTTATTATTCTGCTACTCGCAATATGGGCCTTTCGCTACTGGCTTCGAAAGTCTAAGAACCGCCATACAAGGGAATACTTATAACAACCTTAGAATTAACAACGTACATTAGCATATTATGGCTGTTCCAGTCTTCCAAAGTATAAATGGATGTTACCCGATTCTTTACGTGTTATTGTCACTATGAGGATATGGTATTTTATACTTATAACTGCTACAATTCACACGCATCTGGCTTTACGATGTACGCACACCGAATCTGTAACAGTAAACGTTGGAGATGATGTGACACTTGGAAATTCGCGGTACTTGCGCGTAACTTGGCATCAACCACCATGTAAAAGTAACCAGGACATATTATGCCGCGTAACGCCTGATGGGGAAGAAATGTTTTTAAGCAACAAATCAGTTATGTTTAGATGTAAAGACAAATCTACGAAACTCGGCTTGAAAAAACTAACATCTGGTGATTCTGGACAATACTGTAAGGATGTTAATAACACGAAACGTGGCAAAACAGAAACAATTCGCACATGTTACAACGTAACCGTTCAAACACAAACAATGTCAACATCTCCAAAAACTCAAACGTCTAAACTAACCACACCTGTCGATAAAACACATCTAACAAAATTTCCCACCGCATTACGACATACAGGATATGGTGTTCCTCATCTAAACGTGCACCAATATAATCACATAGCATCCATAATGGAATTGGCAATATTCCTACTTTTTCTTGCTATTGTAATATTGTTTTGTTTAAAAATACCTGGCCGATTTTGGCTAAATATATACTAACTACGTGCAGATGTGGCACCGTATGGTTAAGTGTCACATTATACTTTTATATCTGTTTAAAGGACATGCTCCAAATACATTACGATGTAAGCATACGTGGTTAATTAACGCTACTGTTAATACAAATGTAACTCTTAACGGAACTATGGTATTAAACGATTGCTCTATAGGATGGTATCGCAATTACGGAGCGTACGAACCACTCTGTCAATACGATGCCACCAAATCAGACAAAATGACAACATATAAAAAAATACATTATACATGCCAAAACTCGTCTTTAATTATATTTAACGTAAACCGATCAGCATCAGGAGAGTATTTCACGTACGGTCATTATCATTATGACTGTATTAGAGAAAAAATATGCTATAAGTTAATTATACTATTACCAACCTCACCTACCGTATCCACATTACCACCATTAACTAATTCGCTTATAACTTTTGAAAAACAAATATCCCCAGTCACCACAATATGGTCTACGCTGCTAGGTTCAACATTATCACTAGCATTTGCTTACCTAGTAAGAACTGCATATCATTATTGGAGACATGGATATTATTATGTACCGCAACTATGGCGGAGAAGACCAAGCGAACATCAAACGTATCGACTCACCGATCCTCAAATCCAAACCAACTAGTTGACTGTTTGAACGCTACTTGTTTTTAAAACCTAAGTAACAATGATTATAGAGTGTTACCAACACTATAATGGGGTATAATGTTTGGAAAGTATTCATAATTGCAATTGTAGCGTTCGTCATTAATCTACATTGCTCAAACCCCGGAGATATACCAATAAGCCTTAAACTAGGAGACAACGTAACCTTAAATGGAACTTTACAGTCAAATCACAGTACACGTTATTGGTATCACAACGAAACCGTACTTTGTAAATGCACTTCAGGCAACCCAGAAACGGCATCGGGTAAAAAAATAACGTTTCAATGCCACCGAAACTGTTCGCTTACGCTTATCAACGCAACCGTTTCTCATGCGGGAAATTACTGCGTAATGAATGATTTTAAAGACGAAAATCCAACACTCCAATTGTGCTACAATGTCACTATTCTATCAAGTTTTACGAAAAATGTATCTATGCAACAAACATTTTCCATCAGCACAACTACAATAACTAGCACATTAACAAGTACCGCAATCCCAACAACTACGCAAACACCAACTACGAACGCGCCAACGTATCCAACAACTAGTTTAACGACTACAACACAGCGCAGTACAAAAAAGAGCAAAAATAAAAAGAAAAAAAATAAAACAACCACAACCTCCCCAACCACTCCGTTGAAAATAACATTAACGACTGCTGCTATGACACAAGCGCCATTAAAGTTAACTGATACTGTGACTACTCGTGCACATACTACTGAATCAACCCCAAGCACTACTAGCACTTCTGAGCCAACCACAACTAGTACTACTGTTTCCACCACAACTCGCGCTACTGAGCCAACAACTACTAGCACTACTGCTCCAACCACAGTTAGTACTACTAAGCCAACTACTACTAGCACTACGAAGCTAACCACCCCTATTACCACTGTGGCAACGTTACCGCCCACTACGCTGACCACCGCCATCACCACCAGGCGGCGCACGACGATAACCAGCACTTCGGTTACCGCCACCACAACTACGCAAACATCCCCTTCGCAAACAAGCACGCCCGCTGAGAACCTCAACACTCCTACGCAGAGTACTTATAACGAAACGCACCGACCCCAGGTGAAACGGCACCATTATCATCAGCACCACGCCGCAACACACGCGTTTTGGGTCTTGGTGATAGTTATAGTTGTCATTATTATTATTCTGTGGTGGTTTCGAATCCCTCAACGTCTCTTACAACACTATCGGGAACAAAAATATGGCGGCGTGGCGGTGAGCGAAGAGTGGCAGTTTGCCTAACTGGCAGCGCATCCACAACAAAGCACGTTAACCTCTCTGCAGTAACCGAAAAACACTTATTTGAACTGTGTGAATTAACCGATTTCAAAATCAACGTCCCCACCCTGTTACGGGCCGCCTCCAAAGCCATGGCCCGACACAGATGCCATAAATACTGGCTTCTGTGGCTGTCCGTAATCCTTGGAAACTGGATATCCTTAGTAAATGCTCTGGAAATTGTAGACGAGTGTTCGGAAGAGCAAAGCATCATGCAAGCGGCGATGAGACAAATGGCGGTAAGAATGGCAGCCGCGCCGGTCCGCAGTCGCCGAACATCGGTTGACGGTCGACCGCCATCGATCCCGTCGTATCTCGACGTGCGATCTCCAAGACCCCCGCGACACCGACATGACGAAGATCCCGTGTCGGCTAATCTTCGCTGGCAACAGGAGCAAATGCAATTTTTTATGGGCGTACAACGCTCTCGCATGCAATCGCGACCTTGGATTCCCCCTGGTCCACCGCCACCGGTTAGGCTGCCAGTTCAGTTTGCCAGACACACGTTGGGATACGGGCCAGTTCCAGATTTACCAGCTCTCGCTCTGGCAGAAGCACCACCGATGCCGGCGGCCGTGGCAGAAGAAGAGTCGCGAGTGGTTATCGTTCGTAACAGCCGTCCTCCCAACGCCGGTCCCGGGCCGCGGTTGCCGCACCAACGCCGCAATGCCCTCACTTTCACTGGATCCACGGATTCCCTGGATCTGGCGCGGCTGCGTCTGTCCCACGAACAGAGCCACAGAGAGTTGGCGTATCGCTGGAAACACTGCCCCAGAAAGAGAGCCTTGCGTACCAAGTCGGTATGCACGGTACCGCCGAGACCACCCACGATTTCGGAACCCATGGAATTTCGACCGGCACCATCTCCAGAACCACCGAGAAGACGCACTCTGAGTGACCGCGTGCGAAACGGTTGTCGAATACTCCTGCGTAAACAGAAAAAAGACGAGCACAGACACCGCTGGCATGTGCGACGTCGCAGCGTACCGACCTCCATTTTTGAAGAAGACATCGGTAATGAGGAACCTAAACGACCAAACCTTATGTCACGAACCCACTCCTGGCTCCAGCACCGCCTGTCAATACATCATCATGTGTGGCGTCTACGCAGATCCACAAACAACGAGGAATCTCTAATCACCCCCCTGTCTGCACATTTTACAAGAGGCGTTGCGTCTCGCTCAAGTGCCAGCCGCTCCAGGCCTCCCTCACCATCCGAAAGCGTGACAATAAATCTCGAGACGGGAGAAGTGACAGTGATTGCTTCTGATGAGGAACGCATGCAACGCAACGAGCAAGAGCATGTTTTGGCTTCCAGACAGATGTGCCGCCCAGATTCCACCGAAACGTTGCAAACATGCACCGGAGAAACCAGCCCTCGGCGAACACTGCTCGGCACCAGTTTGGGTCTCTGGCTTTCCAGCCACTGGCTGCATCACCACCGCAGGTCGTGAACAAACAACTCCACACAAAGCTAACCGGGAGGTGAATCGGTGAAGAAGAGATGTTTTTGGCACCTCTGCACTCTGATGACCCGCACCGACCCGGAGTTTCCACGAGATCGCGGTTACCCGACTCCACATATTAGCTCATCGGGTCCCGCCCCAGCACCTCCCCAACCTCTTCGGCTACAATATATATCTTACCCTCGAAACACTTAGAAAGCCTAACTGAACTCAAACTATCTCCCTGTGGGACCCGGCCGACAATATGTTAGCAGCACTATTGCTAACAACACTACTACTCATCCCACTAACCGTTCACTGCATCCCCCCTTCGTACTGGGAACGATTGATGGACCTATCGCAGGACGATGGCGACGTCTCCGCTCCCCTGATGCCGCCCTACGGAGATCGCTTCGATCTCACATGTGAATTCCCCACCGGCGGCTGGCAGGAAGCCGCGCTCCAGATTCGCTTTTGCCATCACCCCGGCTGCCGCAGCCTGCTGATGGTGAACCCCAGAGATGTGACGGGACAGTTCCAAAACAAAAATCACGAGTATCTCCCGGAATTGCAGTGGAAAATGGAGACCGACGGCCCCGTACAGAGGCTGACGGTCTCCTTCGTGGTCACCAGCAGCGTGTCCGGGGTTTACCAATGCACTGTCGCGAACGGGTTGACCATGGAGGTTCTGAAGACGATGGTGATCATCTCCGAAGTGGAGCTGCGACGACGCCCCCACGTCTACTGCGACATCAGGTTCGGTCACCGGTCACAGATACGCTACCTATGGACCCCCGACCCCGAAAAGGTGCGGCTGGTGAACTGCGGAGAGGTTCGCGGAAACGTCAGAAACACGTGGCACAAACATTTGCACTATGCGGTGGGAGAATCCGGCTTACAGCCGTCGTGCTCGATGGACAGAGACATGTCGTTGTGTCACCGTTATGTGTTTGAGAGTATGAGAGACAATAACTGCACGAGGGCCGCCGAGCAGGAGCGCGCACTGATCCCGCGCGGCGAGCCGCTCGAGAAGGACCACTGGTCATGGATGTGTCTGTCTGGTCTGCCTACGTTGTGTATACTGGGCATCCTGACATCGTGTCTGAGGCTCCGGCGCAGGAGAAACCGGCGCTGGCGCCGCAAGAAAGAAGACGAAGAAGCCAGAATGTTGAAGAAAAGCAATTGAGTCGGTACACTGTGTGGTGGGCTATGGGGAGGAATAAATATTGCTGACATAAGTGAAACACTGGTGTATGTTGTATAAGCTATAATTTAATGATTGTGTGTGTAAATCAGGGTGTTTGAAGGTGATGGGCTGATGATTTGTAAAAGTCTTACGAGACGTAATCAGGGTACGCGGGGGACATGTAGATTCACAAATAAAAACTTTATACTGTTAAAGAAAACACATCGCACGTGTTTTTATTTCATTCACCATGGCACAGGCCAGACCCCAGGGACACATATCATGGCTGTGGAAATGGGCGACGAGCGCCACAAATACAAACACCCACAAGCTAGCTACGAAGGCGCCGCTGAATCTGTCGTCGGAATATAGACTGAATTTTGCCCGGGCACCCCCGTGGGCGCCCGAGAACGGCACCCAAGAACTCATAAGTATCTTGGTGCTGTGCATAGCCGTGCTGTTGTTTTTCTGCTTCAGAATACCTCAGAAGATCTGTTGGTTCTTCCGAGCGGGGAATTTCCGTCAGTCCGGGAATTGCTAGTGCAATCATGCGAACAGAATCCGAACGGCGGCTAGAGTTACAGAATGGGAGCGAGGCGTGGCTTGCACCTGATTTCCCAGAAATGGCCTCGCCGGACCGTACGACGACTATACTGATCGTGATTGGACTGATGTTGATTTTTCTAATCTGGGGTATGCGAATTCCCCACACCTTTTTCCGGCAGTTGCGACGTCAAGGGGACTTGTAAATCTATATCTCCGGGAAGTTGGGAATTACAGCGCGATACCATGTAATTTCCGAACCACGCTATAAAATGCCAGCGGGAGCTCTGGCTCCAGTTCAAACCTCTGCGGGCATAGCGTTGCCACCGAAAGATGGATCACGCGTTATATGCCCATTTTTTCGGACAGCCTCGAGATGATTTGATGAAACACGTACCGCTGAGAGCCGAAGAAGATGAAGACGACTACCCGCCCATTCCACAGGTGCCGCGGGCTCCCCAGCACCGCTCGTCCATCAGCGCCGGCTGGCAAACACTGAAGATGACCGCCCGCTTCACACAGTTAAAATGGCTGAGCAGAGAAGAGGAAGATGAGGTCTCGCTGACAAAACCGCCGAGCGACCCAAAGAAGAACAACAAAAAATGGGGTGACCTCGGTCCCAAGCTACGAAGGCTGTTGAGCAATAATTAAGTCCTGAGTAATGAGTGATTGCCAGATCACGAATCGAGCGCCATGTACGGATCCCGCACAATAAAGCCGCCTCGTCTTAACCCTCGGCTCCGCGTGTAGTCATTGTATCGCGTCGGTATCCGGGTGGTCTGCCAAAAATCTGACACGATGTTACCTGTCGACCACTCCCACGGCGTTAGATATAAAAGTAACGTGGACGCCGTCATTTCTCAGAACAGCGGCTTGCGGTCAGACGGTGTTGCAACCCTTGCGGTTAGCAGGTGCAGGACCGCCCCCTGGTGTCTGTCCAGAGGACCACCACATCGACGGAGTCATGTCTCAGCTTCTGTATGAATACTTTAAACGCCAGCTGCCCAAGAAGCAAGTGAACAGCGTCATGTTCCTAAACCGTCGGGCACTGACAGGGAAGCTGGAACCCATGACCTCCATGGCCACTAACACGTACCGGACCATCATAGTATTGGGACACGGGAAGTTGCGGCTAGAGAGACCCAGTGACAGGGAAATTACCCAGATGGCGCTCACGCTTTCGCTGCAGCGGGCCTCGCTCCACTGTCCAGAAGATCAAGCTGAGCGTTCTTCGTCAGACGATGGTAATGACTAAGAACGGAATTAAAACATGAGCAAAAGAACTGCATAGTCACTAACGTGCGTCAATCTCATGTCGAAAGATGCCCTACCAACCTTTAAAAACAAAACACCGTCAACAGATTTCACTGCATCAACATGTCTCATGAGAGCCTGGCAGCGCGCCTGACAGCGTGCCTGGCACTGTGTCTGCTGGCAGTGCCACTTCAGGGGACGTACGTGTATGTGTCTGTGCTGACCCGCTCCCATGGACTGACCTGGACGGCCATCGGAGGAGTGAACGTGACTGACGACACCAGCTCCCTGGAATCCACATACCAATTTAACCTTAACAACGTGACAACAGAAAATGTTTCCACCGTAACCACAGGTAACGGCAGCGCGACTGAGCTACCTACTGAGTGCCTAACACGCACAGACAACTATGTCGGCACCATCTGGATTTTTAATTATGACGTTAATCAAACACTGGATAAATTTTGGTACCTTGGTAACGGGTACAATCACAGCAACGATAGCTGCACTTCACCTCTGGTCAATTACCTGCAGAGCATGTACAGCATCTGGAACGATTCCAGCACAAACACGTCTCGCAAGGATCACCTGAGCAACTCAGAGGTACGCTGTGTGATTCCAGAAACCTATTCTATCAACGAAACTGTTTATAAATACAACAACACTACAATAAACACTGAAAATAGAAGACCGTTTCATCAGCTGTTTCCACATCTACATACGTGCAGCCTATTCGAAGCTCTAGCGTTTGATGAACTGCAGGACTATGCAGAACTTTCTAAATTTTGGCTGACTATCATTCAAAGCATCTCGCTAATCGGTGTTGTCATCGTCGGCTTTGTTATCTGGGCGAGGTTCCATTGTTGCAGCAAAACCCCTTGCGTTTGGATGGAACCTCGCCACGAGGACTGTGAAGCTGCGTGTAAAGAGGTGGTTATCGAAGACCTCAAACAGACCGACAGCGAAGGCGACACAGCCCCCAACAGTCCATCGGAACATGACAGCACGGAAACTACCCCTATCTTATCCGCTTCGCACAAACCCAGCTCGAAGACGCCCCCGGCTGTCTCGCCTAAACCAACCACCTCCACCGGAACGAAAAAGCCTATTGTTCCACCAAAACCCAAACCGAAGCCGAAACCGACGATGCTCCAGTTCCCCGCACCCAAAAGTGCCAGCACCACGCCCATGAACATCCAAAGCCCCAAAGTGTTCACTTTTAACGATCATGACATAAGAAAGCACAAAGAAGAGATGGGCACGGAGGACACAAAACCCAGAATCATCCATCACACAGAAGACAGAACGCCACCGGTTGACAGCGTATTAACGCCGCTACTGCCACCTCCACCGCCAGCTCCCCGACGGATATCAACATCGCGAGTGCCAGTGATGATTCCCTGGGACAACACGCAATCTCCTGCGAAAATGAGTCCCTGGAAAGACACTTGCGAATCCCTGCCCACGGAGCTGGAGCCTTGGGAGTTTAGGCCCCGCCGGTGGTTGTAGTAACGAGAATTTGGACTGTCAATCAAACTGCAGGCAGTCTGCAGATTGTATAGATATTTAAACTTTATTTCTGTATATATGTGTAAATAATAAATTTATTTGTCGTATCACGCATCTGCATCCTGGTCATTCACATCTAGTATTCGTAGCGCAATTCGGGGCCCGGGAGGGTGCATGATGGCGTCCGGGGCTATCTCTTCCATGATTAAGATAATCTCATCTCCCAACGGAGGCCGGTTCTCCTGGTCCTCAGCCTGTATCTCCATGGCGATCTCTACCACCTCAGCCACCTCGGGAGGAAACTGTAACGGCTGGATCTGCAGTTGAAGCTGCTGTCGTTGCAGATAGTTCTGAAACAATCTCCGCCGAGCCCGAGGAGCATACATGCCCAGAGGGCGATGGGCAGGTTGGTTTAGACGATAGAAAGAAGCCCGGATAGAAGGCATGAGCCCGCGCACGGCCTCTGACAAGAGGGGATCGGTGCTACCTCCCATGGTGCCAGTAAGATTCTGGGCGAGTAGACATTCCTAAATACTAGCCTGGATCTGACGTCAACACTATGCTTCACGCCAATTCCACCCACAAAGCCCGTTAAGACACGAGACAACGCCCCCGTTAGTGATGGCACCACACAAGATATTTAATGATAACAGAGTTTGAGACCGCCTTTGTTGAATCGATTCCAATACCGGCATCATGAGGAATCTCCAGCTGATCGCGACTCTGCTAGTTATCGGTTTGGTGGCAGTTCACGCCATCCCCAGGTTGGATTATGTAACGATATATATCGCGCCCTAGCTATGGACATATTTGGCCTGCTATACTAATGATTCTTTCCTCTCACATGTGCAGGAGAACCACAGATGAGAATAAAAAGACAACAAGCACAGACTTGAGCAACCAGACCGATGACGGCACTGGCTTTAGCAGCACATATCATGGACCATTGACGAGAAACGACAGTCAAGAAGGCAGCGGAGACAGCAGCGGGGAAGGGAGCGGAGAAGGCAGTGCCGAGGAAGACGCCGAGTACGACGTATTGATTGAAGGAGAGTTGAACGACGACGATTCTCAAAACAACTCTGGCGAAAGCAGCGAAGACGACAGCTCCGCAGAAGACTAAGCATGCAGACCAAACTACTTGGGCTGATTGTATTGGGACTTGTGATATACGTGACGGGAGAGTCGACATTACATCTCGTACTGAGACTGTAAACAACTGCACTGAAGAATCTACCATGAAGCTTATAACAATTGTTTTCATCATACTCATGCTTGCGCTTTTGCAGTTACTTACCACCGCAAAAGAATCTACACTGCATCTTGTGTTGTGAATGATTCAATAAAAGTGTTATGACTCTCAATCTGTCTTACGTAACATCCTTTGTAGTTTGCTTAAAAACCTTACAGATAGAAGGTTCACTCTCAACATCTGCACACATTCGTCGCAATCATGAATCCACACACACAGACAACTAAAACCATCATTGCCATTATATTCCTTATGCTCCTAGGGGTACTGAACTTTCGCGAGTAAGTATCTTTTATAGGGGTTGCAGGATAATAACCGTAACACACTAACTCGCTTTATTATTTCAGATACGTTCGGGCCAGAGAATATCGCTACGTAGATGAGAACCAAGATGAAAACCAAGAAGAACACAGAGACTTTATATCATTATAAAAATAAAGCTTTATTGATTTACATGTACCAAGTATATATTTTCGTATTATTTTTTCTGGCATTTACGGGGAAGGGATGAGAGGCAGCATAAAAAGTAAAAACAGTTCAAGTGCTGTAGCTGCGTCTGGAATTCAAGCTGGAACGCAGTGAGCTGCGAAACGCTTCCATTTTATCACGGATGTGAGTCTTCCCGGCAGGGCAGACCAGGTTGCCACTCAACTTGCGCAACTTCTTATTACCGTAAAAAACGTTGCTCCAGCGATAGCGAAACAGGCCGCGGGCAGCAAACTCCATAACAGTATCGGCTACGACACAGATACTACCATCTTCTCTGACGGCATAGAAACGCAAGTACTCGTCCGCAAAGACAGTAATTGACCTCTCGCCAACCACAACGCGACCCAAAGGTTCCACTCGACTGGTGCCCACGGTACGCCGCCAGTAGTACATTTCCAGCTTGGTAAACAGACTGGCCAGGGACACAACCAGGATGTTAGCATCACCCAATTTAACAAACAAGCTGGCGTGCGCGCTCCGCCAATCGCACAGATCAGCCAAATTCTCGCAGATGACCAGAGATCGAATCTCCTTTCTCCGCATGATGTTAGAGCTGGGCACCACCGTGAAGTTGCACCTCCGCAAGCCGCGGTCCATAAAATCTTCCATGTCATCAGCAATCCAGGTGAGCGCGTCGGAGTACACAGCGTCCACATAGAGGTACACGTTACCGGATTCCCCGACATACAGTTCGGACGGAGGAGCACCTCCTTTGTGTTTTAGGAAAGCTTTGCTGCAGATACTGCCAACAAAATGCAGCTTTTCGGGACAGCACAAGTATCTGGAAAGACGTTCTTCCTCATTGGTGCCCTCGCGGATCGAGCGCCAGCGGCGGTCTACCACCAAAACACGATCTTTGGGCCAAGACAACGGAATGTGCTGACCGGGTTTCCACTCGCTGGTACGGCTGCACATCTTCAAGATGCTACAGGACATGCTTTCAGAGTCAACAGAGGGGTGCCAGCCAGCTGGCAACGGTGATTTATGCAGTGAGTCACGTCAGACGCTAAGTTGTGAAAGTGACGTGTTCAATCATCATGCTGACGGCCTCTGGGGCATTCAGGGATACTGTCGTGAAGCTCGTGCTCGCCAGTGAAGCGCCGGTTATCCAAAAGTTGGCGGAGTCCCAAACACATAAATGCAGCCAAGTCATCGGCCAGACGGATGTAACGAAGATTCATGAGATCGAAACAGAACACGCGACCGCCGTCCGCCAGAACCACGGGCACCCTTGTGGCGGGCCATCTCAACAGAGGCGGGGAAGAGGGCACTTCACCTCGGAGATCCACGGACCCCAAACAGATGACCTGCTTCCCGAAATGCTGCCGCAGCGAACGCAGCATGAATCCATAACCGGAACTTGTTTCAAAACACTTGAGATTGCACAATCTTAGGCAGGCTCCTTCCGGGTAAGGCAGATGAAGGTAATCCCCATGACGACGGGTGACATATCGCGAAAGAGCATCTCCGCTGATGTCCCAAGCGCGCAACAAGCCGCGGAAACCGCGCTTGACGGCGGAGGAGCGCATGTAGCGGGGGCAGTAGATGGCATCAACCGCACGAAGGCCCACCCGCTGCAGTTCCAGAAAGCTCCTGGCCACATAGTACAGGCAGCAGTCTTCCTCCACGTAGCAGAAGACCTGTCCTTCTCCGCAAGTCAAGATGATTAGAGTTTTCTTGCGCTGACCGTGTGTCAAAACGGGCTCTGTAACAACACGCCCCACAAAAGTGAGACGCGTTTCACAGCACAGGTACTGGCCGAGACGTTTGATATCCTCAGGGCCGTAGTCGTCGTCAGCCTCCAGTTCTTGCAAGACTAGACACCAGCCGCGTGGCCAGGGCAACGGAATCTGCTGGCCCGAGTTCAAACGCAGATAAGCCTCCAGACAACCGAGCCCGAAATCGACAGTCATGGCGAGACTCGCCAGGTCGCTCAGCACGGAAGACGCCATCTCGTTATGGTAGCCCAAAGTCCACAGACCTCACACTATATAACGCTCCTAACGCGTGTCACAGCACAGCCTCGGCGTCGCGATGTACACCAAGCGCAGGCAACCGCGTCGATCGCGCGAAGTGCCCGCCAGGCTTTATACCTACGAGGATGTGGAAAATGAGGTGTTTGAACCCCGAAGCCCTCGCCCTCCGACCAATGAACTGGACGCGATCAATAGGATGGAGGCCGGTTTATTGACACCCAGCGACATATCTGACACGAAGTCGTCTTTCGAATTGGTTTCAGAGACGGACAGCGGCTCGGAATCAGAGGCGGAGCGGGGTCGACGCGGTGGACTGGCCGCCCACAAGCCCAGGAGGCATTCGTCCCACCATTCGCAAAGACATTTTCCCACACAGCCGAAGGAGACGAAGCTGACCCTCACTACCAGCGAAGAAGAAGTCAGCCAGAGCCAGGACGAAGACAATGACGGGCACGAAGATCTTGACTTCTCCACCCGTCACAGCGTACTCCTGTTCGAAAAGATGTGCTTTGAGAGGTCGTTATTGCGTAACCTGAGTTTCGAACCCACTCTGGTCTCCCCCCCAAATACCGAGTTGCTGAAAAGCCTCTTGTACAATTTTTCCCTGCAACACATATCCAGAGTGAACCAGTGCACCCCCATGCCACCGTTCGTGCTCCTGAGCCTCATAGACCCCATAGTGAAAACCACCTCGGCCGGCGAGCGCGAGCTAATACGCGCGATTGTCAGTCACGTGGTCCTCGCCAATTACTACCACCAAGCTAAGATTAAAGTTCGAAGCATGCAACACTCGCTAAACGCCACTATGCAGGGAACGGCTATGCGGAACATTTCCACTTACGTAACCAACCTAACCGCAGCGGGCCGTGCGGCCGCCCTAGCCCTGCACTTTCTCGCACCCGAGAGAACGGTCTTTGAACCCCAGTATCAAGTATGCCTCCGGCGCTTAGCCGACGAGCTGCGCAAACGGAGGACCTCCGAATCACCCGTTACCTCCGAAATTTACGAAGCAATTCGTGATTACAACTTGATTTTTATACCGTCTCCTTATACGACCCGAGGCGCGCTCTATCTGTACCGTAACAACCTTCAAAAACTCACTAACGGGTACAAGAGCGCTCTCAGGTTACTCTGTAGCGAGAAACTGAACGAAGAGCACTTCTTAAACGACCTGGCGTTTTTAGTCGGGACACAGATTATGATTATGCAGTTTCAGCAAGCGATTCACATCATCCGTCTTTATTTAACCCATCAGTTACAAAGCCTGTCCCACTTAACCTATCTCATCTACTTGCAGTTCCCCTCCCTTCGCAGTGACTACATACAAGTCACCGAAGCCATCTTTCGCGCAATTAACAACTCTGATGACGAACCCTTACTTCAAGTAAACACCTGGCTCTTTGATTTCTTGCGAGCCGTGAGGCAGCTAGACGCTTTTGTGTCTCCGGACTACGTTCTGTGTGCCCTCCGCCAATGGACGATAGGCCGGGACGAGGAATCGCGAATCGCGAATCATATGCTGCGCGATGCCGCCCTACAAGACTCGCGCACCCAACACGGAAACGTTCATTCTAAGTGTTTAACTCGTAACTTGTGTATAACCCATCTGCAGACACGCCCAACCTCCCGGCACACCTCGGTGGAACACCTGCCCGTACCCGTCACCGCCATAAGACGACTCTATCAGGACAACATATCGGCAGATGAGTGCGAGCTCGACAGTCGTCGCAACCAAACCATGCATTCGTTCCTACAGTTAAACGGTAATCATCCAACAGACCGTCTTACTTAGAAAATATATTTTATTTATATATCTGTACACATTTTTGTATTTAGGGGGTTTCCGACCCACTTGTTCCCGTACTGGGCTGGCTGAGCACTGGTGTAAATAAAGACGAGGTTAACAGTCCATCCGTAAACATGTCGTGAGTGAGTTCTTCAGTTTCTCCTTCCACCATCGCGTTCTGTCTCGATAACCGTGGTCGGGATACTAGAGAAGCCGAGGCGTCCAAAGGAGGCTCGCCACTGCTTCTTCTCCTGAGCCCTCTCCGTTGAGCGTGCTGTACGGCTCCCGCTCGGGCACGGCGAACGTCATCAAAATAACCCGGGCGCATCCCCTCTTTCAGCAGCTGAGACAATGAATCGGCTGCTTTAACCACGTAGTTAGTAGTCCCTATATCGTAGCAATAAACCTCGCCGCCCCCACCGATAGCGGCCACAGGTCGATCCCACGTAAACATCTGCTCGGTTCCGATGGTGCCGATCACACGTAGCTGTCCCTTCATAATAGGCAGGAGGCGCCAATAACTGATATCACGAGGAGTTAAAATGGTATCATCCTCATCACACACAAACAGGGTGTAACCCAGCGGCGACACCAGGTCAAAGTGACGTCCCCGATTCCGGCGCACATAACTTTCGACATCAAAAACGCACCCACTTTCCCGGCTGGTAGCCATCCTGACTGTCGTAGGGGTGATGACCTCATCCTTCCTTTGTGCAATTTCATATTGCACAACCGCCCACCTCATGTGGTCGAAAACGACGAACATGGAGCCGGTGGAGTTTGTCTAAATGGCCCTGGTAACGTATGGTCACCCTGGCGGTAGCCGGGATTTCAAAGGGAACCTTTCGGCGACAACGGTTGGCGTTGTTACTGAGCTCGCAGTCTGCCAAAATCGAGTTGAAAGTCATTAAAAGCCCGGGGTCTAAAGCAACGTCACCATGACGAAAGTAATACCAGGCTAACTTTTCACCCTTTGTAGTCTCTGGTGAAGGAGATTCATAAACGCGACGCAGCCTCAGCAAGTGTAACAACACTAGTTCGCGTTTTATGTTGAGCGAAATGCACTGGTAGTCGGGGATCTTGTTCACGATCTTAATGAAATCGCAAAACGTCTCCACAAAATTGTCCACATTAAAGCTGATCTGCTTAAGATCGTGTACGTGTCTCCGGAACCTAGACAGCTCCATGCGCTGCGCCGCGTTTTGTGCCAGTCCTTTGCGGATAACGGAAGCCTCATATCTAAACATCTTGATAAGACACTGTACATCTTTACTTAAAGCTCGTGCACAAGCATCCTGTTCGTGGCGAATACTAATGTACAATAATCTAATAACTCTTAGAGCCAGAACAGCATTAGACATGATATACATTACATAGCCTTCACAGGGGGTGCCGCAGGATGAACCTACTGGTAACAGAAAGTAATCGTCCACCAGGGTGTTGGACCAGTACGTGAACCCAAAGTCTCGGGCCACATTCTGTTGCACGCGCAGCTGTTCGGAAGCCGTCAGGTGACGGATGGCCGGAAGGCGAAACTTGCCCAACTGCGCGTTGTTAAGCAAGCGCAGCTCGACATCCTCGAGCCGCGGCCGAGGTTCCTCCTGGGACGAGTCTAGAAGAACGTCCGGCAGCGGCGTATCGTGACAATCGCCGCAGTTGCAAAAGCGCGCGTACAACCCTTTCAGGGCCTCTTCGGCTCGCGCACTGAACCTGGGGTGGAAGAAAACCGCATTCTTTTGCGCACGATAGTCTAGAGAGAGCTTTTGACAGATAGACAGGGGCAGGCACTTCTCGATGAGATCTCGGTCATCGGGATTCAGAAACAAACACATGGTGCCAGCAAGGCGCCGAAACAGTTCATCGGTAATCACGCAGAGCTGGCGAAGATAGTGAGTTTTGCTGCCAAACACCTTATAGTTCAGCAGAGTACAGACCGCGTACTGACCCGTCGCCACAGCGAGAGCGATTCGCTTGGCGTTTTTACTGATTTCGGGTAGAAACGGCCCCGCGGCCACGAGTTTTCGGAACTCCATCACGTTTGTCCAGTAGAACTGGCCGGGTTCCGGTTTGAGAGGAACACCGCGTAGCACCCCCCATACCGCCAGGTCCGCCTGCAGACAGAGCCCTCGAATATTGTATTTGCCGTGTGCGGTGGCGAAAGTGGAGTTAACGAGAAAGCTGCGGCGAATGTACACGATGGGACTCTTTCTGCCCTTCTCAAGGCGCTTTACCCCCGTCCGCTTAGCTTTGACTTTTTTAGAACCCGATGTACACAGGCCCGCCAGGACGGCCTCGCGCACATTCCGCACCGGGGTGAGGTACGTGCGCACAAAATTGTAACAGAAATCATCGTCCGGACAGTCCGTGACGAACTCGAACGCGGTACGGGGATTGGAATACACATCATCCGGGGAAACAGCGCCCGTGGTCATGATGAAGCTCTGGCGGTGTATGTTTTCACTTTGACTATATATCGCAAGTAAGCGGGGTGGTTACCAAGAGGGCCGACTTAAGAAGTGACCGTTGTGAGCTCGTCTTGCAGCAGATTGCGGCTAGAATACACGTATTCGCTCACATCGCACAGCTGTGTTTTTTGACTGCTGACGGGTTTGACAACAGAACCCAGGGGTGAGAAGCAAAAACGACGCGAGCAGCGAAACCAAAAAGAGCCCTGCCTGATGAATCCCCGCAGAGTCTCGGCGAGTTTGAGCATCACGGTTCCGTAGATTAAAACGTGTACACAACCGTTGGTATCCATGAACACGGCCCTGTTAACAGGCTCCAACCAGCCAATCACCGCGTACTTGGCCTTCTCCAAAATGCCAATAACGAAGCGGTTAGCCTCGTCCGCCTCCGCCACGTTCCAGGAGCCGAAAGTGAAAGTGCATGACGGACGACCCCCCAGGCGAACCTTGGTCCCGGCGTGTAGCTGACAGAAACGGACCACGGCCTTGCGATCGTGCAGCAGCTGTGAGAGTTCGTTCATGTCGGCGAAATTGTGCTGATACCAAGCGTTCTCCACAATTTCGTCCACATACGGCCGTTCGAAATAGCTAGACACGGCAAAAAGGCCGCTCTCGAACAGCTCGTTGAACGAAACGGCCAGCACGTACACCCGATCTTCTGTGGGCACATAGGTAAACACGTGACCCTGGTTGGACACCCAGACTTCGGGCGACTGTGACGCCTGGGGCAAACACTCGTAAACCGACACCATTCCCAGAAAAAACAACCGCGAAGCTTCTCGAAAGCAGGAGAAACGTTGATACGTTTTCCTGTCCCGCGTTAATCCGAAGTAGTTGAGATCGCCCACGAGAAGTCCGTGCAAGGGAGGCCAATTGAAGGCCAGCCAACGACCAGCGTTGGCTCGCACAAAACGCTGCAGATGCAGACCACCGGGGCGCTCTCGGGGCCGCCCGCGTGTGCTGATCCAGGCGTCGCGCAAACCACGCCATAGAGCGGTGAATCTGGGCTGTCCACGCAGGTAAAGCGCATTCAGCGGTTCAAAGTGCCCCAGAACGATCCTGTAGGGAACACAAAGCAATACAATCTGTCATACGAGAACCCCGTTGAAGCGATAACCCATGTATTGTTCCGTGCCCCTACCTGCGTTTCTTGAACGGCAGCCTAGTCTCCGGGTAAATGTCATTCAGCGCGTGACAATCCACCGGACCGATGTTTTCGTAACGAAAATCATCAATCAACGGGCACAGACCGATGCGCACAAAGGTCTTCAGATCGCGAGCTATGTGCGTCAGGCGCTCCTGTCCCACCAGCACCACGTACACGGCACCCGAATCGCCACAGAACACCTTCACGTTCCGGAAAAAAGTTTTGGTTCCCTCTCCTTCAATAACGCCCAAAAGCAAAACAGGTTCCCGCCCGTGGCTAAACCTCTGGTAGCGCCGCAGGGTAATTGGCGACAGATCCACATCCTGAGCATTGCACAACGTCACACAATGATCCTCAGGCCAAATCAGGGCAAGCTTGGCGTTGCGGTGCTCCTCCACGTAGCGACTCCTGGCCTCGTTGTCGGGACAGGCCAACAGCCCGCGAAAACAGCCCCAGGAACGCAAGTAGCGCAGACGAGTGCTATGGCGAGAGCGCTCATACATTTCGGCCTTTTCCGCGGGTGGCACGGGCACCACATCCGGCTGTATACGCCGACAGATGCTCTCGTGTACGGGGTCGCAACGTATCATCCCCTTAACGAAAAAGTCGTTGAGGTCCGAGGCCACCTCGTAAAGACAGTCCTCCCTGGCATCGTACACGATCACCGCCCCAGAGGGATCCAAAAACACAGGATACTTGTTTGAAAAGTGTGACACGCTCCCCAGCGGCTGCAAAGACCGCGGTTCCCCAAAGAAATCATTCTGACAGTGCTCCAGATCAATGTCCGTGATGGAGTACGGCGAGTACATGCCGCCAACGATGTACACGCATTGCGCGGGCCAGCCCAGGGAGACGCATGAGCCTTCGAAGCGCAACAGATAGCGCCTCAGGCCTTCGATATCACGCCTGAGGCACAGTTCCGAGAGACTGCGGGAGCAGAAGGTTTCGGGAATCGACGCTCTTTTTCGCCTAACCGACCGCGTTCGGCTCGTGTCGCCCATGATGCACCCCACTAGTGGAACTCGCACCGTGAAAAACCCAGAACGCGACTGAGCATTGAGTAAGCTCTAGCCTATCATTTATAGCCCATCCCACCGAGACGAAATAAACGACAACACACTTGGCTCATCTGCCACCTCGTCTTTATTTAACTCTGTCTGTACTTCATCTTCAGCCGTCTTCCAAAAGACAAGCTGGTCGCCTTGAGGCAAATTGTGATAATAATCAAGCATTCGTTCCACATCGATGACGGCGACGCTCCCTCGCATGAAACTCTTCAAACTCTCCAGATGCCGCCGCCGCTCTGACATAACAAAACGCCATTCCATCTAGCCTCCGAGACAAATATAGGTCTGCTTGAGTCTCTGCCTCGCCTGCCGCAGCCGCTCTAACCGCTCGCGCTGAACTTCCTCATCCACCTCTCGATTGAAGTCTTCTTGATCGCGAATCGAAAGGGCGCTATAAAACGTGCAGAACTCTTCGATGTCACAGACATTCAACTGGGACCTAAGACACCATCGTACCCGAAGTTCGGAGAAGCGCGCCCACTGTTCGTCCCGAGGGGCCGCCGTGATAGCGGTGCGTAGTGCCGCGCTGGGATCGGAGGGCTATTCGCGACTGAAAAAGAGAGACTTATATAGAGGATAAATATGTCTAGCCCGTCGAACGCCGACGAGAACAGCCAATCCGCATCTCCGTCACCATCCACAAACACCACCAGCGCGTCGCCCACCCCACCCCTACCACTCACGCAGAAAATACAACCTCTGACTCCGATGCTGCTCCCAACGCCGCAACCGGAAACCATTATCGTGGTGCCAGCGCCCAGCCAAGAGCCAGATTACCGACTCCCCGACCTTCAGGTGGTGAAAACGTGGCTAGAAACCTTGAAAAGCGCGGACAGGGACAACTTTGGACGCTGCGTGCGACACGCCAAAACGCATCGCTCGTCTTATCATTTGACAGCTTACGAGCCGTATCTGATCGCTCTCACCGAGCAGTACAACGCCACCCCATCCGTCACAGAGAAGGCCTCGTACCTCCACGGATGCCTGTTCCTGTCATTCCCCGTGATTTACAACAATACCCAGGGAGGCGCGTACAAACACGATTGGAGCAACATAGTGGTCCCCCGTACCATGATTCGCGAACTGTACTTTTTGCTGTGTTCCACCAGCGAGAGCCCGGCTATCTTTCAACCGATCATCACCAAGGGAGGATTGTGCTCTTCCATGGTGGTCTACCCCGACGAGACGGCGAAAAACTTTGTCAGTCCTCAACACATAGGTTTCGTGTACAGTCAGCTAGCCATGATACCTTTCGTCCCACACCCTTTACCGTCCTACGGAGTGCCTTTCCTAACCCTGCCCGCCCACGTTCGCTACTGTTGGATCGAAGAAGTACCGTTTGGCAAGGCCACCCTAACCCGTCAGGACGACCACTTAATCATCCACGCGGAACAGCTTACGTGGACGAGCAAAAGGGTAACTTGTCACGGTCATAAGAAGATGACGCGCTATACCGCGCAGTTCAAGGGAACCCTGCCAGACAATTACTTGAACGGAAGTCAAGTCTGGAGATCGTCCAAGAACATTCAGTACGAGTTCATGGGACTGCTTTTTACCGTAAACATCGATACTCTGTGCCTGGATCTCCATCACGGCCAATGCATCGGTTCGATCTCGAGCTCCCACTGCCATCGTGTGGCGGATAACAAACTGACAGCCAGAAACATGCCACGATCATTTGTATTTTATTTATTGTTGGAAAATCAACAACAGTGTAATCTGCAGTTCAATCGTAACCCCTACTTATTTTTCAGCGGTGACGGTCTGAACAGTCCGCTTCTACACGAACCCAACCCCTTTCACCTAACAGTCCACGCTCCCTACGACATTAATTTCAGTCACCACTCCAGACAGACGGTGGAGATAGACATCCGCTACGTACAGACTGGCGGCCGCTGCTTTCTGGTCGCCAACCTGCCACACGAAGACTCGTTCTACACCGGGATGTGTCTGTGGCGAACAGAGGCACTGAAGATCACCCTCTGGTCCCGGCTGCGCACTACCATTATCCCTCAGGGCACTCCTATCGCCGCGTTGTATCAGATCAACGACACCGACGGCAATCTTTACGCGTATAACCATAACACAGTTTTCCGGCAAGTTCATCACGCCGACAGCACAACCTTCTTCCTCAGCGATTTAAAACTCCCCACCAATAATTTCCTAACCTCACCCTAACGGACACTTATTCCTCATTCTCACGTGCATCTTCCTTAATTTTTTCTATAATGGCCTTAATAGCCTCAGGAGTCCCAGTGGTGTCTGTTTCTGCTTCTGCTTTAGCTGGTGATGCGACGTCAGCAGTCTTAGATACCGCAGGTACAGCTAATTTTTTAGCTTGAACTTTGGCCGCAGGTGTACCCTCGGTAGACGATGCAGTTTGCGACTTTACAGGAGTTTTAGTTGTTACCGTTTGAGCAACAACTTGGGCAGGCGTTACACCGATTCCATTCGTGTCAACGGACGGCTTTATAACTTTTGCCGTAGTTGCGGTTTCAGTTGCAGTTGGTGCTACAAGAGTTGCAGGCTTCACAACAGGTGTTGCCTTAGCCGATTTTGGAGCTTTAATTTCTGGAGATTTAATTTCCGGAGGTTTAATCTCAACTATGTTCGGTGATGCTTGAGGAAACGGTCCTAAACTAGGTTTTGGTTTAGGTATAACTTTTGGTTTAGGTGTGACTCTTGATTTAGGCCTAACTGTAGGCTTTTTAGCTACAAGTATTTGGCGATCCGTTTTAGGCGGTGGTTTTTCAGGACGAACACTGACTACCGACTCTGCATCAGACACACCATCATTGTCAGAGAACAAATCCGTCACACTCTCGCCATCACTATCACTACCCTCTGTTCCGCTGTTTACCTCGCGCCTCTTGGCTGGTGAAAAGCTACTATTAGGATCAGTAAAATCTATATCACTCAAATCAAATACAGGTTTTTTCTCCACATCACTCGAATCAGATCCATCTGTTTTTCCTTCGTCCGATACATCTGTTTTTCCTTCATCGCTTAAAGGAACTATTGAGGTTGGCAAACCCGAATAAAATGTCTTTGTCCAATCTGCAACAGTAGTCTTATCATCCGGGGGCAAAGGCTTAAAGGACTCATATTCGTTTGTAAATTTAGGTAAAGGCTGTAAGAATGGATTGTACTCAGAAGACTGCACTAGTTTTGGCGGTTCAAACTTGTATGTAGACATTGGCTGGTCCATAGTTGAGTCCAATTTCAAACTTTCTAAGCTATCACCAAGATCCAGCATACTGTCACCCTTCGTCTTTTCCGCTTTATTTTCTTTCCAATCACTTTCATCATCAGACCAGAAAGTCACACGACGCTTCGCTGACGGTTTTGTAGCCACGGGCTTTTCCCAAAAATCGCGTTTCTCGGTAGGTGACAACATGCTAAACGCCACCTGCCTATCAGTCTTACCAGATGGCTTTTTAAAGTCATACTTCTTAGTTTCCAATTTACTATCGTAATCACATTTTTGTTTGGAAGCATCCCTGAGCCACTTTCTCCACTCTTCGTTCAACTCCTCGTCATCATACTCCAACGGCAGACGGTCATCAAACTCAGAAGATCGCGGAAAGATATCTTCGTAGATATTAAAATCTTCCATTAGCATTTCCAGCACCATGTCCGCAGATTCTCCATCATGAACACCATGCTTTATGATGTTGGAACAATAATTAGACTCAAACGATCTACACGTGCGAAGTTCTTTCAGTAGCGATTTACACAATTCCTTAATTCTAACGATGCATTTTTCAGCCAGCTCATTCCAAGACGTTTTAACTGCCACTATAACTTTACCAAGATACACTAGTTTATTAGTTGCATTCACCAAAGAACTATTACAATGTCGTTCGATAGTAAGTTTTACCGGCTGTATAACAAACATATTACTGTAAATTGCATCTAAAGACTTGTCTAGTTCCATGACGTCTTTCTCACGAAGTTGGATAAAAGCCACCTCACCAGGTGTCAAAGGTTGGCACTCAGACAACCTCGCCAAGGCCGTAGCACTTATCATTGTGTTTTGAACAACCTCCACGTCGGTACGAGCATCGTCTCTAAAACCGGTGGCCTCCAAAGTTCTCAGGTGAGGACGGGCCTGTACTGGCTTTCTAAAGGGATACACGTGCGCACGGCGGGTTACCGCACCAGCTTGAACTTCAAACTCGTCCAAAAGTGAGGATACATCGGGAGCATGATACCGCAGTTCGCGGTAATAAGCCAGCCAGAGGACAAGCTTGTTGAACATATAACTCCGTCGATGCAGAATCTTCTCGCCACATTTTCGTAGGACCTTAGCATGTTGTTCTAAATCAACGTTTGGTCTGCTTGACAGTGATTTTAAAAACTTGTTGATGCTAGCAACATTGCGATGCGTTAGTCCAATAAAGCTTAAATTCATGGTTTTTGGTCTCAGAAACCGGAAGTCGCACACTGCGGGGCTGTTTCGACGTTCTGCTATCCGTCAGAACGGGGCATGGAAACCATCCTTCATAATCAGACGGTGAGTGACACCTGGGGTAGTTTAATAGCCGAGATTAGTGACGTCTCAGAAACTGATAAGTTTCGTTTTTACACAGGTACGAAATGACAGTATTTTGCACATCAACAACACCTGTGTGGTGACTGACTCGCTCCGCGCTGCCAAGACTGGCGAAGCCCTCATCAACACCGCGCTAGCTTTATTCGGTACCCCCCTCAACGCCATCGTTCTCATCACCCAGTTACTGGCCAACCGCGTTCAAGGTTACTCTACCCCGATTATCTATATGACCAATCTGTACTCGGCAAATTTTATCACCTTACTCGTTCTTCCTTTTATTGTTCTGAGCAACCAGCACCTTCTTCCGGCCAACGCGGGGCTATGCAAATTTCTCTCTCTCCTGTATTACTCAAGCTGCAGCGTAGGCTTTGCCACGGTGGCACTAATAGCAGCAGACAGATACCGGGTTATTCACCGTAGAACCCAAGCGCGCCAGTCATACCGCAACACCTACCTCATAGTACTTTTGACATGGGCAATTGGTTTAATTTGCGCCACCCCAGGAGGAGTTTACACAACCATTGTGGCTCATGCAGATGGTCAAAACGACATTGAACATAACACTTGCATCATGCACTTTATCTACGAAGAGATGTACGTGCTTATGTTCTGGAAAATTCTAATTGTGTTAGCTTGGGGCGTGGTGCCAGTTATTATGATGGTTTGGTTCTACGCGTTCTTCTATAGCACCGTTCAAAGAACGGCTCAGAAGCAGCAGCGCACGTTACAATTTGTTAAAGTACTGCTTCTGTCATTCATTATCATCCAAACCCCATATGTGTCAATCATGATCTTCAACGCTTACGCTACCGTTGGCTGGTCACTAGAATGTAATGACTTAACTAAACGAAGAGTCATCAGTACCTTTTCCCGCATCGTCCCCAACCTCCACTGCGTGGTCAACCCCATTCTTTATGCTCTCCTGGGAAATGACTTTACCACCAAAGTGCGCCAATGCTTCCGGGGAGAACTTATGAGCCGCCGAAGCTTTCTCAGATCTCGGCAACAAGCCCAGAACTCAGACGAGCCTCAGACGGCAGTGACTCACACCACAGCCGCTGCCGCCCTCACGGAAACTCCCAAATGCAAACCAAATGTGAAGCGCGGCATGTCCTTCGGCGCCAGGCCCTCCCCTGAAGTCGCAGCGGCCAAAAAAGCCAAGACAAAGCGCCTTTCACAGTCTTACAATAATTTACGTATGCCGTAAATTTCCCAGAACTGTCGACATCACCCTTGACCACGCGACCCATCGGCCAGATACATAAGTTTACACTCACTGGTACTTGTCACTCACTCGATCACTTTGCTGCGGACGTGACGGCCAATCGTTTCGGGTAGGAGTGGCGAGACGGCATTATAACGAAACGCCGACCGGGGCCACACGCCACTTGGAAACGCCGCCGTTAGTCCTTTTTTCAACGGTACGATATCCGCAATCGCCATGACTATGAACATAATCATAACCACCCGCGACTTCTCCAATGACGAATCCGTCACGGAGAGCACGGAACCGCACGACAACGTTGCCAATAATCTTTCTAAAGCTTACCGAGGTACGATTCGCGCGGAAGGTAAGAAGAAACTGCTTATTCGCAACCTGCCTGCCACTTTCGGCTGCACTCGCCGCAACAGTAATTTATTTATATTTTATAACGACCGGGACTATCGAAAGTTTCACCAAGGCATCATACAGTTAAAACGAACTCGCACGCGAGTCGATTCCTCAGAGATTGTAAACGTTACAAAGAATATAAAGTGTCGACTGCAACCACACACTCAAGACCCGCCGCTAGCCGGCGGGCAGATCCAAACCACCATCTCGCACGTCTGCACCCTGTTCAATCAACTGGTGTTCACGGCTCAGCTCCGTCATTACTGCGAACATCACGAACAAGTCGTTTTGTACGCAAGGGACGAGCTCACCAAACGTTGCGGAGATAAGTCGGCGCTCGGAACTCACATCCACCGACTCATTTCGCTTTTGGATCACGACAACCATCGCGAACTGTGCAATGTGCTCGTCGGCCTGCTACACCAAACACCCCACATGTGGGCCCGTTCCATCCGTCTCATCGGCCGATTAAGGAACTATCTGCAACAGAAGTTTCTCAATATCCTGGTGGACAGCGGACTCCAGATCGATAGTCTTTTTGAGGGTTGTTACCACAGCGAAGCGTACCGCTTGCTGTTCCAGATCGAAAAAACGAACTCCACGCCTAGCTCTCTGGCCTGTTCGAGCACCGTTTTACCTGTCGGTGAAAACGAAACTGAAGGCACACCTGTCCCGCCGTGTATTTAATGAAATAATAAAATGGTTCTCATGAATAAGACGGTCTTAGTTTCGTTTTTGAAAGGACAACTATGAGTGTCCCCCCACACATCCCCGCCTTGCCCGTGGACTCAAGCCTGAACTTTCGTGCGGACCTGTTCGCTGACGAACACCGACACTTACTAGTCGATTTAGTAACCCAGAGCTGCAGCGGCTATGTGGGACTGTGTAACGCCGGGCTTCCCATGGCCACCTATGTACTGGAAACGCTGATTGACTTTCAAATCAAAACTACATACATGAAAATTAAGCCCGTTGCCGCAAAAGTACTAAAGATATGTGTTCTGGCTAACTACCTAAAAAACAGTAAAGAATTATGGATTGATCTGAAAGCTAACCTAGACGAGATTAATTCTGGTTCGAACAAACAAAGACTGTACAGAGGCTTTCATAGAATGTGTCGTGATAAAAACTTGATGGACACTTACCGAAACGTCACCCAGCAGCTAGACGCCGGAGACGTGACTATGGGCGTGTTGAAACAATGCCTGACTCAGATGCGCGAGTTAATGGAAGCGTCCAATATACACCCCTCTGAAAATTTCCAACCCTTGTACGAATCTCTCACTCACTACAACCTTCTCTATATACCCCCACCCTTTACAGACCCTAGAGCCATCCAAATGTACAGCCAAAACTTAAGCGATCTTACAAAACGTGCTAACAGATCTTTCAATTTAATGACCGAAACAAACAGATCCAAGGAACCTAACCACGTAGTTAACGATGTGCTTTTTTTACTATCAGCCAGACATTTACAGTTCCGACACCAACTAGAATTAGAGATACTGGCAACCTGGATACTCAGTAAATGTAACTACCTATGCGAAGACCTGTATTTTGCCTACACGCAGGTCCCGGAATGTCGGAGTACGTTTATTAATTACGTTAGCGGTTTACAAGCCCTACGCAAAGTGAGGGAGCCCGTTTTCCGTCCCATACTCCACAACCTGTGCACCCTTCTAAAAACATTTCATGACGCCAACGTTTACATGTGCCCCCAATATTTACATACGGCTATCTTTCTGTTGATGCAAAGAATATCCAAGGTCGCAGAAGGTGACTCGTCAGATTCGGACCCTGAAAATCAAGAAGCCACAGAAAATAGAGACACTCTGTTGAGACGCTTTCACGAAGGGGAACATATCGACCTAGAAGCCGATCCTACTACCACCCCTTCACAGAACTTTTATTTCGCAAAGAACCCTTACGGTAACTCAGATCTGTTCTGCCTCCCGGAGAAACCCAGCCAGTTTCTTAGACGTAAAGCGTGGATTCCCCAAGAGAACCTTTTGTACATGTCATTCAAAATGGAAAACGGAACCTTTGACAAAGACGCCTTCAACATCCCACGTTTGTACAACTTAGTCATGGAAGGTGCCTCCAGACAAGCTTCCACAACAGCCAAGAAATTCTCACAAGCCGTAGAAAAAGCGCCGTTGGGACATGCAGAACCCCACCCGGTAGATCACAGCGATCTATTCGCCGACGTGGAGATCAGGCCACAACAAGACTCTTCCGAATCCACTTCGTCTGCGCCATCTACGTCATCCGCTCCCTCTGCTCATCCTTCACCGAGGCAACAGAGACTAGAATTAGCACCTCGTCAAAGACGCTACCTCAGCCTACAACAATTTTCACCCTACTCTCTGGCCCGTCACCACCGTCGCCGAAGGAGACGCCATCCTCCCCCTCCCCCAAGAGGCCCAGCCCATACCTCCCGTCAAGGACCAGATGTTTCCTCGCCATCTACTTCTGGCGAGGACCCCAGAGACAGTCTAGCGGACGATTTTCAAAGCCGGTTGTGAGGGAGGATGGGACTTTCAGAGTTTATAAAATAAATGCTTTTTATTTTTTAACATTGTGTATGTTTTTTATTAACGACACGTGAACATTTACACAACAGATGAAGTAAACTTTATTTCAGTACAAAATGCATGCATTCACACATAAGAGACCCGACTGCGGTTACCGCGCTGAGAACCGCGGCCGGCGCGGAACAGCCGGAGACGCCGGTTCGCCACACAGCGTTCACACACACTTTCATCAAAGAGGTAGCCTCGAACCGTCTCCTCGCGATCGGAATCGTCATCCTCAGCGGTTCCGACAAAGGACATTTCAAAAGCTCTCATGTCGGCAATGCCACCGAGAAGCTTGCACCTCACTTCATCCGCGTCATAGGGCAGCGATTGCAGGATCAGCGAATCGGAGAGGGCTTCCAGTTCCTGGGGCCACAGTCTGCCGCTGGCAGGACTGTCTAGCATCACGCTGGTAACGCAAAATTGCAGGTGGCCCCTAATACTAGCATGAATTCGTTCCACCACTTCGGCCGTGGTCTTTGGTGCTTGTTCTGATTCATCATCATCGTCATCATTGAACATGTTCATAGGATCCACGGGTTCCCTACCGTGCAGACAATACGGAATTTTTTCCAGTCTGACGGTGCCTGCACGTTTGCGATCGTACCGATGGTTCTGATGACCTTTCTGGCCCATGACACATGTAAACATACGGAAGGTATCGGCCAGACGGTAAATGCCATTAATAAACGGGTCAAAGCCGTAGATCACGCCAAATTTGTCTGCCAACACGTAGAGTCTCACCAAAAATTCTCCTGACTCTAAGATGCAGCCAAGCGCCCCGAGCAACTGATTCATGCATACCAAACGGGGAACACATCGTACCATGATTTCAAAACTTCTAAAGCCTTCAGGTCGCATGACGCTGAAACAGGTGTCCTTGAACTTGATAATATTGCTATCACTGCTCCAAAGAGCAAAGTGGGTGTCTACCTGCTCACCAGTAGGGTCATTAATTTTATAAATGGTATGATTATCTTTGTTCAGTATTCCACTCAACTGATCTTCCTCCCAGTCAAATTTTAACAACCGTTTGATGATCTCATCATCATATGTAATCAATGGACACTGATAGGTCTCCTCTTTATGAAGATATTCGCAATGACGCAACCCAAGTTTCATAAAGGCCTTCATATCGGGTGCCAAGCAAGAAACACATTTTTCCATTTCCTCGTAGCAATACACGGCACCGCTGCGACCGATCATCATGATGAGTTGGTAGGACCCAATTTTTGTAAGTTCCACCACTCCAAAGGGTTCCATGGCTTCCTCGCAGCACACGTACTTTCCTAAAAAAAAACAACAAAGTTATCCATTCATTATTATAACCCCCATTCCTACCCAACTAAACTGGAAAGTTACATACCTTGAAGGCACACATCATAATATTTGGGACTGAAATGACCCAATAGAGTACGAGGGCGAAGCTGGATCATAGCACCTTCAGGCCAAGCGACGTGCAATCGGGTCCCAGACTCTCTGTCCAAAAAGTCAAACAAACTGGCAGGAGTTGCAGCGTGCAAAGCAATGCAGCCGTAAGCCATCAAAGTATCCCGAAGGTCATCCATGCCGCTCACCAAGCGATAACTCATGTGTTAAGTTGAGGTAGGCGCTTGACGAGCTGTGCTCAAGCTCACTGAAGTGTGACCAAGCCACGCTGCATGCTATTTATACATAGCCCTGAGGGCTCAGTCGCGAAGATTCGCTGATTCATTGATGTAGGAAAATTGAGATTTAATGGACGCACGTATCTCTTGCCGCTTCATGCACATCTCGTGGATATCGTTCTGCATGTGTTTTCGGCTCCGTTGCACAAGTCCGCCGAAAAGACCGAGCAGCATAACAGCGGCCAAGACGACGGCGCTCAGGCTGAATATACCCCAAGCACACCAAGAAAGTCGAGGAGAAGTATTGGCATCTATCCACATCTGAGTCACTTGAGTCCACGTAGGCCATTCCAGTATTCCATACGTGATATTGTCTGTTATGTTTTCATTAGTCACCTTCACTGGCGATCTTGTGAATTTCTTCAGACGATTAAGCAACCGCAAACACACGTCACTCAAAAAAAAGCGATCCGTACCCGCGTGAACTTTTAACCAATTGAAAACGATGACAGCCAGCGTTTCAGAAACATTACCGTTAAACTCGGTAACATTCTCACGCGTCCACGCGAGTGCCAAATTCCGTCGATCGCGGCTTGTCACACTTAACACATTTCGTCCCCACGCTTCGCTCTCCAACACAATTGTACCCTGAGTCTCGTTGTGATTCGAAGCATTCCGACTACATTGCAGACTGCCCACAAACGGTGTAACTGTTGACAGATTGCTTAACACGTATAGGCGGTGCATAATTCGCCCATTTAGATAGTACTGAAGACCCACACGTAAAACCATATTATGCCAGGCCCGAGTAGACCTACGAAACGTCATATTGAGTTTCAGCTGAGTTGTGGCTAAGTAACAGGGACCCTCGTAGATACTGGTTCCGTTATAGGTACAGTTCAGCATGCACGACATCGTGCTGCTCATGTTGCCGCGGTACTGACAGTTGAGAATCCATCCGTCAACCATCAGACAGAGCAGCGGCATGCAGATGCAGACCTAAACATTCAATAAACAGAACACTGAGTCATCCATAAACACTCAGGCTCACACATCTCCACTCACACTCCAAACTGTAAACCCATTACCTGACACAGGCGGTAGGCGCTCATCACCCCAAGAAGATGACACATACAACTGCGTGGTTATACAACAAAGCCGTTTATTACAAAAGCACAATAGTGATTGACAGAAGGCGTGTCTACAGTGACACTAAGCAGTGCGGGTTGCGCAATTCAGCAAGAAAAATCTACAGAGATGCCGCGCCTTCCATAGTTAAATCGATAATCGTATCGCTGTCGCTATCGGAATCAGGCTGGACTCCGAGCTTCTTAGGGTGAGGGGTAGGGAGCGAACACTGTCGTGTCAGTGCTTTCTTCTCCGGTCTTCCTTCAGTTTCCGGATTGGGCGTAGGGGCAACGGGAATAACGTTGGCCAACAGGCTATCGCGATCCACAAAGGGTACTGGGATTTTTCCCTCGCGAACGCGTCTCTCCGCGTCTAGTAGAGCTCTGACGTAGCCGCATAGGAACCTGGCAAAGGTCCGAGGTGTGGTGCTGTTTTTGATGCGGCGAGCTTCTAATACGTCTCGCTGATGATAGACCTGGTGAAAGATGACAGTCAGGTCATCGATCGTCTTAGCGTACTGACGAACCCGATGCCTGATCTCCAGAGGAAATATCCCGTTCCAATACTCAAATACAACAGGCGCGGTCCAAAAGTCAGACATGGTGGGTGCCAGATAGAACAGAATACCGGCATCGTAAGCGAAGATATCATAGTTGCTACTCATAAACAGCACCACCTGCCTAGAAGGTCTGGGAGCGGCCTCTTCCCAAGCCTCAATAACTCCAAACATAGTTAGCGAGTGCTGCAGAGGCGGGCAGTTGCGTTCCAGCCAAGAGATCTTGGACGGGGTGATGCACAGAAACTGGTAAGTGCAATCACAGATACAGACAGTGACACCAAACTCGTGTCTGATGCGCGTATCTCGCCCCATGAGCTGCTTAACCCGAGCTCTGAGGCTCGTGGGCCCCAAAATAGAAGCTTGAACAAGGAGCCCTATATCCATCTGAGCTTGTTGCATCTCTCGCTCCTGATGGTACTCTTCTAAAGCAGCAGCCGCAGCCATGATCTGCAAATAAGTGTCTCTTACCGAGCAGGTTCTCCTCAGCTAATAATAAGGGTTTGCCCTGCGGCGCTGGAGTCGAGTCAGGCTGCACTTCAGGGTCTGATAGGCTTCACAGACCAGCCCGGCAATGCCGTCGGCAGGAGAGAGAGTGGACACGGGAGCGAGCGCTTCCTCGTCTTCCAATTCGCCTCGCTGGCGCTTAACCTCTTTCAGATATTCTTTGAACCACTGGGGCAGAGGACCCTGGCGTCGCTTGCGCTCGATCCACTGATAGCTCAGCAGACCAAAGGCCACCAGACCCACGACGCCCACACAATTCACGTACTGGACGGGAATGGCAGGCATGGTGAAGCTGCGTGCTGACTTGAAGGCTGTCAATCTTATATACACACAGGTTTCGCGTTCCGGACATGACGGACGCAGATTTCACCATCGTCACACGTAACACTCACCGTATTTCAAAAGGTGATGGACGCGTGAGCAGCCACTGGTGTGCATCACGAGTGTAACCGCAATTGCAACAGGACAGCTACTGTTGACGCCCTGCGGTGCATCGTGACGGTAAGTGAATCGTCACATCTGTCCCCAACCCTCCATACTTCCCCCTTTCCCACGGCCACCTCCCCACCTTCCCTCGTGTTTCTGTACCATGAACCCAAATAAAAACATGAAACCGATTAAAGATTCAATTTTTTATTGGGGATAGATGCTGGTGGCTTTGGGAGAGGGTTATCTACATAAGCCATCTGCGGGTAAAACGCCGAAAAAATGCTGAGAGACAACGCACACAGCGTGTACAGCCACATAGTTTCTAGGCCCAGAGACAAAGCAGGATAAAGTCCGAGGTGCCGTTGAATATGCGAAAACAGTCTGTTTTCACTCCGAGGGCAGGAAAGCACGCCGACCACCTCGCTCGTAGGCAGCGATCCGTGCACAGCCACGCTCCGGACATAGGTCACGTTGGACATCACGGCATCGGGGCAGATGTCCGCAGCCACAGTAGAATTCAGCACGATGTTCAGGATCGCTCCCGGCAGACAGTACCGTCCTTGCACGGTAAAATTCTTCAAACCGTTCTCCTTACGCAGGTACATAACGCCATGGTACACCACAGAACAGTTTTGAAAGTTCTGTGTACGCCGCTCGCTCGCCGACGCTCCGCCAGGCCCCAAAAGCACAGCGAGAAATCCCACGATCAAGAGCAAAGTTCTGGGGGCCATCACCGTCACGCAGAGCAGAGACATGGCAAAGTTTGCCCCGAGCTATAGTGTCGCTCGGCTTAAGAAGCATCCCACTTCCTACGTAAATGATGCCTTGAATCTTCAAAAATCCATATCCTTACTGAGCGGCTTTTTTTCCCACACCACGTCTTCATCATCGTCATCTGCATTTATTAGGTTTTTGTACTTCTTTCGCGTCCAAACCGTCCGTAACAGACAGGAGAAAATAAGTAGAAAGAGACCCAGCGCAAAACACGCAACGCCTACCAGCCAGGTACATGGCAGAAAGTTCTGGTCTTTTAGTTCTGCGAGAGTTCCATTGCACCACACGACAGACATTCTGGAGCTAAACTGGCGCGCGAACCTCACCCGTCACGTCACCCCGCAAAAAAAGACACAGAGACACTGGGTGTTGGCAGTTATAAGTATTATTGACGCAATAGCAAGAACAGTTCGGTTTAATCTCAGTAGTTTAGGAGCCGTTGCGACTACTACTTTGAATGGTTAAAAGCACGGAGACCAGGATGGCGAGCAAAACGATCCCTAATATAGAGACCAAAAAAACACATATAGTCCATTTCCAACCATCATCGTAATAGGCTTCGACTGGAGGTTGCAAGGTAGCTGGAAACTCTGACATGTCCATCCGAAAGTTATCAGGGCGCGGGGGGGCTTCTCCAGTAACCAGGTGGTACGGAGGCGGCTGATCATCAGGTGATGGTCTAGAAACACGCCCTCCAAGTTCAGCAACGGGTATTACAATTGTTGCCATCCCCAAAGACTCTTCATAGCTGGGGGGCAACTCGTCGTCGGAGGGGTGCTCATTTGTCGCAGACATGTTTTGAGCCAAGACAGAGGAACTTGGTGGCCTTCTTTTTCTCACGCTGTTCCTGCTTGCACTTGGTTAGGTTGCGGCAAAAGAGTTCACGGGGGCAGCCGGTGGGTCTGTAGGCAGGTGCGAGAACGCGACCCTTCTTTGGATTAAAGCTGTCGCGACAGTACTGCTGCTGATTTCCCAGGCGCAGAACACCCACTTTAAAAAACGCCGGCAAGTTGATGGCTAAGTACTCAACGCGATGGCTCTCGGGATTGACTCCAAACACTCTGAGCTGATCGTTGATCAGAATAGGAATTTCTCTCCACTTTCCCCGCCACAGCATACCAACCAAGAAAATCTGCAACACGTTAATTGAGCCAGTATCTTTTATCCAGTTCTGATGGCCCGGACTTTCGTAAGCACGCACTCCCCCTACCACCGTGGCACACATGAGATCATCGTCACACACCCAGGAGAACTCTTGACCTTCCTTTTTCTGGCAGAGACGCCACAGGCTTATCAAATCGTAGTTGAACTGAAACTCGAGAGCCAGCGCGTCCCCACAGCCGTAGCGAATAGGTCCGATGGCCTCCCGGAGAGGGGGGTACTTCATGAGCCCATCAGTCAGCAGGGAATGAAAACCGACGCGCGAGATCAGGTGAACGCTGTCATGACTGCTGTCGTGTGCGAAAACGCGCCCGCCTTCGCTGATAAGAATGACGAGGATTTGGGTGACCTTCGCGAGTTCCTTGCTGTCAGTCACGGTACCCACGGGCAGCAGGAATTTGTCACAGCAAAGGTATTTCTTCTCCAAATCTCTAATATTGAGATGGCCAAAAGGTCCCGCGCGAAGAAAATCAGAGAAGGTAAAATACCATCCAGGAGGCCAAGCGATAGAAAATGTTTCCCCGTTCACCTTCCGAACGAACTTCATTAGACGCTTAGGCGCGTCCTTGGTGCTCACGGAGCAGCTGAAACATTCGCGGACAAGCAGTTCGCAACGCTTCATGTCGGAAAAAATCATGATGGACGGCGTTACTAGCTTGGAACGGAGTCAAGCACGCCCGGGCTCGCAGGAAATACATATAGCTCCGTGCCAACCACAAAATCTGCATCTGCGTCATGTTTTTAGGTACACTTCTGCTTTTTGCTGCTAGGTACGAATTCGAAATTGACAGACTCGTCGCTGTCGCTCTCTTCCTTGGCGTCGTTAAAGTAATTAGAGTTTCTATCTCCGGGGTTGGCACCCCCCTTGGATGTTAAGTAATTGGTTATCTTGTGCTGCTCGTACTTCTCCTTGGAGTTGTGGTCGTGCTCGTTAATTTTTCGTGCGGACATCCGCTCGTGCTTGCGACCCACGGGCTCGGGGAGCATCTCGCTGTCCATTCCAGACACGTCATCGTGCAGAGCGCCTGAATTGGGAACCGCTGCTGCCCTCTGCTGTTTGAAATTTTTATCGAAGCTCAAATCGCCGCGCTGGAACGGCTCCTCCGTGAGGAAGTTGTCCACGCAGAAGAGACCGTTGTGGCTGGACACGTGCAACACCGTATCGTGCTCCGTGACGATGCGGACCGTGCACGGCAGCTTGGTGACCGCGCAATTCATCAGGGTCTGATACAGATTCTTGAGTTGTACGTGCACGCGCATATTTTTAACCCCGTGAAAACTGACTCGAGTGTTAGCCGTGAACTCCAGCTCGCTGCCACTGCTGAGGATGAATTTGATAGCCGGAGGGGCCGAATGTACCAGAATCTGAATCGTGCCCGTAGGGCAGGGAGCCTTTTTGACACTGCGTTTGACGCGCGTGTGAGGCGAGATCCACTTAATGAGCTCGCTCACGACGCCGTGATCCAAATCAACGTGCACGGCCGAACTGTCACTCTCGCGTACCAGGTCTTGGCTGTGCACGCAGGGCGAGCTGAACTCCATGTTGAAATCTGGGGCGCACATGTGAATTTTAGCGGACAGGTCAGAGATATCTTGCACGTAAAACTTGGTTAAGTCCTTGCTAGAGGTCAGGTACATGAAGTTACCCAGCATAGGCGTGGAATTGTTTATGGTTTTTGGTTGAAACGACTTGTCGGTAATGTACAGACAGGAGCTGTTGAACGTGATTTTAGAAACAAACTGGTTGCGTACCGTCTGCAGGACCAGGGCGGGGGTGGGCAGAAAGGTCACAGTGGTGTTTTCCTTCAGAGTGCGAATTACCGACCGCAATTGCTGAATGGCCGACTTATACGGCTTCAGCCGCAGCGCCAGCGTGGGAGGCTCGGGTAAACGGGCTTTTCTCTCCATGTCTGCCACGCTCCTGAGACCCGCAGCCAGCTCCTAGATGTGTCCTCGTCCGGAACCAACAGTCAAATAAGCCTAAACGGGTTAAATAATTGACTTTTATAGAGGACGGACGGTGCCGCAAAATAACCACGCTGAAAGTGGAACGATTGCAGCACACAGCAGGGTTTGATAGCGTTTAATACAGCTCTGGTAATATCTAGGTTAGCACACAAGTCCCATCTAGGGAGCACAGTACTTATATACTCCAACCTTACAGCGCAAGTGGTACCATTTCAACATCCTCTTCATCAGATCGTCGGGGGTCATAGAGGGCTCGTAATAGAAAGGCAACGCCAGACACTGGTCCACATACATACTCATGTTCACACTGGCCATTTCCACGTCGGAATGCAATTCCGAGGCCCGCTGAAAGACACAATCAGAGACCTGCGAGGGGCGAGCGCTCTTGGACTTGAGCTCGTCCTGGTGCTCGATCCAAGCATAATTCACAACGGGGACTTTCAAGTGTCTCTGCATGACAGTGGGGAAATAACAGTCCTCGGTGGGTGGACTGATGGGCAAAACGGTGTTCTCCTCGACAATTCTGTCCTTTGCGGCCCACACCGAAGGGGTCACGCTCCACAGATGGGCAACGTCCTCGTCGGGACCGATAGCCAGAAACTGCACATTGCGCGACCCGTATTGTTGCATCTCAGTTCGGAGGGTCTCCCACTGCGTTGTTGGCAACGACAGCCGGGGCTTTCGATACATTTCAAAAATAAACTTGCCCTCCTTGTAGATGGTGCGGTCGAACCACTCGCAGGGTGGCAGACCGGACTTACACAGGTCCACGCTGGTGCGCAACGCGGCATAGTACATGTTTTCAAAGACCCTCTCGATTAAGTCCCAGGAAGCGAAATAGGTAAACCCCAGACGCATTAACACCGTATGCAGACCCACTACGCCGAGGTTTAAACCCCGCATTTTAGACAAGGCCGACTCTACCGGCCAGTCTCCAGCCGTAATCATGGCATCGAGACGCCCGTTTGCCCACACCACCGCCTCCTTCACCAGCTCACGAAGCACCTGTAGGTCAAAATAACGCCTGGTGTTTCCTAAAATCACATCGGACCTGGGAAGCGCGTCCTTGTCACTACGGGTGAACAAACAGCGTGCCAGATTGACTGACAGTCGCTGTATGGGGATATCGGCATCCACAAAGTGACAAGACGCCATATCCGGACTCAAACATGGCGGCAGGGGAATCTGGCCCATTAACACAGAATATTTCACCACGTTATGCACAAACACTATAGCACACTTCCCCTTTAGGGCACAGAACAGCATGTTTCGTAAGAAGTCACTGGATTTAACGGTGACTTTAGCCGAAGACTGCTCGTAGCGCGCGTACTCTCTGTCAAATGTCGCTTCGTTTCCGTGCTCAGACAGTCTCCTAGAGATAGAACGCCCGAATAGGGAGTAGTTACCATCGCGGGCGCGGTAACGCTTCATGAGTATCCCCGGGACGTTAAAAGCGAAGTACACTCCACATATGGATGTCTCTTTGAGGATAAAATTGAGAACTCGAATGGCCGCCACGTCCCACAGGTCCACAAAAATTCGCACGATGGGCTTGTGTACCTCTCTTTCGCGGACCATGTCACAAAAACCGCCGATACAGCGAATAACGCTAACGGCCTCCACGTTCAATCGGGTGACGTTAATGGACACAGACACCCCACGAGTGAGATTTTCGTACAGCCATTTGTGCAATGTAACCCAGTCCACCTCACGAGAAAACATGTCGGAAGAAATGAGGTAGTCATACTTAGGCATCTCCACAAAGCCAATGTTGGACATAGCAAAAGGCGTTATCGACAGCTGTCCGTCTCGACATCGCCTGAGGACATTTTCTAAGACCTCACCCTCGTGCCTACAATCGAGATGGAAACGATACACCCGGGCACAAGGGCTGCTCACGATGGCTGACGTGATGCCCATCGCGTTTCGGAGGAAAGCGCCCCCTAGCGATTCATCCTGCCCGTACATCTGGCGACAGATGGTGTCCGACAACAAGATAGCGGAGTAAAAACCCCAACAGCCGGCCAGATCGAGATAGCGATTGGTGTCCTCCAACACTTTAGGCAGTTCGTCCGAATGCCGCATCACGAATTCGCGCAGAAGATTTTCGCACATCGAAGAAGTGTACGACATAACGCTTCGATTCTCTCTCACCCAGTTGATTTTGAGATAAAAGCGACCCATGAGAAGATCCGAACGGGGAACTTGTTTAATCAAACCGGGCCCAAATTTAATCAACATCTGAAAAAGGCGAAACGCGCCTCTGATGCCAGCCTGGCGTGACACCATATCGATCTCCCGCCACGTGTTGGCGCGATCCTCCACCTGCTTAACGGGGTCCGGCACATCGCAAAAGCGAAATTTGCCCCATCAACCGTGACAATGGCACTTTTTTCCCATCAGCAGTTGCACAGTGTTCATCCCCGGCATATGGGCCGCTAACGAACAAGAAGCTCCCGGCTTGAGCGTTCCCCCCTCGTCTCCAGTAGACCAGCTAGCCGCTGCGGCACCGATCATCGGCTGCGGTTGACTTTTTTCCTCTTCTGACGAAACTGTGATGTCCATAGCCTCCCCATTCTCATTTGAAGCCTCGGATTCCTCCATAATCGTTCCGAGCCCTACGCTACCGTTCTTGTCGGACGCGTGAGCCATAGCGCCCGATAATGATTAAACGAACTCTGCGAACTCTCCGAGTTCCACGTTGAAATGATCTAAACGCACCGTCGACAATTTAACCTCTTGGTGTGTCACGACAGAGGTGTGAATGTCGTCGTACAGACACCAACCCAGTTTCTGAATAACCCCGGTGCATAAGGAGATGTGTCGCGGCCTCGTGATCCGCTTGTTCACAAAAGTACAGCGCTCCCGGGTGAATTTCTGTCGCACCACGTCCGTCAAGGTGTGGCGATTACTGATACTCGACGTGGCCACATAAATTGCCACCTTAGTTTCCAAGCCCTCGTGGTCGTAAACTATAATTAAATACACATATTGCAATCTCTCCTGAGTTTCTTCCAAACACATGTACATGTCCTTCGGAATCGATAACGAAAAAATCTCTGTTTTCAACGTATTGTATATGTAGCCCCGTAGAACGCAGGTTAGTAACGACGTGATGCCCAGCGACACCGACTTTACGCAACCGATGGTCCGAAGACGATGATGTAAGAGCTTACTGCCCATGTCCAACCAGGTCAGGGCGGCCTTGGCCGGCCCCGAAGTATAGATGCCCTCCAGCTGGCACCTGGCGCCCACCGACACGTTGGAGGCCTTGATGGCCAGCAAGTAGAGGCTGATGTACAGGTACCGCGGCGACTCCGCGCCGGTTTCCATGCGAAACATGAGAGACCCGGGGTGCACCTCGAATTCCACCAGACCTTCTGGCACGAAAAACCGCGACGTGATGGCCTGGTGATCCGCCTCGTACAGGTAATGGACCGCTAGTGTATTTACTTCCCTCTTCAACTTGGTCGCCAGCACGAGTTCGTTATCTTCATCGTTCGGATCCCTCGGTCGCTTGGCGACCTCGTGCACGTCCATGATGAGGAAACGCACGGTGGACTTTCAGTGGCTTTTGAGCGAGCTAAAACGACAATCAACGGAGACTCAGGCCGTGTTAAATATCCTAAGCCAAATAGAGATCGGCGCACTCAATGTTGAGACCGTCAACGCCACTAAAATACAACAGTTCCTGCAGCTTTTACCGCGGGAAGGCTATCACTTCAGCTTCATCCAACAAAATATCGTCTACTACCTGCTTAGTCACACCACGTTACAAACCGCCAGCGATCCCCTCACGGCGGCTAAAAACTTCTACGAAGAGATTAAAAAACACGCCGAGAGACACGCCGTCACCAGTCAATGCGAGTATCTCAACAACCAAACCACCCTCACGCACTTGGAAACATTCCTAACCAAAGTGCAAGAACTACAGGCCTCGTTCAGCACCAACCAATTCCTGGCCGCCACTCTACCGGATCAAAAGAACAAAAAAACACCACGAGATATCAGCGACAATGGCACACAGTACCTCATACGAAGCGTGTTCACGCAGATCGAAGAAGCCGTGGAAAACGTGCGACCGTTCAGTAACTGTCGTTTCATCGCAGAACTGCTAGACATGCTGTATCACAGCACGCTGCATTGGTGCAGTGGATTAATGCAATATCACGCGTTTGCGGAGGATGGCGACGGCGACCTAGACAAGATCCTCAAGATGTATTATTTTTACAAATACTACCAATCCGTGAACAACGACCTCAACAGTGAGTTTCAAACGTTCATCACTAGCGACAAACGGAATCTCAGCGCCTTCATTCTCTCCGACGCGGACGGGGACCAACAGATCGGGGCGGAACACATTAAAGAGTTAAGTTTTAAGGTTTTTAACGCCAATCTAAATGACCGCGACACGAGCGGACTGGCGTTTCCCATAATCATGACCACACTATCTGTCTTGAACCACATGTCAGTGGAAAATATTTTTTACCACCCGGGCCTGGTGTTCAGACTGCTCAGTGACGAATCTGAACTCAGCTCCAGCGAACACACTCGCCTCGACCTGGTAGCACAAATGTGTAACCACATGAGCGGCGAATTTTTCCGCAGCACCACCAAACCCTTAAAACTGCGAGACCTCATGTCGCGCATCCAAAAATTCACCTCTATAGGACTGAACCGAGAAACCTCCCGTGCGTATGCCCAGATGGCACTTCTCCAACCCAGCCGAACGACACCCAAGAAGGGAACAGAAATGTGGTTTGAGATTCGACAGCAACTGCTCGTCATAATCTACAACACATATGTGTTTTTTATGTGCCTCTGGGTGTACAGCCCAACGTTCCTGTTCATCCATAGACGGAAAATGATTCTAGAACAACAAAAATCCACGCTGATCGGATCCCGACACGAACTGCAGTTCATCTGGGATAATGTAACACATAACATTAACCACGATTTTAATGTGATGTTTACCGAAGATGAGTTTAACGTGTGCACCAAGGGAGCCACGCAGCTGGAAAAAGAATACCTATACCGCGACTTGCTGAACAAATGGGGCGACATTCTGTTTGTAATGAAAACCAAGCTGAAACCTGACGCGGAGTCACCCACTCTGGACAATGTAACCACCGCTGATGTCATTAAACGTTGCGCTATGATCAATCTGTCTGAAACTGATGTGCCTTACGAATCGTTACTACCCCTGACTCACCACCCCAGTTTCCTCGACACGTTTGTCAACTTAGTTATTGTTCCGGAGTTTTCACAAATCCTCAATATTCCCTACACCCAATTTTTAACCGTAGGGTCTCCCCGTCTACTGAAACTCATTCACGCGTGCCGTCTGCTAGTGCCCGATCAGATGACATTGTATAACAAACTGGTATCCCTTTACAACCTAACCACCTTCGTGCCTGAGATTGACGTAGGTGTGTTCCGCACAGTATACAGCCTGACCCTGGAAATCGCCGCAATACTGGAGAGCCTCTGCGGCGAACCTGTATCTCCAGAGCTAGATCTGTTAGTAGAGCTAATGGCTCAATCGCTGTCACACAATCTAGAAACCACCGTTAACCCCCTAATCGAAGAAGTTATTCAAAACAACAGTGCAAGTATTGCCAAATACTTAGACCACACCCATCTGTGCTATTGTTTCGCACAGACCACAGGACAGATGTCCCCAGATATGGCGACCGTAGAAATCACCCTAGAGTCCAAAGTAATCGCTAACATACCCATGACTCAGTTTCTGCAACTCACAAAAACTCTCATTGAAAAAGATCAAAAACTGACCGATAATTTTTCGAAAATTCAAGACCGATTACAACAGATTAGACAGCGAATGAAACAGGTGACAGAGGATGTTACTCAATTGAGTGAGTACTCCAAAACCCATCCATTGGCAGTGGAGGTAATTAAATCCTTACGGAAGACTACGCGAACACTAAAAAACCTCGAAGAGCGATTACTGGCCATCTTGGATCAGGCCCAAAAATCTAATAGAATCATCATAAACTCGCTCAAGCGCATAGAAAAAACGTGTATGGCTCTGAGCACGAAAAATCTGCAGGATCACGGCATGCGATACTGCATCGCCGAAGCCCGAGGCCTACTCCGCACGCATCAAGGGATCTCTGCCATCCCTCCTTCGGCCATCGACCACCTGCCGAGTAACGCGGAGTCCAAGCTACGCAACTTCCTCAAAACGTTTCGCGAAGCCGCCGTGGAACATAGCGAACTACAGATGAGCGCCGTTACGGATAGGCAGCAACAGATTACTGTTCCCGAAGTGTTGACAAACCGCTACGCACCCTCGAATCAAACAAACGACATATTAAACTGGTATATTACGTCAAAAGACCAGGCGCAGATGAACATCTTAAGTTCGATTCACCCAGAAGCCCGGTATGCGTGATTGCCCTGCCATCCTAAAACATGAAAATCTATCAAGCACGTTACGACCAAACCCACAGCCGATTCGGCCCACGGGCGGGAAGTCAATGTGTCTGCAACTGTTTTATGTACATACACGCCCTTCACCTGAAAGGTGCGCACACGACGCTCGGTACGGACACCCTAGATCAGATATTGACCGAGGGAGCGCACTTAGACACCGCCGTGGAAGCAACTCTGAAGCAGAAACGGCCGGGCGAAAGGCTACCGGTGTTTCGTTTGGGAGAAGAAGTGCCTAACATCATCACCAGCAGTTTCGGGAAGACGGCTCACGCCCTCTCACGACCGTTCAACGGCACCGCAGAAACCCGGGACCTGGACGGGTACACGTGCTATGGCATTTTTGATTTTCTCTTCTACGCCTATCAAAAGCCTAGACCCGTGTACGTGGTAGTGACCGTCAACGCTCTAGCGCGCGCCGTTATTCTGCTGGAACACGACATCTTCGTCTTCGATCCACACGCCTCTGACCGTTCTCGCTACGCCGCGGTGTACCAATGTGACTCTCTCTACGATGTGGTTATGCTGCTCACCTATTTCGGAACGCGCCTGGCCGACTTCTACTACGATGCTCTGTTCGTGTACATGATCGACCTGTCGATACAAAACGTGCCTGAATCAGAGATTAACGGCATCATCATTTCGCTTTTCCGCGACCCCGACATCGCCCTACCTGTGTCCGCTCTGCCACCGGTACCCGACTCTCCAGTGACGGTTCTCCCGAGCCTGCCGGCGCCGCCCGACTCCACACCTAAGAAAACACCAGAAAAAAGAAAAGCGACACCTAACGTATCGCACGGCGGAAAGAAAAAACCCACGACCGCCAAAGACAAGGGGTCGTCGCGCGTCTCCACCACAGCCCCCTACAACTGCGCCGACGCCTTAGCGGCCCTCACCCGCTACGAACGCCTGATCACGCAGGCCGAAAGGGAAACCCACAACATCGTTATCCGGGCTCCTCCGACATCCGGATGGATCTTGTTTTCCCATTCTGGCTTGCCCTTTGATGAAACATTCCTCACCGATAGGATGGAACAGATCGTCATGAGTCACATCGAACACGCTTCTTGTCTTCTCAATCGCTGGCGCCCGTCCACGCCGATGTATCAGCAGGTGCGTCAGCTTCGAGGGTTTTCAGAGGAGATCGATCGATTCCTCTCCATGTGGCTAGGCCACGAATTGCACCTGCTCGGGGTGTACGAAACCATCAAAAGTTTTAACACGTCCCACCTGACCCCACTACAACGCGCTATGATAGACAAACTTCGCGCCGTGTTCATTCACTACGGTGCCATTCACGGACCAAAAGTCATAAAATGGGTTCAACAGATTTTAAAGGCCGTGGAAAAAACCAACTATACACACCTCGCTGTCCGGCTACTGGAATACGCGGAGGAGAACCCACTTGACGTCGACGAAACGTTCGTCTGCCTTCGACAACAGGACTTTTCAGCGGTAGTGAATGCCGTCAACGGTCGACGACAGATCACCAGCCAACAGCAAGAGCAGGTACAGTTAGCGCTACAACAGCTATCTGCCGCCATTTATGGAATTGACAGCCACGACCTGGAAAGAATTTCCTTCGACAACAAAGACACAAAACAAACCCTATCGAAACTCGATAGTCAAGCACAAACGATACTACTACAACGAGGAAATACAAAGATAACCGAACTACAGGGAGATCTCAAACGCCAAATCAGCGCAATGCTGCAGAGAAGATACAATCAAATCATTAGTGGCTCCCTGCCCGTTGAAGAACTCCAGGCCATGCAAAAACGACTCGAACAAGCCGCCAACTTGGCTCAGGAGATGTCTGAGCTCCATCTGTGTGACGTCAATCTTCAAGCACCCTTCAAAGAAATGCACGAACAGTTAAGTTACCTGATCACAGGACACACTGCAACCAACTCCATGTCCTTCTCCGACGAGCTACTTCAACTACGCTCACAGTTCACGTACGCTACTCAGGTAAAGGAAGACACCGAAAGCAAAATCCACGACCTGATGCTTAGCATCGAAACCGCCATTCAGGAACCTACCACCCGCAGCTCCAATATCGCCATGGCCATGGTTCAAGAACAGCTGAACGAACTCCAACAGCTCGGAGGCGCCAACATCCCTGAAATAGCTACCCGTTTAGAAAAGGTACACAAGGTCTTGAATTCCCTCCAGCAAGAAGAACAAGCGGTTAGAGTTTTCGTTCACGGCCTGACTTATGACAACTTACCGAACGATCAAACACTCAAAAGACAAGCGCGCCTTTCAGACCTGCTGCGCGAAGACGACAGTCTACACGAAATCTACATCCAGAAAATCCTGGATGTTTTTAACACCCTACTGGACCGCGTATCGGACAAAGCGTTCCCTAAACCTCAGGTGTTTGACATCATAAACTCGCTGATTAACCAGTTACCACAAACGTCCACCCTGATGAAAGATCTTCACACAGCCAACGCCGCTCTGTGTCAATTAAGCAAGCAGCTGGAAGCCTTGGCAAAGGTGCCTCGCGACAAACGTCTAGAGGCGCTCACAGAACTCGTTCAGTACTTTGTGTCGAACAGCAGCCTTCTCGTCAACCTCATGAATCTGCAAGTAGGAAAAACAACTCTCCCGTTACTGTACGAACACCTGAAAATGGAGTTACAAGACAAACACATACAACAGGCGGAGGCCGCGTGGCTACAGGAGGCGAAGAAACTCACCGTCACCTCAGCCGACATGGTGGAACGGTTCCTTCAGACGGCTCCCAGTTCCACCGCCGCCGATCTCGCGCGACCCGATCTGCAAGCCAAATTACGAGCCTTCCTGGAACAAGAGGCAAAGAAACAAGAGGAGGAAAGAAAGACCGTCATTAAAGAACAACAGGGTATGGTAACAACCGAACTCGCTCGTATCACCGATGCCGTCAAAGCCCAAACCCTGTCGGTTATTCCTACCTTAAATCTGGGCTCGCTCCAAGATGTCATCAGCTCACTAGGAGCAGACGGCCGAGACATCCTGGAAAAGTTTAACCGCAATCTGCTCGCCTCGCTGTCCAACCTCGTAAAACTCATGGAAGAACGCGTCTCTTTATGTATCCAGGATTTGCTAAGCGGCCAGGATACGCATTATCAGCAATATCAGGAAGATGCCAGAACAATGCGCCAGGCGCTGACTCACATAGGGACTATGATGGATTCCCAACTGTCACAGGAGACGCTCCGCACTCTGTCTGACTTGGTACGTCGCTCCATGTTTATCGAAAAATGTCAGCTACGCAACGCCACCTCGGTGTTCTCTAACACCGACTACGCCGAAGATTACAAGCGCTACAAAGAGGCGCAACGACAACTCGACACGCAGCTGAGAGAAGCCAGAATGGAGTTGCATCAGCAGTCCGCCACGGTGCAACGGGCGCTGCATCAACCTGACACACGCATCACGCCTCAGAACTTAACGGTGGGTAAAGACCTCCCGGACAGACTGAACACGGAGTCCGCGGGACCGTTCCAGCGACCGGTATTCCAAGACGTGTTGAAACAACAGCTGGAAACGTACAAGAAAACCATTAAGGACGAAACGGAGTTGATGAACACCAAGCTGAAGTCTGAAAATGAACTCCGACAAGCTAAACTCACCTCCCTATCGGAACAATGGAGCGATCTGGTCACGAAACACAAAATGGACGCCATGGAGGTTGTGACTCCAGACGCCAAGAATCTGATCCAAAATCCCTTGGAAGCCATGACAGGGTTGTTAGCCAAGGCTTATACGCAGATGTCGTATTTGGACGCCCAAAAAGTACTGAATTGGGCCTTGTTGTTCCTGCACGATGCTTATAATCAAATTCAAAATAACCCCGGGCACCCCTGCTACGCGCAGCTACCAAACTTTCCCACGCTCATCCAACAGGCTCAAAGCCGGTTGGAGACCGTGTCTATCCATGTGAATAACAACGCATCATGTGAAAACTTTATAGCGCAACACGAGTCCGCATCCACGGCCACGGATCGCGAGGCCATCCAGGCGGTAGAAACCGCATGGGCCACTTTAGAGGCCAAGCGGGTCGCCGGAGGAGAAGCCCGTTACAAGAAAGTTCAGGAGGTATTGCTTCGTATGAAACAGTCATTATCAGACGTGGAACTGCAGGACACATTAGCTACGGCGTACTATCAACTTTTGAATTCCATCCAGGCATTTGCCTACAGTCTGGATTTCCAGACTCAGCTGCATAAGATCCGCGACCTCAAGGCACGCTTTGCCGATCTGATCAAGCAGCAGCATCTCAACGCGTCTGAAGAAGTACCCTTACCGATGCCCCACCTCCCAGGAAACACGGTCATCGCCTCCCCGCTGTCGTTTGCCAAGGGCCTGGCCGCCCTAGAGAGATACGTTTTGGGCGGCTACCAGTGGTTGACCGAATGTATCAACCGTCAACCTCTAGTGTGTCAACGCATAGACGACATTCCGGCCGTCTTGCCGTCAACCGATATTGACCGCAAGAGAGTCGCCCTGGATCGTCTCAAACGGCTGAGTTTTAGTACAAAGAACGAGATGTGTTACGAAGTAGTCGACGTATTCGGCCTCCACCAGCTCATGTCCAAAAATGGCGTTCCCATACACTTTGTACTGAGCTACGGAAACGTGTTTTTCAAGTACATGGCACTAAATAACGATGATAAGCAGTTGGCGAAAAAATTCGCCCAGGTTAAAAATTTGGTGACTGGCAGATACAAAGTGGTGACGGTCAATGTTGCCGTGGCCCAAACCCTGAAAACCTTTTGGTCCCAGATATCCCAATACGACCTCAAACCCCTACTCTCAGGTCAAACGCTCATAGGCTTAGGAGAGACTAACAGTCTAGTGAATCTGAAAATTTTCATTTACATCGTGGTATCAGCCTGGAATTTGCAACTGGATGTGCTGCAGGAACATCGAGGTCCCGTAATCCGCATACCCATCGATGATTTATGTATCGCCATCACCACGTTTTATCCCGAATACATCTATGGCATCGTGAAACACCCCATTCAAAACACCCTGTCTTCGCTCGTGCGTGTTCTCAAAAAAGACATCGTTCAGGAAGCCATCAATAACGTAACTCAAATGCCACCCGTCTATAGCGCCGACGAAATCAAGGGATTCTGTATCAACCCCAAAATATGGTCATCGGTCAATCTGAGTCGTGTGATGTGGGACCAGAGCCTCATACGCCAGCTGTGCGACGTCGGTCCCCGCAAGAACGGGGCTCAGAAACTGTGGCAGTACGCCGTGGCGATCATGGTGTTTCCACAGGATCTGCTCCAGTGTCTGTGGCTGGAGCTGAGGCCCAAGTTCGCCGAAGAGTTTGCGACGCTCTTCGACTTCTTCCAGGCCCTTTTTGTACTTTTCACCCACCAGTATGACATCACCAGGGAGTCTAACATGAACACCCACCTAGCCACGGGAGAACCCATCGTGCAAACCGTTGGCATCCGACGCAAAGACCACACCGACAAGAGTTTATTGGACATTTTTATTGAAACCGACACCGCTATAGACTACGTCTTGGGATCCTGGGTCTTCGGCATCCCCGTGTGTTGCGCCATCTATGTGTCAGAGATTTTGAGCGGCAGCCGGCTATTGCTGGCTCGCCACATTGAGTATACCGTGCGCGACGCAGATTTTATACACGTTCAGAGGGCCAAAGATCTTAACCTTAACCATGTCATCACACAGACGTGGACGAACACCCCGCTCGAGCAATGTTGGTTTCAAGCACAGATTCAACGCATTAAGGACCACCTGAGAACTCCCCTAGAACTCGATTTTATTCCACTAGTCATTTACAACGCTCACGACAAAACAGTACACTCCGTCATCCGCCCCCCAACGACCGCCGAACGAGACGTGTCTCGCATCCTGGTGGAAAACCCCTTCCCTACCCTGCCCCTAATCGACGTCCCGGAGTCCGATCTCGTGATATTCGACCGAGTTCCTATTAACACCGACTTCCTCCGAGAAGATCCCCCGCCCGTGTACCGTCAGCGAGGTCGCAGCAGTGGAAGCGGCGTCAGCAAAGGTGGCAAAGCCGCCAAAGCCAGTTCAGCGGCTCCTAAAAAAGTCCAGGTTGTAAAAACCCCTCAGGTGGATCAAGTGCAGGCAGAAGGTTCGTCGGTGGACGTTCCCGAAGTATCGGATGACGAGGAAGATTACGAAATCTTAACGGAGGACGAATCGTACGAGCTTATAGAACTGTCGTCGGAGGAAGAACAACAATCACTGCCTTCCGTGCGCACGTTTGTTGAGCCTGTGTTCCGCCAAGCAGCTTTGCAAACCATTGTTCGTAAAGAAGATGTTACCACCGTCTCCCCTACCGCCGCCAGCTCCAGTTTCCCAAATCCCCCAATGACCACTCTAACTCAAAATGTCGTAAACGCCATTCAAATCCTACGATCCGTGCGCGTAGATCTTCAATCAATGGCGAAATCGGTTAACGAAACCATTAACCGTCTGCGCTTCCTCTATCTCCTGTAGCGAAGAACGCCTGCTAGCGACGGGTTCTGGCCACCGCCAACATGCGCAGCAAGTCAAGCTTAAAGGCGAACTTGTCTGTAAAGAAGCTGGACATCCGGACGTACTTGGACAACATGGTGCCGGTCACGGGGTGTTCCATGGACTCCTGGGGCAGATCCAATACATTCAGACACACGTGACGCCGCTTCTCCTCATCCTTTTTGACGGCGGGACCCGTGTTGCTCGAGCTAGACATGACTGCTGCCGTGACACGCCGTCTGCTTCACCAGGGCGCAGCCCCGACACAGCGACCCGCAGTCCTCGAGCTCGAGACAGCTGTCGCGATACTCCCCGGCCTGGCACCGCGAACACAGCGGCCCCTGGCCGTGACACGTGAGCTTCAGCAGTCGCGGGATGGTGACGGAGCGCACCACCACGGTGGAATCGCACGTCCGCGCAGAGCACGGCAGAATGATGTCAAACGTGACGAGGTGGTCATAGACCGCACACGCGGCGTTCAGCCCCAAGACTGCCTTCCAAGCAACCCGCAAACAACGTTGCCCACAAATCGTCTCAGAGACAACTTCGTAAACACGTTCTTTAATGACACGCTGACTTCCACAAAGAGAACAGTGCACCAGTTCGGCGTTAGTATTGAAAATGACACTCTTTTCTTGGCGGTCTCTATAATAGAACATAGAGTTAAGGGGGAAATTCTGCTCGCAGTGCAGCTTCTCCTTGCCCAAGTTCAGGCAGTGGCCGCACTGCCGGCACACCACGGCAATCAGCGATCTGACGTCTAGGTGGCGCTCGCACTTCAGGCGGCACAGACACCAGAGCGGAATATCGATAACGCTGCCTATAAGTCCTCCACGCAGCGCCACCGCCAGTCCGTACATCACGATTTTGGTAGGTTCCAGCGGACGCGGTTGTTTGTGCGCGCGGACCTCGTCGTTGAGTCCCAGGGCGCGCAGCGGTACCAGATACCGCGGACAGGTGTTACAGAAAGACTGCATGGCTTGGCGAGCCATCACGTAGAGGGGATTCCCGCAGGGCACGGGCCCGGCGTGGCGACGCAGCGCCGCCACCAGAGACCCCAGCTGAGCCGAACGCGGCTTCCGACGTCGCGTCCACTCGTTCCGATGATAGACAGCCAGGTCGGCCCGTCCGTCATATCTCTTGGCGCGCAGGAGGGAGAGGCAAGGAGAACTGGTCTGATTCAGCACGGGAAGTCGCAGGTCCACCCCAAACAGAAAGCGATGCAGGTCACCCAGAGCAGAGGAAGTCATGCTATCCAGCAACGCGCTGAGCTTTTCGGCGGGATACTGCTGTAGCCTGAGGTAGACATAGTCCGCATCGTAGCGCTCAAAGCGCAGGAAAGCCACGGTTCGCGAGACTCCGTGAAAGCAGCTCATGCTGTACACGTAGGCTAGGAACATGAAGTAAGGCTTAGTCATGACCAAGCGCTGAAACAGCGTGGTAACCGCCTCTCGTTCCACAGGTCCGCAGGCCAGCCATTCGTGCAGAAAGCGCTGGTACAGGCGATCTCCGAGTTCGCGGTTGAGAAATCGCTTGTCGGTGACAAAGAGTTGCAGGGCACAGGCCCGCTCCTCGGTGTAAGAGGCGCCACGCCCAATCACCATCTGCACGTGGAAGTGATCATCGTGCACGCAGAGAGGAGTGAAGAGCCGCCAGAGCGCGCTCTGGAAGTCACGAGACATAGCGATACAGAAGGAAGAGTACGATTCCCATCACCGCGCCGATCAGAAGAAAGCGCAGGTCGAGGCGGAACGAGCCCAGACGCACCTGCGTCAGCGAGCGACTCCCTCTGTCGCCCGTCATCGTTCCTCGGGGCTCCTCCTCCTGGACACCGCAGCAGCCAGGGGCGGCAGCCCGGCAACGACACACGCCATAGAAGCCACCTGGCGGAGGTGGAGGCGGCGTGACCGGTGGAAACGGCGGAGGCGCGATCGTCATCCGCGGTGAGTGCAGCCGCTTGCGGCTGTTGCTGCTCTGGTGTCTCGAAACGCCCAAGCGGCTTCGCAGCACGGGGCCACTGGACGCGGCCGCGGCCTTCTTGGCACAAAGTTCTTTCAGCAAGTTTTCGTACTCGACCTCGTTCTCGGGGCCAAAGGCGATGAGCTCGATATTGAAGACCGAGGGCGAGTTCGACTTGCGCACCACACACTTAGTGAGCACCCCGTAGGCCGAGGGCTTGATCTCCTCAATGTCCTTGAGAGTGACAATGAGCGAATCGTTGACCTTGAGCACGTTGAACTCGCCAACGTGGCGACACGAGACGAGTTTCAACGGCGCTCGGACGAAACAGCAGAGAGAAACAGCGCAGCCGGTGTTTTTAAAAATAAAGCAGGGCACGTGATCGGTGCGACTTTCCCAATAGCTCAGCAGGTACTCCACACAATACACCGTGTCCGTCTTTAACATAGCGTCACATACCGAGTAATTGGGGTTTTTGCAAATGAGCCCCGCGTCAGTAACGCGCAATTCCGCGGGTCCCAGCTTCAAAATGCGTCGCGTGGCCGACACTAAGTCGTGATGTAACCCTTTACTGATTTCCATGACACGCACCACGGCCGCGCACGTTTTATTTACCCGAAGATTCCTCTTTTCCCTCCAGGATCCCGTTAATGTCCATGAGCTTATTGACGATAGCCGTTAATAGTTTCGTCTTTTCCTGCAGAATCTGCGCGTGGCTGCAAGAGGAACACTCCCCGTGCACATACTTGAGAAACGCCGCATACTTCTGACCCGCATTGACGAAATTTAACCTCGCGTCTAGCGACGGCAGTAACAATTCGTAAACTCGCGGAAGCATCGGCTCAAAGCGTACTTCGAAGTCGTCATCTGGTTCGAACAGTCCCTCGTCATAAGGATCATCTTGATCCAGTCGTGCCGAAGGAGCCGCCATTGCACTACCCGCTACCAGCCCAATTCCCGCACACACCTCTAGCCCGACGCCGCCACCGACATGAACCACCACTTATCCTCTCGCAGTTATATCTACACCGGCTGGGAAGTAGACCTCACGCCACCGCTGCACGAAATCACAAATGAACTGCTGTGGCACGCGCACCCCCGTCAAGTACCTGAGACCGCCGCCCCCGACACGTCGCAATGCGGCTCGGCCGCGGGCGGCGGCGGTAGCAACAGCGCCGGAGGAGGGGGAGACCGCGCGACCCAGAACTTCCTCTTTAGCCAGTCCCAATCCACCGACCAGCTGACCGGGCAAGGCGGCGGCCAGTTCTGCGATCTCGACATGGAGCTGGCTAACTTTGAGTTCTCGGATACGGAGCGACTGAAAAAACTGTGCACCCCGCTGGACATCGACACCCGATGCAATATCTGCGCCATCATCAGCATCTGCCTGAAGCAAGATTCAGATCAAGCCTGGCTACTCGACTACAGTCTGCTGTGCTTTAAATGTAATTCGGCACCGCGCACCGCCCTCAGCCTGCTAGTCACCATGTCCGAGTTGACTCATCTTCTGCGTCAGCACTTTCCGGATCTGCACGTGGACCAGCTCTTTCGGCAGCATGTCTTGACGGTGTTTGATTTCCACCTGCATTTTTTCATTAATCGCTGCTTCGAAAAGCAGTTAGGAGATGCGGTGGAGAACGAAAACATAACCCTGAGCCATTTGGCAGTGGTGAAAGCCATGGTGATGGGCGACGAGACGGTACCGTACACCAAACATCGGCGATTTAGCCACCACAAACAGAAAATCGTCGTGAAGATCCCAGAGGCCCCCAAGCAACTTTTACAGATGTTTACAGAACACAGCACTCCGTCCCCCGAGCGCTTCACGTACTTGCTTTTTTACATGTGGTCGGGCACGGGCGTAATGGCGAGCACGCCGCTGTCAGAATTGGTGCAGAGTAAACAACACCTGCTGAACAGCGTGGCGGACGCCGACGACCCAGAGATCAACAAAGAAGTTGGCCCTGTCTACCTTTGCCCCGTCCCCGTGTTTCAAGTTAAAAACCAAACCAGCACCGTGTGCCTGCTCTGCGAGCTCATGGCATGTTCGCACTACGACAACCTGGTGCTACGCGAGTTGTACCGGCGAATCACATCGTACTGCGAAAACAACGTGAAGATGGTGGACCGCATCCAGCTGGCACTAGCGGACATGTTACGGGAATGCGCCATGCCACTGAGCCCCCAGTACGAGGACATGTCCCGATACGCGCGCCTCCCACCCCCGGCCGACTATCTCTCCAGTCCGGCCATACGCCCCGACCCCGTGTTCTGCCTCGTGCTGCGGCAAGCCGGCGTGACCGGCATCTACAAGCATTTTTTCTGCGATCCGCAGTGCGCGGGCAACATTCGCATCACTCGCGAGGAGGTTCTCTTCGGAAGAATTCATCTGGAGCATCTGGCCGAAGTGAAAGTCGCGATTTGCCACGACAATTACTATATAAGCCAGCTGCCCAGGCGCGCCTGGCTATACATCAGCATCTTCAAAGCCTTCCAGATTACAAAACGTAGTTACAAAAGCAAAACCCAGTTGTCGGACTTTATGCGCGAATTTACGCAGCTCCTGGAGGCTTGCGAAATCAGGTTGGTGGATCCGTCGTTCATCGTCGACAAATATGTTTAGCGGCGTGCGTTCCTCGGAGCGCCGCTCCGCCCTGCGCTCGCTCACCCGCAAACGCCGACCGCGACGCAGCAGCCTACTGTCCCCCCCTAACCAAAAAACCACAGCCATCTCGGCCCCCCGCCCGCGGCTGACGCTGCACGAACTGCACGACATCTTTCAGGAACATCCCGATCTGGAGATTAAATATCTCAACATGATGAAAATGGCTATCACCGGCAAAGAATCCATCTGCCTGCCCTTTAATTTCCAGTCCCACCGCCAGCACACGTGCCTGGACATCTCGCCGTACGGGAACGAGCAGGTTTCCAAAATCGCCTGCACGTCCTGTAGCGAGAACCAGGTGTTCCCCACCGCCTCGGACGCCATGGTCGCGTTCATTAACCAGACTTCAAACATTATGAAGAACAGGAATTTTTATTACGGGTTCTGCAAGAGTAGCGAACTGCTGAGAATGTCTACAAACCAGCCGGCCATCTTCCAGATCTACTACATCATCCACGCCGCCAACCACGACATCGTACCCTTCATGCACGCCGAGCGCGAGAGGCTGCACATGCACATCATTTTCGAAAACCCCGACGTGCACATCCCGTGCGAGTGCGTGTCGCAGATGCTGTCGGCGGCGCGCGACGATTACCACGTCACCCTCGACATCGTCAAGGGCCACGTGGTCATCAGCATCCTCTGCCAAAACCTGGTGAGCAGCAGCGTCAAGATCGATGTTTCCGTGCTGCAACGCAAGATCGATGAGATGGACATCCCGAACGACGTCAGCGAGTCTTTCGAGCGCTACAAGGACCTGCTGAACGAACTCTGTCATGTCAACAATGTGCGTTCGCCTTAACAGAATACGGCAGAAACGCGGACTCTAAATAGACGCGGCGGGGTAGAACTCCGATCAGAAACTTATCTTTTCTTAGTGTCTCGGGCGGAAACACAGGAGAAAGGACGTTGGTAACGGCCTTAATCACCTGATCAAAATATTTTTCCGCGTGAATCGGCACCCCGTGCTCACGCACGTACGCGGGATCCTCTGCAATCTCGTAGTTACAGACACCGGCGGTTCGTCCGTCGCCGGGGTACGTTAGCACATAAAACACACGATCCCCCACCGTCGGTAGCTCCTCCGAGCGAGCCGCCAACCGCTTAATGACCGCAATGTGAGGCAGGTTAGCCTGTTTGTAAAGCGAAACGTCCTTCGATAAAACAGAGGAGAGAACTAACTCCTCGACCCGCGCCCGCGAAGTATAAAGATCGTCCCTGGCTTTACACAGCCGCTGGATGACACGCCAAAATCCCAGCGGCACGCCCTGAGCCTTTAGCTCGTCGAACGTCAGGCGAGAGAGCTGCACCGCCGCCCGAGACACCTCGGGGTCATCAAATAGCAGTTGTATGATATCGCGTGTGACGTTCTTAACGAACTCGCACGACGTTTTTCGCACCAGATCCACCCCCTTCATGCTGAGCTCTGACTCGCCCGACACCTTGCCGATGTAGCGCTTTTTACAGATCATCATGAGGGACACGAACACCTTCTCGAACTCGAGCTTGATAGGATCTACAAAGAGACACTGTGTGACGTATGCAGCCAGACTGGAGCCGCGATTGATCAGGGCCGTAGCGGTGATGCCGCGATAGCACACGAACACGCTATCCGTGTCCCCATAGATGACCTTGACTTCCACCGGATCTCCCGAGTAATCCTCCCGATTAAAAAAATTATGTAAAAAACATGGCTCGGTAAAGTTTTCTTCCACGAATGTCGACGTGCGCGTGAGCATGTCGCGACCGATACGGGTGATGCTGGCGGCGATAGGCAGGCACGGCATCATGCCGTTGACGACCCCGGTGAAACCATAGAAGGCGTTACAGGTGACCTTGAGCGCCAGCTGTTCCTTGTCGAGCAGCATACGCTTCACGGGGTCTTGACAGCTCTTCATGGTTTCGCGCACGGCCCGCCGCTGCGAAACCCATTTGGTCAGCAGCTCCGAAAGCACAGATAATCGTGCGGTGTTTTTGGCGAAACGGTGCGTGACCCCGTTCTCCAGCTCTACCGTGAAGACCTGAGTATCCGGCGGACACTCGCCGTCCGGCATGATCAGGGTAGAGTAACAGAGGTTATGGGCCATGATGATTGACGGGTACAGGCTGGCGAAGTCGAACACCACTACAGGATCGCTGTAGTACCCTATCTGGGGCTCAAACACCGTGGCACCCTGGTAGGAAACTTCCGGGTTCTCCGCAGAGGCGTCTGCCCCTTTGTGGTTTGGTAAGATGAAATCCCTACAGGCGCACTCGTCCAACAGAGACGTGTAGATGCGAATCTGCTGTCCGTCAAAAACGACGCGCCGCATAGGAATCTTGGCCAGCCGGGCAATGGCTCCGGCCTCGTAGTGAAAATTGATGATGTTGAAAAGGTCCCTCACGAGCAAGGCGTCCTGCATACAATACTTGCCTACATCTGCCCGTCCCTCAGAGCCCGCTATGAATCGCACAGGGATTTCCTTGTAAGAAAGATCATCCTTCTGTTGATTGAGGTACAGCTCGGCCATAGTGTTCAGTTTGTAATTGGGAGAGTTGGTCTTAGCCATACACACGGGGTACATGTCAATCACCACACAGCCCGAAATAAAGACTTTAGTGGCCGTTGTCATTGCATAATGTCTCTTTGGTGGGGTGTATGTGTAAAAACGTCCGTGAGAGGGTAATTTGCTAAAAGGACCTACGCTCATCTTGTACACGGTGTCCAACCGCGTCAAAATGTACTTGAAATCAAAAGCGTTGATGTTGTATCCAGTCACGAAACACGGTGCGTAACGCTTGAAGAATATGAGAAATCCAAGTAGCATCTCGTATTCCGAGGGAAACTCGTACACGTCGGCAGTCCCCACCCGTCCACAACTGCCGATCGTGAAGAGATGCATTCCCGATGTTCCAAACACCGTGCTTACCTCGCGTCCCGTTCCCCCAGTTTCGTAACACACACATGAGATCTGAATAATAATATCATCCACTTGCTCGGCTACGGGAAACCCCCCGCTGGCACTCATGCACTCAATATCGAACGACAGGCAGCGGTATACCGGCCACGAGGTGTCGTCGGCTATGGCCATTAAATCGGCTACATCACAGTCAATCTCAAAATCGCAGGTGGACGACTTGTTTTTGTGGCGCCACTCGTAGCGATTCACGCAGCACCACCCAAAAGTCGTCATCTTCTTGTCAATCACTAGTCGGGTTAAGGGGTCCACGCGAATTTCATACACCGGAACCCCCTGCTCTAGGAGATACTCGCCGATCTTCTTGGCCATGGTCCAGTTACTCATCGACACCTGGTACAGATTCGGTACGGGCCGTGTACCGTATCCGTAGATGGACGTCTTGGTGGCCTGAACAATACTTAGAGCATAAGACATCCTGGGTTCTGCCACCAACTCCGAAGCGCTGGCGAGCAGGTCTCGAAGCAGCTCACCATCTTGGTACTCGCAGTAAAAGTAGCTCCTCTGTCCAAACACATTCACGCAGATACTGTGCCCCTGCTCAGTAGCACCAAAAAAACGTAACACGTTTCCTGACGGTGTAATGTGATGACGGTAACGAGGAGACAGGCCCTCGGAGGTATCGTGAGTCAACACCCCATCCACCTGATCATACGTGTGAAACTTGAGCGGTCCCAACATGCGCCCCGCTATGCTTTCGATCGGCGGCGGTGACGGAGGCAAAGGACACGGCCACGCCATGTCATTATCAAGCACATGTTTAATGTCCCGATAAAACATAATTGGCACCCGTCCAGTCTTATGCTTAATCAGCCCCGATTGTCCATCATACATAGCACCGCGAGGCACAAGCTCCAGAAACGTCTTCTGCGCGGGACGCTTAGCGGCCCACGCTGACGGTTTTCGGGCACCAGCCAGGTAAGGGTTGAAGAACATGTTGCTGAAGCGAACTCACACCTCGTACTCGTTTTCCACCTGTGTGTAGCCCCGGCGGCGGTTGCGAATACGATCTAGAAGCCCAACGTGCTGCCCACCTTCCAGAGACACAGTGCGCCGAGAGTCCTTATCCTTTCCGCGTTTTTCTTCATCTAGCCTCTGCAAAGCCAACAGCATCTCATAGGCGTCCTCCACACTGAATTTTGTAGATGAAGCAGATGGTTTCTCTTTTATGCTGGAATAGACGCTTTCTTCATACGAAGGCGGAGGCGGAGTTTCTTTTACAGGCGCGGCCGCTGGAGGGATGTACGGGAACAGATGTTGCACGGGGCTCTGGTACATGTGTTGTTGCCGCGTGTAAATCAAGTAAATAACGCCCAACACCGCCAGCAGGAAGAGTATCATGGTGAGAGAACCAAATGGATTTTTGATAAAACCAACGATGCCGTCCACGATGGAAGCCACGGCGCCGCCAACAGCTCCAATGGCCACGCCCAACGCTTTTCCCGCTGAACCGAGGCCGCTCATTAGATCGTCCAAGCCTTTCAGATACGTTGGCACATCATTAAACACCTTTCCTTCCATGTGAACAACCCTCTGCTTGTAATTGTTAAACTCCTGCATGATTTCTTCCAGATTGAAAACGTTGCTTGCTCGCAATTCCTCTTCAGAATACAATTCCAGGGCTTTAAAGTCCGTGTTTTCCAATGGATCAATATCCAAAGAAATCATGGTATTTATGATAGGAATGGTGTCCAACGGAATTTCTCTTTTGTACACATAGTCCACATACTCGTACGAGGTGTTGCCAGCAATAAAAATCTTCATGCTGGGAGTCTCACATACTTCGGTACGATGACGCCCCAACAAAATTTCATTATGTTCTCCGAGCTGTCCGTAATGAACATGTGAACTGTTGTAAAACCTAAACAGTACCACCGGCCTGGAGTAGCAGAGATTTTCTTTTTCTTTATCCTTTATATGCATGTCACACATCACTTGAACAGTAGTTTGATTTACCTCTACACATTTAGCCAGGCTAATAACATCTCCAGCATACCGAGCTGCAACTGGCTTGTCATAAATTGCAGACAACATGGCAGTAGGGTTAATTTTACTTAATTCCTTCAGAACCTCTTGCGTTCGCTTTTGATCTTTACACCAGGCTTCAGCAATCTGTCTCAGAGCACGGTTAATGTAATTTCTTAATGTATCATAAGTAAATTGCAGCTGCGCGTACACAACGGTATGAAGGACATCACTGTTCAAGAGTTCGCTGGCATTCTCAACAGATCGCTTCTGACGCGACGATGTTGCATTAGTTAGATTTGTATATCCATCGGCCAATTGTTTCATTTCCCAGATAGCTCGTTCCTGTACAGGCAACCAAAACACGACCAAGCCGCCAGTTGTTTCATACACTGTAACATTTCCAGACTGCACGTAAGTTGAATTATATGTTGTGTTGAAAATTTCTTGCAGCTTTCTTTCAGCCTCATCCTTTATGCATTCCAAAGCTGGATCAGAATCATTAACCGGAGTCTTTTTAGACAAGAATGTGGCAGTCATACTACCAGATGTAAAATGATATGTATCCTCAGCTTCCGAACGAATAGTGCGTTCTGATTGTTCCCAAAAAGTGAATTGACAGGTACTGTTGTTCTGATCCTCAATATCCCAAGACATTAGCGAATCTGCTCTTTGAAAAAAAGCCATTAAACGATGAGTTTTTTCTGGAACATTTTCTCGTCCATAGTATTCCACCATGGAATAATTTTTGTAAATATGAAACTTATCTTGGTTTTCACCAAAATGTTTGTGATTGCTGCCGTTGTAAAAAGGAGAGATGTCTACCCATTCGCCGCCAGAAGTCACAAAAAAATCATATGGGTATTTTGATCGCGCAGTCGTCACGGTCACCATGCAGTTTACATTAGAGCTTGTTGTATACAACCACGTGCTACCGGCCTTGTGCCAAAGTTCTTTCACGGTTACGAAGCGCGAAGTGTGCGTGTTAGAGTAGTCTTCCAGCAAGAGCATAGTTTCATTTACAAAGCTGTCTTTATGATAGGTATCATAGACTTTTCCTGACATTGTTCTCTTCACGGAGTTGTAACATCTGTTTAACCTGTTAATGTAATGCACTTCCCACAGTGGAACAGGCAAATGCTCCACAGTTTGTCCTAACATGTAATTAACATAAATATAAGAATAACTTTGACGCTGCGTTAAAACCTTCTGATACACAGTCACTTTGAAGGTATACGGCTTGATGTTCCGTTTGTACACCACCATAATACCCTCATCGAAATCTTCTTTTGTGGGCTTGAATGATTCACATTCAATGTTCTGTTCAAACCGAAGAAGATCCGTCCCCTGAGCCATTGAGCATACGCGATATGGAAACTTTGCAACGTCAGCCTTGATAACTTCATGTGTCCTTACACTGGTATTTGCAATTAGAGGACCAGTAGTCATGTTCACCGGAGAACTTGTCGTAGACGCGGACTGTGAAAAGCCCGAGGAAACATTAGTTGACGAAGCCACAGACGAGGTAGACGAACTCGTACCATTACTGGAAGACGTAACACTTACCATGCAAACCGCCCACAGGCTAACAGAGAGAAGCAGGAACAAGGTCCTGCTCATCTTGATCCCGTACCAAGTCCAGTAACAGAGAAGCGTCACGTGGACGTTTTCGAGAGCCCCTCACCCTCCGATGAACAGTGGTTGGCACACAGACACTGTCTGGCTCCCGAAACACGTCGCGCTGTTCATCCGGCCTGGCGAGGTGCCTATATAGGAGGAGATACAGGTCCTTGGACTTATAAAGTGTGCCCTCGTGACGCAGAAGCAGTGGCCACTCTTTATTGTACGTCAGCACTAGATCCTCTTCGGTGGTGAATTCGTCACGTAAACACGCAATCGTTAGCTGTTTTCCGAAGGTTTCGTTATATAGTGCGACCGAAAGTACCAGTTCCCTAACGTGTTTCCACATCTCCTTTTGCAACATGTTTAGATCCCCACAGTTACTAAAATCAAAAAAGCCCTGATACTTGACCACCATCCATTCGCTGGGGTAAACCGTCCCCTCGGCACATTTCACCAAATCATCTTTGATATGAGGCAATACCCCCGCATTATCACAAGCGTAGGCCATATCCACATTGTGAGACAGAGGGTATCGATCGGTGCAGTGAGTGAAAAGGGGGCCGTTACACAACTGGTAAATCTGCTGACCTAGCAGAGGAAGTGACTCCACAGGGAGGCTTTTGTGAATGATGTTGTTTACTACGTAGAGGTGCTCGTCATAGCTGAGCACTTGAGCCACGTCCACTATATCGGGATTTTCTTGATACTGGGTGCGATAGATGAATCCATTCATGAGTTTTGAAATAAAGTCTAAGCAAACGGTGCCTATGAGATTCACGTCAATGAGTTTGCTAGTCAGGCGCTCTTGGGACTTGATGCAGTTGATGACTTTGGCGTAGCCCACCTCGGACACCTTTTGTAGGTAGGCTCGCTTGCGTATGTTCACCTCGCGCGTCACGTTATGTATGCGCGTGCGCGCGTCCATGTAGTCCAGAAAATCGTTGTCCTCGTCCTGGTTGCCGTTGCTACTGGACGTACTCTGGGGGTCCTGCCCACGAATGGCCGACCCGCCCCCCGCCTCGGCCGCCGCCGCCCCCCCATCGGCCGCGGGGCGCCTGATCTCGTCTAACAGACATTTGATTTTGGTATACATTTCGTTGCTTTCGTGGAGCTTGTTGAAAACCGGGTTGTCCTCGAAAGCTTGAATGCTGAGGGATGTAATTAGGTCGATTATCCTGCTGGGGGCGGCAAAGACCGACCCCACGAAAAGACGCTCCTCGCGAGAGAGCGCCTTTTCCCCGACCACGAAAATGTCCTCCACGTCCTCCCCGTACAGGTGCCTGCTGAGGGCGTTCATGAGGACCCGGCACAGGTGATGATAGACATTTAGCTGCTGGATGCTTATCCCCACCCGCTTGACTATAACCTCCGAGGTACGGGACCAGTAGGTAAAATCCGACAAGGAATATATTCGAGCCGGTATAGCCGTAAACAGGTTGTACTCCTTCAGCGCCTCCTCCGCCTCCTGGATATAGCTGTGGTAGACCGATGAAGAAGAGAAGAGGTTTTTGAGGGCCGTGAGGACCCCAGGGAGGCTGGGGATTCGCTGCGTCAACTCCAGGAGGTCCTGCTCCACCGTCTGGATATTCACATCGCACTGGCTCGAGGGCCGGTGGACCACGATATGGTTGCAGAGCAAGCCCTGGAGACGCTTGTTCAGCGACCGGCCCTGGTTGGGGATTATAGTCAGCTCCTCGTAGCATTGGGCGCACGTCGTTCCCTCGACGTACGCCTCTTGGCAGGCTACCGGAGACACTCCGCACAGGCGACGCAGCAGCTGCAGGAGCTGCGAGCACACCTCCAACCCGGTCTCCGGCGACAGGATCGCGTACACATAGTTCATCTTGCACAGGAAGCGCTCGATATCGTTGAGCGTGGCTAGATTGACGCTGAACTTTACGTGCTCCGTGAACGTGAGCTCCACCGTGTGATGCCTGTCGCACCGATCTAAACGAAGAATGGTACGGTAGTACTCCATTCGATCCGGCCTCCTCGAATACGCCTTGAGGGCGCGGTCCAGCAGCTCCGTATCCTCGTACAGGGCCTTCAAAATCATCTCCAGGTACAGGCTCAGCAGCGAGGTCTGGGTACGGTTCTGGCGCACCACCTCCGGGTAGATCCTGCGGTACAGATAGGCGATAGCCAGTGCGTTCCTCTTGAACGGACTTGACTCCGCCAGCAACACGCTCGGATCGCAGTACTTTAGACACTCCAGTTCCATGGCGTATTCGTTGCATTTGGAACACACTACGCACAGTTTCTGCAACAAATTCATCTCCCGCGTTCTGGTCGTCCGAGTAGCACACGGCGTCCTCCGGTATATGCTCGGGGAGAGACATAGGGACGGCACACAAATAACTCGCTCGCTCTGCAGTGTGCCGTGCACACCGACGTTAATATATAACGGCGTGCACGGCGTTTATTACAGGCGGCCTCTCTTGGCCGGCAACAGACCACAATCCTCGTCAAAGGCGTGCTCCCCCCCGCCCGCGTTCAGGCCCACAGAGTTGCCCACCGCCTCCCCGGAGGCGGCGGTAAACAGCGCCGACAGGTCGTGGACCTCGCCCCCGCCGCCGGGCTCCGGCCGGCTGTCCAGCACCTGCTGCAGATTCGCCAGTGAAAAGTCGTCCACTCCCATCTCCTGCAAACGCGAAAACTTCTCCATCAGGGAATCGGCCACGGCCTGACATCCATCTACAAAAAACAAAACATCGTCCCGCTCGGGAATCTCCTCCCGAGTGCTCAGTATCTCGTACATAGCCATGAGCTCGGGATCAACGTCCAGGTTCTCCGAATCCAGAGCCGCCATGACCCTGTTCTTGATAATGTCCTCGTCAAACAGCACGTTATCACGCCGGGAACGCTTGATGAGAACGTCTGAGAGCTTGGTGGCCAGGATACATCGCTGACGCATAAATTTATAATCCTGACCCCCTATAGAATTGGTGTTCAGGCTGCGCTCCACCCCGTTACCCGAAAAATAGCCAATCTGCCCAAACTGGTAAATTTCCTTGTTGTTGTTCACCCCCGCGTACTTCTCAATTGAAAAACTCACAGTCACCAGGGAGCGTTGCTCAAAAATGGTGCGCATCAAGGACTCTCGCGTAACCGTAGACGCCAGCGGCGCCGTAACGCCGGTCGCTTTGAGATCCTTTAAACGCAGGGCAAAATCGGCAGCTGACGCAAAATTGGGACTCTCTCCCAAGATGTAGGGAAACTGGGCGTGATTCTGATACGTCAGCCTCGTTGTCAGGCCGTGCAACGTGCCAATGTAATCTTTAAACCCGTAAAAACAAAGGAACTTGTTGTGAAATCGGTTTTCCAGATAGTTGAGCATGCAATCGGGCGGCACGTCAATCAGGTCATGCTCGTTATAATCAGCGGTGACCGAGATGACAAACTTGACAAAATTGTTGAACTCCCCCATGTCCCCTATATTGACGTTTTTGGGCAGTGCGTTGGCACACACTTTCTGCCAGAACTGTAAACATGAGAACCCGCAATCGGGAAATAACTTATCGTGATACTTGTAGAGCAGAAAGCCCAGACAGCCCTTCACTGGATTCTTCTTAGGTACGTGCTCGCGACGAAAAAACACGTGAGCCGTCGTACCCTTGCTAGCCTTAGAGATGGGGCGGTTTTTGACCCTGAACATGAGCAGACTAGGGACAGAGAGGCGGGAGAGCTTGATCTCCATGGAGATGACCGAGTACGTGCCCCGGGCATAGAGTTTAAAGTCGGGGAGGCGGTCATGATCCGCGTTTTTGGAGGATTTCACATTCCTAATAAAGAGAAAACCCTTTCGGGAGGAAGTGGTGGAAAAAGCCCCGTGGATAGACTGGAAGTGTTGAGTCACCCATCGGGAAACCAAACTCGTGGTGAGGGGGTTATCTACAATGTAGGACGTGGCCGTGATGAGGGCGACGTTCTGAATGATAGCGAAAATCACCCGATAGTACTCATACGCAAGAATGGGACTGAACGAAACGGCGAAAGGGTTGAGATCGAGGTTAAAGGCCTGCGTAGCGCCTAAAACCTCGTCGCGATTACTTTTCATACGGACCTCGGACACGAAGCTCATGGCTTCGTCGTCTACAAACTTATTAAGCGAGGACACCAGATTAATAAAATCGCTCCTGCCGTTGATAGTCATAGTGTCTTCACCCGTCACCGAGTCTATGAGTCTCATTTTTTTACAATAGTCCAAGATGCGGTTGAGACGATGGGTGCGGTCCACGCTCGAGCTCGCGGTGCGATTAGACGTCGACGCGGAACCCTCGTCGGCTTTCGCGTCTAGACTCGCTTCTTTAGACTCCGCGCTGTAGCGGCGTCCGAACGTACCCAGCACATCCACATCGTTGAGAAATCGAGATTGCATGACCACGACGGAGGGCTCCTTCTTCGGGAGCCTCGGCATCTGAGGCAGACGGGTCTGTACCCGCACGAATGCCGTGTTGTAACAAGTATGACAACATGTCCCACCACAGGCCCCACACAGACTAGACGAACAACCGATTAAATGATTACTCAAAGTCGAAGACCCTGTCAACCCGGTATTGTAAACAGAAACTCGATTGAGGTACCATATGAAGGCAGAGAAAAGTTGGGGACACGTACCGCAGATGAGAGACAGGTGATACGGCGCATAACGTTCGTCCTTGGCGACCACGCCAGAACACTTAATCAGTTTCCTGGCGTCGTTATACGTGTCTTCGCACAGCCCCGTCAGGCCGTTGGCGAAGTGAATAGACTTCAGAAGCACCTCCTGACTGGCTCCTGTACCGCTAGCGTTCTTGTTGGAAGTGAGATACACAAGTCGACTATGATACAGAATAGAATTACAGCTAAACAGCAGTGCACTCATGTGGGTAGAGAGATGCAATTTGAGCTCGGTGAGAGCTCGAATGAGATCACGATGATCCGTGGCGTTCACCACGACAGGCCATTCCGAGTAAACCATGGAATCCGATGCCCCGTAGGCCGAGTCCAGAAACACCGAGGCGAAGCTGAAACCCAGCTCGCAGATCACGGCGTCGCTGAGCATTAAGTGGTCTTTCTCCAGACTGCTCAGCTTCTGGCTCGTGTACCCGAAGTACTTCTTGTGCGGAGCCAGCTTCACGGACTGCTGGCTGTCGTTCACGAACTGCTTCAGGGCCGCTTCGATCAGCACCTTGGTCTCTGAGAAGCGCAGGGCCTGGCACCACGAAGTGTAAACATAGTAGAACAGGGTTTCGCTCACCGCAGGCACGTACAAACCCCGAGATTCCACGAACGAGCTGCGTTTGTCTAGAGACAGCTCGTCCGAATCCACATCGGCCTGCAAAGAACCAAAGAGGGTGGGAGGATACAGCGGGACGCGCACCGCGTCGCAATCGTTCAGTCGAGTGGGCACCGCCTCCTCGAAGCACGGGATGAGCTGGCCCGCATACATGAACTCTTTCATACCGTTGCCCACGACGACGTGCACCAACACCTCTTGAGGGTCGCACCCGGCGGCCGTGCAGAGGGCCGCAAGGTCGGTGGGGGCACGTCCTTCTTCCGGCACGTAGCTCTCAATGGCGTATCTTTGACGCGTTTCGTCACACAGCCGTTGTACGTCACCATGCGGCTCCGAGAAATCCACGATTCCCTGAGTGTTGTGGAAATACAGAGCAAAGGGACAGAAAGACGTCACCTTAGTGAGCACCCCGCCGTCGTAACACACGACAGGGGTGCGAACCGAGGTACAGAAATCCTGATCGACGGTGAGCCCCATCAAGAGCGGGGCGATCACCACGGGTGAAGAAGAATCGCACAGCGATAACGTGGCTAAAACCTCGTTCATTTCATGGTTGGTCTTGGTAAAGTATACGTAGGCCGCCGGACCCACGGGAGCGAGAGCACTGAGTTCCTCGTTGCTCATGGTGGTCGTGTAGCGACTACGGTAATACCAAGTGAACTTTATACCTAGGAGGGGCTAAGACGTCATAGTTGACGCAATACGTAGACCACCAGCAAGGAACTGCACACTGTCCCCGACGCGCGCCGCCCCCTCCGACGGTTATGCGCCCGATTTGCGACCCAAACACACCCCGCGCCACCCGCCGCCGGCTCGGCGAACTGTCCTCGAAAGGCGCTTCCGAAAATAGCGTGATGCTCGGTGGCGTTCCATGCGCCACCTGGTGTCCGAAAAAAACAACGTGGTCCGCGACGGCAAAGTGAGCCACGTTGCTTTTTTTTGGCAACTGGATGATTGACAGCTCAATAAAAACGGTGTTTTCTTAAACTACGTTAGTGTCTGCGGTGTTTTTCGGCATTTCGCGTCGGTCACGTGTACATAAAACTCACAAACACCGTCTAACAGTTTAGAAATCAAAAGCAGCGTCGGTGTTTTCAGTCCCCCGCCGTCGTTTTTTGCATCTCGCCCCCACCCCCGCGCACACGCCAATCATTTTTCCACCGTCGAGAGGGCACTTTTCACCGTGCAGAGCAGCCCCGACACCACGCTGTTCTTCCGTGCGCATGCGAAATAAAAACGACGTGGTTCGATCCCGCAGAATTCGCCGATCGAAACGTTGAAAAGCGGGTCGAAAACGGCGTTTGTGTCACGTGGCGCCAAAAACACCGTCTCGCGCGCGCGTTATTAATTATGATAATCAGCAATGATACTCAAGTTTGAATATGCATTAGTTTTCGGATACGTGGGAGGGTCTATCCGTACCGTAATATCTCGTATAGCTGTACTGATATGACGTAATCCGATATGCAATCCTAGTCAAGCTTAGCTGATACAGTAGATCTGATAAGGATATTACGGTAAACCTCATTAGAATATGATACCTTATAAGGCTTAATTAACCTGGGATAATTAGCATACGTATATAAAATATGCTAATGAATTAGGGTAAATAAGGAAACGTAAATATACTTCCCCCGCCTACTCTCATAAGCTTTCAGGTATGGGGGTCGGATAAGGGGGCGTATCCCTATATGCGTAACCACACCCAGTATTGTTTACAGGTTATTGACACGCCCCCTTCTATAACCACACCCCTTTTAACATGACGTAGGTACTGACGTCACTGAGGTATACTATGATATCATCCCTAGTCAATGCAGACCGTTCATTGACAGTGCATATATAAAAGCTAAATATAGAGGAACGGATTATGAAAATCTAGAACCCCTCACCCCCCAAACCCCCCTCTCCCCAGTGTGGGGGGGATCCGGTTTTGGGCGCGTGCGCAGTGCGCTTTTCGGCGCCGCGGACCGCGGGTTCCGGAAGATGGGCAGCGTCGTGTGCGCATGCGGTGCCAGTACTGCAATGCGTTTCAATGGGACGGTGTTTTTGATGCCCATCCCCCACGACGGCCGATTTTTCGTGGGTCGGTGGGCTTTGTCCCATCCCCCTACATGCGGACCCCCCACTCATTTTGGATGCCCATCCCCCACCCCAGACCCGCGTGCACGGCAGGGTTCGTGGGCCCGCCCCTCCCCCCACGGTGCTCGGCGCCCTGCTCCCATAGGGTTGCATTGCGGGCTGCCCATCCCCCATTTTTTTACCCAGCGGCCCCCGCTCTCCGGTTTGCAAGCCGAAATGGGCGTGGTTCAGGAAATTGGGGGCGTGGTGGAACCTTCTAGAACTTCCGCTCTCGTCTTTAAAAGCCGGCGCACCCGGAGCTCGGTGGCGCAGTCCGCGGCGCCGTCCGGGCAATCGCCAGTGGCGACCTGGGCATAGCCGTGGCTTGCACACTGCGCCCACCCCCCGCCCACCGGGGCCTCGCAGCCTCGGTGGGGGGGCGGAGCCGGTACAAAAGGTAGACCTCGCTCCCCCTCCCCCACCCGACCCTCCCCCACCTTCCCCCCGCAAGCCGGGGGGGACGGGGTGGCGTCCAGTCGGCGCGACCCCCTCCCCCACCTGGCACCCGCTCCCCCTGGTCGGGGGGGACGGGGTGGCGTCCAGCTGGCGCGACCCCCTCCCCCTCCGGCACCTTCCCCCCTCCCTCCAGCTGCCGGTTTCGCTTTCGATTCCGGCAGCATGAGCCCTGCGGGCTCGGGTCCACCCTCCTGGATCGCTCCAGGTGGGCGTGGCTATGCGCGCCGCCTAGGGAGCGGCCGCGGAGCGCCAGCGGCGATCGGCTCGCGCGCCCGGCCGGGCGGCTCGGAAGCCTGGCGGCGACCAGGGAACCGAGCCCCTGCACCCCGGCTAGGCCGCGGGCTGGTCCCGCCGACTGGCGACGCGGTTCCCGGGCCACAGCCCGGCTCGGCTCCCAGGCTCGCGCAGGCCGCGCTTCACCTGGCCCTGCGATCCAGCGACCCTGCCGCGATGGCAACGGCCTCGCCGCAGCGGCGGCTCGTCGTGGACGGCGGTAGGGCGGCCCGGATCCCTGGCTCCGGAGCGGCGGTCGGATTCAGCCCCAATGCGACCCCGCTTTCCGGGGCGATAACCAGGGATATGACGGGCCGACCCGAAGCCCGGCGAGCTTCCAGCCTGGGTTCTGGAGGTCGGCGGCCGCGTTTGGGACGACCTGGCTCGGACGACGACGAGGCCGACGGCGGCGGCACTGCTCCGGCCGCTGCCGTCGCTTCTCCCGCCAGCGTCGCGACCGGCGGGATCGTCACTACCACCACAACCACCGCGACTACGACCACTACCACCACGATCGCCGCCTCCTCTTTCTCCCCTTCCCAGGATTTTGCGGCTTCCCAGCGGCACAGCCGGCGGGCCGGGGCCGACTTGGACGCCGGACGCGGCTCCAGGCTCGACATCGGCCTAGATTTCAAATCGCGTTTCGGGTGTCATATATGTGGGCGTTGGCCCGGTGTTTTCGGGTCGGGACTTTTATTAGGACATGAACAGTTTGCGTTGGTCGGACTCGTATAAAAACTACTGCTTAAGAAATATGCGCTCTAAAAACAAAAAAACTATAGCAAAAACACGTCAGAGATCTAGCTTTTACCAGAAAGACACGTACGTACAGAACAAAAACTCATCCACTCCTCCGTTCGGCGGTAGCGTCGAACCATGCCCCCCGTGTGGCCGGGTGTAGCCGGCTCATCGGAAAGCAAAATCAAAAAACAGACTTGTAGTTTTGTAACTGCTGGAAAGAGATGATACGAAAAACTGGAACTGTTTAATGACATATATTTGTAGCAATGTGTCTGCACCAGTGAAATGTGTACGAACCTTTTTTAAAGCCCTTTCGTTATATGATAGTAAGAAGGCTGGCTCCGCAGGACGCCAGGAGCGTTGATGTCTTGGTCCTGGGTGCCTGTCTACTACAACCAAAAACAAAAATACATTCACTCTCGTCTAGATGAAACATTTACGACTCAATGGAGACGCGGGCTGCCCCCGCTCATCATCATACAGAGATTTTAAATTCACTTGTTCTTGTGTATTCTTAGTTATATCACTGCCACAGCCGCGGACACACTGGTCGCGGTGCGCTCTCTCTGCGCGGGGCCGGGCGCCCGGTCCTAGACGCCGATGTCGTTGTGGCGTTCTGACTTGGCGCCCGCCCCCCGACACTCTGTCAAGATGAACAAAAAGAGAAAAACGACTATAGCTCTCTACCGCAATGATGCAATCCCCACTAGCATGTGCTTTAACTGTGTGAACAAATCGTCTGTCTTAAAAATATATCGGGCCAAAGCCAGTGAGTATTTTTTAGCCACGTCGAAAAATAAGACATGATAGTATTTTGCTTCTAGATCCGCATCGTCATGGCCACCAATCATGATAATAGCAATCTATCAATTGTACAACCAACTAACCAACCAGCCGTCTCACCATCGTGTTGCCCTTTTGTGCGATGGCGGCGCTGCTTCTTATATAACATGTTGAAATATAGATGTGTTGTTGCCTGTGTTGTTTCCGCCTTTTCCCTGAAATGGTCTTTGATTAATTATGTGCCTCATCTGCCATTCGAGATCTTCGAAACATTTGAGTCATTTTGTAGTCATTTTCCTGAATACCAACCATATTTATTATTACTCAGACATCTTATAGTCAGTCAAGTGTAAGTTCATCTTCATCCTCGTGTTCTCGGCCCATTATTGTTTAGAAGTGTGCTGTGAAAGGAACTCTCGACTCACCCCCCTCCTCCCTGCCTCTACTGTACCCCATGTGCGCAGTCACCTATCAAACCTATTAAACCTGTCACTCACACAACACTTAGTTTTTTACTCAACCAGAATAGCAGTAACAAGACAAAATAAAACCAAGCTCGTTCACATTCCAAAAACAGCGTATGTTCTTTTTATTTTTTACAATCAGATCTGTCAATCAAACAGTGCAGGGCGGAACAATTCCCCTCAGTACCCCTCATCGTCCTCCTCCTCGTCATCATTGTCGCTGTAGCACATGTCCTCGTACTCTGGTGTCTGGCAGCGCAGTGTCATGGAGTCCGTAAACAGTTCAAACACGGGCTGCTGCTGTTGCTGCGAAGGCGGCGTGTTGACGGCAGAGTCGGGCAGAGTGCTCAAGGCGGAAATAGCCGCCACCCAGTCTGGTTCTGCCGCGGGCTGTTGCTGCGAACAAAGCACCGTACCGTTGTCAAGCTCGCCATCCAGTGGGGGACTCTGGAGTTGCGGCCAGGTCAGCTGCTGCTGCTGCTGCTGCTGCTGTTGCAGTGGCGGCTGCTGCTGAGGTGAAAAGCTGATCTCTTGGCCGGCAAACACAGGCGATGCTGTAAACACTAGGTTGTTGAGTGGCATGTCCGTGGTCGTACCGGGCATCTGCTGCGGTTCGGCTGCTGTTGGCGTGCCGGCTGGCACCGCTGCCGCTGCCAGAGGTGGAAAAGCTTCATGATTTCCACTGTGTTGTGGGTTCTCAGAAACCGTTCGATGCCGATTCAGCGGGGAAACTCCTGAGGTGGGACGTGAGGGGGCTGCTGCTACTGCTACTTGCGCGGGGGTAGAGGCCGTTTCCATGTGTGACGAGTGAGGTTCTGTCACAGTCACGGTGATATCGGCCGCTGTGTCCGCGACGGGGTCAGACAACAACGACGGGGGAGCGACGGGTGCAACGGGCGCCAGGTCGTGGTCAAACACCGTCAGGTCCACCAGGCACTTGGTGTCAAACGGGCAGTATGCCAGCATGGACTGGTAAGGCTGCAGTCCCTTCTGAATGCGCAGTTCGCACAGTTCGTTCTGGCACTGGTGCTGGTGCAGTCCATTCAGAATCAGTTCTGATACCATGCCGCAGCGGTAAGAGCCCATGGATCCGTTATCGTCAAACTGATCCAGAAAGTGCGGCGCGTTCTGCACTTGCCTGCTGCGGCGGCGCAGCAGTGTCACAGCCCTTGAAAACGAGCACAAGTAGGCCATGGCACGGTGGACGGGGTTTTGAAACGATTCCGGCGGCCGTTTCTGCAGATCCAAAGCGTCGTCGCGCGTCCACTCGTCGGGTATCTGGTTGGGTTTCTTCACCAAATTCTTGAGGATCTGGCAATTGTCAGACCACTCTGGGCTGTTGTCGAGGATGCAAGGCAGGTCCAGGTTGTTGAGTTTGTTAAACAACAGCTGCCGCAGGCCGGCCACGGTTGCCATGTAGGGATCGTACGGGTTGACTGGCAGCCCGTGCAGAAAGTGGAACTTGATGTAACTCAGCGTCTCGTCCACCATGGCCAGCAGGCCGTGCAAGCTGGGGGCATTGAACACGGAGAAAGATTTCTCAATCACCAGGCGTCGTAGCAGAGATGGGGACAGCCAGTCAAACTGCTGACGGATGTTCAGCAGGTAGTCCGTGTTCATGAGTTCCTCGTGCGAGATCAGCAAACGCCCAGGCTGCTGAGTGTCCTGTGGAAACGCCGTGGGTTTTTTTAGATCGTCAGGGTAGGGGGTGAGGTGCAAAATCTCGGCCGTGTACCTCTGCAAGTCGTACACCGGCGAGGTGGAACTGGGTTGGGAGGGATCGTCCCTTACCTCGCCGCCACCACCCTTGAGTCTCTGGCGTTCCTCTTTTTTCTTGTCAATCATCCGGCTCAGTTGCAGCAACTGCTCGTCGTTCATGCTGTCAAGTTCATGATTGATGGCCAGCATGTGCTGGTTGCTGCTCGTGGCCGGTGACACGGTGGCATGATTGCCGCCGCCGCTGTTGCTGCTAGCACCGTTACCAGCATTACCAGCGTTGTGACGGCGGTGCTGTTGCGGTGCATGGTGTTGGTGGTGGTGATGATGCGCGTTCTCGCGTCTCGCAGCGGGGTATTGCTGTCTCGCTGATGCTGGACGCCGGCCAGAGTCTGGGCCGGGCGGTGGAGACTCGGGCGAGTCGCGCACGGGAGCAGGCGCGGGCGGGCTGCGTCTACGCTGCTCGTATCTGGGCCGCTTGAACGAGGGCGCGTGCTCGTCGTCCTCGTGGTCCAGACAGAAGCGCCGTGCCCGACGAGCACGGCGCTCGCGGTCGCTGAGCTGCGAGAGCGCGGGCCCGCTACGGTACCTCTGGTGCAGGTCCATGTTGTGCTGGGGATGAGTGGCGTGTTCTGAAGAATTCAGCGTGTCGGAAACGCTGTATATATGCGAGTGGGCCGGGTATCCATGACGTTGATTTGCGTGGTTTGCGGTTACTGATCGGCTGTCGGCGGTCGGATTTTCACGGAAATGTGCACGTTCTTCGCGTTCGAATGACATTTCTTGGTAAAACAGCGGCTCCAAAGGCTGGCCCACAGGGCGTAGCTATGTTCGGTGCGTAGATCGATAAACACTTGCACGGTTTCCTGCGGGTTGCGGTGGGTATAGTTGAGACAGCGGAAGTCCCTGGTTCGCGAGCCGTCTAACCGCTTCACCGAGACGCAGTGGGGGCCGTGGGGCTGAAACGTCAGCGTGTGTTGCGAGGTAAACTGCTCGCTGACTTTTGAATCGTAGTGCTGCGTCAGATGTTCCAGCAGCAACGGCCACACGCGTGTGACGACGAGTCTCTGGAGGTCGGTGGTGTCGTCGGCGTGTCCGTGTTCTGGACGCCGGCCAGCCACGCCGTGCAGGTGGTAGCTAATTACGTCAGACAGTGTGCGCTTCTCATAGCGCGTGACGTTCACGGACCGTGTTTCCATAAAATTTATTTCTGGGGACGGGCAGAGTTTATCGCGAACGCTAAGTACTATGCGGGTGACTGGCGAGGGGGTTGTCTGTACCGAGGAGGAGCCTGGCGGGGGGCGCGGGGGGTGATGGTGCAAGAGATTACGGACGTCCAGCTGGGCTCGCACGAATCCCAAGGGATGATCCCGAAATCCCTCGGGAATAATAAAGATGGGAAGGAGACGACGGTGCATAAAGTAGCCGTCTTCCTGATCCATCTTATACATGAATGGCAGGCGGACCGAACGTCCGTGATGATAAATGCCCGTGTCCAGGCTGCTTTCTGGGTGTGAGATGGGGTCTAAGTGCTCATGCAACGGGATGTCTAGGCAGATGGCGTGGTTTAGCACCTGTGCGATCGCTTTCAGGACTGAGGGATTAATGACCAGGGTGCGCTCGGGGAACGGAGTGATGATGCGAAGGCCTAACTTGTCTGTGCATTTACAATAATCCGTTCGGATTTCGTAGGACGGCGGCGGGTTGTCATCGTCGTAGAAGTCCGGAGTGCTGGTTTTGCAGGCGCTTTTGAAGAAGTAGACCGGGTGGCGTTCGGGATCCGTGTCGCCGAATAGGCTTTCCCAGACCGTCACCCAGACGCGACGGAGACCGCGACAGATTTCAAAAATGACCTCTTTAGACAGTCCGTTCACCCCGTCTCTGAGGCGCAGATCGAAATCGGCTACAAAATTATGGGTGGGGAGGCGCTCATTAAAGATTTCGTGGCGCGTGTAGTAGAACTGGGTCTCTGGGTTGGAGCTGGCCACGTCGTCGTCGTGAAGCCAGATCATGTCAGTCAAGGCTTCGTCGCTAAAGTGGCTATCGGGAACGTGTTTGAGAAGGTCGCTCGGAAACAGGCTCTGATGCCAGTTTTCCGAAGTCACCGCGCAAAAAACATGGTGGTCGCTGGGGAGCTGGACGCGAAACAATGGGATGGGGTAATCGTGGTGGGACTCCTTTGGCAGCAAAAACTGCCGCTGCGAGTACTGGGCGAGGGTGCCCGTGGCGTACGTGTTGGCGGTTTTCAGGGACGCGCACAGGCGCAGCAGTCCGGAGAGGGACCTCTCGAGCGGGGGAAACACTGCATCCGACATGCTGTTGATGTGGTCTAGTTTGCGCATTACCTGAGACGACGTGCCAAAAAACCCTGTCAGGGTGGGACTTTCTGTTCGGTAGTTATACCCCGAGAGGCGTAAGTCGTGTAGCTCGGTGAGCAGCATGCGAGTTTCGATGTAGTCTTGGAGAAAGTTAGGCAGTGAGAAGTACTTTTTCATGACGTCTAACAGATCCTCCTCCAGATGGCGTCCCAGAAACAGTGGCTGTTTTTTGCACTGCTCGCCGCTGCTGCCATTGCCGTTACCGTTGGCGCTCTCGTCGTAGGCCACCACTTCACGATACTTGAGGAGGCGAGACCTGGACAGCGCCGTGCGGTAGGCGAGGTAGATGTAGTGCACGCACACGGTGTCTGGCAGGCGTGCGTGTTCGCGGAAGGTATTGATCCGCGTGTCCACGTGCAGCAGTTCGTCGTAGTCGCGCTGGTTGCGGGCCATAGCGTATTGCACGAATTGGGGGATGCGGGAACGGAAGGGGGAGCCAAGGAGCAGTCGGGTGAACTCGCTCATGGTGGCGTGAGTGGGTATAATGACTCCCAAATCGCGCGAAAAGCTGCGTACGTATTCTTCGACGGTCGATATAGTACTGTACTGTCGCTCGAGCAGATAGTAGAACATGGTGAGCAATACCTGACCTTCGGTGTGTCCAAAAACGCTGATGAACCATGACGGAGACGTGGGGCAGAGGAAGATGAGGTTCAGGTAGCGCACGATAGCGGTGTGGTGGAAGTAGACCAGGTGTTTGAATTCGCGCACCTCCCCGCCGTGCTCGGGAGAGATAACGGTGCGGAATAAGTGGTTGTAGATGGGCCGCGTTTCGTCTTCGTTGAGGCTGTCCACCAGGGCCGACAGCGGAATGGGCTGTCGGGTGTGCAAGTAGTGGGCGAGATTCAAAACGTCGTTGTTGACGACGAACACCGGAGAGACGCGCTGCGAATCCGTGCATTTTTGGGTCTGCAAACAGAAGTAGATGAGGTTGGAGGCGTGGTGTTTCACCAGTAAGGGAAACACACAGTGCTCGGACGCAGACTTGGACAGTACGTTGGCGACTATATGAGCAGAATCATACTCTGTCGCGAACAGAACTAGCGTCATTGCCGGTGGAGGATGGACCTGGCACGGCGCCTGTGTGGAGTTTTCACCTGTCAGCGGCGAGTCTCGCAGAGTGCGGACTATGTGCTGTTACAGCCTAGTGAGGATATGAACGTACAGGAGATGCACTGCTTCTTCGAGGAAAACTTTAGCACGTTAGGGATCACGCCCGAGGATCTTAAGACTTTTGCGAAGGATCAGGAAGTGACGAAGCATCTGCTCAAGCTGATCCCTCTGTATCGGCAGTGCCAGATGAAATGTCGTCTGCTGCAGGACTTCTTGTCGGATAATTGTCAGCCACACACGCGCCCCGCCGCCGAGGTGGAGAATCAAAAGTCGCAGCGGATCATTCAGGCTCTGGACGTAATGATTTTGAAACTGGTGGTGGGCGAGTTTGCCATGTCTGAGGACGACACTCTGGAGGTGTTACTGAATAAGTTTTCTACGGACCAAGTGGCCCTTTGTGAAGTTCAGAAGGTTATGGGTTTGGTGGACATGGATTGCGATCAGAGTACCTCGATTTTGGACGCGGCTGGTGTTACCGCTATGAATGAGGTGGCGGCTAATGGGGACGTTTTGGAGGATGAGGTGTTGTCAATGATCCCTCATGTTCCCGATGATGAGTTGCCTGCAATCGAAGAACAAGTTCGAACTCCTCCAGCAGCTCCCGCCAAGCCTAAGCGAAAGAGGTCGTCGACGGCGCACGCTGCCGTTTAAAAAACCCCAGTTCCACCAGCCCTCAATAAAAGAGACAATTACATACTCATGTGTGTGTCTGGCGTGGTTTATTCGGGCAACAGCAGTTGTTGTAAAATGTGGTGTTCGGGGGTGTGTGTAAAACCGGTTTCTGGGATCGGGGGTACTAAGAGCTGGCCTATGGGATGGCTGTTCACCAAGAGATAGGCAAAACGACAGGTAGTGAACACGACTTTGGCGATGGCCGTGTTGCTTGAAATGTACACGGCCGAATTCGAAGTGTTGACCAGCGTGACTGTAGCTACGGTGCCCGGTAGCCAAATGACAGGACGGGTGATGAGCCCTAGCTGCGCCATGTGGCGGGTTCCCACTACAAGGGCGCAAGTGCTGGGGGCTTGGATAAAGGCAGTGTCCAGGTACACCGTGTGGGTGTAATTGGGTTGGATGATAATCCGTTGCTGCACACGTAGGGAGAAGAAGTGGTTGTCGTTTGGGGGCGGCATGTTCATGAGCTGCCAGGGTTCGGGACGGAAACAGGGGAAGATACAGATGTCGCCCTCAATAGTGCCCGGCGTGATGGCTTGGAACGTGTAGTTAAGATTGATGACTTCCATGCTGAGGTTTCGTAGGCCGGGTTCGATGAGCTCTGGCATGCAGACAAATTGAGAATCCAGACATTTATAAAACGTAATTCCGAAGTATCCGATGGGAATGTAGAGGCTAATGCCGAGGGGTATGGAAGTGTTCGGTTGTTCGGATAGCCAGATGATGTGTTTATTGCGAAATGTCAGTTGCGTGTTCTGTTGCTTGACGAGGAAGCTGGAGGGGCTCCACTTGTACGGAATGTTGCGGCGCGTGGTGAAGATATCCACTTCGGGGTGTCGGAAAACGTTTTGGAAATTGAGGTTCGTGGCGAACTGAAGACAGTATCGTAGGTTGAGGCTGTGATCTTCCTGCGAATCCTGACGTTCGCCATTCTTTATTAAAGATGACTTTCTGCACCAGCGTTGGAACCGGGATTTGTGAGGCTTGGTGAGGATTAGCTGTTGATCTAGCCTGTCAGTGAGCACGCCGAGCATTGTGTCCCGGTGCCGAGGAGCGGAGCAGTCATGAAGCGCAAGACGGCGATGCGACTAATGCTGTGGACATGCCTGGTGGTTTTATGTGTGGCGAACACCTCTACCTCATCTACTACAACAACTACTACCAGCAAAATTACGACAACCCTGAAGCCAATTAGGCAGCATAGCAATAATGACTTTTTTAGTGCGCAGTGCACTTCACACATGTATCAAGTGTCTATGAAATCGTTCGCTGCAATTTGGATTTGTCTGAACGTGGTACTGCTGCTGATCTCTTTTTGCGTTGTGTTGCGGCATTGCTGTTTCCAGAATTTCACCACAACTACGGTGGCAGGATACTAAGAGACACATTGGTGGGTCGTGTATAAGTATCGATAGTTTTGTTTAGTCTAATCTCTTCTATAAACGCAAGACTGTTGATGTGGTCCCATAGGGGATCTATAAACAGGCTGTCGTTAATGGTGGTGGCATTAATGTAAGGAGGGGTTACTTGGTATAAGTCAGTTAAATTCATAGTTCCATGAATGCTCCAAACGGTATTATTATACAGTATCTGACGGGTATGGTTTGCCCAGGCTGATTGGCGTTTTCTATCTCTGGATTCCTTACAAAATGCTTTTTGTGTGTATCGTATGGTTGTGTAAAACCATGTTACCATATCTTTAAGTTGTGAAATAAAAATAGGTGGTTTGAAAGTTTCAGATGTATTGAGTGAGTTGGTCATATTTTCTAATTTATATGTAGTTGATGTAAAAATAGTGGGTAATACTGTTGCGTTGGGTGCCGTGGTTGTATTATTTATAGATCTTTTGGATTTTTTACTTTTGGTTTTATCTATTGGTTTTTGTCTTCGTTTAAGACGTCGCATGGTTTGTTTTAGTTTCCAAAGGCTTACACGAGAATTTCTAAACAGGTTTCGGCTCATAGCGTTTATTAAGTAAAAGCTTTTGGTACAATTATGTCTACGAAGATTTCTAAATATAGCTTCACTAAGACCTAGAAAATAAATTGTTTGACTATCTAGAAAAATATTTTTTGCATCTAAGTACAGTATTGTAGTCCATCGTGGGATATTATATAACATGGGATTAAATGTGGTGTTTAGTGTACAGGATTCTTCTCCCGTATCGTTGTGTAGTGACATGTTAATCATTTCTGACAAGCAGTTCATGGATGGAATAGAACCGCACGGAGGCGGAACTAGAGTCATAGTTGAGTTTGTGCGGTTATATTTGCACATAACATATTTATTTGGTTGGCGAAGTATAGGACTGTAAAAATCGTACCAAAAATATGTAACACTTTCATTTCTAACCGGACCTGCTAATAATAAGTGTTTATCGGGTAAACGTGAGAGTGGTATTGTTATTGGATAATTGCGAAATGACAGTCTTTGTGGACCTGTCAGGGCAACAGCTACTTGTGTGCCGGTTGATGATTTAGTAGTTTTACGAGTTTGCGCGCTGTAACTTAAACCAATTATAAGTAACAATATGTACCATTTATGTGTTTCAGATCCCATGACGTCTTTGTCGACAAGTTTACTGGTTTGTTTTGTCTACGCTTTAATGTTAACTACGCTGTTGATGGTCAGCTATCGATGTTTAATTGGATTTCAAGATGACATCGTAACCCGCTCGTGGATGGTTTTTAAAGCGTGTCGTGAAGGCCTGTATAATATGTCTCATTAAATAAATATGTACATACACATAAGGTGTTCATGTTTTTATTGTTCTACATCAATTTAACAATACGATACAAAACATAGAGTCCAAATATCGCAGCCAAAGCATAAATAACAATCAGTGCAATATGAGTGTCCGTTTGATCAATTACAGCTTCAGTAACTTCAAAAACTGTACCGTTTTTCAGAAGCATGAGGTAATGGGTTCGAGGAGATTTAACAAAGATGTTGTTACTTTCATCCAGTGCAAACAGTAAGTCTTCCCTATCATCTATGTACATGACGTTTACAATGCCTTGAGAATCGTCGTATTCTACCATGGCGCTCTCACAAAAATCACATTGTTCTAGGCTCAGGTTTCGAAGCATGACAATCGGCAAAGTTTCGTGTTTGCTGGAGCTTGGGGAACACGTGCTGTTGGTAGGAACCTGAGTGATGATAATGCTGTGACCAACCACGGTTGTCATTACTGGAAAGGAGGTTCCGCGTAACAAATAATCACCAGATACGGTATATGTGATTCCGCTAGAAACCGTAAGGACGGCGAAAGATTTGTCTGTAGATACACAGCTAACTTCTGGGAATGTGCCAAGTGTTTGTGGTCGAAGTACGTCAAGAACAGATAGAGCGGTCTGAACGGTTCTAGATCTGGTTGCTTTGGGGAACATTTTTTGAAAATGTTCCAGGGCGTGATCTCGGCGACCGCTTCCAGCACACGGACTGTAGAGATCGCTTACGTAAAGGTGTTCTTGGCTTCCAATCAGTTGTGACCAGTGTGACAGTTCAGCTAATGTGCACAATCCCGTTTCTAATACAAAAATCTTTCTTCTTTCTGCTGAATGGTTTAACATGGAATGGATTGTACTACCAGCTAGGTATAATTCCTGACGGGCAAATCGTGATATAAAAGAAGATATATGGGCTTTGTGCAGAAACCGAATGAGTTGGAGAACCTGTTCCATGGCGGTTTTGGTGATTAGGTTGTGTTGATTTTGTCTGGCTAGTACATAAACTAATCTGCTGACGGTGAGGATGCTGGAGATTTTTCCACTTGTCCTTAAGGTTTCGTTGGCCATTTGTGTTGCTTTAGGATACACTAGGGTGTTTCGTGGTTGTGTTTTTGCCATGCAGCTGGATAATAATTCTTCGGCTAAAAGGATGGAAGCGTGCTGGTCTATTGCACGGGAGATGGATGTTTCGGTAGATGGAGAGATGGAAGCGGTGTAGAGCATGAGGCCGTATGTAAAAGCGGTTTCTACTGTTTTTTGTGTCATGCTGTGACATTGTCCGTTCTGAAGGACGCCAACTGCGTATTTGTTCCAAACTGAAATAACTTGCTGTAAATCTTGATAATTTATAGAAAATGTATCGTTTAAAAAATCTTGTGTTTTTATGTAGGTATGATGTATTAGGTGGTCTTTCTTCACTAAGAATATCAGTTTGTGTTTTGTAGTCTGCTTAAGGATAAAGTTCATTTTGTTATAGGGAGCTTTAAACATAACTCTATCCAGGTCTCCAAAAAGCAAAAGCAGTGGTGTTTCTCGTATAACCACCGTAAGCGCAAAAAATTTTTCAGTGAGGGTGAGCTGAACGTAGTCATGTTGTGTGATATAGAACGCTTGAAAGCTGCAGGGTTCTGCTGCGGTAAACAGCAGTTCGTGATCTTTAAAAAGATAGCAAGTATCATTAAAGATAGGTGTGTGAAGTCCAGATGCGTTAACAGTTGCTGGTGTTCCATATGATATTGTAGTTTGAAGATTTAAATTAGTAGGAGGGGGTACTGTTGATGGATGCTCTTGTAGATGGTTTTGTTGGCTCAAGTTTTGTCCATAATATTTATACTGAATGTCGTCTTGAGAGGCTGTGGCGTACCGATTGAGTTTGTCGAGGTATTCTTTGAGTGGTGTTGATAGGTCCACTTGGTTTAAGAAGCTTTCAGCCAGTTCACCGGTGAAAAGGCATCGAGGTACTTGAAACACTGTGTACTGGTATGGTTTTTCATAAAAATTGAAGGTCATGGCGTTTTCTCTCACAGTGCTGATGTTTCGTTGAGTGCCGTTGTTGTTGCATCGCGTGCTGTTCTCTCTCAGAAACGATAGAGGACGAAGGGTTAGTTCTAGAGCCATTGGTGGCAAAATGTCTGAAGATGCTGTTATTTGCAATATGAGCCATGTCAGCGCACAGCCCAGTACCAGGCCTCGTGCCATAGCAGGCCTCGGTATCAGATGGACAGATGAAACCGGGACGTGTTCCAACTGGTGTTCTGGCCTATTTAATATGACGCAATTCACGAACAGGTCGCGTCGAGTCGCTATTTCCCTGCAATGAAATACGCGTCATGTCGGTGAGAAGCGGGGTTCTCACCTCTTTGGGCGACTTACCCAGCTTTCGCAAGCGAAACGGACAAAAAAAGCACCTAGACATTTATCGCCGTATACTACGGGCCTTTCCCTCGTTTTTAGCGTTCAATCGTCTTCTGGGGGGACTCTTCCCCTCATACTGCCAAGGCTATCGTCGCTGGATTTTTTTTGAAGTGCGTCTGACGCAGCGAATTCCAGACTGCGTGGTCCTCTTTGTCTCCAAGGGGACCCCGCGCCGCGCCGTCTGCTACATCATCGAGTTTAAGACCACTTGCTCGGACGCCGATGGGCAGTCCGTGCGAGAACACGCCGTACACAACCTGCAGTACGTGCAGGGCCTGAAGCAGCTCAAGGGCGCCCTGACGGACTTTGAGGCCCTCAAGGTACCTCGCGGCGATTCCTGGTCCGTCATCCCCACCATCATTTTTTTCCAACAGCAGGCCACGCAACCTTCTCTCGCTCGAGCCTTTCGTTCGGCGCCCTTCACCCTTTGCACTGATTCCGTTATAGACTACCTCAAACTACGTCAGGATGAGTCTATTGCAACCCTACTATCGGCTACCCATCGTCGCTTTCGAACCTCACGCCGAAAACATTCTCAGGTGTCCTCCTCACGTGCTGCGGAGACTGGTGGACGACTCCGCCGCGGGGCTGCGCAAAGAGGAAGTGGTAGCCAACAGGGTGCGAAAGCGGTACCTGCGCGAGGAGCTCAGCGAGCTCAACGAGAGAGTGCAAACTTACTGCGAAGATCTGGAAACGCGCGTGTCCGAAGCGGAGGCGCTGCTCAGACAACAGTGCGAGGTCGAACTGCCGCCGCCGTCGCAGTCTCAAGAGGCCGCGCCACCCGCAAAGGAATCTTATAGCGCTGGCAACGGATCAGAGGCGCCGCCTCAGGTCACGCGGGATAGGGGCCAGACCGCAACTTGGGTGGCGCAATGTTCCGACCAGGAAAAGGGCGTTTTGTTTTTCGGAATTACGAAAAACGACCCCTTTATTCGCTTCCACACCGATTTCAGGGGGGAGCTCATTAATACCATGTTCGAAAACGCGTCTACCTGGACGTTCACCTTCGGGGTTTGGTACTATCGTCTCAAGCGCAGCCTCTACACGCAGCCGCGCTGGAAAAAGGCCTTTAGACTGGCGCAGATGGAAAATTTTTCGATTTCGCAAGAGCTGCTCATAGGGGCAATCAACGCGTTAGAAAACGTAACTGTGTACCCCACGTACGACTGCGTCCTGTCCGATATCGAGGCCGCGGTGTGCCTTTTAGCTGCCTATGGACAGCACCACTGGGACGGACGCGGCCTCCCGGACTCCATCCAGGGGGTTCTTACGGAGCTACCTCATTTGCTACACAAACTGTCGGACGAGGTCAGTCGCGAAATCGTGACCTGGGATGGCGCGGCCACTGTCAATTACTATGCCTATCGTGATCCGCCCGACCTCAAGTACTACATGCCCCTGAGCAGTGGTCGCCATTACTCTCCGGGGACTTTCGACCAGCATGTCTTGGTGCGCGTGCTTTACAGGAGACAAGTCATCCAGCACTTGCCGGGATATGAGGCGCAAACTGCGACAATGGTGCAAGAGCGCCTGTCGGGGCAGATGCGGGATGACAGTCTCTCCCTGTGGTGTAAGCGGCTACTTACGAGCAAGGTGGGCCGTGATGTACCTGTTTTCGTGCACGAACAACAGTACCTTCGTTCTGGGATAACGTGTCTGACGGCCCTGCTGCTAATCTGGAAGGTTGCCAATTCGGAGAGCGTTTTCGCGCCCCGATCTGGCAAGTTCACCCTGGCTGACATTCTGGGGCACGATGTTCTACCGCGATCGACTTCGGACGATGGCAGTTACGGCTATGGGAACCGGGTTAGGAATTTTGAGTTCCTGTTGGAACACTACATTATTCCCTGGTACACTCGGGATCCCACCGTCACCATCTCCCAATTATTCCCAGGGGTCATGCTCCTGGCCATCACCGAGAGTGTGCGTAGTGGCTGGGACCCCTCGCGGAGAGGTGACAGCCAGATGGGGGACAGCGGTGGCACCGTGCTGATGCAGATCAGCAAGGTCAATCCTGTGGCCGATTTCATGTTCGCGCAGAGTTCCAAGCAGTACGGCGAGTTGAAGCGTCTGGAACTGCACGATGCGCTGCTGTTTCACTGCGAACACGGTTTGGGTCGCCTTCTTTCGGTGGCTTTGCCTCGTCATCGGGTTTTTGCATTAGGATCTTCATTATTCAACGTCAATGATATTTACGAATGGTTATACTTCAGTGTTTTAGGTTTTCTTCCGGTAGTCAGTGTGATGTAAGCGCTAGGGGTGTGTGAACAGCATAAAGGACGATTCCCTGGCACGCGTAGCACGGGTACGGCGTTAGGAGCTCTTCGGAGCGGATCGTGGCGTGGTGTCGCGGCCGCTCCTCACGGTTCCGAGATGATGTTTACGGAGAAGATGGCCTCCACCCTGCTCAACGGGATGATGGGCTCGGCCAGTTTCATGATTCTCACGCTGGTGGTTTTGTGCCTGGCGGTGCTCACCAAAGCTAGGCTGCCGTACAGCGCGCAGATATTCACCTGGAATTTGGTTGGAATCCAGTGCATTTCCATCTTCTCCATGCTTCTGTCGAGACATCTTTCAACAGAAGAAGTGTCTAGATTTGATATTTGCCGAGTGGCCCTCTTCATGGAAGATGGCTGTCTTTACATCACGGTGCTGCTTTTTATGTTCCTGGTCCTGGACCGTCTCGCTGCTTTTCTCAACGGCCGGCATCTCTGGAGGCATCAAACGAGTCAGAATGTGGAAGTGGCTGGCTACGCTGTTTTGTTTTGCTGGATTCTGGGCTTCGTGGCTGCCGTTCCCACCGCGGCCGTGGCCGTTCCTAACCAGCTGGAACACCGTGGGTGCCAGATACCATCCGGATATGTCTCTGTGGACATGACCATCAAGATCTGGTTTGTGTTCCTGGCGCCCGTGGTGACAGTTCTGGCTGTGATCATTCAGATTTCCTATCACAATCATCGGGATCAGGCGTGGGGCTACGCGTCAAGAGTGCTCGTGTTCTACACAGTGTGTTTCTTAATGCTGTTCCCCTATTACTACGTGAGATGTGTCAACAGTGGTATGGCCTTTCCAAATGGCACCGTACCTGATACGGTGACGTATAAGCCCGTGCTGGACTACGTGTTCTTCTGCGCTCAGATCGTGGCCGATTTCCGTCTGGTGGTGTTTTCGTTCTTCATCATTTTGCTGTGCTGCCTAAATCCGTTGAAGCAGCTTGACGAATGTTTTGATGGAAAAACGTGCCAGAGGATTTGTTCCGGTCCGTGGCTTCGAAAGTTTGTTCACGTGTTGGAGAAGCTGGATCGCCTCGTCACCTTGTCCAAGGCGGCCGACACTGTGGTGTTGACTGAAAACGAAGAACCCGTGGCTGTGAACGATCGGCCGGTAGAGGTCACCGTCACCCCATCTACTTCGGCTGTCTTTAGTACCGGAGAGTCGTCGGCTTGAGGGTGTGGGGAACGCGTGTATTGTCACCTAAGGGGGATTCCTGTCACATGTCACCGCAGGTGGTAGGCATGTGCAGTGCTTTGGCGGACGCTACGGCCTCGGGATGCAGTGTTACGCGGGGAGTGAGAGAAAGTGTACCTGCAAACGCTTTGTAATCTTCTATAATAAACGTAAAAATGCCCATCTCATGTCGGCTCCTTTGAATTTCGAACGCGTCGCTGCTGATTGTCATCTTGCCGGTTCCGATGAGGTAGAAGTACCACATCTTCTGGCAGATGATGCGAATCAGCGGTTCGTAGGCCGCCGTGCCCCAGTGACGGGTGAAGAAAGCGGCCAGGCGGAACAACCTGTGTCCGTACAGCGTGCCCAAGGAGAACAGCAGATTACCGTTACGGGCTAAGTCTTCGGGAAAGGAAATGAGTAAGCCCGTGTGCCGTTGCACGAAGCGGCTCAACAGCGCCGTGCTGAGTCGCGGTTGACTCAGCTTCTGGCTCAGCTGGGCGGCCTGCTCCTCGTGGAAAACGACGTGGAAGTCGACTTGGGGAAAAGTCTGTTGCAACTCGCGGTACAGATTCGGCCAGTACGAGGTCGGCGTTTTGCGGCTGAGAACGGCGTTGTCCGACACCCCCAGGTTATTGGTGGTCTCGCGGAGCAACAGCGTTTGCAGGCCTCGGTTAAAGAGCAGCACGCAGATGAGTCTCAAGATCTTGAGTTCTTCCAGCCGCAGGGTGTTGAGCGGCTGTCCCCGCGACATCTTTTCGCTGATCTGTAATATTAGATGATTGGCACAAGTAAAGGAGAATTTGCCGGTTCGAACCCGGGCCTCATCCGTGTGGGACATGGCCGATCCCGTCTACGTCGGGGGTTTTTTGGTGCGCTACGACGAGCCTCCCGGAGAAGCTGAGCTGTTTCTGCCCTCGGGGGTGGTAGACCGCTGGTTGCGCGATTGCCGAGGCCCGCTGCCTCTGAATGTCAATCACGACGAGTCGGCGACCGTGGGCTATGTGGCTGGGCTCCAGAATGTCCGGGCCGGCTTGTTCTGTTTGGGACGTGTTACGTCCCCCAAGTTTCTGGATATCGTTCAAAAAGCCTCGGAAAAATCCGAGTTGGTGTCCCGGGGACCGCCGTCCGAGTCCTCGTTGCGGCCGGACGGCGTGTTGGAGTTCCTCAGCGGCAGTTATTCGGGCCTGTCGCTCTCCAGCCGCCGAGATATAAACGCGGCCGATGGCGCCGCGGGCGATGCAGAAACAGCGTGCTTCAAACATGTGGCTCTGTGCAGCGTGGGCCGCCGCCGGGGCACGTTGGCGGTGTATGGCAGGCAGCCAGATTGGGTGATGGAACGTTTCCCGGATCTCACCGAGGCCGACCGGGAAGCGCTGCGGAATCAGCTATCGGGAAGTGGGGAAGTTGCCGCGAAGGAAAAGGCGGAATCGTCTGCCGCCGCCGTCGATCCCTTTCAGTCGGATTCGTACGGGCTGTTGGGGAACAGTGTGGACGCGCTGTACATTCAAGAGCGTCTCCCTAAGCTGCGCTATGACAAGCGGCTGGTCGGGGTTACGGCTCGGGAGTCGTACGTGAAAGCCAGTGTTTCGCCCGCCGAGCAGGAGACGTGCGATATTAAAGTAGAAAAAGAGCGGCCGAAGGAGCCAGAGCAGAGCCACGTACCGGCCGAGTCAATGTCTCACCCTATGAGCGCCGTGGCTACTCCGGCGGCCTCGACCGTCGCGCCCTCTCAGGCGCCGCTGGCGCTGGCCCATGACGGTGTTTATTTACCTAAAGACGCTTTTTTCTCGCTCATCGGGGCCAGTCGTCCCCTGGCCGAGGCGGCGGGAGCGCGCGCCGCGTATCCGGCTGTCCCGCCGCCACCCGCGTATCCGGTAATGAATTATGAGGACCCCTCCTCACGTCACTTTGACTACAGTGCTTGGCTGCGGCGGCCAGCTTATGACGCCGTACCTCCCCTGCCTCCTCCCCCCGTTATGCCCATGCCGTATCGCAGACGCGACCCCATGATGGAGGAGGCCGAGCGCGCCGCCTGGGAGCGCGGGTACGCGCCTTCTGCTTATGACCACTACGTGAACAACGGCTCCTGGTCGCGGAGCCGCAGCGGCGCGCTCAAGAGGCGAAGGGAGCGCGACGCGTCCTCGGATGAGGAAGAGGACATGAGTTTTCCCGGGGAAGCCGACCACGGCAAGGCTCGGAAAAGACTCAAAGCTCATCACGGGCGTGATAATAACAACTCTGGGAGCGATGCCAAGGGCGATCGGTACGACGACATTCGGGAAGCGCTACAGGAGCTGAAGCGCGAGATGCTGGCCGTGCGGCAGATCGCGCCAGCTGCGCTCTTGGCCCCCGCGCAGCTAGCGACGCCCGTGGCTTCTCCGACAACGACCACTTCGCATCAGGCCGAGGCTAGCGAACCTCAGGCATCGACTGCCGCTGCTGCGCCGTCAACCGCTTCGTCGCACGGCAGCAAGTCGGCCGAACGCGGGGTGGTGAACGCCTCGTGTCGCGTTGCGCCTCCGTTGGAGGTTGTGAACCCCCCTAAGGACATGGTGGACTTGAATCGTCGCCTGTTTGTGGCGGCGTTGAATAAAATGGAATAAAAACTCGTACAAACCGGTTCAGTGATATGTGAGTTTTATTATTATCATGCTGATTATACCTGTATTATTTTTACGGTACGCTGTCTAGATTCGAGGTCTCGCGGTGGGCGAGCGGCGGGCAGGGAGGGGTGCCATAAGTTCCTGAAAGGTAGATTGGAGGTCAGCGGCGGTGCAGATGTCTCCTTCCAGTTCGGATCTGAGATAAGACGTTGCTTTGACCGCTGTGTCCTCTATTCTGGCGGTAATGGGTAAAAGGAGATCTGTGTGTATATACATGTTCCAACATGGCAGGCTGAGCAGCTGAACTGTGGGGGGAGGACGTTCTGGGACGGGAGGTTGGCCGGCTTCTCGCCTGGCTCTAGCTTCTGCCCTGAGTCGGGCGCTTGTGGTGGGTTCCTCCTCATCTTCGTCTGAGGTAGAATCGTTTTCACTCTGGAAGGGAGCAAAGATGGCTTCGGTAAGGATCGGCGGAGTCAGTGGGACTGGTTCGTCTTCTTCCTCCTCTTCGCTGGAGGATGAGTTTTGTTCGACAAACTGTGAGATGACGCCGCGCATGATAACATCTCTAGGAAACAGGCCGGCGCGCAGGCGGGTTTGAGAGCATCTCGGAGTTTGCGTTCTGTTCGGCATGGTGGCGAGACTGCCCCGGGGAAAGAAATGAATGAATCCAAGCATCTGCATGTAATTGACAGTGATGGCTGTTTGAGTTAAGTTTTGTATTTTCAGGGTGATCTTCATGCGGCTGGTCAAAGGACCCGCTTCGATGCTGAGTCCTGGTATGTCTATGGGGAAGAACAGGAGATGACAAGTGCCCTGAGTTTCGATTGCGTTGTTGAAGTGTGCCACGTGCGTATGGTGCGCGGGAATGTTGACGGTGTGCGGGTTTCTCACGAGGAAGCCGTTTTCAGCGTGTCTCTCGAAGAACGGTGCCGGATTGTGGCGGCATATCACTTCGGCCCGGTGGGAGTAGACGGACATTTGCAAAAACAGTTCTGCTGGCGGGTGTCCAGATAGGTGTATGATGTAAACTCTTATGAGGTTTTGTTCTCCCACGGTTTCTGCTTTCTGGATGTAGGTGTCGGCGTCCGAACAGGCCAGCTGATCCATAGCGTCGACTACCGTCAAGGGCATCAAGTCGGTGGCAAACGTAAAGTCGCTGGTGAAGAACTGACCGCCTTCGGTGTGCGAATCTCTTCGGCGGCTCCAGTTGATGCCAGTTAAGTTGACCTTAACGGTCCACATGTATTGGGCCCGGCGGATGGTAACTCTGGCGTTGGCCCTTGGCGGGCGGTTTTCGCTCTGTGCTCTCCCGCGAAACAGGTGGATTCCAGTGACGGGCACTCGTACCAAGGGTAGCGCGAAAACCAGCACGGACATGGTGTTGCTACCGCTCCGAAGGCGTGTGTCGGAAAAATTGCACACATCTGTTCGTAGCGAGTCTCTGAGTGTGGAGCTGCATCGTCCTTTGAGGTTAAGGTCCGTGAGTTGCAGCGGGTCGCGAGGTGATTTTACCTCTTGGAAGGTACAGATGACGGCTGGATTCGCTACCTGTATGTTGGCGTGCCAGTCTATGACTTTCACGGCGTTTGTCTCCATGGTGGTGCTCTGAGTAGTTATCATTCTCAACACATGGCAGGTGAGGCGGTCGAAGGTGGCGGCCGGTGCGGCGGCCCGAGAGGTAGATGGCCTGGGCTCTTCTTCCTCCTCGGGAGGGCGATCCATGTTGAAGGTGAGGTGAGAGCTGGCAGGAGGCCCGGGTCAATGACGCTGTCCGCAAATACAGCACCCCGCTGCTCGCCCAGGAAACAAGTGCGTGACCTCAGGAGACCGGGGCTTTTATAGAGGTATGGGCTCATTCGCGATGCTTTTTGATAATCGAGGCGTCGCTGGTGGACGGTATGGGTTCCGCGGGCGCGTGCCGACGCCGTCTGGCCTGGTACGACTGCCACTCGCCCGAGATGCCGAAAAAGAGTCGCCAGTCATCGTTTCCTTCCCAGGAGAACTCTTGATGAGGTAGCTTGTCGCCGTGGACGATAGAGACGATGGGTATCAGGTCGGTGGCTCTGATACCGCACTGCCAGACGGGCCAGTACAAGACGGGAAATCCTTGCTCGCCGTCGTCGGAATCGCTATCATCGTAAGACTGACTAAAGTGTTTACGCTTGGCGACGGACTTGTCGATCGGCTTACGGTACTCGGACAACGACTGCGGTCTGGGTTTAGAGGACGTGGTGGTGGTAGCGGGAATGCTCACTTTGCCTCCGGGCTGCGGTTGCGGCTGGGGCTGCGGTCTTGGCATGGTTGCCGTGGGGTGAAGGACTTCCATATCGGAATCGGAGCTAGAGTCGCTGGAAGAATCACTGGATGAAGACGAAGAAGACGACGAGGACGACGAGTCTGGCGTACGCGAGTCGTGGGAATAAAAGTATTCCAGCTTGGCAGCCACGCGATGCTGATCCATAAACACAGAGTGGTCGCTCTTTTTTGTCTTGAATAAAAGTTTACGATCAATAAAGTAGAGCGATGCGATGGGCTGGAACTTGTCTATGGTCACGTTTTTATGTAAACTTCGCATTTCTATAAAAATGTTTTGCATGGGCATGAGCGGGTTGCAAGAGATGCTGACTCCGGGAATGTCCTTGGGACAGATGAGGCCGACATATTGTTCCTATTCGTAATGGATATCGATGAGGACCTGTGAGAGTTTTGTGGGTTTTAAATTGATCCGCATCGGACAGAGAATGGTGTAGCCGTTTCTCTCTTGTGGTCTCAAGAAAGGTTTCGGGTTACGGCTCAACATAATCGTGCCTTCGCCCTGTTCCCAAGCTAAGTGAATAAAGGCACTGGTTTTGGGGGGGTCGTCCTGGAGTGATTCCAAGTAAACTTTTGTCAATCCTCTGTCTTTATCGATTAATTGTATTCTCGCGACGTGCGTGTTGGGTAGGGAGCAGACCATTTCGTTGGCCGTGTTCATGGCCCATAGCTGCATGTCTCGCGTGTCCGCGATAAACGAGGCGGAATGGAAATGACCGCTCGGCATCCATCGGCTCTCGTGTCGGTGCCAGACGAGGTCGGTTACATTCATGCGGGTGTGCCATCCGTTGGCGAACGCTTGCACCGAGGCTTTCACGACGGGGACGTTGTGCTGTTTGCCTGTCCCGAACGGATAGAGTGTCAGGTCGGGAGGATTCACTGGTTTGATCGGTATCGCGTAGATGTAGAACGACAGTGGCTCGTTGGCCGGCTCAATGGGCCTGTCGGTGGGATTGTGAACGTGCAGGGTGACATTTTTAATTTCTTGTTTGTCAAACACCGTGTGTTTCACCTGGAGATTATCAGCGTGATAATGACGGCACTGCGAGTGTGGCGTGAACTGTGTCGCGAGGATGATTGCATGTTGGTTCACTTTGACGTCGATGCCCGTTTTGACGATACTGGTTTCGTGCGGATTAATGGGTTCGTGGGCTTCGCTTAAAACGTTCTTTATTAATTTCCCGGATATAGGTCCTATTTCGGTTACTAATTCGAGTCCTCGATGTGATGGTAGAGCCATGTTGACTGGTTACGAGGGGCGACGCGACTGAACGTGGACGCGTCATCGTGGTGCTGATACGAGATGTGGGGTTTAGCTACGGTGTTTTTTAACGGACGCGGTGTATGGTGCCGAACCCGGTTCGGAACGCGTGTGGCGCCGGCGTCTCTGCGTTGGACACGGTTGCCATTCGCTTTCCGTAGCGTAGAAGATTCGGAAGAAATCTTTTTGTCCCCAGAAGAATTGGTCTGCGGGGACATTATCGGAATCGGCACTGACGACGATCGGGGTGAGATTTTTCACCTTGATCGCACATTGCCAGTTGGGCCAGCATAGCGTCATGTTGTCTTGATTTTCGTCGTCGGAATGGTCGTCGTCACGTTCTGTTTTGGGGAATCGTTTACCTTTCGTAGACGACTGTCTGCCGCTCCTCGATGGCGGCGGTGGTGGTCGTTTCATTGTAGCATAGGAGCATTCCATGTCGGAGTCCGAGCACGATGAGTCGCTACAGTCTTCGTCGGCCTGTTCGCTGTAGATGTTTTCGTATTCTAGCTTAGCCATGAGCCGGTACTGGTCGATAAAGTTGAAATGCTCGACGCCCGTGGGGCCTTTAGTGAGGAGCAGATTGCGCTTGATGAAATACAGCCATCCCAGTGTTTCCCATTTGTCAAGGTGAATGCTGTCCTGTGTAGCTCTAACTTCCAAAAAGAGCGTCTGTGTAGGCAGGAGCGGGTTGCACGAGATGCTGACTCCGGGAATGGCCTTGGGGCAGATGATAGCGACGTATTTGGTGGATTCGTAGTGTATATCGAACATGAGGTGTGAGGTTTTGCCCGGTTTCAGGTGAAGGTTCTGAGGGCATGAGATGATGAAACCGTTTCTGTCATGCGGCGTCAAGAACGGCTTTGGATTCCGGCTCATGACAACGTCACTGCGGCCATTCTTCCACGACAGATGGACAAAAGCTTTGTTTTCCGGAGGGTCTTCTCGGGTGCATTCCATGTAAACTTTCACCTCGCGTTTGCTGATCTTTTGGACGTTTGTAACGTGAGTGTCGGGTAGGGAACACACAAGTTCGTCGGCCGTGTTGGTGACATCCAGTGGCATGTTTTGCGCATTAAAAATAAATGACGTGGTGTGAAACATGGAATTGGGTCTATAGCGGCTCTGATTTCGTGACCAAACCAAACGGGACACGGTGAGTCGGGTGTGCCATCCGCCTTCTACCTCCTGCACTACCGTGTCGGCTACGGGAATGCGATGTTTGCGATTTTCACCCGGATGAAGAAATAACTGTGGAATCGCGACAATGTCAAGCGGGATGGCGTAGATGTAGAACGACAACGGGCCTGCTGAGGTCAGAATGCCTTGGTCGGTGGGGTTGTACACGTCTACGGCCACGTTGTCGATGTCTCGAACCTCGAATGTTGTATGTTTGACCTGAAGGTCGATGTCGTAGCGTTTGCATGGCTGCGATTCCTGAGTACACTGAGTGACAAAGACTGCTGATGGCTGATTGACTTTGACTTTAATGCCCGATTTCAGAATGCCGGTTGTGTTTGTCGGTATTAATTTTGGACTCTCGCTAAAGATGGCTTTGATGACGGTTCCCGATATGACGGTTATGAATTCGTCATCATGACGTTCGGGGCTTGATGTTGCCATGTTGACTGACCCGCAGGTTCTGCCGACTGAGCTCCGTTCTGTGAGTGTGTTTATTTACAATCAACATAGATGGCGCTACATAGACAGACACAAACATCAGAAAACGTTTTTATTACGGGGGTGGAGAAGAGACACAGTGGTTACAGACCATGGCAAACGTGACCGGTTTCTGCGTTGCCTGTTCTGCCTCCGGGTTGGGACGTGACAGGCGTATGGGGACCAAGTCCTGCAGGGCGATAGAGGCCCCAAGGAGGGAGAGTTGGTGCGGCACCTGGTGCACCGCCGACTTCACCTGATGCGCTAAGGCGGAGAGCCGCCCGCGATTCAGACTGTGTTTCGAGGAAATGAAGTAGAGCTGTCCCAGTACGGTGTTTTTCGGTATGTACGCGTTCTCGCTCACTACGTTAATTTCTAACCAAGTCCTGGGTAGCCAGATGGTGACTGGCATGTTCAGTTCTTGGCGGTTGTGGGGAATAAAAAGTCCCAAGAAGGGTCCGTAGAATCGGCGATAGATTCGAATGAGGTGAGACGTTTTCAGTGCCAAGTCGTAGGGTAAGCAGACGTCGAGACCGCCGTTGCCGTCGTTTCGGGGCAAAAAGTAAGGGAGCGGCGTGTCCGAGAAGAAAGGACGCGCGACGGTTTGTCGTCGGAGGCGCAGTCGAAACGACACGACGGGATTGGACGGGAGTTGGTGTTGCGCGCTGCGGAAAGTTACGTTGAATCGTAGGATGCCGTCTTGATACAGGATCAGAGACGATAGCACCAAATCCGGAGACCCGTCGTCTACGTAGAGCTGCCCGAAGATGGCCGGTCCCATGTTCTCGATTGTGCTTTCTGAGAGTTTCACGGAGATGCGGCTGGCGAGGCCGCGCGGTCCCGAGATTCCGCCCTCCGCGGTTTGCCAGCAGAGGGCGGACTTGACCGGGATCGTCAGTTCGGGCGTGTTGCTGGTTTCGTCGGTCGCAAAGGTCAGATCCGGCATGTGGAGCGATACGCAGTCGTGTAGTGTCGTGTGGTGAGTAACTTTGCGTCGTAGAGGTAGCTGGTGTCTCAGGGGCGGCATGGTTTTGAGGGCGAAGATGTTCAGCGACAGTCTCACGATGGACATCTGGGTCAGCTGTTCGTCGATAACGGCTCGAAGGATATTGCAGCTCCCGGCCTGTGCAGAGAACAGGGAGACGATGGGAAGAATGTCCGAGTCGCCATTGCCCGCGGCGCACAGGAGGCCTCGCTCTTCTGGGTCGCGGTGCGGGGTGATAGGCTCGAGCTGCATTGGGGTGGAGAGAAGAATCTGGAACGGATGCTCTAGGTCGGTCGGTTGAAAGTCTACGTTGAGTTGGATGAGACGAAACGTGCCCTCGCGCGTCAGGGGTCGCTTGACGTGGTGCTGGTCCGTCAGGGTCAAGATGGTCTCGTCGGATTGCAGGAGATTTGAGGCCTTTCGGGGGCGGCCTCGAGGCCCATTCCGCAAGGTTTTGTCGGCTCGCGGCATGGTTTGAGACTGATCTCCGCGACGGGGCGGCTCAGCCTTTAAATATGCAGGTCGCGGATTTGTTATCGGGTGAGACGTCACAGACCGTAAACATTACCTGTTCGTGGATGAGATCATCGAGCTGCCTCAGCATGACAAACAGAGCCGAGAGCCGAGAAATTTCTTCGTCCGGCGACACGTGGTTGGGGCGCCCGCGGGGCCCATCGGCGTGCTCGCGGTCCAGCCGCATCAAGAGTTCCTGGCACTTTACCAGCAACATGGAGCTGTCCTCCAGTGCCAATTTACGCACGTAGTTCATCGTCAGGTCGGAAGCCAGGTTGGCTACCATGGACATGGAGAGGCACGCGGTTTTCATGTCCAGGAGGAGGTGGTTCTCGATCACGGGATCGGGAATCGTGAAGGTGGCGTCGCGAAATGTAACGTGTTGTAGTTGATGGACAGCGGCTTTAACTTCTTCGTAAGAGCGGTCGAGCGAGTATAGCGCCATGATGAGAATCCTCTGGTTGATTTCTACGGCCAGTTGCGAGGGTAGCAGCCAGGGGAGGACGAGATTCCATTGTCCCACTGAAACTGGATATTCCCTTACTAGCGGACCCTGGAAGAGCGGGGGTAGTAAGCATAAACCGTCGCCTTTTTCCCAGAGAACGGGTCCGGTGTTGAGGACGGTGTAAAGTTGTCCGTGGGTGGGCACTTGCATGGCGAGCTGGTTGCCCTCGATTCGCCGCAAAATCGTCGGCGTCATGTTTCGAAGCAGACTTCGGAGCCGGACATAGCCGCGCGTGCTGTCGATGTATTGGTGCAGGCCCAGGTGGTGGTGTTTGATGAGGTGGTATCGGCTGGGGACGGGGATGATGGCTCCCGTGAGCTTAGCGAGTTTACCCACGTCTGTGAGGCTGAGTTTTTGCTCGAAGGTGCAGAAAATGGAGAAGTCCATGGTGCCACCGGTTCTTCCAGCTCTAACTAGCGTGCTCCGTCAAATAGTCAGAGGCAATCTTTACGAGTTAAATAACATGTGCTGATGCAACGGGATGGTTTCGCCTATCACGTAGTTGCCAAAGTGAGTTTCCGACGTGGCGAGCGATCCGGACGGATTCTTAAGCTTGCTTTCCATAAGAGCCTGCGTCGTGGTCGAGAGGATGGGCAACGCCTCTTGCAGCATGCGGCAGGGATTTTCAATCAACTGTTCCGTTCCCTCGACGCAGATGTACTGGGTGTCGGTTTCTCCTCGAATACAGTCTTTGGCTCTGAGGAGGTACTCGTCGATGGTCTTAAACAACGTCTTGTTGGAGTTGATAATGTCTTCCGTGTTAAAGAACTGTGCGCAAGGGCTGTAGAACTGCGAATTGTATCCAAGACGTTCGCGGTTTCGAATGTTGTACAGCATGTCACCCAGGGAACCCCGGTTGGAGGCCCAGGGGTTGCGGGTAGAAGCGAATGTTTGGGCGTCGGCCTCGGTATGATCGTACAGGGTTTTCATGGCCGCGTCCGTGTCGTACGGGTCCACGCCCAGCATGCAGGAGGTGCGCCCGCGCGGGTTGTTAGGGATTTTGAAATAATTAATGTCTGTGCTGGCGGGCGTGATGATGATTTCGCATATGGCTTTTTGTCCGTGCAGGTTGGCCGCGGAGTTTTTCTCCGACATGCTACCGAAAGTTAACATGGAGATGGCTTCGGTGTCCAAGAGCTGCGGACGGTCGACGCCAGCGGCGTGACGAACCCACCGATCGACATCGTCGTGTCGATGGACGTGCATGGGGAAGACGCGGAAGAAGTTTTGCACGCGCACGCCCATGTCGCTGCGCGATCGGTTTAGGTACGCGATGCAGGTGGCCGAGGTATAACCTAGACCCATGTCCACGCTGTTAATGTTTTGTGTCACGTGATACGTCGTATTGATGTCCCGCTCCTCTTTAGTGACCTGGGGATTATTGATGATGAGTGACGTGCAGGACTTGCCGCTGTACAGCAGCATGTCAACCTCGAAAGTGTCGGTCCGTACGGCCGTCAGAGCGAAACCGGGGTGAACCCCGGCCTTGGCCATCAGTGCAATGGAGACGGGAGAGATTTTGTACATCATACAGGCTAAGGTTAACACGGATTGTAGGGTGTTGGGACATCCCGCCGTGTAGCGTGAGAAGGGGGAGCGGAGCCAGTTCCAGTATTCGTGTGCCAGAGCGGTGGCCAGCGGAAAACCGCCGTCGTGGCGATGGTAGTGAGGAAAGTCGGTGATGTAGCGCTTGATATCGTCGTTGACGGCCGCGCAGATGGTGGGATCGGAGTAGAAGCGGTGGAAAGGGATCACGAAACAGTATTCTGCCATGATTTTGGGAGGTGTTACGGCGCAGCATCCGTTGTACAGGACGTGTTGCAGGGACGTAAAATCTGGCGTACCGTGGCGCTGGGCCGGGTCCAGCTGTGCGCGCACCTCCAAAATCTTGGCGTGTTCGGGTACGAACTGGAGGACGAGGAAGAGTTCTCGGCAGGCCTCGTACAGGTTAACGTCTTCGCTGGTACCAATGTCTTCTACCATCTGCGTTAACATCTCTCCGATAGCTTCGGGTTCGTTGGGCATGGTGAAAGCGGGGCGGTAGAACAGGTCCACCAACAGAGTCTTCAGATTCAGACCGATCCCACAGGCCCGGTTGTTCGTCATAGCTGGAATAAGGCACAGGTAGAAAACCTTCTGCAGCGTCCACTCGTCGTCGGTAGCTCGGTGATCGTCGACGAACAGAGGTTCGTCGGCGTCCATAGCCGCCATGCGCGGGACGTCCGACACGCCATGATGTCGGGACTCGATATTGGCGTTGTTGAGGGGCTGGCGGTCGGCGACGATATGGACGCCTTCTTGGTTCCGGGGTAAGTGAGTCACGAAAGGCGGCCACAGACGGTGATCGTGGAGCGCGTTGGCATAGGCGGCCAGAGGTTCGTCTACCAGGTGCCCGTTGTTGAGTCCTGGGAGCGAAGAAACGCGGGTGACGAGTCGCAGGAGGGCCATGATGGTGCGATAGTGCGCGTGGATGTTGGCGGGCAGGAGGCCGTCGCCAAGGTGCTCGACGATCATAGCGATCATGCTGTAGCTGTGGCTGAAAGCCAAAAGTTGGCGATTCTGAAAAGCGTTGACGATACATCGGGCGATAAACGCGCGGATGACCAGGAAGGCGTCGGAGTTGCCGTGAACCAGCAGGTCCACCAGGTAGAAGACTTCGGGGTAGTTGGGACAGCACAGGGTGCTTTTTAACAATTGCAGGGTGGCCTCGTAATCCGGAGGTGGTCGGAGTCGGACCATTTCGGCGATGTGTGATGCGCGTAGTTCCTGAAAGGAGCTGGGGGCTAGTGCGTCAGGAATGTTGCCAATCACGATGCGCGGGGTGCAGAGGGTGGAGGTCTCCCCGTTCTCTTGGTGGTGCGTGAAGTCGAAGAAAGGGTGGAGTTCGGTGTACAGGGTCAAGTTTCCTATCTTGTAAAAATCATTGGTTGTGTAGTCCTGCTTGATCTCGTTGACCGTGCGCGGTACTTCTCGGCGTACGCGGTAAAAGTGGGTGAGGCGCCTGGCGATACCGGCCATCTGTTCTTGTTGGAAGCGACATTCGGTGAGTCGGGCTACGGCCGGGTCGGTGGGAACGCCTCGATCCGTAAAAACTTGTAGGCACGGTGCGGATTCGTACATGACCGGGTGGCACAAGGTTGCCAACGCATCGATAAAGTCGAGTCGCTCCAGACCGCGGTCGCGATTCAAGAGGTAAGCGGAGGTGGGGAGCGCGTTTTCTTTGGTTTCGGCCAGTTTAATCTTGTTCTCCACTGTGGTGTAGGCTCGATCTTCCGGGAGATAGAGACCCACTGGAAAGAAGAAGGTGAGATCAATGTTTCTTTCCAGGGGGTCTTTGGTGTCGGTGTTTTTGTACACTCGCCGCTGGTGCTCTAGGGCCACGGCGTGTTCGCCCAGTTGGATAACGTCCATGGGTAGCGAGGTGAGACTGTTCTGTCCGGCTTTTTCCAGAGAGGAGCCGGTGAGATCGGGGTTACCCGAGGTCAGGTGAGCGGTATAAGAGTTAAAGTCGGCCAGGATAGAATGATGGGCAATGGCCGTGACGGCGTTTTCGGGACTGAGTACAAAATTGCCGTAGGTGGCCGGGGCGGAGACATTTTGTTTGCTGATACTGCTTTTCAGGAGCGTCATGAGGGTTTGAATGACCTGAGCGGTGCTGACTATCACGCCCCGGAGCTGCTTGCCGGAGCCCGTGACGTACGTGCTGGGGTTTTCTAGGATACTGTTGGTGGTAGCTTCCACCATTTTCGTGAGCAGTTTTGAAATGTAGTCGCGATCCGACGTGCGGTTAAGCAAAAACATGGTGCTGAGCATTTTTGTTTTGAAACTCTGCAGGATGTTGCTTCGTTGGATGCGGTTCAAGGCTTGACGGCACAGCGTGGCGTTTTCGACCAGCGTCTGCACCACGAAGTAAGGCGGGGCTTTACGCAACAGCACCTGGATGAAGCAGTGGATCAGGCCTCGCTCCATGGCGTCGGCGGTGTTTTTCAACGCACGCAGCACAGTGTGCATGGCTTCGACATTAAGGATTTTGTCGAGGATGGTGTTCTCGAATGTTTCTCGCAGGTGCGTAAGACAGGCGGCGCTGAGCTCAAAGGGGATGGTGATGGGGCTTTTTTCACTGTATTTGGTGACCATGATGGTGGTCTGTCGCGACGTGGGCATTCCGGCGCCGCTGGCTACACGCGGCACCTGGATGTGAAACAGCATCTTCCCTGTTGTCATCTTGTTCAGGTCGTCGAACTTGATGGCGTGCGCGGCCGATGCCAGGGCCGTCTGGAGGAAGTAAACCCATTCGAGGCGGTTGCAGAAGGTGCCGAATATGGCTTCGAAGTGGATGTTGTAGCGTTCTGGGTCATCTCCGTAGTAAATGCGCAGACTGTCGAACATTTCTTCCCCGGCGCTGGTTTTTACATGAGTCAGAAAGTCGGCCGGGATCCCGACTTTCGGGAGTAACTCGACTGCCGTCCAGTTTTCCATGACGGCGTGCGGCGATGGCTTCCTCGCCAACCGTCTTTCAGTGTCGCGCGCCCCAGGACGCTCTAATAGTGGAGTCGGCGGCGGAACCCCAGGTCGTCAATGTCCCCGTACACGTGAATTCGTACAATCTCACCCAAGAGTTGTCGTTAGTGGAAGACGCTCGGTTTTGCCAGACGCGGCCCGTGAACGCCGAGCGCGTTCGCGGTGTCTTTGGCGCGCTCTATCGCGCCGCGTCCCCGCACATGCGGGAGGAGAGTGACCGCATCAAGCTGATTTTGGGACGCTTGTTGCTGGGACCCGTGGCCGTGCCCTGCTACTGTGACGAATGGGAGGCGAATGACTACATGGTGGAGGCGGCGCAGTTTTGCGCCGGCCCCCTGCTGTACGTGCACCGGCGCTGCCACTGTCCCGGTATGGGGCGCGCGCTCGCTTTCACCGTGATGGAAGGGCATGTGGCGACGCATGTTTTTAGAGGGCTGCTGTCACTCACCGAGTGGAACCAGCACCTGCCCGACATGTTTTGCCCGTGTGGCACGGTGAGCAGGCGAGATCGGTACAGCATGGCCTGTTTGCCGCGCGATCTCACGTTGTATATCAGCGATTACCCTTACTTTATGGTGGAAATCGGGCGAGTGCTCACCGTGAGTGAGGTGGATGACTACGTGAGTCTCATGACCAGCTACTTGGGCGACGCCGTAACCCCTCGTCTGCAAGTGCATTACAAACTGTTGTTCGGGGTCAACGTCAGGCCTCTGGCTCCGCTGGCCCTGAGTTCGACGTGCGAATTTTTTATTTTAGAACTTCAGAAGATGTGGCTCGGGGTGGAGTACCACAACGAGGTGACGGCGGATTTTTTCGGGCGCGTCTTCACCGAACTGCACAGGGATCGGGGACGCGTCATGATGGCCCTGCGCTTGCCGGAGCAGACTGTGTGTCATCTCAATCACTTTACCTTGGGTCGTTTTAAGCGCCAAGTGTTGTACTTTAAGCTGTCAATCACCTACGGCAAGTACAAGGCCGGTGTGGTACGGAACATACTGTGTTACCGGCGCCTGAGTCTGGCTTTCGGGGATCATGACACCGTGTGGCGTAATTTATTCTATGTGTACTATGAAATCGGCAAAGCCGAACCTCTGAACAACACTCATAACCCCTCCTGTCATTCTCATCATCCCCCTCCTGCCTGTTCTCCCCGCGGTGGTGTTTCTGGCGCGTCGTCGTCCCTGGTGGCGCGAACGCATGGCGTAGTTCGCCGGGACTCGAGCGGCGATCGCCTAAAACGGTATGTGTGTATCATTTCTAGACTAATGTTTGTTCGATACGGACAATTGTGGCGTCGAGAGAAGCAGGGCAGCGCTTTTGACTTTACTGGCAACACCCTGCGCCAGGCCGCCCAGGAACACCACCGGCACAAACAGTTGGCGGCTCAGCGGCACGCCGCCAGCCGTCGCAAATTCATCGGGGGAATGGAATTCTCGGAAATTACGGGCGTTAGCCTTGACCGGATTGCGGTAAACGCTTTCAATACTAACCGGGTGATTAATATGAAGGCCGCTCTGTCGGGACGTGTGGGTTGTCGTGTCAATCGGCTTCCCAAAAACATGACACACAGCTTTGTTATGTATAAACACACATTCAAAGAACCCGCCTGTACCGTTAGCACGTTCGTGTCGAACGATGCCGTGTACACCAACTCGCTCAATGTAAACATTCGAGGTTCCTACCCTGAATTTCTCTACTCGCTAGGTGTGTACAGGCTACACGTTAACATCGACCACTTTTTTCTTCCGGCCGTGGTCTGTAACAGCAATTCCTCGCTGGATGTGCACGGGCTGGAGGATCAAACGGTAATCCGATCAGAACGCAGCAAAGTGTACTGGACAACTAATTTCCCTTGCATGATTTCACACACAAACAATGTGAACGTGGGTTGGTTTAAGGCCGCCACTGCTATCGTTCCTCGGGTCTCGGGGTCCGACCTCGAGGGCATACTGCTCCAGGAACTTTCGTGCATTAAAAACATGCGGGACGTGTGTATCGACTACGGACTCCATCGCGTGTTTACCAAGATGGAGCTGCGGAACTCCTACCAAATCCCCTTCTTGTCTAAGCAGTTAATTCTTTTTATTCGCGCGTGTTTGTTAAAACTTCACGGGCCAGAAAAGCGGCTCTACCTGGATCGATTAGTATTTGAGGCGGTGCAACGGGGCGTTTTCGATTACAGCAAGAACATTACGGCACACACCAAAATCAAACACACGTGCGCTTTAATCGGCAGCCGTTTGGCTAACAACGTCCCGAAAATCCTTGCGCGGAACAAAAAGATTAAGTTAGACCACTTAGGGCGCAACGCGAACGTCTTGACGGTGTGTCGTCACTTGGAGGCCAATAGAATATCTCGCGCACGTCTTAAGGTGCTGGTGGATGTCTTGGCGACCCTGCAGGCGTTGAGTGAGACGACTCACACTCAGAACGTGATCAGGCAGACGCTGCTGCGCCTCTGCGGCTCCTCGTCGTCGTCTTCGCTATGAGTAAGAACGGCGGCAACGACAACGCTGCGGTGTCGGATGAACTGCCCGGGCCCGGCTGGCGGGATGCGTCCTTGATCATGGCTAATGGTTTGGTGCGCGAGCATATGTTTCGGAACCGCGACGTGGCAGACATGGTTCGTCGCATGATTCCATCGCCACCCGACTGTGAGGAGGGTTGCGTGTTCGCTTCGGAGCTCGCGTTTTATACGAGCGGCCGTTTCAACCGTGTGTGTTCCATATTCTCCATTTATTGGCAGAACCACAGTGCGTTGATTTATGCATTGACCGGCATCACCCATTGTATTAAGATTGTGATCGAATGTGGCCAGGTGGGGACGGATACAACCGAACAATTTTATGAAAAACCAGGTATCTATCTAATTCGGCCGTCTGACGGGACCGTAACGCCTAAAAACGTAGTGTGGCCAGGGACCAGCGCGCGCTGGTCGGACGAGGTGGACATTAAATCAGTGCAACGGCGTTTATCTGTGTCCCGGGCTTTTATTAGTCACTTTCGTAATTACACGTTTTGGATGGAGCAGCGGCCCAGCGACGAGCTGTGCGCGTGTCCATCAGAGGTCGAGGATCGCCTGTATCCTTTGCTCAACTTTTCCCGTGGCGACGTGCAAGTGTTTGATCAGCGAGTCAGTTCTGCGTATAAACGATTGTTAAGAAACGATTTTCCGCGAACGGGGCGTCGTTTGCTGGATCATTGTGTTAATTTGGCTGCCTCCAGGCAGTTGCTGCTGTTAGACATACCGAGACTAGAGAACTTTTTTTTGACTCAGGTGTGTTTGTACGAACTGGACGAGGACGAGGTGGGAGAAGAGCTTTTAGGCATGTTGTGCGGTAAAGTGAGTGATGGCGATTCCAAATTCCTGTTACATCGCAAAACCATGAAGCTGGCGGCCTGCGTCGCTTTTCTTCTGAATTGTCTGTACAAATACCAAGAGCGTCTACCGGATGTCAATCAGCGGGTAGATGAGTGCGATTTGCTAATCATCGCTCTGCGGCGTTACTACCGTCATCATGCGGGAGTGCAGTCTCGCGCGGTGGCTGCGGCCAAAAGGTTTCTGCAACATTACAGTGACACGTTTTCGCCCTTCGAAAGTTTCGGGCGTCTGGGGGTTCAGATTCCGCTCGACGCCAATGTCACTCGGAAGCAACTGATATCCATCTTGCGAACTTAGCTGATCTTGAAGCGGGCGGTGTAGAGGTCGTCAGAAAGGTAGGTGGCCATGATCACGGCAACAACCAGATCGTCAGAGTAGCGATGCTGCTTCTTGGCGCTGTAAGTGGTGTTGCCTTCCGCCAAGGTCACCCGGTGCAGGTTTTGGATCTGATCCAACAGGTATTCGATGGGGTCGTGGTTTAATTTAATGGTGTATGAGACAATCTCCTGTGAGGCTTTAATGTACCCCGAGTTGAATCGGGAGATAAATTGTTCAACGGCCAGGCGCTTGTCGCGTCCCATGAGGTAGAAGGGTTGCTCGATATTGTTCTGATCGGGCGTGTGGTAAAACAACACGGGAATGAGACTATTGCACTGTACGTTCTGTCGGATTAGACAGGCGATACGCACCGCGGCGGCCTGGTTGGAGTTGCCTTCCACCGCCACGCGCAGTTCGTTGAGGTAGGGGTGTAAGTTGAGGACCGAAGTCAACATGTGCGCGGCGCATTCGGCTATGGCCGTCTCCGAGCTCTCCGACAAGTCACGTAGAAAGTAATGTTCCAGCCCGTAGATGATGAATTGGTGGCGGTACAAACCTACGGCGGCAATGCCCGTTCCGGAGGCCTTTCGGTTCGTGGTGAAAGCCGGGTCGAGGTAAACATAGAGTGTTTTTCCAAAGTGTTCCTGCGCGTTCACGTTCAGGGTGCTGTAACGCAGGATGTCAAACTCATCGCGGCTCTGGTCCGTAATAAGCACGTTACTTTCTGTAATTTTATTGGTACCGCCAATGATCTCGTCCATGAAGGAGCCGGGCATAAACATGTTGGCGGTCTTTCTCACTTGGGAGTTGAGACTAATGAAAGTGGGTTTGTGCAAACGGTAGCAGGGACAGGCGGTAGCGTCGCCTTTCTCCGTAAAGGTGTGCAAATGCTCTTCGCAGACGTAGGAGACCACGTTGAGCATGTCGAAGGGGGCATTGTTAAGTCGGGTAAGAAAACAGGTGGCGTCGCTGGTAGTGTTGGTGGACGAGATGAAGATGATTTTGGTGGTGTTCTGAGCCAGAAAGCCCAGGATGGTGTTAAACGCCTCCTTCTTAATAAAATGAGCCTCGTCAACCAGCAGGAGGTGAAAATTTTGCCCGCGGATACTCTGTGGAGAGAAAAACAAAGGCGGGGTTAGTGTGGGTGGGACCGCTCTCTGTCACGCGGACGTTACCGGGTGTCAGGTGTCGACATAAAAGGTCAAGTTCCTTCCGTCTTGTTCGAGAACGCGGTCATGAACGCGCTGCTGGCGGAACTGAACCGACTGGGTGTCGCACACCTTACGACCGAAGATGTGTTTACTTTCGCCGATAACGTGTTTCGCAACTTTTCCTTTCTGTTTCAGACCGAAGAATCGGGCCCCCGGAGGATCGACCTAGTTTCTTCTCTGTTCGAGCATCTCACGGTGGAGTGTGTGAATGACATTCTGGACGCGTGCAGCGATGAGCCACCCAACGGCGCTGACGCGGGACCGGCCGAAGAAAAGCGGGACGGTCGCGGCGGCAGCGGCTGTGTTGGACACCTGTGACGTTTCGGGTGCTTGTGACATGAGACACGTCCAGAACGTGTTTACCGAGGAGATCCAGCTCCACTCCCTGTACGTGTGCACACGTTGTTTTAGGACTCACCTGTGTGACCTTGGGAGCGGCTGCGCCCTCATCTCCACGCTCGAGGGCTCGGTGTGCGTCAAGACGGGACTGGTGTACGAAGCTCTGTACCCGGTGGCGCGGGAGCACTTGCTCGAGCCTATCGAGGAGACGTCGCTGGACGACGTCAATGTAATCGGGGCTGTGTTGGCCGAGGTGTATCGCTACCTCATGAGCCACGCCGCGCGTTATGCCGATGTGATTCAGGAGGTGGTGGAGCGGGACCGGCTCAAAAAGCAGGTGGAAGAGAACATTTATTTTACTTTCAATAAAGTCTTCCGTTCCATGCAGAACGTGAATCGGATTTCTGTGCCTGTCATTAGTCAGTTGTTCACTCAGCTTATTATCGGCATCTATTCTAAGCAGACTAAGTACGATTCGTGTGTCATCAAGGTGAGTCGCAAAAAGCGAGAGGACGCGCTGCTAAAGCAGATGCGATCCGAATATGGAAACGCACCTGTTTTCGGACCTGGCGTTTGAGCAGGAGTTTGACGAGGAGTTTGAGTTTCCCCTGCACGTGGTATTGGACCCTATCGACCTGTCTTTTGCAGATGCGGAGACTGTGCGGTACGTTTACTACCGCAGCGACCCGGATCCCGTGGGGAAATGGCGGCGAGCCGCCTTTCGGGTGTTTCTGCGCCCGTTCGAGTTACTCGCTTATCTGCGGGAGGTCGGAGTGACGGTCTCCCCGACCGCAACAACGACACGGGTTTCCCTGCACCACGCTTTATTCACGACTCTGGGGGTTCGTTGCCCGGAGCGGCGAATTGCCGGGTCTCAGGTGTTGTACCTGCGTCTGGTGTGGGATCGGGAGCGCTTTAGGGACTGGGAGTTTTTGGTGCGCGACTTGTTGCGAGGGGAGCTAGAGACGTCGGAATTGGAGCAGGCGGCCCGTCCCAGCACCTCGTCGCTCGTCACCGACGACTCTGCGGTCGAAATCGCTAAGGCCAATTCGGCCGCCACTCCGTTTTTCGAGATGCCGGCGAGCAGCAAGGGGGAATCCGCGGAGGCCTGTGACTTGGAGCGACGTGTGGTGCAGTTTCTGCGCGGCGATTCGGAGCTCACGTATCACGCGGGCCCCTTGGAACCCCCTTCGAAGATTCGGGGACACGAGATCGTGCAACCTCGTCTGGAGGTCAACCCCGATGTTATCTACGCCTCTGGGCCGCACGACGACGACCGCGTCTCCAAGACGGATGAATGGCAGCAAGGCGGGCTGCTGCGGCTTCGTTCCGTCTGGGATCTGCAGCAGCGTCTGTGCGTTCACGTCCTCTGGTACGCGCACTCGTTTTGGAGGTCGCTCGGACTGCGCTATGAGGACCGTGAGGAGGATTTGCGTCTGACCTTGGACGCCTACTTCGATCGCGTGGCTGTGGAGTATGAACTTTTGCGCGAGGTGTACCGCGAAATCAAAGCGGTGCTCCGTACGGACCGCATGTTACCGCAAAAGTTTTCCTGTCACCTGTCTATCGAAACTTCCTGGCTCCTTATTTGGGAACTGTTTGATCACGCACTCGAACTGTGGAGGGACCGAGCGGATGTTAACAGCTGCATTATTAAGGCGCTGGCTCATAGGTTGCGCACCGGCCAACAGGCCGACGGAGACTCGGTGTCGGTGGACAAAACGAATACTTGTGAGACTTGGTATGCCGATGTGGTGCGCTGCGTGCGAGCGGAGGTGGATCTGGGAGTGGAAGTGCGAGTGGAAAGGTGCCCGCACAGCGACTTATGGATCACCCGAGGTCGCGATGGGCAGTTAAGGAAGTGGGTGGCTCAACCAGAAACATATGTGCTGTACGTCACCCCGGGATTGGTGTTCCACTGGGTATTACCCGGCGGCTTTGCCATTTCGTCTCGAGTTCGCCTAGATGGCGTCGGGAGGGATCACTTCGAACGATTCCAGATGTCTGCGCCAGTTCTTACAAAAAGAATGCTGCTGGAGGGAGGTCGGCCGAGGCCAAAAGTTCCGGGAGTTTCAGTGTATAGCTTGTAGGTCTGCCATCTTCTCCGTAGAGGGGGACAATGCCTGCATGGCGTGTCAATTATACTTGTTCAAGCGAGGCGGGGAGAACATCATCTGTCTCGCCTGCAACGGCCGCTTCGTGGGAACCTACTCCTGCCCTCGAGTACAGAGGGTACGACAGGAGCTTGTTGGATTGCCTACAACGTACAAGTTGGTATTTTTGGGGAACCTAGGTCCTGCTATTATGGACTTTATATCTGCGTTTTCGCCCATGATGAGTGTGGTGCCTCGGTGTTGTATTAATCCACAGTTAATTTACGACGTGTGTACCTTGGTAGCTCCAGAGGAAGCCGAGCGAGTTAGAGTGAAAGGTTGCACAGGGTCTTATGAACCTGGAGTCGAAAAAGCTATCAGTCTCGGCGGAGCTGGCGCGTGGCTGGTAAATAGCAGGGAAGGCTACATATTATATTTTTATTTGCTTTGTTACGATCTCTTCGCGGTATGTGGCAACGACAGCGAGCTGCCTTCCATGGCGAGACTTATGTCCTTGGCGACTGCTTGCGGACAGGTGGGTTGCAGCTTCTGCAAGGACCACGGAGGACATGTAGACGCTACTGGATGCTACGTGGGACCTGTACCGGATCGTGGCAATTGCCTATGCTACACTTTATGTAATTCTCCCTCCATGAATCCCATCACCAACGAGAATCCGGTGGCCTTCTTTTGTGACGTGGAGGTTGCACATTATCTCTGTGCTGTTGGTTCAAAGACAAAGTCCAAGATCACTTTGGCGGATGGTTTGGACTATCACATCGGCGCCAAGAATGAGGCCGGGGACTGGGTACCGTTAAACTCTAACGCTTGGCAGCTGGTGAGACTGGATGAACCCATATCTCGTATGATGGTGTGTGCCTGTCCCGTGTTAAAGAATTTAGTGCATTGAAAGGTCTGCTCAATTTAACAACATCTATGTGACTGCTATCGCTGGATGGAAATACTTACGTTTGTGTTGTAACAGCTGGCAAACAGGGCTGTGCTCTTGGCACCCTTGTGATCGATGCTGATCACGAAGTCTTTGTTCTCCACCACGTAATCTTTGGCGAACGTGTGTCGGCAACGGAACTCCACCTCTTTCAGCACGAACTGGGACACATGCTTCTGATGCGCCACGTATCCGATGCTGATGCCAATCATGTTCTTGAGCAAGAAGCAAATGATGGGGATGATGAACCATGTTTTGCCATGGCGCCGAGGCACCAGAAACACCGTGGCCTTCTGCTTGAACACGTCCACGGAAGTTTGTGACAGGAAGTCAATCTCGAAGGCGTGGACCAAGTACTGCAACACGCGATTGGCTAACACCGGGATCTTGGTGACGGCTATAAAAAAGATAACGTGAATCAATAAATTCTTTTGAAACGGTTCGAGTCGAATGGGTTTGGCGTCTCCCTCCGCGGTAGTGAAGCCGCCGTCTAGCCACTTCTTGAAATCTGTCATGAAATTATTAATCTGTACAAACTGAGGGTCCCGGTACAGCTCGGTCAGGGCGTCCAGTTTCTGATAGGACTGTCTTTGCTCCTCGGGGCAGGGCAGAAAGTTCAAGTTGTCCAGGGCCGTCTTCAGGTTTTCGTGAAACAACAGCGTTCGCCTCTCCTCTTCGGAGTGGTAGTCGCGATATCGACCGCAGAACGTCATCAAGGGCAAAAACGCCTCGTTGCAGCAATGCGCCAGCCCCAGCTCTGGGTGCATCATCTGGTAGCGCTTGCGGCACAGGGCGGCCACGTTGGTGAAGGAGGTGGAGATGCAGGAGCTAGGATGACTTTTGCGTTTCTGTAACTCTTCATAGCGCTCGTGGATCCGCGAGGCAGATTCCCCGCGCAGCATGGCCACTTCCCCCCCTGCTCCTTCGCCCCTCTCTTCGTCTTCCTCCTGTTCTCCTCCCCCGTCCTCAGCGATACTTGAGGAGGGACGGCCACAGCCGTCGGCGCAACGTAAGAATGCTGCTGCAGCGGCGGCGTCTTGCGCGTCCTCGATTTCGACGTCGCTGTGTGCGGTGGAACGAATGGTAGAGCTCTCCACGCAGACGCCTTCTGATTTTGAGGTTCAGGAGACGCTGCGTTTTGACGAGGCCGTAAATATGGCGTTAATCGCCTGCGAAGCCGTGTCTCCTTACGATCGCTTTCGTCTAATTGAGACCCCCAATGAGAATTTCCTGTTAGTGACTAACGTGGTTCCCCGAGAACCCGCCGAGATGCCCGCGGTGGGCGCGGAGGCCGAGCGTGCCTTTTCCGAGCGGCACCACGACGTGCTGGAGAGCTTCGCCTCTCCGTCCGAGCCTCTGCCCCCGCTCGGGGTTCGGGATTATGCATTGCGCAATGCGGATCGCCTCACCTACGAGGGGGAGTTGGTGTACGGGAGCTACCTGATGTACCGCAAGAGCCACGTGGAGCTCTCGCTGTCTAGTAACAAGGCTCAGTACGTGGAAGGGGTGTTGCGTCACGCCTACACACCTGGGCTGCTCGACCATCATAACGTGTGTGACCTGGAGGGGCTTCTCTACCTGTTGTACTGCGGACCCCGCAGTTTCTGCTCGCGGGACACGTGTTTCGGGCGGGAGAAGCACGGTTGCCCATTTCCCGCCCTGCTCCCCAAGATCTTTTACGAGCCCGTCCGCGATTATATGACGTATATGAACCTGGCTGAACTTTACGTTTATGTGTGGTATCGCGGCTATGATTTTCCCTCGACTTCGGATCCGTCGCCAGGGGCTGATGACGACGAGCTGCGGTTGCCTTTAAAGGCCGTGTCGCTGGACCGTCTCAAAGAGGTGTTAAAGGCTGTCCGAGGGCGCTTCTTGGGGCGCGAGGTCCCGACGTGGCCTGCCTCGTCGAGGACCTGCCTCCTCTGCGCGCTCTACAGCCAGAACCGTCTGTGTCTGGACCTCGCTCGCGACGAAGCTCGAACGGTCCATTACAGTCCGATCGTCATCCAGGACTGTGCCGCGGCAGTGACTGACGTCACGCTCAGTCACATCTTGCCGGGACAGACCGCGGTCACTCTCTTCCCGGTCTACCACGTCGGGAAGTTGCTGGACGCGCTCATTGAGACGGAACCCGGGGTTGTTTGTCTGAACCTATGACGTCGGCCAACAAACACCTCTTGAAGGAGGTGATGCGTCTGGATCTTGAGAAGAGGCAGAATCAGTTCTTGCGACGCATCTACGGGCCTCGTCATCGGATCACCACTCACCATTCTCTTCAGGTGATGCGAGCGGCTGCTCGCGAGCAGACTCAGTACAGCCAGGTGACAGTAACACAGGTGGCCGAGAACGTGGTGCGGGAACGCGAGGTTCTTAAGAAGGAACTCCATCGCGCTCGTCTTCTGCAAAAGACCGCGGACGTAGATCAGACCCTGGACTCTTTAATTGAACTCAAAGACACGGTTGACGACGTGTGCGAGACTTTCCTCGATTCCGTTGCCAGCACCTGCGAGGTGGATCTGGCGGGGGAGGAAGACGCGAATTAAAAAACCACCAACCTCTGTCACGATGGCGACCCGATCGAAGACTAAGTCTCGGCCTCGATCTGTCTCGGCCGAGTCGGGTCGCCCGTGGCAGCCCGCACCCCTGAGACGGTCCAGGGCGTCGCACAGACGAGCCTGGATGCGTCAGGCTGCTGCCGCCGCGCTAGAAAATCAATCTGCTGTAGATACTTCTGATCAAAATGTTATTAAATCGCAAAAGCCTATCGCAAGCCCGCCTTCTCCCTCGGCAGCGTTTCCGTCTCGAGGTCGACCTAGCTCTAGGAGATCCAGTGCCGAGGAAACCGGCAGTCATGATAGACAGTTACAGTGTCGCGAAGACGCTCACTGGTCTTTTGAGTATGAAACTGGTAATCTGCTAGGAGAAGTGGTGCAATCTCGGCCACCTCTGCGTTCTGTCGCTTCTTCGGTGCATGAAGAGTATGACGACGATGTGGGTTCCAGCCAGGCGTCTGAGGTGTCCGTCCACGACAACGATCACGAGGCTGCGCATTGTACGTGTTCGAACGAACAGGTAATTGCTACCTCCATCAGGGGTTTGGTCTGTGACGCCTCTCTGTTTTCGCGAATTACGCAACCTGAGCTGTGTGAGATGGCGGTGACCTATCTCTTGGTGTACGTGCCCAAAGATGAGCAGTTCTGTCAGCGCGTTTGCTACGCCGTGGACATGAGCGATCCCCACAAGAGGATCGGATGTGGTTCTTTTGGGGAAGTGTGGCCTCTAGACCGGCATCGTGTGGTTAAGATCGCTAGAAAGCATAGCGAAACCATCCTCAGCGCTTACATGTCCGGCCTCATCCGCACGAGAGCGGGGCCTTGCGCCGAGGAGATGTCGGGTGTGTACCGCGGACTCCTGACGGCCACGGGTTGCTGCTTGATGCACAACATTACGTTGCACGCGCGCTTCCACACCGATCTGTTTCATTACGAGGACTGGGATCTCACATCGACAGTTAGCTATGGACGAGCCTTTCGCCATCTGGCCGACGGCGTGAAGTTTTTGAACCACACGTGCAAAGTGTGTCACTTTGACATCTCTCCCATGAACGTGCTCATCAATGTCAACCCTCACTACCCCAGCGAGATACTCCACGCGGTACTCTGTGACTACAGTCTTAGTGAGCCCCATCCTATCTGCAACGATCGGTGTGTGGTGGTGTTTCAAGAGACCGGTACGGCCCGTCGCATCCCCAACTGTGCGCACAGGGTTCGCGAGTGTTACCACCCCGCCTTCCGTCCGTTGCCGCTGCAGAAGCTGATGATCTGTAACCCTCACGCCCGGTTTCCTGACAATCATACACAACGGCGTTTTTGCATGATTGAGCTGGCGGCCCTCGGGAACGTGCTGGCCTTCTGTCTGGTACGCCTCTTGGATCGCCGTGGCATCCGAGACGTCCAGGCGAGTATCGAGGCCCTACTGTTTAAGCACGCCGCCACGGCCTGTCGCGCGCTGGAGAACAATCGCCTGACGGCGTGCTCGGACGCGTGCATGCTCATCATGGCCGCGCAGCTGGCTTACCACGCCGGACTCTTGGGAGACGAGGGCTTGTCCATCGTCAATCGGACGGTGACTTTTGTGGAAGCCAAGATGTCGTCCTGCCGGGCGCGAGCCTTCCGACGCTATTATCATGAATGCCTTGGCTCGTTGCCACATGATTACGTCAGGAAGAATCTAGAACGGCTGCTGACCGTGCCGGACGGTGTGTATTTATACAATTCGTTTCGCCGATCCGCGAACATCAGTACCGAGGAGGACCTGGACGGCGATTGTCGTCAGCTTTTTACCGATTGAGTTTGCGGAGGGGCTCCCAGAAACAGGTGCCGCCATCCGGCCGCAGGCATGTGGGACGGTAGTGGAGATGAGAACGAGGACTTGGTTCGGCTGCTGGCCCTGCGGGACGATGAGTCCCTCAGCATGTTTATCATGAACACGTTCTTGCTCAAGCAGGAAGGGTTTCGAAACCTGCCCTTTTCCATTCTGCGCCTGGCCTATGCTTATCGCTTGTTTACTCGGGCGAGTCGAGCTCACGGGCTGGCCGTGGCCGAGGAGTTCGTGTCCGCGGTGGCCGCCCTGGCTCAAGACGAGCTGTTGTGTGACATCCTGAGCAATCGGTACGCCGAGTCACGTGACGAGATCCGCTGCTCGCTGCAGCGGTTGGTACAGTGCCGAGACAGAGAGGAGATGATAGACGAGGAGGTCTCTGACGACTACGTGTGGCTCAGCAAGCTGCTGGACCTGACCCCTAACTACCGTCAGCTGGAGCTGTACCAGCTCTTGGAGAAAGAGTCGCGCGGCCAGTCTCGCAACGTGGTTTGGCACGTGCTGCGCTTGGACTCCGTCTCGGCCACCAAGGTTTACGATGCTTTTATTTTTGGCTGTCCGCCAAACTCTGTGCCCCAGCCTTCCAGGGCGGGAGCGTCACCCGGGATTCAGTTTGGGCTGCAACACGAGGGCGTGGTGAAGACTCTGGTGGAGTTTCACGTCATGCACGGCCGAGAGCCGGTACGAGACGGTCTGGGACTACTCATAGACCCTACCTCTGGGCTCATCGGTGCCTCCATTGACTTGTGCTTTGGAGTGTGCAAGTCTAGCAGCGGGGACGCGCGCTCGAGCCTGCGCATCTCTCCCTGTGCCAGTGTGTACGAGATTAAGTGTCGGTACAAATACCTTCGCAAGAAGACGGACCCCTTCGTCCAAAACGTGCTGCAGCACGCGGACGCCAAGGCGGTGGCCAAGTTACTGCTGTCCCACCCCATTCCAGGTGTAGAGTTTCGTCACGACGCCGAAGTTCCCTCGGCTCGAGAGTTTCTGGTGTCTCACGACGCCCTGTTCAAGGCCACACTAAAACGTGGCCGCCCCATTAAGCCCCCCGACGCTTTGCGCGAATACATTCATGATTTACTCTACCTGAACAAAACCGAACGCTCGGAAGTGATAGTTTTCGACGCCAAAAATCTGGATGACACTATTAACGCTTCGCTTTCCCCTACGGGTCCGGTGGCGAATGACGCCGCGGAAACCGACAGCGGCTCGCCGTCGAGCCTGCACGACGAAGACACCCCGGATCTGCTGGGGCAGCTCAACCTCTACGAGGTGGCACGCTTTTCTCTGCCCGCTTTTGTGAATCCGCGGCATCCATACTACTTTCAGCTACTGATTCAGCAGTATGTGCTGAGCCAATACTATATAAAGAAGCATCCCGATCCGGAGCGCATCGATTTTCAAGATCTGCCAAGCGCGCATCTGGTTTCGGCCATCTTTCGTGAGCGAGACGAAAGCGAAGTTGGGCGTCCGCTGCACTTGGGCGGTCGGGTGTTTCATTGTGACCACATACCTCTGCTCATCATCGTAACCCCTGTGGTTTTCGATCCTAAGTTTACAAGGCATGTTGTTTCTACTGTTGTAGATCGCTGGAGTCGTGATCTATCTCGAAAAACAAACTTGCCGGTATGGGTTCCGCATGCTGCAAACGAATATGTTGTTTCTTCGGTGCCTCGGCCCGCCAGCCCCTAAGAGACGCTATGGGAAGGCCGGTGTGCCTCAAGGCTTTCAACGATATGGACAACACGTCGGATGAAGAGGAGGAAGCGGACCTTATAAGTATTTCATCTGATCGGGTGTCGTTGGCCTCGCACGACTCTACTGCGTCGTCGTCGTCCAAAACAAAAAAGAAGAAAAAAAAGAAAGAAGGAGAACACAGACACCATCACCGGCGACCAAGGTTGGCTTTAATGGAGGAGGATGATGAAGAAGGCTATCATTCTCCTTCCCGGTTAACGAAAACTCGTCACCCGTCCCCCTCAACATCTAGGTCACCTTGTGCGCAAAAGCTGGCATCGCGTCCCCCAACCCCAAAACCTCATCGAACGCCTCGTTTACCTTCTTTTGGATCTATTAACTCTAGCCCATACTGAGCTGCTGATAATTTTTCCCCCATACACAAGCAGGACATTGATCAATGGATTGTATTTCATGTGCGTTTAATAAAATCTGTATTTTACAACAATTGTACATAATAATCAGAGTCCGAGTCTTTATTATTAGTTTGTCCACGCATGTCAGGTGGCTATTTCTTCCACGTCGGAGGTTGCTGCCTCTTTTAGAGAGGCGATCTCCTCCGTGGTAGCCAGAGACTTATACCTCACGGTGTGGTGGTGTCGGAAGTAACGAATGCAACGACAGGCCGTAAAACCGGCCCAAATGATAAAGCAGACAGCAAAAGCGGCAGCGACGTTGTTTGTGTAATCTGGTGTGTACGCTAGATCATACTTGATAATGGGATAGATTAAGCCGCAGAGGCCGAAGAAGGTTCCGGCGTGATACCCAAACTGCACTTTGACGTATTGAAAGAATATCACTTCTAAGAGCAAAAAGTAAATAATCGAAACAAACGCAAACACAAAGAACACGGCCATAACCATGTGCCCAGTCTGTACAAAAAAATTGTTTCCGAAGCCTAGGCACAGTGCCATGGCCAGCATTGCCGTATTGAAGCCCAGCAGCATTTGCACCAGGTTCACGACCATAGTGCGGTACTGCACGGTGCCTCGCAGCTTGGGGTGGATTCTGGCAAGCTGAAACATGCTGTTCTTAAAGCTTTGATAATTAGTAATTAGGCTCACGCTGTATATGGTCAAGCAGAAAAAATGTATGCACGCCATGAAAGCTATGACGCTTGCAAGGCGGAAGGTCATGGCCAGGGTGAACAATTCGAAGGTGTCCATCACCAGGATGAAGATAAAGGTGGACATGCTGTCCCCCATAAAAGCGATGTCTCGAGTTCGCTGGTTAAGGTTCAAACCCTCCTCTTTACGGTAGGTAATCTTCAGCCAGCAGCACACGTAGTAAATCACCACGCACAGGAACACTAACATGCTGAAAATTACGTACAGGATGGTCTGCACCACATCCGTGAACAGCATAGGCGTGTGCAGATGCATCACGTTGTACTGAGACATGTTCATCTCCGCGAAGTCCACGACGTTAAAGTACGAACACGGGTACCCAACTCCCGGGACGTTCATCATAGTTGTATGTCCGCAGATGTTGAAAAAGGTCAGGAACACCAGCAGGACGGAGACGCCCCAGATGCGGCTGTTCATCATGTCCACTTTGGAGGGCGCCATGGTGCCGCCGCCGCAGTGGTGGTGGACGTCGAGGCGGTGCCAGGTGGATGCGCGCTGATGACGAAAAACCGGCGAGTCGTTAAATACTATGGTGCGTGTACTCGGCGGGCTTTCTGTGCGGCGAGGTCCCCGGCCTCAAAAGCCCTCTGGCTGTTTACAAGCGGTTTCGCGCGGCGAGCACGCTCTCGGGCTGCGGAATCGGGGATCCCGGGCTAGTGCGATCGCTCGGGATGTCGACCGGTACGACCTACGTGGGTGCCAGTTGTCATCTCAGCTGGTATGGAATCCTCGAATCCGCGGTGCCAGTGGTACAGTGCCTATTTATACACTTGGGTCGTGGCCAGAACGAACCGCGACTGCAAACTTTCATCGTACGAGCTAATCCCTTACCGGCCGCGGATCTGCGAGCCGTTCATCGAGGCGGCTACGCCAATCTAGCCGCCACCACCGATGGTGATGAGCGCCAGCAAAGTTTGGACCGCCGCAGCTCCGTCTTGGCGCGCGTGCTGCTAGAAGGCAGCGCGGTCATACGAGTGCTGGCACATCCCTTCAGTCCCGTGCAAATTCGCACAGATCACAACGGCTTAGAGATTGTGGAAGCCGTACCCGCTCTCGATGTCGACCCCGCAGCCCTGTCTAACGCACTCAGTCTCTTTCACGTGGCAAAACTAGTGGTTATAGGTTCTTACCCTGAGTTGCCCGAACCCCGTTCCGTTCCGGTGGGCGAAGAGCGGGTTAGCGAGGAGTATGGAACACACGCCAACAAAAAAATGCGCAGGGGCTACTATGCCTTCGATGTAGCTATGTCTTTCCGGGTAGGCTCTCATAAATATGTATTGGAACACGATGACGAAGCTCTGGTCTCGCGCCTGTTCGAGATCCGTGAGGTTTCGTTCCTTCGCACCTGCCTGCGGTTAATAACTCCCGTTGGCTTCGTGGCCGTGGCGGTGACTGACGAACAATGCTGTCTACTCCTCAAATCGGCTTGGACTCGATTGTACGAACTTCTGTTTCGTGGCTTTGCGGGGCAGGCGCCTATGCGTGATTACCTGGGGCCCGATCTCTTTGAAAGTGGGGGGGCGCGATCGTTCTTCTTCCCCGGGTTCCCGCCCGTCCCCGTGTACTCTGTCAATAGTTTGGCTGTGTTGTTGCGCGAAACGGCTATCGATGCCGCGGGAGAGATTATGTCGTGGTGCGGTCTCCCTAACATTGTGGGGGCGGTGGGAAAACTGGAAGTTCAGCCCAGCGCGCTCTCGCTTGGAGTGCCCGAGGACGAGTGGCGCGTGTTTTGCGGGGAGGTCACGCTCCCCATGCGCCTAAACGGAACCGCGTTCCGAGAAGCCAGCGACACATTGTTCGCTCACCTGTGGACACGCGCTGGGGAAGAAGAGGACTTTACCGCTCACATACACGCTAAAGACTCAACTCTTCACCACCTAGTGATTGTGGACCTTGTGGAGTGCGTGTTAAGCAAGTGTATTCGGACTCGGGACTTCAACCCCCACCTGCGTTTCAATAACCGACTCCACACCAAGACTGTGTGTAAACAGTTTATTGACAACTTGCGATATCGCTCCGGTTGTGCCTTTAGACAGATTCAAAGCCTGCTGGGTTACATTTCAGAACATGTTACGTCCGCCTGCGCTTCCGCGGGACTGTTCTGGGTTCTGTCCCGGGGCCACTGCGAGTTTTATGTCTACGACGGCAATCTGCCTCACGGGCCGGTGTCCGCCGAGGCTTGCGTGCGAACAGTGGTGGAGTGTTACTGGCGCAAACTGTTTGGCGATGCGCCAGGTCCCACTTGTCGTCTGCAGGACAGCGCTCCCGGCATCATGCTGATATGGGGCGGTGAGCGCCTCGTCAGTCCTTTTGGCGCAGCCGGGGAAGACGACTGGTGGTCGGTGGTGGGTCAGGTTCTTGGACGGTTACCAGCTCTGCTGCGGGGGCGACCTACGGCCGCCGATCTAGAGGCGGTGTACCGTGAGGTTCTCTTCCGCTTTGTCTCTCGCCGCAACGATGTGGATTTCTGGCTACTACAGTGTCAGCCCGGAGAGCACGAGGTGCGTCCTCACGCCGGGGTGATTGACTGCGCTCCATTCTACGGTGTCTGGTCCGAACAGGGTCAGATCATCGTGCAGTCTCGAGACTCGGCGCTAGCGGCGGAGGTTGGATACGGCGTGTACCTCAAGAGAGCGTTTGCCATGGTGACTGCGTGTGTAGAAGCCATGAGTTCAGACATTGTCTCTCCCGCGGTCCCTTCTCCGGCAGGCTCTAGTTCTTCATCCTCATCATCAGTTTGGCCAGGGACGGTAGATGACCGCGATGAGTGTGGTGGCGGCGGTGCTAAGCCGTCGTTGGGTGGGGAGGCGCGTCAAGCGGCCGAACGCGTGGCCGCTGACGGTCTGCGCTTCTTCCGACTGAATGCTTGAGGTAGGCGCTAAAAATCAGGGTCCTGCAAGGGCAAGCTGGGAAAGTTGGAATTGAGCACCTCCACGAGAGCTACCTGGACTGAGGTTCCAAACAGAGTTTTGCGGTCAATAATCCGCATGGTAAACTTATACGCTTCCTCCTGACGTGTAATGCGAAACCAAAACCGCAAAATGGTTTGGACGCAGCTGTTTCGAGTCTCCTGAAATAAAATAAAAGCTTGTGGTACCATTTCCAAAATCTGTGGCGTTCTGTCGTCGAAAAACAAATAGAGGCTGGTACAAATTAACTTTCGGCAACTGTTTCTTAACATTCTTCCGAATCGGTCTCTAACGTTGGTCACCTTGAGGTAACCCAACAGGTCGTATAGGCATTTCCTGGTGAGGGTAAGGTTTTCCACACAGGAAAGGACAGTGCAGAGCGCAAAGTGCAAAAGGTTTTTGGTACTAACGATTCCGCAGCGATGTTTGAGTCGCATGGAAGAGAGTTTGACGTGCGTCATGACATCTTCGTTTTCTAGCAGGAACATTGTGGAGTAACCTACGAACGAAGGTCTGAGCTCTAGCTCACTGCGATATTCCGAGATGGAACAAAGCATGCCGTGGTCGGTGTGCACCCACAATCGGTCGCTCTTGACGTTCAAGTCCACGATCTGCGGGGCCATGATCATGACGTTGCGTCGGGTGGCATCAGTATGGACTTCCAAAACCCCGCGCACCATAAGGATGTCCGTGGCTATGTCCGCTGTGATGTCCATGTTGTTGATGGAGGAGTCTGTACGGGCCTCCTCCCGTCGCCGCCGCATCTTGTTGGCCGGGACGTTCAGCGTTGGAAGGTCTATGGGCGTCTGGCTGGGTAGTCATCTGGCGCCGTCTTGCCTTTTCGCGATTGCAGATGAGATCAACGTACTGTCGAAACTTGCTGTCGTCATAAGCGGCGGCTACGATTTCCCCAAAAGACAAGTTTAGATAGTCTTCGGGAATGGGCTCGAGGGTGGACAGGGAGAGAATGCTAAACAGGTACGGGAGGGTGACGCGTTCGACCGTGTAGTTCGAGTACACTATGGCTTCTTCGGCCCCCTGTGCGGTAACTATGCGTTTCATTCGGAAAGTGCGAAAGTATTCGTTTTCCCACAGCTCCGTCAGCAGGTTCTCAAGCTTTTCTGTGTTAGGGATAAACTGGGAGAAGAAGCTGTTGGCCACCACGCGGTTATCTTCCACCGCCAGCGGCGTGAAGGAGACCTCTTGCGCTTTTCGAATCGCTTCGGTCACCGACAGGTGATGCAGTTTGGGGTCGCGCTCCAACGTGCGTCCGGAGCGTTGGCGCGCGTACCTGGTCAGCAGGTCGCGCAGTTCCCGGACCCGACTTTCCCACGTTTGATTAATGCTTTTCAAGTCTTGGATCTCGTCCACCTGCGCTTGGATCTGTTCTTCCAAGCATTTTATCATCTGCTTCTTAAACAGATCACGAATATCACGGTCCTGCGAGGGGCCCGCCGCTGAAATGCCTCCGGGGGCGGACGGTCCGCCGCCCGGGGTGCGGGAGGGCATGAGGCGACTCTGATCCACCAGGGAAGGGGTGAGGTCTTGGAGGAAGGACTCGACGCTGTCCTCGATGCCGATCCGCGATTTGCTGTCGGAGACGTTTAGCAGAAATTTGATGATGGATTTCTTGGCATCGCTGCCGCGGTCGTGCTTCTCCATCATGTCGACGATTTTCTTGCAGTTCATCTCATGGCGGCTGGTGGTGACAGCCTTGACGGGATACGTGTTCAGTAACTGGCAGATCTTCTGGTGGCGACACAGGCTGTCGTAACGCAAAATCTCTTCGTGAAGGTGGGCGATCGGGGTGGTAAAGAACAGCTGATCGCGTTCGTAGGCCAGGGGCTCTGTCACGATATAGCTTCCGGTATGCTTTTCTTTCAGCTGCGCCTCAATCTTCTCCGAGCGGATTCGTTTGAAGATGCGCAGCTCTGGGGAGTTGACGATGCGGACTGCGCACAGATGCGTTACCACTTGTTGCAGAAGCGGAAGGTTAGCGGTCAGTAAATCTTGAGCTAGCGGGTGAGTCTCTGTGGATTTGTGGATTGCGGCTCGGACGAAGGCTGCGCGCTGCGTGATGTCGGCGGGTTTGGATTTGACATCCATCAGAGGGATGATGCCGACCGTGACGTACCAGTCCACGTATAGCCCATACTCATCGTTGTCGGCGAATTGATATAAAATGTCACGAAGCGCCCCGAGCACTCCAGTCTGTACACTCTGTCGCACCGAGGAGCTCCACACCATAAGGTATTGTTCCAGGTGTTCATCGTCCAGGGCGTTGTAAGGGAAGAGAGTCGAGTGGATCTTCCATTCGTTGGCGACCTGTTTAACGGTAATGGTATCGAAAATCGTTTTACAGAGCCCGTAGAGCAGTTGTTTGCGCAGCACGCACGGGTCACGTAGGACCTGGTGGATACTTTTGCCGCGGCACGTGCCTATGAAGCCGTGCAGCAGACGGATATAGCTGAGGGTCTGGGTTGTAGGAAAGATGTCGATGACCGTGTCTTCGTCACGGCCCGTTAAGTATGAGGACGCCTTGATTCTCAATCTCTCGTCCGCCGCTAAGATCGAGCGGATCGTCGATAAGGTGAAGTCCTTATCTAGCATGCGCTTCGAGCCGGAGGATTTCTCGTACCAGTGGTTCAAATCCATGAGTCGCGTGGAGCGGTCCGCGGACCAGGAGCTGCGGGTTCCCTGTACGGATCAGTGGCCCTTCTTCCCCTTTCGCGTCCTTCTGGTGACCGGCACGGCCGGCGCGGGCAAAACTTCCAGCATTCAGGTCCTGGCTGCCAATCTGAATTGCGTCATCACTGGAACCACCGTGATAGCCGCGCAGAACCTTAGCGCGATTCTCAACCGCACGCGCTCGGCGCAGGTCAAGACCATCTATCGCGTCTTCGGCTTCAACAGCAAACACGTGCCTCTGGCCGAAGGCGGTACCGAGACCTTGAAGCAGTACCGGATCTGCGAGCCGCGCGATGAGAACACTATTCAGCGTGTTCAAGTGAACGATCTGCTGGCCTACTGGCCCGTGATCGCCGACATTATGGAAAAATACTTAAATATGTTGGAGCGCAAAGCGTCCTTGGAGGACGCCTCGGAGATGTGCGAGAGCAACATCATCGTCATCGACGAGTGCGGTCTGTTGCTCAAGCACATGTTACAGGTGGTGGTGTTTTTTTATTACTTCTATAACGCCGTCTGCGATACGCGGCTGTACCGCGAGCGGCTGATGCCCTGCATTATCTGTGTGGGCTCGCCTACGCAGACGGAGGCGCTCGAGAGCCGATACGATCACACCACGCAGAATAAGAACATCCGCAAAGGGATTGATGTGCTCTCGGCCCTGATCCAGAACAAAGTGCTTATGGAATACTGTGAGATAGCTGACAACTGGGTCATGTTCATTAATAATAAGCGCTGCACCGATCTGGACTTTAGCGACTTGCTAAAGTACATGGAATTTGGGATTCCTCTAACCGAGGAGCACATCACGTACGTAGATCGTTTCGTGAAACCCCCGAGTTCCATCCGGAACCCGTCATACGCTTCGGATATGACCCGGTTGTTTCTCTCGCACGTTGAAGTGCAGGCCTATTTCAAACGGTTGCACGAGCAGATTCGCCAGAGCGAGAGGCACAGGCTGTTTGACCTCCCCGTGTATTGCGTGGTGAACAACCGGGCTTATCAGGAGCTTTGCGAGCTGAGCGATCCGTTGAGCGGGTCGCCGCAGCCGGTCGATATCTGGTTTCGCCAGAACTTAACGCGTATCATTAATTATTCGCAGTTTGTAGACCATAACCTTTCGAATGAAATACTCAAGGAGCCTTTGAGATCGGAAGACAGCGATGAGGCGCTGGAAACTTTATTGACATTAAGAATCACGTACATCCAGGGCAGTTCCGTAGGGGTAAACTCAAAAGTCAGGGCGTGCGTGGTGGGGTACCATGGCACGTTTGAGCGGTTTGTGGAGATTTTACAAAAAGACACGTTTATCGAAAGGACCCCTTGCGAGCAGGCCGGGTACGCGTACTCGCTCGTCTCCGGCCTGCTGTTCTCCGCCATGTATCTCTTTTACTCCTCGCCGTATACCGACGAGGACCTGTTACGCGAGTTAGCTCGCATCGAATTACCAGAGATCGCTTCCCTCTGCGTAGATGACAATCATAAAGGTGTGGTGAACGATGAGGAGGGAGGAGGGTCGTCATCGCTGTCGTCGGGTTTGCCGACGCGCGTGGCGGTGACGGGGAACGAGGAGGGTGACGACGCGATGATACTGGGGATAGACGAGGATACCTACGATATCCCCTGTATGGCCGAGGAGGTGTCTGATTCTGACATGCTGGCGCAGACCAGCTTGTATGACGACCCCTTCTTCCTAAAATACGTAAAACCCCCATCCATTAGTCTTTTGTCGTTTGAGGAAACCGTTCAGATCTATACTACCTTTCGGGAGATCTTTCTGAAACGGTACCAGGTAATGCAGCGAGCGACCAACGGGCGTTTCGCCGCCCTGCCGATGATCACCTACAACCGCCGCAATGTAGTGGTAAAGTCCAATTGCCAGATCGCCTCGCAGACGGGGTCTTTCGTGGGCATGCTCTCGCACGTCTCCCCGGCGCAGACGTACACGCTCGAGGGCTACACCACCGACAACATCCTGAGCCTGCCCGGCGGCCACCGCATCCACCAAGAGGTGGCGCAGCGCGGCCTGTCGCGGCTAGTGCTCAAGGACGCCCTGGGCTTTTTGTTCGTGCTGGACGTGAACGTGTCCCGCTTCGTCGAGTCCACGCAGGGCAAGAGCCTGCACGTGTGCACGACGGTGGACTACGGTATCACGTCTCGCACGGCCATGACGATAGCCAAGAGTCAGGGCTTGTCGCTGGAGAAGGTGGCGGTGGATTTTGGGGACCATCCGAAGAACCTCAAGATGAGCCACATCTACGTGGCCATGTCGCGGGTGACGGATCCCGAGTACCTGGTGATGAACGTCAACCCCTTGCGCCTTCCGTACGAGAAGAACACGACCATCACGCCGTACATCTGCCGCGCGCTGAAGGACCGGCGGACGACGTTGATTTTCTAGAGGAGGGAGACAGAAAAAAAGGGGGAAAACGAGGGGGAGCTACCCTGCCCGGCATTTCTGGACCAACAAAGCCTGGCGGGCAGCTCCGTCGGGTCTCATTCTGCTCCACATAGTTATTTCAGTATGCACTGGTAGTAAACATCCGTGATCCCGTGTGGAAGAGAGAGGATAATAAAACATGTATTGAGAAAAATTGCCAACGGCTATGTGATTTCTCTCATGTAGCAGAATAGAGAGACCTTTTCCGAATCAAGTTGATTATCCAGAGAACGACGCTCGTAAAAAGCTGAGCTGTTTCGTTAAGGGATGTGGTGATACATTCATAAGTATTTCCTTAACAGAAAAATAGTTTGTTTTCTAAATGAGAGGAGAGAAGTATGAGGTGTTTTTTTAAACATTTCTTGATATACAGTTAGGAAGCGTAGCGTTTAGCATGCATCCTTTGTCTGTATGCAACTGAAACTATCCGATAGGCAGAGACGAAGCGAGTTCTAGAAAAACTCCTTCAGATTTGTTCGTGGCCTGAGGTTGGCGCGCCGGCGCCTGTAGCGATTCGTGTATATAGCGTGCGGTCTGCTAATCATGTAGACCAATCGACATGGATATCCAGCTTTTGATACGGGTATTTAATTTGTTATGGAAGCTTTCGAACTTCATGATTGAGGATAAAGGGGCTAGCAAATAAAAAACACAAAATAAAAAGCTTTCTTCTAAGAGCAATTTTCTTACAAGCTATATATCATGGTAAATTCAGAATCCTATGGTGTCTTTTTTTAAGAGAAAAAAATCAACATTATGGTCTAACTTACGATGATCCTTTTGGCCATTCGTCTTTTGATGACCAACACCTACAGTTCTTTTTTGTACGAGTCCTAAATTAACAATGTTGTTTGTTCTTATGAGTAACTAACTTATCTGCTATGTTTCGTTTTTCTTTTTTTTTTTACACGTGAGGATTATTACCCGCCTGCAAGACGCAAGCATCTCTGGGCCAGATGACAGAGAACTCACATGAGCTTGGCTTGCATGACAAAGACATCTCCCTCGACGGGGATGGCGCAACTTACTTAAAATGGGCTTATGATTTACGATGGAAAACAAAAAGAAAACCAGAGAAAAGGAAACTTAACTGAGACGACTTTATTCCTACGTTATTCTTATAACTTACTTAACCTATGAGATTACCGATTACTTGTAATTGCAACAAGAGACAAAAGAATTAAACAGCTTAACCACACTGACCAGACCATCAGGAAACTCGTGACGGCCAAGAAGAACTGAGTGACGGCCGAAAACAACTCTCGGTCATTCATGGCTGCGGCCTAAACGTTTGTGATGATGATAATGGTAGATATAGATTTAAGTCATTCATGGTTGTGTTGACTAACGAATACAGATGAACGTACACAGCTAGGTGAGACTTACAGCTATCCATCCATTTTTTATTGTGATTAGCTGAGAGAGTAGACGTTGTATTATTTATCACTATGGTATGTGCACTATGGAGTAGCCCTAAGGGTTGGGGAACAGGGTGTTATCGCTATGGCTCTTTTATCACTACAACTACGGTTGTCGCTAATGATTTCCTAGGGAGCGGAGACACAAGAACTTAAACTCTATACCTATATTTATAGTCTAGCTAAGAACGCTACATTGGTTGTCACTATACCTTATTGTCCTATGGTCACTATGAGAATATCGACACGGTAAACGATAAATGAAAGGAAACTTACAGTAACAAAAAAGAAGTACTAATATGCCTTATCACTATGTGTACTTATGGAATATTGTGCTATGTGGGTTATATCACGAAGACTTGTCTATCGCTTGGCGGTTGCGGTGGAGACATCAACAGTTCGTCGCGGGCCAGCCGCGAGGCACATAAAAGCGTGGCGGTTGCTAACTCTGTGCATAGGTTCTTAGTGGGTGAAGACGCCCAACAGCACGGCCGGACTCCGCGATCGCGAACCTGCGCTCACCGGAGAGTCCGGTCGGGGACCCTGTGGATGTTCGTTTTGATGCTTGATTAGATATCCTGTTGGTGGGGGGGCAGGCTTGGTCGAGTTTTTTTTTTTGTTCGTGTTGTGTTTTTGAAAGGTTAGCCTTCTTTTCTACCCCTACACATGCGTACTTGTTTCTTGAGTTAAGTGTTTGTTTTTCACAACAGTTATCGTTACAAGTCTGGCTTGATTAATTGTTCAGGGGGGTTGCATCTTTTTCTAGCGAAAGTGTAATACCACTCTGATGTGGTAGCTGTAATATGAATATCTGTTGGTTAGGAGAACTAAATGTGAATTAGGTATTATTCTCTTATGCTGCTAACAAAAATTGCTTCTCCGTAACTATTATCGTCCTACAGATAGATTGCGTTTGTGTTTTCAAGTTCCCCAGCAGAAACAGGGAGTCTGTGGCTTTTTGGTTCGTGTACATCCGTGTTTGTTCGCGTGTCAAATTTGATCTTCCTGCAATAATGTAGGGTCCTTGATGTAGGATTTCGAGTATCTCTTTTTAGCAAAGTGAGGGTTCAATACGAGTCTATACAAACGTACGTGAAGTTTGTGACGTTATCTCGAGAGCGGCTCGAACCTTCTTCTGTAGAGCTTTATTTAGTGCAACTTTACGAGGAGTAGAAGCTATAAATGAATTTCTGAAGGTGCTACCCATTTACACTTCTTTAGCATTCAGTTCGTAAGAACAAAAATAAACAAGTGTCTTTAAATTACGTTTCCACTATTTTTGCAATACATCTGTGAAAGTAGGCAGTAGATACCAGATTCTTTGAAATGGACAAAACGATGTTTTGTTTTTATCGAGAGTATTGATTGATGTTCGTAAGCTTGTCCGTGGTGTATATCGAGTTGCTATTGTTATTTCCTTTTGCACACACAGTTTCTTTCCGGTAAGATGTTTGACCGTGATTTGCCCACCCGGCCCGGGAGACAAGGCAAGGAGATTTTTTTGCGTTTGCCATTTATCATCGTTAAAATTCATTATCATAGCTATTTAGTGGTGACAATGACCTGTCAAATTGTTCATTATTAACGGGTTACAGACTAATAAATCTTCAAGGATCGAGGAAAAGCAAACAAAAAGAAAGACAAGAGAGGGGACCACCTTACCTGTGTCTTCTTCATTATGTGTTGCAGTCCCGAGGAACGTCTCGCCAGTCGAGGATGGGGTCGCGGAGACTGTCCCGTTGCTCCTTGGCGACGGCGGTCTGCCTCGTGGCGATCGTGGTTGCGGTCGCGGCGAAGGGTCGGGATTCGAAACCCTCGCCGGCCTGCGATCCCATGCACGGCGCCTTGGCGGGCATCTTCAAGGAGTTGCGGACTACCTACCGTTCGGTTAGAGAGACGCTGGTAGGTCACGGTGGGTTTGTACTCGGTAATGCACTTGTTTACGATGGAAACGTTACGCATTGTTCTGTTTTTGCAGCAAACGAAGGACACCGTGTACTATGTGTCGCTGTTTCACGAACAATTGCTGCAGGAAATGCTGAGTCCTGTTGGCTGCCGTGTGACTAATGAGCTCATGCAGCATTATCTCGATGGCGTTCTGCCAAGGGCATTTCATTGTGGTTACGACAACACGACCTTGAATGCCTTGCACTTTCTCAGTTCGTCCTTGAGTACCCTGTATCAACACATGTTGAAGTGTGTAAGTTATTTTCGGTAACGCGCGCAAAAACGTTCACGATATGAGGCATAACCCGCGATATGAAGGTCGTAGCCGCCTGCCACCGCCTCCCCTGAGTTGGGCGCGGCGTATATCGCGACATATCGCCATATATCGCGGTATGTCGCCGACATAATCGATATATCGCGACTATCGCCTCATGTCGCCACTATCGCGCCATATCGCCACTATCGCGACATGACCTCTGGGTGACCCCATGTGTGCCGTGTCCTTGACGGTGACCTTGCGTTTTATAAACCGCGTGGCTCTAATTCTCCGTTTTGCTGAACGGGGAACGTTGTGTTCTTTTCCTTGTGCCCTGGCAGCCCGCCCTGGCTTGTACCGGACAAACGCCGGCCTGGACGCAGTTTCTGGACACGGAACACAAGGTCGGTCAAGGTCACAGCGTACTTACACGTTGGCCCGGTGCCATTTCGGTTTTCTAAAACGCTGAACGTTATTTTTTCAGCTCGATCCCTGGAAGGGCACGGTTAAAGCCACGGCCGAGATGGATTTGTTGCTGAACTATTTGGAAACCTTCCTGTTGCAGTCCTAACCGCCATGTCACTCAAACTAGTAACGTGGCGGTTTAAATAACGTGCTCCGGTTTACAAGTCTCAGCCTGCCTGGCTGGTTTCACTCTAATAAACGTACTGTTTAACCACGTTGCGTCGTGACGTTGTTTATTGGTGTCACGGGGCGGGAGTGGTTCATGATGTATAAATAGCATGAGCGGGCCCGGGCGGCTTTGTGGAGCTGCTTACGCGCGGACAAGTGCTGTCACATCGGCTAGCAGCGGCCCGGAACGATGGAGAGCGGCATTTTGCAGCGCAAATACTGGACTTTCTATGGAGTGAATCGCGGGCTGCATCAAAACGTCAATAGCGATTTTGATGTGCGCCAATTTAATTTCGACAGCGCCCGTCTCGTAAAATGCACTGATGGCGAGGGTACCACCACCACTTACGGAAAGGGATGGTTATGCTGCACCGTTGTTCAGCACGGGGACCCTAGCAGCGATAAATCACAGCAGAGGCGGGGTTGTCTTTCTCTGGACGTAACGGTGGATAACCTTTTGGACAGTATGTCTGGCAGCGGGATGGTATTGAACAACAAGAACGTGGCATCCGTGGTAGGCGCATCGGGAAACAGCGACAGTTCCCTGCTAACGGTTATCGTGGAGGGGAACACCATCCAAGTGACTCATGTTAAACACTGCGCTAAAGCCAATGACTCTGGGGCACAGGCGTCCTCCTCTGGTGCTTCGTCTTCATCGTCGTCCGTCTCTGGCTCCGTAAACTCGGATGAGAGACGGGCGCGGAGCGAGCATCGGCGCGAGCACAAAAAGCAACAGCAGCAACAGCAGCAGCAGGCTAACTCTGTAGCCGAGGGCAGTAATGGACAGATGCGGGTGTCTGGGGGGCCCGAGGGCATGCGGGACCCTCGCATGTTAAATCGTCCCAAAGAGAGGCGCCCAGAGACGGACGGTAAGTCGATCCGTTGTGCGGCCCCTATGTCCGCGGAGTGTGCTGGTGGTGTGGATGACTCTGTGGGTGTGTGGCATCACGCAGGCGGGGCGCATCATTAATTTCGTTTTCGTGCGGTGTCCGTCTAGGCTCTCCCTTAGACAAAAGGCTAAAGACACATCACGATCACTCGAAGAATGAGGTGGAGCATCCCCCGCACCTGATACCTGCAGATGGTGACCCTGTGGCTTTTCTAAATTATGCACACGCGCCGTTGACGGAGCCGGGTGCCGACGGTGCGTTACACAATGAGACACCTAGGTTTGGCGGCGGCGACGTCGTGGCGGAGCTCGCCGAGGCTCGGCCCGCGGCTCCCGCACCAGGGAATAGCGGGGCCGAGGTGGGAACTGATGATGGGGTCAGGGCGTCCACTAGTACTGAGCAGTTAACGCCTGCTACTTCGGAAGTGTCTTCTAACTGCCGTGTTCCTCCGAATCCGCAGGCCACCACCACCGAGCCAATCCCACCTCATCCTCGCAGTCCTCCTTTTGATGACATTATACAATCGCTGACCAGGCTAATCAATGAATGTAGTAAGGACGACAGATTACCTAATGTTCCCCCGCTTTCCACCAGACACGTATCCGAGTGCGAGTCGCGCGCCGCCACCCCTGCTGCCAGCGCCAGTACCAGCGCCGCTCCCGTGTGCGACATACCCCGTCCCGTGTGCGAGATCCGACCCTATGTGGTGACTCCCGCCGCCGCCCCGCAACCGCAGCCAGAGCAGGCCGGTAACAGCAGACGGACTAGGGGAGGTGCTCGCCCTCGTAACGGCCCTCGCGGTGGGGGTGGCGGTCGGAGAACGCCCTCGGCATCCACATCTCGACGACGACGGCGCAACCGAGACGATGAGGAGTCAGAGGACGAGGTTTTACCAGGACCCAGCCGGAGACGGGCCGTGCCGCCATCGTTCGCGGAAGATGGACTAGAGATTATTGACTCCGGGGAGGAGGCAGCTCTGGCAGCTGCTTCCATAGCGGCTTTCTTCGACTAAAAATAAAAACAGACTCGCGGACGGGTGTGTGTTTGTAATATAGTTGTTATTAATAATATATTATTATCATTGTCATTATCTTGTACAGTTTGTAATAAAAACACTATAAGCGCCAGTCGATGCTCTTCTTGTGGTGTTGCTCGAGGTATTCGTTGGCCAACACAAAGTGCTGGTTGCCCACAAAGGACTTGGTGGTGTTCTTGGGGGAGGGGTGGCAGGCCTTGAGCACCAGGTGGCGGCGTTTGTCGATCAGACACTCCAGACTCTGAGCTTCTGCGCCCCACAGCATAAACACCAAGTGTTCGCGGCGGTCCGACAGCTGCATCATCACGCGTTCGCTTAACAGTTGCCAGCCCACGTGGCGGTGCGAGCCCGGCTGACCGCGAACGACGGTAAACACGGTGTTGAGCAACAGCACGCCTCGGCGGCACCAGTCGTCCAGGCAGCCGCCTACTGGCGTTTCAAAGTTGCTCACGGTGCGAGCGAGTTCGCGGTAGACATTTTGCAGGGAGGGTGGCGCGATCTGCCCGGGTAGGGTTCCAAACGCCACGCCGCTGGCGCTGCCATCACAGTATGGGTCCTGACCGACTATCACCACATACACATCATCAGGCGCACACAGGTAACTCCAGCGATGCACATGCTCGGGTGGCGGGTAGACGGTTTCGCGGCGACGAGACTGCTCGACCGCGGCAACCGTCTCCTGGAGCAGGGCCAGGTCCGCAGACGGTATGTTGAGAAAGACCAGCCAATTTTTATTAATAGACAAGAGCCGACTCTGCTCGTCATAGTTTAACACACAAGGTTTATTATCGGGTATGTTGTCTAACATCCACTGTTTTAACGCCATTGTGCAGGAGAGCGGGGTTGTTCACTACAGGCTGTTTGAATTCGTTTGGAATTCCTTGGTAGTATTTATCTAGACGCTCAACTAGGGAAGTCTCCAGGTTATGACGTACGAAGAATTCTCTTAGGAAGTTGTACAGTGCATAGAACAGCTGCAGTCCATCTCGTTTGGCTCGGGTGGCTACAGGAATGCGGATGGGGCGATGAGTCTTAGAGTGAGGATTGCGCAGTACCAGAACAGTGGAGAATTGGCCTTGATCGCCAAACTCGAAACCCATCACGTTCTCAGTAAAAATGCTCTGTCCATACGTGAGCCGGCGAAGGTCGTATGCGCGACACACGTCGTTAATGCAGGTGTACACGGGTCCCGTGTCTCCACACTCACTGTAGCCTTTCATAAGCGTCATCCATGTTGGGGCCACATCTGATCTTAGCAGGGCGAGCAGAACTCGGAGCTGATTGGGGTTGTTGTGTAGTAAAGTCAGATAGTCCATAAAGGTATCATCCAGGGGTATCGTGGGCGAAGCGTGCTTGGTGCTGGGGTCGAAGCGCAGGAGTTGCGAGATGTTGCCATCGTTTTGAGAAACGTCAATCAAAGGATGTAACCATTTGTCATTATAGGGTGTAAAGCTTTCTCCGGCAAAACATCGGCGAGTTAGTTCCACACAGGTTAGGTTATCAAAATTAGCAGATGATGCAGAGACAAGCGTCAACAAAAAACTCACTGTGAATGTCCACATCAGTCTTCTTACTGGACGGTGTTGTAACCTCGATGTCTTGTCTCTCCTTGTAGAGTTGCTGGATGGTACTTGCCCAATTGTTGTAGAAAGCTGGAGGTTAGGTCTGGAAATCCTAAAACTTTATATATTGCGTCCACTAGGTTAGAGATAGCCGCTGCATTAACTACCAGGCTGTCGTTACCAACTTGGACGATGGCCACCGACTGCTTGCAAGAAGTTAGCTCCGCGGGGTAAAAAGACACGCTGCTAATTAGTGCCCAGGAGGTGATTGACTGGTTAGTGTAGTCACATGAGGTTATGTTGTAACTGTCATTACGTTGGCAGCTTGCCTGAAAGTAGACCGCATCATCAGAGTCTGATGTTAAGCTGTAACCAGGGCTTTCTGGGTAGTATGTGTTTTCATCTTGTGAAGTAGATGTTTCGTCTTCCTCCTCGCTGCTATAATTATTGGTTTCATCATCAGAGTCTTTAAAAACAATGGAGATGGTTTGGTTGCACAAGTCCACAATCTGTAAGGGTAAATATGGATCTGGTATGGTAATATTAAAAGTTTCGTTACTGTACTCAGTTGTAAAGTTAGAATCCACAGTCGTTGTATTAACATCAGGTGTAGCAGTTATGTTTGTAGTGTTTTCAGAAGTTATGTTGGCTGCAGTAGTTGCGCTTGTTGTATTAGCAGTTGTTAATGTAGATGCAGTAGATGTAGATATTACTGTTGTGTTAGATGTTTTTGATGATGTAGGAGGAACTGTGGTAGTTGGGGAAGGAGTAGTTTCTGTGCTATTTGTGGTAGTAGGGCTAGGCGCAGGCGAAGGTGAAGGCGTTGAGACGTTGGTTGCGGTTGTTTTTATGGATGATGATGTTGTAGCTGATACGTTTGTAGTGACTGTTGTGGTAGCGGGAGGAGTAAGACTGGTAATGGAACTAGTAACATTGGTAGAACTGGGAACGGAACTAGCAACAGTAGTAGTGGCACTGGAACTAGTAACATTAGTAGTGACACTGGAACTAGTAACCTTGGTAGTCGCAGTAGGAGTAGTGGTAGTTCCTGCTGTTACCATAATCAAAACCATAAACAGCTGACCCTTCATCGCCCGTTTCATACCTGTGTTCTAAAGTCCGTGAAAGTGTTGTACAGAGGCAGATGAGGTGCGGCAATGGACGGATATGACAGAGCGCAGATATTGATATTAAATATGTCTGGCTGCTTTTCGGCCACTGTGGCGCACAACGTTGCGGCATCGAACAGATCCTTTTTGGTTGCCCCTGACACGTACAACTGGTGCACCCCTGTTTCATGGTACGACACGGCTCTAGGAATCACTGACCTTACGGTGTCTAGAACGTTATGTGAGTTGGCATGGCAGTACTTGAAGGCGGCGATGACTTGTGGAGTGTGAGGCACGGTTTGTGTAATAATCTGGGCGCCTGCCAAAACGGTGATGTTGTGCAGCTTCAGCAATGTTGTTTTTAGATTCTGAAAAGCGTTGCCGCAAGCTGCGCTGACTTGTATCTGTATAGCGGTGGAGTCGTACACACGGCTGACACGAGACAGTTCTTCAAATATATATTTGTACTTTATTACACAACTGGGAGCAAAGCAGTACTCGGCGGGAAGAAAATAGGGAGAGGTGTTCAGGTCGACTTGTTTTTTGTTGGACTCCAGGAGAACGCGGTGTTTTGTCAGGTCTATGGTTGGAATGGGGCTGAGGTCTAAAGCCGCTGTAGATGTGGAAGGTAAAGGCGACAGCGATGAGGAGGTACTAGGAAACGGGGACGTGTTCTCTTGCGATGTCTCCCTATCTATGGGAATGTCTTCGTCTTCATTAAAGTTGCATGCCAAATACATCTCACGCTGGAAGGTGGCGAGGAAATCGTCCGTGGGCTCCATCTGCTTGTCTGCCCCGGATGATGTGCAACGCTTGGGTGCAGGCGGAGCTGTATTGAAGACGATGAGGCGCTTGTGTTGTTTAACATCTCTGGAGCACTTACGAATCAGCGAAGTGCCATACGGGTACACGCTCTTAGTGAGTTTGGGTGTTGTTGGTTGAGCTGTGTCACGTGGGGGATGGGTGTTCATAATTCTCACATGGTTGACGTCCTGGTCGTCGGGGGGGATTCGCAGAAAGCGCTTCTGCGGCACCACCACAATGGTTCGGTGGGTTTTTCTTTTGTTGGCAGGAGTTAGAGACTTGGAGACGCGATGCGAACTGTGTACAATACTGATGTTGGAATACATCGCGGATGCCGTCTTCTGTCCGAACTGCTACTACTTAAAGTAAGGCACCGGGTAAGCTTTTTCTTCGTCCAGCCTTCGGTACGCCCAAGGATTCTGTTGGCGCATTAGGATGTAAGCGATGTACAGAAGAGCGAATAGCATAAAGAGGATAAAGCCAAGAATTACGTAACCAAAAGTGCCAATCAGTATCCAGACTTCTGGATCTGGAAGAGTCATGATGTTCATAGTGATGGTAAACAGACGGTCATTCCACATGGTCCATAGATACATCTCTTTCGGAACATCTACGTTAATGTGAAAGATGTATTCCCACATGCTTATACCATGTTTGGTGACGTTGCGGATTTGGCGCGATCCATAAGGATAGTAGTTGATCTGTACATATGCCTTGCTGGTTTTAAACATGCTTTCGTTCATGCAGGAATTGTTAAGAACCGGTACGCGGAGCTGAGTTGTGGTAGCATTGATTGGAGATGCAAAGACACCCTTAACTGGAAGAGTGAGATACTTCCAAGTTTTGTTAACAGTTACTAGTCCTCCTGATATTTTAAGATTGCAAGTATATTGTGTAATTGTATCCGGGGCCTGTCGAGTAGTTGTAAAATATTCGGTGGTACTGTTGAAGTGTATTCTGTGGGCTATAAAAAATGGGAAAGTGTTAATTGGACATATACATTATAGTAATATCATATAAACATTATTACAAATTGTTAAACAGATACTTACAACTATTACTAGTTATTAATCCGAAGCTGGTTTGATTGCCATTGCATCCAATTTCTTCTAGGCATTCTATACTTGCTGTTTCATTCCTGAGATTGTGTAAGGCCGTCAGATCAGCAACCATACATCTGGTTTGTAGCGTGGTATAGTTTTCATTAAAGTAGCTGTGACATAGTACATGCAAGGCGCATTCTGGATCCGGGCGAATGTACACGGTTGTAAGCATATACTTTTTATGTTCTCCCAAATCAATTCTCAGATGTACCTTTTCAGGAACGGTGACATTTAGATGAAATAGGTATTCCCAGAAGGTTACATTGTATGTGGTGATGTTCCGGTTAACACTGGAATTGTAAACATTGTTTGCAAAGAACACAGATGCTGTACTGTTCAGAAACATGCTTTCGTTCATGCAGGGTTGATCCTGAACGATTATACGGAGCCGGGTAGCGGCGGCACCTGTTTGACAAGCATATACAGCCGTAATGGGAACGGCAGTGTATTCCCAAGTCTTGTTAACGGTTTGTCCTCCGGTTCCGTAGAAAATGCAGGTATATTGTGTAGTGATGTCTGGGGCCGTGCGATTGATTGTGAGATGGTTATTAAAACTGTCGTAGTTCATTCCTTCCGCTGTAAAGATAGTTTTGTTAAACATCTAAATTATGATAATGTATTAAATATTAATAATATATTAAATGTGTACTTACACGTATTTTTGGCGCTGACAGTTCCGAATTTGGTTGTGTTCTTACTGCACCCAATTTCTTCAAAGCAGTCTACAGCTATCAGGTCGCGTGCCTGAGAATTATTCAATGATGTTACATTGGACACCATGCATTTGGTCAGTAGCGTTGTGTAGTCGTCGTTGTACAGACTTTCGCAGAGCACATCTATATCAGGGTACACTGTTTTGTTAGCTGTGGTGTTGCTAGCAGCGGTGGGGGCAATACTGGTGCTGTTAGTCTCCGCAGTGCTGTTGGCGTCCGTGGTAGCATTGCTGGGAGTTGCAGTACTGTTACCGGTGTCCGATGCGTTGCTGGATGCTGTTGGTGAGGCTGCTGTTGTATTGCCGATGGATGTTGAAGATGTGTGATTGTTACCGGTAGTTTGTACAGCTGTACTTGTAGCTGCGGTGGTGCTCACGTTACTTGGAGTGGAGCTTGCGGTTCTGGAACTGGTTGGTGAAGATGTAACCGTACTTGTTGAAGCGGGAGTAGTAGTTGTGGATGGAGCGGTGGTGGCTGTCGAGTTGGATGTAGCTGTCGGACTAGACGTGGTAGTTGGAGCAGGAGTGGTGCTTGCAGAGGCAGCAGGAGTTGAGGTTGTTCAACTGACAACGTGTTGGCTGAAGATCAAACCCACGAAAGCCACGAGGGTCACGCAGTGCCCGGTGCCAATCATGGTTATCTAACTAAAGACTGTGTCAACTCTATATGTATAGGTTACACGTCACTTATGACGCTTGAACTTACAGCTCCATATAAGGCATGCGTTAATAATAAACACTACAAATACTAGTTGTGTTAGCAAAACACTCATTACAATTTGATTTTGTTGGCTCTGAGGCCACCACCTAAGGGCTACATCGGGTGTTTCTACCAAGTCTGTTTCGTTAACTATGATTGGAGCTTTATAAGCATCTGCTGTTACATTTATTAATGACACGTCTGTTATTCTTTTCACACGAAATGAGCGTATTCCATAGCTACCATTAGAACCCCAACATGTAACAGTACTGTTAAAATAAAAATTATATGGCGCTGTGTCTAACACCTTTGTAAACTTAAGATAAAATGGTCTATTGTGTCTACTGTATCCTTTGTATCCACCTTTAATTAGGGTGGTGTTGTAATTTGTGGTTATCATTATCCCACCTGCTAGAAAGCGGGACTGTCTGGCTGAGGTATTACAATAAATAGTTAAATTACTTGCATTATAATAAATATAAGCCATCTTCACAGTGGGTGCATATTTATCTCCTTTATAGAAAGGAATACCATATACCACCGTCACTATCAACAGTCCCAAGCCTAGACTCAGCCAAACAACGTCAGAGAAACGTAACATCTTACCACCTCTTCACCGCTGGTTCAAAGTACCGTGTCCTCCGTGACAGCCATGATTTATATCCTGTCAGGTGACGGCTTGTGTCATAGTCCATCTTCAGGATGCCTGCAACCACCACACTCAGCGACAGCATGACGCAGACGGAACACAGGATGTACACGTCAACCTCCGGACCACAGACACTCAGGTGTTCTTTGTGAGGCACAACTCCTGTACACAGCAGGTCTTGGCGGTTCTCTCCCATATCCAACAGGATACCTACAGTGGTCTGGGGAGACAGAGGGATTCTTAGTATCATTTCAAACTCTGAAGGTTGCATCATGGAGGGATGGACTTCCACTCGGTAAGGTAACTGGGTCTCAAAGTCAAAGGCCCAGATCCTTTGGGTGTCATTCACAAACCAATAAAGTTCAGTGTTCAGTCTGAGCAACGAGCACTTCACTTTGACTTGGTGTTTGTCATCCACACACATCTGTGGGGTATCCATTCCAGCACAGACATTCATCATCACACTCATAAGTATCCACACACTCAGACCAAACATCCTAACAGACCACCCAGCAGGCACACCAACAAAAGACAGCTGACACACTTGTATCAGAAATGTACAAATGATTATAGTTTATTATAATAATTTATATACAAACAATGCATAACACTGATTGATAATGGTGCTTCACACTAATACTGGCTACTACATAATACTGCTAAGGGTATATATATATCAATACACACAAAAGTTACAGAGCCTCCCCTAAGAGTCATCAGTACCAGGGCACACTCTGCTACACAGTCCTATTATTCTGTTTCATAGTTTTCACTGAGAGTCTTCCTGCATATCCCGGATGGCTTCCTCAATGGCCATGCTCAGGTTCTCAAGCTCTTCATCTTTGGGCTCTTCAAACTGTCCCACAGCATACATCCTGGATGCATTCTCATATATGGGCAACATAAAGGAGCTGGTGTTCTCAGCAGAGAAGATACGGATGGCCACCTGTTTGGGGAACTGCTGGGCCAGGGGGATGAGGACTTGAATAGCTGCCAGGAAGTCCACAGGGGTGGCTGCATTAATGATCATGGTGCGGTAGTCAGAGGAGCGAGGGCACAAGTTATGTGGTTGCACAGTCTTCAGATCCCACACGGCTCTAAGTCCCTGCTGGCAGGCTTCAGCGGTCTTGCGAGTGACTTCTGAGTTGTGCACATGGGGCATGGTGTGTTCCATCAGGAATGGGGTGGAGATGGCCAAGTTGCAGATGCCACCCAACCTGATTCTGGCAGCATCCACCGCCTCTTTAACTTCATGGGTGCGAGTGTAGATCAGCATGATGCCTCTGTTGCTCACTTGCATGGTCTTGCACACAGCCACAGCCTCACTGAGAATCTGATGGACATTAGTGAGTTGGAAGGGCAGGTTCTTGTATTCCAGTGACCTGTTGGTCAGCCTGAACATGCGGGACACATCATCTTGCTTCACTCTGCCTCTCTTGGTCTCCACCTTATGGTTAGTGAAAGTCACGCCACCTTTCTCCTTCATGGCACTTCTAACTCTCTCACAGTCCAGGCTGGTGATCCTCCTGGTGGTCTTGGTCTTGGGACCCTTGGGCTTGGCACCAGAGGTGCTGGGCATCACGGGTGCTGGTGGGGGTGGTGGAATGGGGGACACCGGGGATGCCAACGTACTGGGAGATGAAAGTCCACATTCTTCACAGCACTCTGACTCGCTGCTGGAGGATGAGGAACTCTCCACAGACATTTTGCCCACTGATCCACTGCCTGGGGTGGTCATTGTCAGCTGCACACCCTGGTTCTCTGAGGAAGAGGAGGCTGTGGGAATTAGAGTCTGAGTGTCTTCTTCCTCTTCACTGTCTGAGATCACAATACATCCAGAGGTGGGTTGGATGTCCTGGTCTTTGTACTGGAGCTTGAAGAATTCCTCAGGCTCTTTCTTAATCTGGGATGCTGGGATCATGGTGGACGTGGGAGGCACGGGTGGTTTAATAATGATCTTGGTAGGGCAGTCTGTCTTCCGGGATTTCTTACGTGGGATGAACAGGGTTTCAGGATTGCAAACAGGTGGTGGCATGGGCTGACTCTCAGGCTGAGTAACAACACCCTGGGGGGTGCTGGGAGCAGTGGTGGTGGTGAAGATGGATGGGGTAGTGATGGTGGTACCTGCTGAGCTATGGTCAATACCAGCTTGATTGACAGCCTGAGCCAGAATGTCACTCTCACTAGCACCACCTAAGTTAAAGAAGACACGGGGGCACTTAGTGTTTTGAACATAGTTACATTTATTGAGATCCACAGCACAAGTACAGGACAACATCTTCCCAACCAACCAAGTCCCAGACAATAAAGAGTCATACACCAAGTACATAGTGTTCATGAGTATATATTGTATATCATAAAGTATAACATAGAGTATATATGGTATTATATTATACATTAGTACAATTAGACAATGGCATAGGGGGGTTACAATACATTAGTACATCATCAATAGATGCAATTCTAACTGTCTGGCTATATGGGGTTACAATGGCAGAGTTATAGGGACCAGCCCATATAACTGTCTGTCTGACTGACTTACTCTGGCTTATCAGTCTTGCTCCTGGTCATCATAGGGTGCAAGCTTTTGGAACCTTCCCCATCATCTCCCTCTTTCTTAATCTTTCCAGCCCTTAGGATAGTGCCAACCAGCCCCTCTTCTATCTCTGTATCATCATCAGACTCCTCTGCCTTCTCACCCTCAGTCTCAGCCTGAGTCTCTCCCTGCTCTGTCTCAGGTATCACCATCTCACTCTCTCCCTCAGTCTCAGCCTCAACCTGTCCCTCTTCTGCCTGAGTGCCCTGTTCTATCTGAGTCTCCTGTTCCTCTGCTTCCTCCTCTGCTGTCTCAGTCTCTTCCTCTGCCTCACTCTCTTCCTCCTCTGTGTCAGAGAAAAGTACCACAGACTCCAGATGGATGTCTGGACTTGGCACATTCTCTGGGAGCACACCACCAGTAACAGGTGCATAGCTAGCCTCTCTCTCATTGTCATTGACAATTTCCCTGAGCTCAGCCAAGCTCCATGTCTTGATCTTATCAGTCTTTTCAATGCACATTTTAAGGTACATCTCTCTGACCAAGTACTGTATCTTGGGTGTCATAAGTTTCACAATGTCCTCTGTGGACAGGTGAGACTTTGAGAACATTATATGGGCAGTCTCATCACAGATAAAGGCAGAGAGACTGTTCATAATGATAGACATCTGCTGGATGGGCACATACATGCTCAGCATGATCTCATCATTTTTAGAGTTACCTTCCTTATAGAAGGCATTCATGGTGTTAATCAGCAGTGTGTCAAATTTGGCATTTTCAATTTGAAGGTCTGTCTGCTCACCATCCAGTACCTTAATCATGTTCAGACCATAGTTAATCATGGTATCTGGATCATCATGGTGAGGCAGACTTCTCAGGAAGATGAGTGCCTGTTGTATGCCATTGCTTATCTTAGGAGTGGTGACACAGTTAAGAGTCATCACTGAGTACTTAAGGTGTGTGTATGTTATCCTGTCCTGGAGGTCTTTCTGCTTTATCTGAACCTTTTCACTTAAGGCTGTCTCAAACATCTTGGTCATTTTAACTGTCTCATCAGCTAGCTTCTTAACACACTCTAAATACTTGCCCTGCAGCACAGGAGGCAGCTGGTAGTTAGGGCATGTATCCTCAAGGGTCTGTAAGATACCCTTCCCATCCAGGAAAGGTTCCATCACTTTGCCCAGGAGATCAATGCTATTGTTAACCCCATCCTGTAACTGCTTAAACTTCCCCTCCATGCCCATTCTTATGTCATTCATTTGCTGCAGGTGTTGGTTTTTGAGGTCTGTGTGGTTTCTGGCAATTCTGAGCTTGGTCTGATACACTGTGGAGAGATAAGATAATATAAGTATGTGTGGGTTGGTGTATGTGGTGCAGTATAAAAAAGACACAACACACAGCATACTTACCAATAGTTTGCACTTTTCCTAAGGGATCATCTGGTTCTTCATTAATGATCTCCTCAAGGGTCTTAAAGGGCTCATCCCCAGGCACATCTGCATAGCCAAACAGGGGGTCTCCCAGGCTCAGGATACCTCTTGTCTCTTCTGCTAACAGCTTCTCAAGGTACTGCACAGCTCTCTCAGTCCCATGATCCTCATGTCTGTGGGTAACATAAGGACATATAATAAGACTGGGGCCCCATACACAGAGAGTTGGCACACACAGTGTTAACAAAGTCTTTATTGATAATGTATGTGAAGTGTTGCATTGACAACCTACCTGGGCATCTTGGGTGGAGATGGTCCAGGTTCAGGTCCAGCAGAGGTTCCCTCACCAGGGTCTCCCTCAGTGTGTTGTGGAGGCTGGTCATCAGCCTTTCTCTTGGTCTGTCTGGGGTCCATCTTTACAGGTTGCTTGCTCTAACCACTGGAACATGAAAAACAGACTCAGTATCTGCTGCCTCTGCCTAAGCCTGGTGGCCCACCTCAATCAGGCTACCCGGGGGACTGTGAGTGAAGACAATGACAACATCAATGGGATTGGGCCCCTTACCTCCTCTGCTATGGGGCTGAATACTCAGCCACCCGGGTCTGTGATGGCCCTGGCTGTACACACTGCATCATCATCTCCTTCCTCGGCGGTATTACCCACGGTGCTGGCATTAAGTGGCATGGTGCTGGTGGTGTTATTGATGATTGGACTAAACATTAGCTCAACCTTCTGGAGCCAAGAGGTGGATGAGGACGCACTGGACACGGCCACCACCCCCGTGGAGGTCTATACGGTGGACTTATGTGTTAAAACAGTCTAAAAATAAAGCCTGTGGATAAAATAACGTGTCTGTACATGCTTAAGAACTACTTGGCATCATGCCAAGATTCCATATATTGGCGGACAGCCAGTTGGCATATGGCCAGATATTGGAGGGTTGCCAAGTGCTCCGTCACCAATTGGCATTGGGCCATAGCAGCGTCACCAGCGGGCATAGGGCCAGAAAGCACCGTCACCATATGGCATAGGACCAAGCTATAGATAAGCAGCGTCACCAATAGGGGCGTGGCTATATGAAACACCGTCACCGATAGGGGGGCTGCACCCATAATCAATAGCTCCACCCCCTTATCAATAGCACCGCCCATTAGCATTAGCGCCTCCCATAATGGGGCTGGCTCATGTACGTCCAGCCCCCTATATATATAGCATGCATATACATTAGTACCGCCCACCGCCATATATAGATTCTATAGGCCCAATGGGGGGCGTGGCAATATGGCCGCCGTCCGCCATATTGGCTTCCTATAGATTCTATAGCATCCCCATTGACTTACATTAGTTGGCAAGCTCTATCCGCATTCCAATGCACCGTCCCCGGCTATGGAGGCTGGATCGGTCCCGGTCTCTTCCAATGGAGCTCCTCCGGCGTCCCCAGGCAGAATGGCGGTTCCCTAAACGAGCATTGCTTATATAGACCTCCCATTAGGCACGCCTACCGCCCATTTACGTCAATGGAACGCCCATTTGCGTCATTGCCCCTCCCCATTGACGTCAATGGGGATGTACTTGGCAGCCATCGCGGGCCATTTACCGCCATTGACGTCAATGGGAGTACTGCCAATGTACCCTGGCGTACTTCCAATAGTAATGTACTTGCCAAGTTACTATTAATAGATATTGATGTACTGCCAAGTGGGCCATTTACCGTCATTGACGTCAATAGGGGGCGTGAGAACGGATATGAATGGGCAATGAGCCACCCCATTGACGTCAATGGTGGGTGGTCCTATTGACGTCAATGGGCATCGAGCCAGGCGGGCCATTTACCGTAATTGACGTCAATGGGGGAGGCGCCATATACGTCAATAGGACCGCCCATATGACGTCAATAGGAAAGACCATATATAGAACCCATTGACGTCAATGGGGGAGTGGATATGGGCGGTATTAGGAAGCCCCATATATGGTATATAGGACCGCCCTATTGGGAGGGGCTATTGACGTCAATAGGAAAACCCATATATGGAATCCTATATGGCATAGTGCCAATACATATTATTGAACCTGGCTAATAGCCATATTGGCATAGGGCCATATTGGATATTGCCTATATATTGATCCTGGCATATGGCCAATATGGCCGCCATTATTGGCACCATGCCAATCCAATATGGCGGACTTGGCACAGGGCCAAGACCCCTCCTCAAACTTGGCACGGTGCCAAGTAGACCCCTCCCCAGTTGGCACAGTGCCAAGTCCGCCATATTGGATTGGCACGGTGCCAGGTCCACCATATTGAATTGGATGGGGTCCAAATCCACCATATTGAATTGGCACAAGTCCATATGCGCCATATTGAATTGGCTATGGTCCAGAACCTCCATATTGAATTGGCATAAGTCCAGATCCTCCATATTGAATTGGCATAAGTCCAGATCCTCCATATTGAATTGGCATAAGTCCAGATCCTCCATATTGAATTGGCATAAGTCCAGATCCTCCATATTGAATTGGCATATGTCCAGATCCTCCATATTGAATTGGCATATGTCCAGATCCTCCATATTGAATTGGCATAAGTCCAGATCCTCCATATTGAATTGGCATATGTCCAGATCCTCCATATTGAATTGGCATATGTCCAGATCCTCCATATTGAATTGGCATATGTCCAGATCCTCCATATTGAATTGGCCAGCATCCAAAATCGCCATTTTGTTTTGGCTGGAATCCAGGTCCGCCATCTTGAATTGGCCAACTTCCAAGTCCGCCATATTGAACTGGCCCGATGCCAAGCCGCCATTTGCAATTGGCATCATGCCAAATAGATCTGGCATCGCGCCAGATCCGCCATCTTTGTTGGCATCGTGCCAAGTCGCCATTTTGGATTTGGCACGTTGCCAAGTTTTTTTGGCTCGGTGCCAAATCCGGATTTTCTTGGCACGGTGCCAAAATCGGGATTTTGCGTTTTTTGAAATCCCCGACCCCGGGGGGACTGTTTCCACATGGTTTGGGGTCTCTACGAGGCTCCGTTCGCCGGGTATCCCGGGGGGTATTTTCTGAAAAATAAGTTGGCATTTTGCCAAGTTTTTGGACTCGAAAATAGGCCGTTTTTTACCATCTGAGCGACCCGTTTTGACGGTAAAAACTGCGTTCAAAATCACCGTTTTTTTGCCCGTTTGAACTGGCCATTTTTTTACATTTTGGAGCCCTTTTTACCACCCATTTTTGACCCGTTTGGAACCTATTTTTTGCCCTCTCTCGGACTCATTTCGGACTCATTTTTGGGCCCATTTTTTGTTCAATTTTGGACCCACCTGGGGGGTATTTTTGCCCTATCACATACCCTATTTTTAGTCATTTTTTTGCCCATTTGTTACATGAAATTGGGTCCATTTTTTGCCTATCTCAGACCCTATTTTGTGTCCATTTTTTGCTCGTCTGAGACCCCATTTTTAGCCCATCTAAGACCCACTTTTCACCCATTTCAGAACCTATTTTTTAGTCATCTCAGACCCTGTTTTTGGTCCTTTTTTTGCTCGTCTGAGACCCCATTTTTGGCTCATCTGAAACCCATTTTTGACCCGTTCGAAACCCTATTTTGGGTCTATTAGAGACCCAATTTTTAGCCCGCGTAGACCCATTTTTTAGTCCATATGAGACCCTAATTTTGACCCATTTAACACTCATTTGTGGACCATTCTGAACCTTGATTTTGGTCCAAGTTCTACCCTTTTTTGGCCCCATTCCAACCTTAAATTTGATCCCATTTTCCGCCGTTATTGGCCACTTTCCAACCCCTTATAAGACCCATTTTAAGGTCCATTTTTTCACAAATTCAGACCCCAAATCCGACCAATTTCAGGCCTCTTGACGGCACATTTCTGACCCCATTTCCCTCCAAATCAAGGCTCATTTTTACCCAATTTCTAACCTCCTTGGAACCCGATGAAACCCCGTTTTACTCCCATAAAACACACTCGCATACAGGCTAATTCTCCAAGTTTATTCCGGTCTAATCAGTGCAACAAACAAGCAGCTCGCGTGTATAGTTCGCGGTATGAAACGTGTAAACAATGTCTTCTGGTTCGGTGAAGTTTGAGATGCTAGGCACATGAGTTACATTCATATCAGTCGAGTTGGCAGTGGTTGAAAAACCTGAGATGTTGGTTGTCGGTGGAGGAGAAGGAGTTGGTACGGCGGTAGGTACAGAGGTACGTGTTGGAGGCTTTGGGGTTTCAGATGGAGGTGTTGGAGTTGTAAGCAGCGTTACATTTAGCAGCGTCTTAGTAGTTGCGGCAGTATCATTTCGGGTTGCGTTCCTCGCAGTAATGCCCGCTAGAAGTCCATGGGTTACAGTCTTATTTCGTCCGTACTCCAGAGTCGTATTCAGAAACCAGTTAAAGTCCATAAACGGCTTTTGTGGTTTTGCCGGCTCAACCCAAACATAGTCAATTTGGGTAGCTGCGCCCAGAATATATTTGGAGTCATCATAGCGACTAGCACATCGTACCGTTCCATTGGGGCGAACAAATAGTCTGGAAAAAAAGCAAGGGCATTAATACGAATTCCCAAACTTTACTCCCTTGTTAAATTCTCATCATCTGTTCTGTTATCTGTATTAAGGAAGTATAACTTACGGGGTGTAATTGCAGTCAGGTAACTTCTTGTTAATTTTCTCTCGGGTTAAATTCTGTGCCAATGGCATAATGACTCGTTCTGCGTTTGTTGAGTTTGGTGGAAAGCATATCTCCCCAATATCACAGTTAAGTCTGTGGAACAATCACACGTTATAATCTTTCCAATAATTGAAATCTCAAAGTTATAACGTCGTGAAAAAATAGCAAAGGTAATACGTACGAAACTGTATGATTGCTGCAAATCTTGAAGTCGTTGCAGTTACTGGGCAAGTAGTTAACACTGACCATGTGGCAGCATGCAGGCGGTATAGTTGTCGCGCGGGCTTTTGCGTGGGCTGCCGAAAGTGACAAAAGAATACAGACGACGAACAACAAAATCATATCTTCAAGTGGGTGTTACTTTCTAGGAGGTTTAGTAGTAACCTCCGGTGTCTCTTCTCCGGCAAGAAGATTGGGACGAACGCAGATGTTGTTGAATTTTCTGGTTGCAGAACTCAGATCGATTTTTGCTTGAAATGTAATATATCCACGACTCGTCGTCGCCCAGGTGGTGACGCGCATCTGACAGATGTGCGTCTCGGGACCGTCCTTAACTTTATAAAGAAGAAGCTTGCTGTTCTTTGAGATCATGTGAGTGCTGAATGTAGTTTTCTCTTCCTCCGTAATATTGATAATTTGGGTAGGTGTTGCCGCCACCTTTGTAAATTTTTGAAAGACGGGATGGTTTCGACCACTAAGAAAAGTTATATTATTAGTAACAGCCTTCTTTTAATTCGCTACGTATTTGTTGTAATACCATCATAACTTGTAAAATCTTACCTGAGATAATTGACGAGTTTCGTAACCCAGGGGGAGGGCTTCTCAATTAGACTCTGACCAAAATGTGTATGTAGAATGTACAGCGTAGCATTTCCACATTCTCGTTTGGGTCCGTCAATATCATAAGCTCTAAACAGCCCAATATCTTGCGGAGGAGATGGTTGCACAGGGCAGAGTTTATCCAGATACAGCTCCATAGAAGTTGACAAGCCGAGGATTGAACACAAGACGCAGATGCACAGCTGGGTGTACAAGGTCATTGTTTCTTCGTTAATTTGGCAATTGGTAGGCGGACGGAAATAAAAAGGATTCGTTTGAAAGAGTTGAGAGATGAACTCGCACCGAAAGTGATGAGGTTGCGCTGGTCAACGTTGTAAAAAGATGGATCCTTCAGGGTCGTCTTCACCGCTCCCTTTGTAAACTGAATGCCCCCTAGAACTTCTTTAAGTTCTCCTTTAAGATTTTTTGCTAGGTCTGGCGCTCTGTCTTGAAGCAGATTCACCAAGAGTGACACTTCCGTGACGTTGATTCTAAAATATATAGATAGTGATTATAGACACGCCTATTCGCAACGCTATAACACGTAATAACAATGTAACACAACTTACCTCTGTAACACGTCTATACTGTCGCGGCCGTGGCTGACATCATAGTGGTACGTGAGGGTGGTGTTGACAATCCGCTCGAAAAATTTATTTCTACTTGTATTACTAATAACTTTCGCACAGAGATCCCAGTAACTTTCTAGTCTGTGGTGCGGAGAAAAATCCGCATACAATTGCGAACACAACCCCTGAACCGCGGTCGCGTAACACAACACAGAGACACAGATAAACACACACCATGCACCCATGTTGTGTTCTAAAAAAGCTTTATTGGCAGAACGTTATTTATAGCTAGTTGTCATATTCTGGCTCTTTCAACGTCACTTCTTGGGTGTTTACTTTAATGACCTTAGGTATTTCCCACGAATCCATAGGTTCGCTCATGGCTTGGTAAGCGAGTTCATTATAGATGGACATGTAGTAATGAATGTTTTCTTCATCATCGGCTTTGGACTCGATCATCATAGGAGAGTGACGCCCGTAGTTTGGGTTGACCAGGGAGATGAGGTTCCCCTTTCTATCAAAGTACATGACGCCATTCTCTGCATCATCGTCGCTGGTGGAGTCGGTCTCTGAGTGTCGCAACTGCTGATACTCGTGGTTTCTGGTCTTGGTCTTTCTTTCACAAGAGCGTCGCTTATCCTCCTTAAGTAATGTCACAGCTTCTTCTTTGTCACCCGAGTAATGCGTCACTACATTGCGAGAGGAGAACGTGCTATACAGCGCGGCCACCAGGACCAGGAGTAAACACAGAAGCGCTACGGCCGAGGCGCAGTAGATGACGATGCCCAACAGTTCTCCCAGTACAATCGATGATGAAGCAGTTGTTGCTATTGTAGTTGAGACGGTTGTGGTAACGTTGCCGGTAGTCACATTTGTAGAGGTGGGTTTCGCTGTCGTCACCGTGGTGGTGTTGCTGCTGGTGGTAGTCATTTCAGCGGTCTGATACCTCAGGGTGATTTATAAGTACCCAGGCACGTGGTTACGGGAAGGCAGTTCCACGTGGGTATTACTGAGTCTGTGGGGGACGTTTTAGAAGTGCACCGAGAACGAAAATGAGCACCACGGTGATCACGAAGGGGTTGTTCCAAAGCTTCCTCAACAGTTCTAAGCACCGGTAGATCTGCTGTTGCATATAGCTTATTGGCTGTTGTTCTGCAGGCTGCTTGTTAGGGAAAAAATACTGTACGGCTGCAAAAGTGATCGGAGTGCTTCTCCAGTACAGGGTAAAGTGTACTCTTACCCAGGGTTGGTAGTCTTCCGTATTCTTAATAATAACCTCATGAAGTATTCCTTTTTGTTTCTGATGAGACGTTAACTTAACGTCCTCATGCTGGCGTACTTGTCCATGAGCGGTCGTAAAGTTGACTGCGATGTTGGACTCCTTCTCGTTGCTAACTACAAACTGGCTCGTGAGCTCCGGGTCCGTCTTTATTCCGAAGGTATGGAATTCGATTTTAAAAACGTTCTCGGAGTCCACCTTCGAATCGATGGAGGTATGTAGATACAGAGCGAATCTCGCGTAGTCAACACCCGGTTCAGAAAAGTGGCTCGGGAGTTTTTCTGTAAACGAGACGTACGCTACATATAGTCCAACGTTCCGCTGCATGGGTTGGATCTCCAAAGCCAGCTGAATTTTTGTAGACGTTTTCGTTTGAAACACTACTATGTTGGCGAGGTAGTCGTGTGGATGTTGAGACGTTTCGGTAAAGTTTTGAAGTTCCCATGCTGACATTCTCCAGATCCGAGAACATAGCATGGTTTCCCAGTCTATGCACATAGCCCAACCAACTTCTATAAACTTCTTGGAATTAAAAATAAATCCAAAGCTGAGTCTAGGGCGATCGGAGTAGGCGGAATCATTTGGCGGAGTGAGCATATGTATCTGCACCTTGTTTGTAATATCACGAGGTTGCACTAGCGCAAAGCAGCTACTGAGCAGAAGCAAAGCAGTCAGATGGCCGACAATCGAGGCGGTCATGCTGGTGCTAGATGACCAGACAGGAGACCAAAAACATCCAAATAATAAAAAGAGCTGCAACTAGAATAGCAAGATAGGACACGTCTGGGTGCGTAGATATAGTGCATGATGTAGTGACGAGGTCTGGAGGGCCGGCTCGACAAACCTCTGGAGCGTAGCAAAAAGAGAATAGATATAAGCAGCAGAGCAGGCATAGTAGAGTCTTCATAATATTGTGCGTGGGTTGGGAGCTATAATATGTCTGTTTAGTTTATCGGCTGTTTTTTTTAAATATCCACGATAAAACCTTCTGGTGATGTTCCACGCTGGCATGTGCAGTTTAGTGTCTAGCACATCGAACAGTCCATTGTCTTTTCTGATAAGACGATAGAATAGCCGGTTAAAAAAATATCTGACGGCCTGAACGCTAGCATTCAAGCATACCTCAGATTGGTTCTGCAGCACAGCGATCACTTCTTGCCGGCTACAATTTTCGCTCGGGGCAAAAGGCTTTAGATAAAGTGATTCTGTGGGAATCTCTGCTAACAAGGTGGCATTTAAGCATTTGCAAAGCTGTACATCCGTGACGTTGTTGGCATAGAGCCAGGATAGAAACATAACTAAAATGGCACCCGTAAGGTACACGTGTGAACAACCGGGATATTGCATTTGTGTGGAGAGTACCGTTGCGGGTTTATCGTACCGTGGAAGACATTATGTCTTTTACATTCCGTATTATCGTACCGTTTTGTATGCGTAGTCGTACCATGGTTTTAGAGAGGTAGTGGTTAAGTTTATTGCACAACAGCACATGAGGTGCTTTGTTTTTTTAATCGTATTTGCCTACCGGCCCCCCTGGTAACTGTAAACCAAGTTTTTTGATGCACATTTTTGAATTTAGATGGATCGCTAAAACGTACGCATGTTTTCTTTTCTGATCCATCGTAGACAATTAGTTCGTACTTATTACAGTGATTATTTTTTGGTTCGAGGTAAACGCAGGTTGCAGTCCAAGGTATACCGTGATAGTATTGCACGCAATTACAGCGGAGTTCTTTACTCCACACATTTGGTAAGCCACATAGCAAAACGAATGCACATAAGATAGCCCCTAAGATGTAACGCAAAATAATCATAGCGAATAAAAGTACGCTTAAAGCTAAATGTAAAAAAGACACGATACTATTAATTACATTATACAACATAATGGGTATTTTATTGAGTTCTAGGTCTTGTGAGTACATCTATAATTTTCTTAGTCATTGGAGCTTCGGGATCCAAGCAAACCGGCAGCCGAGTCTTGAGCGTAGCTCTGTAAACATAATTGTGAAGTTGAAGGGTAACAGTAATATATAAATAATGTATATATTACACAATGAAAAACAACTTACATGACTTCGGTTCTCTCACATACGCCGTCTGGAAGTCTAAGTTCTATGCTTTTAATCAGGTTTTTACTAATTCCACTTGTAGTTGCTACACAGCGGCAACGAGGTTTTGTAATATAATCCTCTGAAAAACTACCAGATACAAGCAACATAACTACTGCCAATGACAGCAGCTTAACTTTAAACATTGATGGCTGCATTCCGGTTTCCTGTCCTATAGCTATAATTTACAGTCAGAAAAATATCCGTTAGTTGTTGAGGCGATCCAAATTGATTGATGGGCAATAGTCATCTTTATCTTTGCTTTTTTGATGTTTAGTCAGGAAACGGTACTAGATTGTCCACATGCAAATTCAATTAGAATGCGGATACATTTTCATATCCGAGTAGGTGTCGCATTGCTTTATTCCCATAACCGCCAATTAGTAACCGACACATTTAAGTGCAGCTAGATGCTTACTTTCGTGAGGATTTTGTTTTTCACCATAGGTGCGTCTGGATCCAAGCATACTTTTTGTCCATTTTTCAGCGTTGCAATAACTTCGGTAACGGGGCAGTTGACTCCAGGTTTTTTTACCAGCACGGTTTTAATGTGACCCGGATAAATTCCGGATCGTGTATTAGGACATTCGCAATGTAATTCATGTACACACTCGCTGTAAGCAATCAGACTCATCAATAGTAGAGCCACACCAATAAAACGGGGATTGTATAGAGCTTTCATGGCGGTTTGTTTTTCTTAATTTGTTGTTTTTTTCGTACGATGATAAACGTGAGTTCTTGCTGGTTTGAAGATTCTATAGAGATAAGCATCTTCAATTTGTATTAGGATGCTATGAAGACTGGTCGTCCCATCGCATCTCTAACTGGTTGTTTTGTTGAATTTGTAGCTTCTCCACGTGGGTGATTAGGTCCTGATGGTTTCCTCATCCTCTTTACAACAATTTTGCTTTCAGGAATCTTTCGTTCACCTTTTTTACACTCACAATGTATTCCTTGCGATTCGCTGTATGCAATGAAACTGACAAGCAGCAGAGCTACAGCCAGAAACCGAGGATTCCACATCACATTCATGGCGGTTGTTTTACCTCAATATGATGTTTTATTTTCACAAGAATAACCGTGAGCTCTTGAGTGTTCGGAGCATCAATGTAGATTAGCATTTTGAATTATCCGGGTGTACTATCAATAAGAGACGCCCATGTAGGGTTCAAAACGGTGGCACCATTTACAATCCCAGTCGTGTACTTTTGAAACGTGGGTTTTATTAAGCCAACACCAGGCTCCAGGGGATGGGGGAAGTCTACGTTGATAGGTTTGGTAATCCAAGCAGATAGGTGTTTTTCTAACCGTATAATTAAAATATGCTATAGCTTCAATTCTCTCACATACTACACTGGGATAGTTAATCCAAACACATTGTATTCCTCTTGGCAGAGGTCGTTTATTATAACTTTGAACACAATTACACCGAGACTCTTTATGACTAAAGCTGTACGTACCTAACGGGATAATACATAGAAAAATACATATTGCACGGATCCACATAACGGTTTAATTACCGATTAATAGTTACTTAATGAAGCTGCCTGTAAAATTATATTCATGTTACTTTACAGTTTACCCTACTTCCACAACATTCGCTGCCAGACTAACAATTTTTGCTCCCAGATATCCCTGACTCTTTGGTGCAAATTTTCTTCTGTACAGTTGGTACATATTGTCAGCCATCGACTACCGTTTACTCGCTGTATGCAATAAAGTCCCTCGTCAGTTACGTTCTTAACGGTTCTGTTAACATAGTTGTAGTTTAGGCACAGTGGCTTCTGCAGTTTCCCCTTTCTCATGACTGTGGCTGGAAAGTGGGCTATGGCTTCGCTACCACAAGAATCGTTCGAATGATGAATCCATAGACAGTCCGCTTTCCGAGGTATAAACTTTGGTAGCTTTTTATAGTTGCAATGACAGCGCTGGCGTTGTGTAGCGACGGGTTGTGCTGAGAGTAAGTAGCAGCAACCAATAATACAACAAATCAGTGATACAACACACCGCATAACGGCGATTAGAATAACGGAAGATAATTTCGTGTGTAATTAGATGCAGTCCGCTGGATGCGGTGTTCACTTCCATTGCTTTGTTGTTCTGACAGGAAACTGATGTTACCTGGGGACTCATTGTTGTGTTTGTTTTCACAGCATCTTACCCTACTTCCACAAGCTTGGGAATTTCTGCCACAACCACCATTCTCGCTCCCGAATATCGCTAACTCTTTGGTACAAAGTCGTTGGTGTGCAGTTGGTACATGTCGTTAGCAGCCATTCAGTAACGTTTTTATGTATGCAATAGGTCCCATCGTCAGTTACGTTTTGAACAACATGGTCAACATAGGTGTAGTTCAAGCACAGTGGTTTCCGCGGTTTTCCATCTTTCTTCGTAACTGTGGGTGGAAAGTGGGCTGCAACTTCGTTACCGCAAGGTCCATCGGAACGATGAATCCATAGACAATCCGCTTTCGGAGGTATAAAGTTTAATGGCTTCCTATGACTGCAAGGGCAGTGTGCTTGTCGTGTAGTGGCGGGTCGTACCGTGGATAAGTAGCAGCAACACAGAAAACAAATCAGTAGTACCAGACGCCGCATAACGGCGTTTAGGATAACGGGCGGCCAGTCAAGGGTAGTACCGAAAGTAAGTAGCAGCAACATAGAAGACAAATCAGTAGTGCAACAGGCCGCATGACGGCGTTCACAGTAACGGAAATTCATTAAGCGCAACTGGTCTTCTTCACAAATTAGCAGCTCGGACAGTGTCCAGTGTTTGTGCCCCATAGTATGCATGTGCATTGTTATCATCAGATAACGTCCGAAGTAGGGAACGTCTCTGAAGCGATCCAGGCGCCCGGAATCCATTCCGATTCTTCAAGTTTCTTCAGGATTTTAGCAGGGATAAGGCGTAGGGTGACAGCAGATATGGCGCTATGCCTCCGGAGGACGAGGGAGAGTCTCTGTGAGGTAGCCATCAGTACGGTGCAGGCCCCGTGGTCGGCGGCGTAGGCCGCGTGGTGTGTCAAGCGCTCCCAGCGTCCCGGCCCGTCGCGAGATCGCGCGGACAGTAACTGCACGGCGTTGCGGTACTGATAAAAGACCATGATGCTTTCGAGGGGGACCGATGCGATTTACAATCGGACTTATAAAGCCCAGCAGACGGAAATATTCCGTCACCGTTTGCTCGGATTCGTCGCCGCTCGTCACGTGTCCGATACTAAAGTGCTCAGGGGAAATCGCGCAGGTAGGTACAAATACCAATAAACATATCAGACTCGCATCGTGACTGAGATTGTTTTATTATGTGCAATGTGGTTGCGTGAACGGGTTAGGATAATAAAACACGTATAGTGGAGTTGATCAAACGGGGACACGGACATCTGGGTTCTGCCGTTATCTAACACTCACAACATCTCACAGTATCTCACAGCATTTCAACATTTCACAACATCTCACGTAATCCTCTCATACATGTAAGCCGTCAGCATCTTGCCATACGTGGTGTGTAACAGAATCAGTCTGCAGCCCAGGATCAGCAGGATCACGGAAAATAGAAACACCACAAACACCAGTATGAACCACCAGTCCCGAGTCGAGTCGTAGTCCGATTCCCACGAGTGGTTGCCGCCGTGGTGACCCGGTCTGGCATCTAAGTGCGTGACAGTACTGTTGATCGGCCGGCATCTCACGTTCTGGGTGGCGGTGCAATTATTCACCGCCACGGACGAGGCGTTACATGTGTCACACGCGGTGCAGTTAGTCCTGTCGGTGTTGTTATTGTATGATCCCGGCGGACAGGGCTCGCAGACCGTCCCGCTGTATTCGCTACAGTTCGTCTTTACCCTGTAGCCTGCGTTACCGCACTTTGGGCAGCACTCCGAACCCACCGCGTACTCATGCGGCTTACACGGGGATGCGGCGGACCCACTTGCCACGACAACGGTCCAGACGACCGGCAGTAGCAGCATATTCCCCTGGGTTGGCTCATGGTTCCCGGGCCCGCGCCGCCGTCCCCTGACTGACCCTATTCCGCGGTGTTGTTGACGGGCCAGCGGTTTGCGAACCGAACACCGTCAGGTAAATACACGTGCCCCGATCCGCCATCTTACCCTCCGGCACCCAACGCTTCCAACACGCCACACACGCACACAACACAATCACAAACACGCCAATTGTGAAAGCTTACAAGCGTCTTTTTATTTCACTGTACAAGGGGAACTGAACTTCACTGTACAAGGGGGGCTCGGGGCATGGATCATCAGTAGCTTTGGTATCAAACAGCTCCTCGTACGATCTGCTGAACGCCTCCTCGCTGGGGTACAGCTCGTCGTAGTCGGGCGCGCGCATGAACTGTCCAGACAGGGGTCGGTAGCCGCGTCTCTTCTTTTTAAAGCGCTCGTAGTTGCGGCAACACTCGCCGCACGCCAAACGAACCACCACCACCATGCCCAGACACACACCTCCTATCAGCATGACAGTCAGTCCCAGGGTCAACCAGGGCACATCCATCAACCGTAGTCCGTGTCCGCCCTCATGCTGATTAGAGTAAGGACGCAACTTGCGGCGTCGAGGAGCCTGGATGCGGTAGCAGTCCCCGTCCAGAGTATACCGCTGCACGACGGGCCAGCAACGGTCGGGTTCGTTCGGGGGACAAGGCGGCTTGGTGTTGGACTTGTTAGTAGCGGCCAAATAGTAGTACAGCCTGTCAAAGCCGTAGAAAGTCCCACAGTTATGGCGCTGCCACTCATTGTATTCAGTGGTCCAGATCTTATCACCATCGGGTCTCAACCCCAACTTGGGCACACATTCAATCTCCCCAGGTCTGTGCAAAGTCTCTATCTGTGTAATGACCGTAAACCGCGTGGTCATGTAACCGTGAGTCTCGTTGCGCAACAAACAGTCAAACATGCCAGTGGTGTTATCAGTTATATTGAAAGACAGCGATACAGAATGTCCAAGAGTCATATCTACAAATTTCCAGCTAGCATTGTGCAAAAGGGAGGTCAGTCCATCAGTGTCCAGCGTCCCGTTGGTGACGTTCACCACCAGTTCGTAACCCGCGTACTCGGATTGACAGAACCGAGCGCGGATGGAAATCATCGGCCACGAGTGAGGCAGAAAGGTGCAGGGCACCGTGATGCGGGACCCCAGCGGCATGATGAGCGGTGCCGGAGAGCCGCTGTCGTAGCACTCGTCCCACATCAGGTAATCGATGTCCGCCTTCACCCGCGGCGTCAGGGCCACCAACAGGACGGTCAAGGCCACCATGGCGCGTCGCAAAAACATCGCGGCTCGCGGCGCCGGCACCGGCACGGAGGACACGAGTCTCGCTCGCTCGTCCTCAATAGTCTGTTCCAGGGCCGAATCCGCGTCCGAGGGGTGGTCCGGAGACTCCCGCTCGGTCACCAGCCGCGCGGTTTCATCGACCGCTCCGTCTTCTCTCGACACTTTTCTGAACCGCACGGCGCGCATGGTGAGGGTTTACTGCGGGACGGGCTGCGGGCTCATAGCCTCAAGAATCAGCACAGTGTCCTCAAAACAGGGCTCCAAGTCCTCGTCCGCCCCTCTCGCGGATCTCTTGCTGTACACCAGAAACGGAGGGTGGAAGTAGCGCGAGTTCAGGCTCCGCCAAGGTTTAGCGCAGCAGATGGAAATGACGATCATCAACAGAATGATAATCGCCAACACGGTGGCCACTATCACGGCCAGGTCCATAGTTCAGAGCGTTCAGCTCGCAGGCCTCTTAGCTGCAAGCAGCGCAGGCGGGGAACGGTGGAAACTTATCAGTCTCTGAACCTGCGTCACGGTGGTCCGTCCCACGTCCGCCCGCCCGTGCACAACAGCTCAGGAGGCCTCATCACCGTCCATTGTGATGGCGCATTCGAGTTCTTGTTGAACGATCATCAGCGGTTCGGCTACGCTCGGTCGCTCGCACTGCTGAGTTGCATCAGATTGCCCTTTGTAGATTTTGGTCACGGTCTGTCCGCCCTCTATAGTCACCACAGTTTGTCTGGGAGGCGGCGGGTGGATAGTAACCATCTCTTCTCTGGTCTCGCCGGCGCGTTCGTCGGGTGGCGAGTAATACTCAACTCTGTCAGACCCTCCGGAGGGCCCGTAGCGCCAGCGCTCATATTTTTTCCTTAGCCAGTCTCTCAAGTTTCCTCGCTTGCCGTCATCCAAGACGGTCAAGTCTTTGAATTCACTAGGATTACAGCCATATCGGTAACAGCTTACCAGGAATGCGCAGGTGAGTACATCGCGAAGCGCTAAAAGAGCTTCTCGAGGATAGTGGCAGAGGAAGATGATCCCCGCGAGACTCAGGAGTATACAGATGGCAGCAAAGACCAGCGCACCGATTTCCGTAGCAGACAGCTCCATTGTTGCACTGCACGTTGTTATCCGCTTGCAGAGATCTGTGTGAGTTCAAAGACGCCGTGGCTTATTATGAACCACGGTGTTTGCGTCAGAGCGCGCGTCACTTCTCAATTTGTGGTTTCGGGTTCGGTGCTCACCACAGATTGCAGCTCGTCGGACTCGATGGGGCCCTTCGCGTTCTCATCCGAGAGCGTGCCGGACGAGTCGCTGCCAGCATTCACCTCTGTATTCATTGCGGTCTCTTCTGCAATGGGCTCCAAAAGTTTTTCCGTCTCGCTGTCAGATGTCACTCTTACATGCTTGCCACTTTTCAGCTTCTTGGTCTTTAATTTAGTCTTAGCTTTCAGTTGATTGATGTTGTCAAACTCCACCAGAAAGTAATCAGCCTGCTCTCTGTACCTGCGCTCTTTCGGCCGCGCGCCCAGCTCTCCGTACCACACGCGCTCGCGTTTCTTGCGCCGGCACTTATCGAACAGGACGCCCAGGCAGGGGCAGCTGAAGAAGTTGTAACAGATGATGAGAGTGTACAGGGGGTAGCACACCAGCAACAGCGCCATGACGCCCACGAACACGCAGCCAACACCGGCCAGGATGATGAAGACCCAGTCCATGGCGCTTCAGGAATTGCAAGTGCAGTCGGGGTGCGCGTTCACAGCAGATGGCCGTATGCCAGTCGACTCTGGATCTGAGCCTCCTGGCACTGAGCCTTATGGCGCGCGCACAGCGGGAAAGTCTTTTTGTAGTTCCGCAGAAGTTGCAAAGTCATAGCTGCGTATGCGGTGTTACGTCGTTGGAACTTCCAGCTGACGTCCGGGGTGTCGGGTTTGCATCCTGTCACCCCTGGGAACGCGGCTGCATCGTCATCAGGATCTGCAGAGTACTACGCACGGCGGCCTCAATAATGGCAGCAATCTCGGGCGTGACGGTTGGGAGGTTAACCGCAGGTGCAGCAGAGGTTGGGGTGGAGACAGAAGAGCAGTCACCTTCATTTTGTTCTTCATATTCATAGTCTTCATCTATTGTTAGCGCCACCTTTTCCATTGCTGTGTCCATCATCCTATTGGGGAGGGGTGGCGGTGTGTTGTTGTTATCCTGGGTGTTTGGGCACCCCATGAGAGGAAGTTCAACGTAGATGGTTTGGATCTTGTCCTCTGGCGCGATGTGGTGCACTTCCACCGTCACGTTTTCTTCTGGCTGGGCATTGGCTTTTGTCTTCTTCGTTTTGGGGCACACCAGCAGGACCTTCTTGTAGTCTTGAGAGAATTTCTTGAGGTTTTCTCGCAGGTACACGTTTCTGTAACGGCTGTCAAATTTCTCACCTCGGAGTCTGGTTCTGATAGAGCGAATGCAATAGCAGGTAAAGAAGTCCTTGAAAACGTTGGCAGTCCGTTTCGTGTGACACAGCAAAAAGATGATCCATAAAACTATAACAACTGCAATAAAACCTGACACTGCTATCAGAATAGATTGGGTAGCGTGATCCATTGTTCAAAGTTCAGGCGGGTAAACAGCACCCGGTCAACAGCCAAGAGATGCTGGCACCGAGCCTTCTGGCGCCAACGCATCCTGGAAGGCTTTTTATGCAACACGGCGTTAGTTGCAAGTCATGCTAAATGAGGAACCAGTCTTAGTTTCGCTTTCGGTGGTTTTCTTTCTACTGAATTCATGCTTGGCATGCTCGGGGAACTCCTGGTAGAGCAGCTCCAGGAGGCTCTGCAGTACCCGCTGGAGCTCATCAGCCATCCGGTTTGAAAAGTTCTCGGTATCGATGACACCAACTAGGGTAACGGGGTATCCGCAGGCGACCACCCTAACATTCACTGTTGTCTGCAGTTGACCTGTTAACATAACTCCTTTCAAAACACTCTTGACCCCGTCTCTGAGGAGCGCCTTCACTCGAGTCGAGAACACGTCGCGGTTAATTCCGATCTTGGCGGCTGGAAAGGATGACACGTCCAGGTACACATTAATTTTGGTATGCTTCGCAGCACATGTGGAGTAACTAATGTCAGTCTGTACTGCGGCGTCTGTTGTAGTCGGTCCGCTCCGCCTCGACAAACAGCAGCAGAGTGCGTCCCTTAGACCCTGTCTCCATCTTCCACAGGTAGATTTCACTGCAAACACCATCTTTATTGTGCTAGCGCGTTGTGTGCCCATCTTAACGATGTGCAGACAGCAAAGCAGGGCAAGCTATATATTGTGAGCAGTCCAAGGCGTGTAAACAAGCCGGCGCGCTCCCTACATGACGTTTGAGTCGTTCAGCAAAACGGAGTCCAGAGCCGCTTCAAACTTTGCATCCATGATGCGCACAAAGAACTCGCTGTCTAGCACGGGGGCCAGGGTAGCCGGGCAGCCAGACACAAACACCTGAACTTCAGCCGAGGTTTGCGTTCTTCCAGACTTCTGCACCACATCTAACACGCGCGTCACTTCTTTAGCCAGTATCTCGTTAACCGTTTCTGCGAATTTAACTGGGTTAACCACAGTAATGTATCTGTTCACCATATCGGACAGGTTCAGTTCGAGGTCGATGAAAGTGTGACCAGAGGTAGAGGTGAAGTAGTTAGCTGCGGTTCGGAGTTTGATGTTAGTCGTGGCGTGCTCGTTAAAGGGCCTCCGCTGGTCACCGCAGATGATAGTGGTTAGTCTCCTAAGGCATCTCTTGAGGTTCTCCATGATCACCAAGAGCGCATTCATCTTGCCGAAGCGCTGGTTAAATGTGCAAATATTGATTGCAGCGGGGTGTATATATATGGTATAGTGTTCATCGATCTGCGGTCAGTTGGTCGGCGTGTTGCCCAGTGCGGTTTTCAGCGCCGCTTCCACCGCTGCTTGGACAGCGGCGGCTACTTGTGGTGACATGCCAGATACATTCACAATAGGCATCTGGGGCGTAGAGGCAGATTCGGGATCAGGTGTAGGTTCAGGTGTGGAGTGAGGTACAGGTGTGGGTTCAGGTGTGGGCTCAGATTCGTCAGGTTCCGGATTGGATTCGGGAATTGCCTCGGGATCATCATCCACGGTTTCTTTCACGTTGGTGTTTGACGGACATCTGTGAACGAGGACCTCGGTCTCGTTCGCCTCAGCCTCCTCTGTCTCTGATATATCGACGGGCCGTATCTCCACGGTAGGTACCTGACAGCTAAAGTCCTCCAGTTCAACCGTAACACAGTCTACCTTAGTCTGCGTCTTGTCTGCGGGCTGCCCTCGGCGACTTTGGCGAGGTTCTGTGGGACACAATCTGGCACGTAGCCAGTTCCAGAATTGAAAGCAGCAGGGAAAGTAATAATGCAGGTTCTCTCGCGCCACCTCGTTCGAACACCGTTCCCCATTAAAAACTTCAGTCATAAACTTCCCAATCCTGGCAAAGCATCTGGAGAAGCACTGGCAAATCTGCGCCCATGCGGACGCGCACCATAGGGGGCAGACGCAGCAGGTCTCATCTTTTGCGTCCACGGCACCCTCTTCTACCTCTGCTGCTTCAGCCGTCTCCTTTGCTGTTTCTTTGGATTTTTTCCGTTGCTCAATCCAAACGCTTATTCGTTCCACACAAGGCGTTAGACACCAAGGTGCGTACTTTCGATTTAGATAACCCCAGATAATCATGTACATCAATGCAATAAATGCTAAAAATGCCGTGACGGCAACCAAAATGATCTCCCACGTCTGCATATTGTTTCTGTCTCTAATCGTTCACGAAAGAAAGACTCACACACGTTTCTGAGTGCAAAGCAAGCGCCAAGTGGCCTTTTTATTTACTAACAGTGTGCTAGGTCATGTGGAACGCTCACGTCCTCACACAACAGGGCAAAGCGCAGTGAGTATACAGCAGAAACCCTAGCGAAAACAAAAAGGGAGCCCACATTGTTAACAATGCTATCCGTTACATCATGTCAAAGCTCAGAAACCAACACAGCGTGACCTCGATGAGCCTGAGGTCGATATTCCTCACCACCAACCACGGTCTCTACGAACAGCGTTTCTGTAGTCGCGCAGATAGGAGTACATAGCACAGTCGATCGAGGGGCAGCAGGTTGAAGGAGACTTTCATCGCTCTCGCCCTCTTTCGTTTCGCTCGGCGGATCCCAGGTGTTTACCACTTCCCACTCAACTTTCTGATTAGCTTCTTCTTCCTGTCTGCGATGCCAATGCGAGGTTCGTCGTCGCGAATAGTAGTTTCGCCGACAGCAGTTACTGCACTCGTAGCAATCGTAACAGCACCCACACCAGTCCTCACGATTACAACATATAACGCGACACGCTTTGCAAGTAAAGTCCCAGTCATACAACAGATAGATTAACCCTATCACCGAGGTCATGCCACCCGCCCCGCAAACCATCACCCCTAATGGCCACATGTCCAAGACACTACCTGCGGCGTTGTTCGGCGCCGATGTGGCGTTGGTGCAGTTGCCGCTCATGGTGCCGGTGATATATTGGCGGAAACTAAACGATCCAGTTCTACAGGTTTGCAAATTAGGGCGAGTCATAGACTGGATCATAACCAGTTGCAGTTAACCTCCTTCTTCCCGAGTCATGATAGCGAACAATAAGTTCCTGCTCGTCATCCTCTCGATGACGACGGTACGGCGGTCTTCTCATTCTTCCTTGTCCAAATATCATAGCTGCAACAACCGTAAGAACTAGTGCTAGGGCCCACGCGGCGTATGCGCCGGAAGATACTGCAACTGCAATGAATTGATTGTTAGTTGATGTTGGAGGGGTGGAACTTGTTAAGCTGCAAAATGCGGGTGTGTCGTTTGAATAACTAGTTCCGTTCCCGGCAGTTATTGTTAGGTCAAAAGCTTCTGGTTTGTGAGTGCTACTAGACTCCGTTCTTAAGACATACCTTCTACTATCGTTGTATGTAACGTTGTATAGCGTTAACATGCTTTGGTTGCAATTATAACACAGATCTTCCCAGCGGTGTTTTATATGATGAGAACTTGAACTTTTACATAATTCATGTTCTGTATGTTTGTTGCTTTTATTATACATTAAAATCCAAACAGTGTTTTCGTGTGTATGTATAGTATAGTTGGTTATTTTAAAAGTTACAGTTTCGCCTACTGTAGCATTCACCAGATGTAATATAAACCCCGCCATGGCCGTTGTTGAAGTACGCGTGGTGCTAGTAAAATTCCTAGTAGTATTAGTTGGAGTTACCGTAACGACTGCACTTGTGGTATTCACATTAGTCGCATTATGGTTTGTTGTGTTTTTAGAGTTGTTGGAAGTAATGGTGGCGGGGGTAGTAAGGGGTACGGTGCTAGAAGAAACGTTGGATAAGCTTGTGTTGGTAGCGTTTGTAGTTGTTAACGTAGTAGTTGTGGATGATGCACTAATGCTTACTGATACATTAGATGAATTTGTAGTAACAGAATTGGTACTAGATACATTCGTGGTTGTTTCTGTTGATGCTATGGTGGTAGGCGATTGTGATGAATCGGTTGCACTGCTTGTAAATATGGTGGACGACAGGGAAGAATTTGTGGTTGGTGTTACCGATGTGGACAATGCGGTTGCGATACTACTAGTTGTAGATACAGTTAGTGTTGAACTTGATGTTCCGTTTGCGCTTGTTGATAGAGATGTTGTATTGGCGGCGGAGCCTGATAAAATCATAATAAAGATGTATAACGTAGCATCTTTTACGATGTAGCTGATTCGAAAATGCATCTTGCCGAATCTACCTGTAGAACCACGTCGTCTTGGTGTTGCGACGTACGTGGTCTTGAGCGCACCGTTTGGCGCATTCTACAGATGGACTTTTTCACGTCGCCTTTATAGATTGCTCGTAAGACTTCCTGCGTAGCATCATCGTAGGGCTCGGGTTTCCATTAGGACGCATTCCAAACAAGGTGGTAAAGTTAGAATTCTAAACTTGCGCTGCTAAAAACAATTACAAAGGCATTGTATGAAAACAACGAAATTTAACTACACTTTGTAAAAAATTAAAGTATTTACAATAACGTACTTATTAGCGCGGACTTCAAACTTCATGTTTTCAATCTATACTGTAGAAACTTCTGAAACATTTATTAATGCAGGTTACAATTGCAAATTAAACTGTTTGGATTATAAATTCTTACTTCAGAATCTTAATAAGACAGGGCTGATGGAGAAAATTACATGGTATTAATAACATCCTATATTTCAGTATATAATGTGTAATTTAAAAACAATTACAAAGTAACGTACTCAAACATGTGGCAAGTGTCTTTTTCTTATCTTCAAACATTAGTAGTGATTTCTGGAAAATTGACGTAATATTAAACTTCTAAAACATTTGATGCAGTTAGATATCTTGATCTAGTACGTTAGAATACAGCTTCTGTTGAAGATATGTATTGCATGCAAACAGCGTTACGTTCTGCAATATACTATACATTATAACACGTAAAAACGTACTAAGAAGTGTACGTAGCGATGTTAAAAGCCGAATATACGCTTCAGACTTCAAACGCTGCAAAACATTTAACAGTTAATTAAACATGCGCATATACGCGTTATCTACACATTAAGTATTATACAAACCATTACTAAAAGCTTTATCGAATAACGTACTGAAATTCATCATTTCGTACACACACAGTGTATGTGATGAAGTGTGTCATAGTTGGCTGATTCATTGGTCTGTGCATTTCACCCTTTACCTTGCAAATGAGATGTGCCGCTTATTTATAGTGTCGGAAGTGTTGTTTAACATGAGTAATGATATCATTTTATCGGGTACATTTATACTCAGTAGCTTATGAAATAAGTATACCTTGTATCATATCCGTACCTTGACAATTGGTGTTGTGTACACACACACACACACACACACACACACACACACACACACACACACACCGTATGTTAGAATGCGCATCACTATGCCTTTCATTGTGTTATACACGTTTCACTGCGGTGTTACAGTTGCAATATAAATGAACGGTAACCCAGGAAGCAATGTACTTCCTACATACCTTTGTCTATAGTATCATACCTTTCGTACCTTCTATTGTACAACACACACACACACACACACACACACACACACACACACACACAGTGTATGTGGCGAGCTGTGCAAGTGCCTGATACAATTTCATCGTTACAGCAACGCGTTAATGAGATTGCCAACTGTTAATTGTCCTCAACTATTTATTCATTCAGGGAAGTGCGTCACTGACTACGTTACCATTTATTGTGTCTACCATGATATCGTAATAAACTTTTTAATTTAACTTATGTTTTGATCAGCTTGCGTTATTTATTGTTATTTGAATGAACGTATACACTTTGTATATCCTCTTTCTGCATCTACGCTAAATTGTATTTGGAGATTTACCTTTCTGTATGCGCATACCTACTTCACATTGCATACACACACACACACACACACACACACACAGTGTGTATGCGGTGAGTTGTGTGAGTGTCTGGAGGAGCTTCATCGTTCAGTGCGTTTGCAGTATCTTGTATGGTTGCGCATTCTCACCTCTTTATATGCAGTGGTGTATTCTTTAGAACCAACGTTGTTTATGTGTGAACGGCAATGATGTAATATTCCAACATTATTTTGTACAACTATACTTTATTCAACAGCATCCATTATGTGCAATGGTTGTATGTACCCTCTCACTTTGCCCATAAGCGTTTGGGGTACACGCAGATACCAAAGTCCTAAGAAAATAGCAGCTATTGCCGCGAGTATCCACAGACTGTGTAGTTCGTGTGAATCTCGCAACGCAGCGAGTGTATATTTGTTGGATGAGTTCGATACAGTTAAGGTAGCTGTGTTTAGTGGTACCGTTGTAGATAACATAGTTGGTAACGTTGAAATGGCAGTGGTGGTTATCCATCCTGGGTATGAATAGTTGTTACAATTGTCAACATTAAAAATGGAAGGTCCTGGTTTGCCGCTTGTGGATGTCCATAATTGTGAATGACTAGTGAATGGACATTCTGTAGCAAAGATTGAACATTGAAAAGTAGGCTGATATCCTGTAACAGCGTATCTCCATACAACAGTTTCATTATTACAAAGTAAAACGGTTTCATTTTGAATAATATGTCCCGTGCTATGTAGGCGCACCAGTCCTGGAAAAAGTTTAGGAAATGTGCATTGAACGTGATACATAATAGACATCATGGATGCATGTGTGTTTCCCAGTGGAACAATCACTGTTTCTGATATTATTGACATAGTGTAGTTATGATAATAAATAAAGCAGCTGTACACTCCACTATAATTTGCTTGGTAGGTAAATTTTAGTGTCTGTACATATGTGGACCCGGTAAACTCAAAAGCGTTATCCAGGTGTTTATCTGTCAGTTGGGTATTGTGTCGAAACATCCATGTTGCCGTAACTGATTTTTTGGAACAGGATGTAAAGTATATGCCCCTAGTTTCTGTACGTGGAAATGTGCACTCAATAGTACATGGGGAACCGGGTCGCAGTAGACGTGTAGTTGGTGCACGATGGGTATTATTCACTTTCGTTGTATTACTTGGTAGAGTAAAGTTTCGGTAATACATTGGGTCATATATGGATGAGCAATCAGCTGTCATAACCATAAGTATACCAATTTTATAAATGTTGTGGACTTGAAACATGTTTCTTGTCAATCACAGTACCAATTATTTTATGGTCATCACCAAAAGTTTATCACGATAATCTTTATGGAAATCCGGGCTGGTACATTTCACACAAACGCTATTGGTACGCGTTAGCCATTCATAATAATACACGAACTTTAATTTCACAATCATCTTTATTTACAAGTCATTACAAAAATGCTATCCTTATCCGCGCCGCGTTCGGTTGCACGGCATCTGTCAGTTTAGCTCCGCATGTTCCACAAGCGCAAGTCACAATCATAGTTAAAAAAGCAAACACGCAACACGGTATCGCTCCCATGTCCCAGGTGTCCATATCTGTCCCGGTGTGTCTATGGCTATTCGTGGACGTCTTGTTATTTGTGCTGCTGTTACGAAGACAGAGCAGCAATGAAGCCGTCTGAAAGACATAACGTGACACACCGGTTACAGAAACCCCATTTTCCGCCGCACTATTTCGGGGCTGTCGATGTTCGTTACTTTTGACCCGTAGGCCCACCAGATGCAGACTAGAATAAGCACTAGAAAAAAAATACAGCACAGTATGATCGCTGCCAGGTCCCAAGGATTCATGGCGGGCACTGCGCGCGCGTACCGATGCATTCGTCAGCACTCGTCCACGCTCGGCGATCGTGTCAAACAGGTCGTCGGCCGCGCGCGACGCTGGCTATGTGAATCCGCCGTCTAGACGGCCTGTTTGACACCACGTCGTTACACCTGTCTGGGCTCAGTTTCCGCAAGCGTTTCCTAGGTGCATATAGGAAACAACTACGCCGTGGCCGCCATGAAGACAGACGATCGTATGGTAGTCGCCGTGCGCACCGTCACCGGCGTTTTAGTAATTGTGGGCCTCATCAGCCTGCTGATAGGCCTCATGTGGTGGCTGCTGGCGAAGTAAGAGTAAGCATGCGAGCCAAGAGCAGATCTGAAGTGTGTTTGTTAGTCCTAGAGATGCTGGGCGTGAGCGTCGTCGTGGTGGGTGTCCTGGGAGCTGCGTGGACTTGCTTGCAAGCGCTGAATCACAGAGCGGTGAGCAACGACACAGCAACCGCAACGGCTACAACCCAGACAACGTAGCGAGGCACAACGCCGGACGCGGTGCGAGTCGTCTCGGTGGTGGTGGACGAGGAGGACGCGGAGGCAGGGAGGACCTAGCACCGTTCGCGGCTAGGACCTTTCTACCTTCGTCTCCTCCCCTCTGATTGCGGCAGTCCTTAGCACCCGCCGCGGCTGTCGTTGCTGCTTTGGATTGTTGCTTGGACTTGCTGGACTTGCGGGAGAACAGGCGCGCGCACAGCGACGGTTTCTTCCTTGTCGGCACGGCGGCGCGCTCGGCAACCTCCGCGACGTCGTCCGCGCAGTCCCTGCCGGTGCGTTTCGCGTCTGCCGCCTTGCGTTCGGTGCGGCGAGGCACGAGGGTGCCGGCGCTGCGGCGAGAAGGCTCCTTGCACAGGTTCCGTCTCAGGCCTCTAGACCACAACGGCTTGCGATAGCGTCCCGGCGACATGGTGGTGTACATCTTCTTAAATAAATACAGAAAGACAGCCATGAGCACGGCCGTGAAGAACACCAGGCATAACGCAGTCTGAATAAAGGTGTTTGTCAAGTCCATAAACCAGAGTACGGTCTCCATTGTGGCCTGTCACGGAAAGTGCTTGCGGTCTGCATTGGGCCAACTTATAACGTGGCGGGTGACGTGGCGGGGGGACCGGGAGGGGTAGCGTGCGGCCGCGGACAGTGCGGCCGGTGCGTGTGTTTTAGTTGAGGTAGCAAGTGTTTTGGCGGGCGAGGGGGGCGAGCGAGGCGGCTTCCCTCGGCGGCCGCGGCCGCGTGATGGAAGAGCACGGAGTCCAGCTGGAGCCGCAGCGGCGACGAGGAGGATGAGGACGAGAACGAAGATGAGGACGAGAGCGAGGAGACGGGGACGTCGGCGGTAGCGCGCGGAACGCAGTCGCTGTCCTCGGCCACGGGGAGGTGCGCGAGACGCGACCGTTTCCGTCTGTGCGACGCGGTGTGCGCGCAGTCATGCAGAGAGTCGCTCTGTAGAGAACGGACGAAGAGCATCAACTGCGTGCAGTACCTACAGCACGCGCAAACCGCGTGCCTGTACATGCGGTAAGCGGGCTTCAGAGGCCACAGGCGCTCGAGGCTGAAGAGGTGATAGCGGCGGCGCAGCGAGAAGCCGCAGGTTTTGCACAGCTGATTGACGAGGGCCAGTAGGAACGCCGCGAACAGCGTGCAGAGGCCGGCCGCGAAGATGAAGCGAAAGATAGCGCAGAGCAGCAGCATAAAGGCCAGCATGGTTTCGGAAGACATGTCCCAGAGGACCAGCGCGAATAGCGGGAATAAAGCGAATTGAGGCAGAGGCGATGTGAGCGCGAGTGCATGAGGCCGGGGTTTTGTGGTAGGAGCGCTGCGGGGCGTGGTGCGGCCAGCGAGGTGGCCGGGAGCGGTTGGGAAGGCTAGAAGTGACGTGATTTGTGGGAAGTGTCGTGGTATTGCGGCAGCGGCATTCCCGGCGGCAGGCCCAGCGGCGTCGGCCCGCGGAAAATCCCTGGGAAGTTACCAAGGTCAGGGAGCGAGCCGCGCAGGCACGGCACCTGGGAAACCTGAGTCCTTAGGTACACAAGCCGTGACGGGAGCTCGTGACACGCTAATTAAAAAACCCCGTGCGGCTCTCACTCATGCTCCGGCCGGGCGGCTTTGGTGTTTGCGCGGCCGGTCGGGCCCGTTGTGGCGGCGCGGGCTCACGTTTCGGTGTTGTCAGGCGCGCCCGGCGGGGGAGGAAAAGCTAAAAGGCGAGCGCGGCGGCCGAGCGCGAGCCGATCCGGCCGGTCTCCCGAGTCGAGCCCCCCGTCCCGCGAACCCCCCTCCCCGGGCCGGGCTCCCCCGTCTGGGGCCCCAAGGTGACCCCGGGGTCAGGGGCCGTCAATCAACGTGATTGACAGTCGGCTCCGTGCGCGCTCCGGGTAACGCCGAAAACACCGTTCCCCGGGGACGCGCGCTCCCGGCTGGCGGCGGCTGTCAATCAAAGTGATTGACAGGTCTTTGTTGGCACGGTTCCAAGGACACAATGTTCTTGGCGCGGTTCCAGATGCGGCTGCCACGCCCTTGTTGCTGATCCCCGTGCTCCCCACGACGAGCCTCCGCATGTCTCCACAAGTTTCCACAGGAATCTGCAGCGCTCCACAGGTTTCCACAGGTTTCCGCGGGTTTCCACAACATTCCACAAAATTCTACAAGCCTCCACACGTTTCCACAAACTTCCACGAGCCTCTACGAAAAAAGCCCCCCCTAAAAACACCCCCCTACCCCGTCGCGCGCGCAACGCACACCGGAGACCCGCCGCCTGCCAACAGCCACAGCGACGACAAACCTAAAAACGCGGATCGCACCGAACCCCACGTCGCTCACGATATCGGACACGACGACAACAGCGACAGCGATACTGAACCCAACGACGTTGACACACGCGACGAAAAACTCACAGAGCAAGACAAACAATCCGAGGAATCCCTGGACGACATTGCCGAAACCCTGGCTCAGGCTCTTTTTTCTTCCGTCATGGGCCAGGCGCGGCCCGCAAACCATCAATCGTAACTCGCTCCCCGCTGCCACCAGCTGTGCACGTCACCCCGCCGACACGCGTGCCGCCTTCACCTGCCTTTCCTATAAAACACGCTGCTCTCCTGTGTAACTTCGCCATAGCTTGCGGCGATCCTTGCTACGCCAAGAACAGCCAACTGTAAATGATGAATCCGACATCGGACGACTCCAAGCCCACCGCTGTCAACAGCGAGGACCAAGTCGTACCGCTGGTAAGCATCGCCATGCCTTCCTTTGCCTCGGCCCTCGACCCTCGCGTTCCGCAACTTTCTTTTCCTACTAGTCGTTCTTATGCTCTCTATTATTCTATTCCCCTTCTCCCGCTTAGGGTTGCCCTCCATCACCCGACTCCTCTACCGATCTTAAATTTAACGACCAATGTGCCATGCCAACGACTACTGATTGCCAAGAACCCGTCGTCATCGAGACGTCTCCCAACGCGCCCCCAAAGCCGCCGCGACTCCACAAAGGACGCTGCCGACCGGTGACCCACAGACCACCGCCAGATGGAAAATGTCACCCTACAGATGATTCCGAGAAGCCTCCGCAGCGCAAACGGCCGAAGAAAACCATCCCTCGCCCTCCCCACCCTCCTCCACCTCCCCCGACGACTGTCATTACGGTCGCCACAATCACCCCGCCACCCTCTCCCGCGCCCAGTCAACCTCCACCCATCCCTCCCAAAAAACGTCCAGAGCTGGGTCTGTCACTCCGCAAAACCAACATGGTGTGGATGACCATGTCGTGCCTGAATCCCGGGGAAGCGTCGCCCACGTATGATTACCCGTCGAGTTCTCGCAGTCTGTCGTGAAAAAGTCCACCCGGACTAGTCACGCCGGGCCGGACTGCGCGCCCTGTCCCGCGCCTTGTCCCCTCCGTCGCGCGAACCATCTCTCCCACCAGCCTCGCATGTGAAAACGCCCTTTTACGCGCTTCCACCACGACTCCCTGGACTTCTCCGACATCGGAGGACACGACACCGCCGAGGAATAGGACGAGGTGGACGATCGCGACGAGTTGGACTCCAGGGTGAGCGAGCGGCTCCGCAGAGCGTGCCCGCGCCAGTCATCGCAGTTGCACCACACGTCGTGCGCCACCCGCACCTGGTGGCGCCACTGCGCCTCCACCTGCGCCGGCCACCCGCCGCTGGCGGGGAACAGCTCCTCGCAGGGCGGCTGCACGTATTCCACGTGCGCTTTCCAATCCATGCAGGCGCACCACAAATCGTGCGAGTCGTCCGCGACCCGCCGCCACGCCAGCTCCCGCATGGGCGTGTTTCCTACCGCGCCGCTCATGACGTTGAGCTCCATCGCGCGCTGCGGAATGTAACTCGGACTCTGAATCCACCCCGATGCAGCCCACCGCACTGAAAAAGGACCCCCCGCGACATGGACCTTACTACTACTTTGTGTGAGTTTGTATGTAACCCGCAGCCCGTCCTGTTTTGTATCTGTTGCGCCTCTGTCGCGCCCCTGCGTTCACGCCAAAGATGCTATAAAGAAATCGTGCACACACGTGTTTAGGTTTCGGTGTGTTTCTTTACTTCACATTTCACATCAGAAAGGTTTTCAGTGCAATTCGCAGGTTCTCATCACCCACTTCTGTTACAAATAATATCAAAATAATGTAATGGACAACGGCAACGAAAATAATCCACGACACGTACCACCAGTCTCCAAATACATACATTCTTGCAAATGCCCAAAATATGTCGGGAGATACAAAGTCTGGTTTAATTTCAGGTTCGCAGTCAATTTTCATCACGTAAAACGTATCCAGTTCAATCCTGAAAATAACCTTTTGTATCTCTGGATGAACCTCGTAATATCTAAAGTCCCACCGCACTTCTTTTCCTGGCACGAACGTCAAATCTCTGTTTATAAAAATGAATTTATGGATTTTCTGGTTACCAAACACTTGATTGCCTTCCGCGTGATAGTATGTGATGTTCCCTTCAATCCGTCCCGTCATAAACAACCTTCTGTTCTCTATGTAACAAGCTTCCTGGTGCACGGTGAACTTCGTTTCTCCGGCAGGCACGGTTGGAGGTACAAAAGGTTCCCGGACTGGCCGCTTCGGAGGCAGCGGTGGCGGCGACGGCGGAGGCACAAAGGTTTCATGCTTTCCATACAGTGTAGGCATCCTTAAGGGAATGTGCCCTCCGCATCGTAGCACCACACTCGCCAGCATACATATCCCGATCAAGCACTTCATATCGGCCGAGTTGTTAGTTCGAGCAGTAGCTGAGCTTCTGCACGGTGTTTGTGAATATATACAGAAAGGGCTTGACGCACGGGATGCGCGTCTGCATGCTGCCAGAGCCAAGTCCAACCCACTGTTACCCAACACATTTCGGTTGTGCAATTGCAAAATAATACGCAAACCAGTGTTTCTTAATACATTCACTTGGTTTATTGCAAACCGACATAACAAATTAAGTTTGTGCACGTTCGGGCTTCACGTCGGCGTCCACCAACATATTAATTAGTCCATTACTAGTGTACCAAAGTCGTTTGGTACACCGTTGAGGTAGATTCGGTTAACTGCACCGCTGCGTTCCGAGCTGTCAACACGTCTCCACTCTGCAGCTCTTTGTTCTCTTGCCGAGCCAAAGGCCGCCAAACCGTGTCTTCTTGACAGCGGACTCGGAAGACTCGTCCGTCATCACGGATGAATCATACTCCGTTAATTGTTTACATTCGGTGACCTGTAGACATACAAGGTCAAGTGTGTTATTGTACGGATTACAGACATCAATTAAAAACATGTTTGACACGAACACACGCTTAATCGACACACTTTAACAATACAAACATTTACCTGCGCTCACACCTTTTCTTGTTGAGTGCTGACTGACACCTCACCCATCAAACGCAAACGAATGTTCACGACCATCGTGAGGTAAGTCACGAAACCCGTAGTCACTACCAGATAGAATAGTATTTTTGCAAACAGCCACCAGTTGTTCTCCAGTTGGATTTTCTCGGCGTACCACACTGCGCTCTCGGGAGACAAGTCAATCTGAAAGTCCAGATGGCACTGGAAAGTATGATGCACGTCGTATAAACCCACTATCACTAGATCGACTCCGCGTGTAGTACTGTGTGCAGAGTCTTCCAAGGTGTAAGTCCTGGTAGTGTCGGTTGACCGTGTCAGAGTCACTCCGGCCGTTCCGTATAGACCTTTACGGTGAATGGTAACGAAGATGTGTTTCATATCCAGAAAATCGCTCTCCACGGTAAAGGTTCCATACACTTTACCGGCCCTCACATAACATTTGGAGTGCAACATCTTATACGACGAAAACATCCTCTGGTACGGTGCGGACTCTGTTCTTTCCATCATGCCCATCAGTATGATGGACAGAAGACCGCACACAACATAGGCAGGCTTCATCTTTAATGTTGCAATGGCACTTCTATCTCCAACTGTCAATCAAGTTAGGAGCTGCCGCTCGTCTCAGATGCGCTGTGCGGACTAAACGGTGCTTCTTGATATATACACCATTATCAGCGCCGCCCAGGAAAACAACGTCAACAACGCTGACGTTCGCGGAACGACATGCACGGGGTCTTAACCGCACGCGCATCATCCAGGTCCGTACTTTAGTGGTCTCTGAAACGTCAAAGCATTCGCAATACCACTCCGTTTAGCGGTTTTATCTCCGAACGCAAGCCACACCCATCAGAGACTTCCGAGAATCCGTCCGGTGTCTATGTAGCCCTGCGCGAAACCGCTCAGTCCTTTTCAAGACCTCCGGTCGTTCGGACGTCTCGTTCCACTTTTCCAAAGGCTCGTCGCTATAGACTTGAATGCTACGGTTATCTATGGCGCCTGGCCTCTGGGGAAGCAGAACGTGTTTCGCGACACGCAAGGGACGTACTGTCCAATCCCTCACACCGGACTGATTCCCGGAACATATCTATTGATTTCATCGGCCGTCCTCTAGCATAGATGTGTTTAAGAATCTAAGTGCGAGGGGTCTGCTGAGGAGGTCAAATGGATGCTAGCTTCGTTCGGATATAGAGACCATCCGGCCTTACCGCACGGCTTGCGCACATAGATGTTCTGTGAGTTTCATGTGCACGGGGCTGTCGGGTCGGTTTGATGGATCGTAAATCATCGCGCGGCACGACGGTTCCAGCATGTATCTAATCGGGCATGTGACGACCTGGACGTGTAAAGGGTTGTATGTGAAAGCCTACCCATGACAGCCCCGTACACCTCCTCGTCGATACATGTTATCGAGATTGCGTCGGACGGCTAAAGGTCTGCTGACCTAGAAACCCTGCCACCCCCACCCTGTTTACAATGGCGCGGTTTGCTAAGATCTACGGAATGATTGACAGCTTAAACAGTATCATTTTATATAACATTTAATTAAAATAGTTTAATAAATTCAGACGTTTCAGTGTCAGTGGCTTCCGCAGCGTCTCAAATGTCGCCCAAAGTCCACGTCCTCCATAATGTACAGCATCAATGCTGTTAGCGCAACAGCGCACAGGATAGCTGACATGTACAGCACCAAGGTAAGTCCTCCGTAATGCTCCAGCAGCACAAAGACGCCCTTGGGTGGTTTTGGGCACCCAAAGATTCCCCGAGCAGCATTACGCCCCATCTTCACATCGCAGCCAAACAGCTCCACGGCTCGTCTGTATTTAGCCACGAAGGCGTCAAACGCGGGTCCCTGATCCACCAGCGGACACCGATGTTCAGCCGAGCCGTCGGCAACCGCACGCGTGCAGGCATTGTCCGTCAGAGGCTTGGCCGTTCTCTGGAGCAGTTTTGTGTCGTTGCTCCATGCAGAAGCGACACCAGAGAAGGCCAGCAGGAACGTGCACAGACCGATAATGATCTCATGGTTGTTGATGCCGCACGGGGTGCACAGAGGCTTCATGTTGCGATCAGGGGAGATGCTGCTGTTGCTGCTGCCGTTGTTAGTCGTGAGCTGGAGCCACGGCGAACGTTGATTATATACCTTGGTCGTGGAAGTGACGCGCGTCCACTTCGGTGGATGAATGGGCGTTGACGACCGTTCTCGTGATGTTGATCCCGGTGAATCAAACGTTCGTGATAAGCCTCACGAGAACGCCTGTCCGATGTCGTTTCGGCAATTGAGACGTCGCTGCGGTTGAGTTTCAGTGTTGGTGGAGGTTTTCGCCACACCGATGTCATAAGTTGTGTCTGTATCTTTATGATCGGTGTGACGAGATCTTGATTGGTACATTGCCATCTGAGTTTTGCGATACGCCATATAATCCATTGACATGGAACGATATGCCTGTATACACAGTAGCCATGCCACATATGTCAGTACCCATGCAGTTACGATGAAAACTGAGTCCTTCAATCTGTTCTTTCCAAATGTACAAAACATTTCGAAAAACCAATGCATCCAGATCTTGGGATTATAGTTCAGTCCGTATGTAGGTTCACAACGTATGAAAAAAGGTTCGGTCTCAGGTTCTATGTGCATGGTGACTCGTTGCACATTTGACCGCACAGGTAGTTTAAAGTTATAATTAAAAACACGTTTGTCTTCCACGCGCACATTCTTGGTAATTCCCAATCTATTATAAAATGTTGCCTTAGCCGCCAACGAAACCAGCGAAGTTCCATGCATGTATTTATTATGATCCATAATTATTGGATGATGTTGCGAATCGGTTGATATAACAAAAGTCCAATCTTCAGACTCACTGTTGACCACAGTGACGTGCAGCCAAGCAATATTTGTAAAGTTACCGATTACAACTCCGCTGGTGTGTAGCTGATCATTCCTTACTTCGCATGTAGTTTTTAATTCAGTATACACGCGTGGTATGATGGGTACCTTCGGAACCGGCACTCTGTATAGCATAGATTTGCGTACATTCATCTTAGGCATTATGAAATAATCATCTTCGCAATCATGGGATGATGATAGTTTCCAAAACACGGAGGCTGCTAGAGAGCACAGCAACAGGTACCGCGGCATCTTGATGGGCACCTGAAGTGTTTTAGTTAATTACACGGCGTTGTTTTAAATCCATTCAAAAAGCAGAAGTAACTTTTACAGGAAAGACGTGTATGTTTTTGTATTGACGTTTAAGGACTGTTCTGCATGTAAACTTATTTTCCATTATGGTTATTGGCTAAAGTAAGTGACGGAAAGCAAAGCGTATATGTTAATTAGGTTGGCATCATTCTGGATTTTCCAGATTGTGTAATCAGCGCGTTTTCTCAGTGAGTGACCGATAGCCAGCTTGTGAGTATTCATTGCGTCTACACAATCTCCAACTAATCAACACAACCAAGCCGAAGATGACCACTGTGTTTGCACACACCACACATACGATACAACGATGTCTCCCTTCGTAAAACAAGCGCTGCAAATCGCCATTGAATAACGAGCTCCAGGTAACCGTAGTGACCGGACTACATGATACAACACAGTTGCATGGATTAACCTGCAGATCAACAACACCGAGGTCTGTTGGCACGGGGTGGTAAACTTCAAAACAGACAACCGTGTCGCTGAGGTGTGTTGGCTTTCCTGGAAGGACCATTAGTTGACCGCTCTCTCGGCTTTTGTACGAAAACTTATAAGACATCTTACACGGTGTGAGATCTCCCATTACACACCAAGTACCCTCCAAAATACCTCCAGTGACCGTACATGTAGAATTTGAATCATTTACTCTAATGGGCGAATCTTCTCCTTTCACGCACACTACTGCAGCACACAGGGCACACGCTAACAGGAGGTAGTAATGCATGGTGAAGGCGCAATAGCCCACCGAGCAAGTGGCAACGGGAAAGTATGCCTGAAGACCCAGTGTTATCCCACTGCTTATATTTGCAGACCGTTACGCATACACCCACTGCCCAAATATCATACTTTAATTCCCACCCCTTTCCAGAACACACCACAAGACTCAGAGATTGTAGAAAAAATAAAACGATTTATTGATCTAATCAGTCCGATTTAAGTGCTGAAGATGAATTCTGAAATCAGATCCAGTAGGCAGGGAGTTCGACCTTCACGAACTTGCTCAGGTCGCAGGAATCGGCATCGGCATCGAAGGGGCAAGGCACTCTGATGAAAGGCTTCACGTTGGGGTAGTTCTCGAAGTGTCTCCGCACATACAGGTCCCAACGATGCTTGTTGAACATGAAGCAGTCAATGCTGCTGGAGTTGCCAATGGCCTTGGCTTCGGCCTCGAGGTACACCTTGCGCATCTGCACGAGCCGCCGCAGGAACTCATCTGTGTTGTCCTGGCAGCCTGCCACAATGCTCTGGTTTCTGGATGGGCAGGATTCCGCAGACACGGAGGCAAACACTGCAGCCAGCACAGCCAGCAGGCCGCAAGCAATAAAGAGGCTCTTCATGTTGAAGGTGTCGAAGCGCCTGTCCGTCAACCGCTCGTTAGTGGCTGGTTAGCAGCTGGTTAGTCTCTCGACCAGGTGGCTGCTCTCCAAGACAGCTTGTCAAAGCTGGTGATTGAAGCAGGGTTGGCACGGCTTTTATCCACCTTGGATGTGGCGTGTTCGAGATTATCTGCGTCAATCATTTCGAACACGCGTCACAAAACACGCACAGAGACTTGCTTCATACCTAAGTGATGCAACCTAGGTTCCGCAATTCCCACGGTTTGAGTGTGGATTCATTAAGGTCACTCAATCTGCCAGGGCCAACGTATCCCTCTAGTGATGTCTCTGTGAATCTCGAAAAGTACAAGTATCATGGCCGCCCATTGACTAAACTTAACCACCAGGGCCCAAAAGGCCAAAACGTGACGGCCCTCATACACCAGTCTGTCGATATCCGAAATGGATGTCCATAAAGGAAGCCAAGACACTTCAATCTTGAGCTCGCATTTAACAGTTTCGCGGCGACACGTCTTGCAGGGAAACACATCAAAATAAACTACGTCCATATATTTGTGCACCTCTTCAGTTAACAGATAGTAACGATGTTGAGATTCTGTAGAGACGTTTTGCAGGTTGTTAAAGTAACCAAATGTGTTACCATGATACCACAGAGCTAGAACATAAGAATCTTCACTGATGTTGCCAGAATAAGTCCATAAAATCTCTAGTTTCTGGGAGTTCTTTAGTTTACATTCAGCTTGCAGATTTTCTATGCCGTAGATGTTCTTCTTAATAGGTATTGGAGGCGGTATAAAAGGAATATCACGTAAAATTGACAGTGGCGTCTCTATGTCATCTTCGGTGGGCTCCTCATCAAAATATAATTGGTTTTGCGTCATAGATCCATTGCTATTTTGAAGGAGATGGTCTAAGGTCCAGATAAGCAGGCACACGGACGCCAGCTTCATGGTTGCAGACGGCTGAATCTGGTTCAATTGCCGTGTGGCGCACCAGATCGAGCCATTATTATGTATTTTGGTGATGACGTGTAGATACCACCCATGGCACCGGCCCCTTTTGGAACATATTCCATGGAGTTTTGAATTTTTGAAAATTGCGCTCTAACCAACGGTTTTAACGGTGTTTTTGGCTAAATGATGTATGTAACGTGACCTTGCATGACCCCTATCACAGCTACAATATTGCGCAATACAAAGCACAGACACGGATCAGGTTTCACGTAGATGTATTCTTTATTCACCTCACACCAGCGTTTAAACTACGGGTTTGGGAATTCTGGGAAAGTAATCTGGATACCATCTGTCAGCCGTAATGGGCACCACTGCCATCATCAACACTAACACTTGGTCCACGTACAACAGGAGCGCGGCCCGGACGGCATGTCGATCGAACAACGATCGTGGGGTATAACACAGCACGAGCAACGTGTCGTGCAGGAGAGCCAGAGTCATCAAGTCCACAATAGCAGCAGTCAGAACGGCTATCCATTTCTGGGACGGAGTCCAGGGCTGGTAATATACGATGGCGCAGAACAGGGGTAGGGCGAGAATCAAACAAGCGGCGATGATTGAGCCGCGAGGACGGGTGGAAGCCAGTACGCAGCCCAACACGGTGCAGCCCAGTTCCAGGACCAGAGAAAAGATGTAGGCTTGCCACAGAACCGAGCGTTCCAAGCACATGCTCCATATCGCCAGCGCCAGACTGTTGATTACGGTGTAAACTACGGCGGTCGTCACTGTTGTAGTGCGAAAGCTTTTTTTCCGAAGATTGAAACGAAGCAAGGTAGGCACGATCATCATCCATATCGGCACGATGTCCTTCAGGTAAGAGTTATGAATCTTCCAGGAATACATGACACACAGGAGACACAGCGCCAGGGTCACGGCCATTTGAACGGCCAGGGCCGTATACACTCTCACCAACCATACAAAACGACGCACCCATCTCATCACCTCTTGGCAGTCATCATTCTCCTCACGATACGTGGGTTGACGACCCATCTTTCAGGATTGTCTGAGGCGCAACACGCGCGAGTGGGTATTTATAGGACGTTTCGGCTTCATACGCCTTTTTGCGCTACGAGTGTGTTGTGTTTTTTGAAGTGAACGAACTGAATATCTTACTGAAACTCACATCCCAGATGTTTGAGTTAAGCATTAACAGGGTTACTTGGAACAGTACAAAATACATTACGTAAAGGGTCAAGGAGCCCCGTATCAGATGTTTAGCAGACAGCTGCTTTTGATGCTGTTGAGTAACCCAGAAATTCAGGATCACAAAACAGTTCAGAAAGATAACATACGTGCTTAGCATAATATGGGTAGTCAGGGAGGAGGAGTGGTGCGTGCCAATAACGAGCAACGCCGTAAGACTGGCAATGCCCCAAACACCGATTAGAGTATAACGATGAGCCAAGTGACATCCGCCGCGATCGAAAAAAGCAGCCGTGGTTACCATGATGAACAGTGTGACTGACAAGGCGTGAGCAGTCATAGTGGTAGAGAAGGTGACACAGAAACCGAATAGAGTGGTGGTAATAGTGATCCACAGAACGTAACCCGTCATGGTGCATAAATCGCTAGCGTGTTTCTCCCAGCGAACCACGAGACAGGCCAGATTGATGACAGGTAGAATGATAATCAAAACTGGAGATGGGTCCGTCACACACAGGTTTTGCCACTGAGGGTATGCGAGCCACATGGAGACGGACAGCGCGCAGGTGACGGTAACCTGAAACAAAAAATAGCTGTACACCTGTACTAAGATCTTAAACTGTTGTATCCAGGTAATGCTTTCAGTGAATCGGACTTGGAATCGGAGGACCTCCATACTTCACAGGTTGAAAGGCGTTTATTTCGGATAGGTACATTGGAGCCGAGGGAATAAGACCAGGTAGGTAAGGTTACGTAATCTTTAACAGCCAATGGTTAAACACTCACAGACAAAAGAATCTGGGCAAAATGTGCTATTGAACGTGGCGGCCAGCAATTGGGGAATTCCCCTGAACATCTTATGAGGGTTTAGAGTCCAGAGAGTGGGTGTCAATAAATACACGTACATGTAGTAAAGTGTAATTAGGATGTCACAATACACCATAGAGGCAGCGACTATATTCACGCGGGGCTTAGAGATGCTGTTCAGGGTAGTGTCCCAGATTATCAGTCCCATGGTAAGATGATTGATGGCCGAAAGTATGTTTCGCGTGATGCGCGAGAGTTGTCCGAAATAGAATACTAGCATAATGATAGGGACTACTATGCACCCTACACGGCGACAGTGCGGAGGCAGTGGACGCGCGATCCACATGGCTATGCCGCTAACCGTGACGAAGTAACACAGTGTTAGCAGTAAACCAGACAGGGCCGTAGACCCGTTGGTACAAAAGCTGATGACGGTGGAGCCGAGAGGCGGAAGCCCAAGCAAGATGCCCACGCTTGGCCCTTTGCCGACTATGTCTTGACTGTCGACCATGTTACTGAGAAACACCAGTACCATAGGAATAACAGCCAACAGAAATATGGGTTCGGTGGGACAGACCTTATCATTGAAAAACATATAGTAAAATAACATTTTAAAGATCGTATACAAACAGATACATGCGGTAATCACAAAAAGCAAGCATAGGTATATTCTTATTAACGGAAAATAGCGCCGTAGCCAAACGATAGCTAAAAGTTCATGCTCCAGAATGTCCACATCCGAAGGCAACACGTTTTCACGATCGGATTCCAAAATCTTATAACGCATGCTTGGAGGCATCTCGAAGCTACTGTCGTCGCGCTGCTCAACAATCTCTGAAATGATTCTGGTCATTTCCAGCGACATTTTTAAAGCACAGGAACCGGCGGCGTCAGTGGCATAGATAGCTTTGAAGTTGGGTGATGGGCATGAGACGCTTAGCGATCACGGAAGCTGCTAAACATATCATGCGGGTTCATTGAACACAGACCCGGCGTCCAAGCAAAAATTGACATTTGATAAATCACAATAAAGGCATAATAGAGTAACAGGGAACCGGTCTTAGCTCGATATACAGGCATGTTGTGGACATCAAACGTGTTATTGGCAGTTACACCGATTAAAACCATAGAGATCATAACGTACATTGCAACTTTAGTACTTACATGATTATTACCATACGCCAAAGAAACTGACATGGCAACTGCAATACATACAAAGAAATAAACACACAATAATTTAGGCCATCGCACGCATGCACTGTATGTTATAAACAATACAAAGCTCATCAATAAAATTAGCATAGGTGTATAGTCATCCGCACACGTGAGATACACAGTGTTCGATACAGAAACTATGGCCACGGAATAGATCCATGACCCCGTCCGATTCAAAGTCTCTTGTCTGAAGTATGTCACGTAAAGCAGAACAACAGGAATAAATAATAAGAGTGCTGGAGCTGGGTCCTTATGGCAATTCTCGGGTACAAAGATTACTGGAAAAGTAAAACGCGCGACTCCATAGACGACTACGGTCCAAGCGACGGCTACGGAGAACCAAGCGTAGACTTCAATAATCATGGCTGTGCGGCTTAGCTGTCGGAGCGAGGAATCCATCTTCGCGTCCATGTCGTCTCGCCGGAACGACAAACATGCGAATAGATGGAAGCACAGACACCCAGGTATTTATGGTGTGGCGTTAAAGTAACTGTGCAGAGCGGCCAGTGAGCTGAACATGTGATTCCATTCCGCCGACCAGACTTTGGGGCTAAGGACAAGAACGTTACCTTCGAAAAGTAACATAATACTAACGTACAGCAAGACGGCTGGTCCTTTAATTTTCTTAGATGTGTGCCGGTGCCGTATCTCCAGCGTCTCGCAATAAACGATTAAGGATGTTAACATTAGCAACAGCACGTACACGGTAATGAATAGCATGTCACAGGGTGTTAGACCGCCGAATGAATAGACGATGCTCATGGTGAAGAGAACAATCATCATACATACCGCTGTTATGATTTTTCGGCGATGAGTCTGCATGTTGTCAAGGACGGCCATGCCGCTCTGAGTGAGGAACATCAGCATAGTCAGCAAAAAACTGCGCAACACAGTCAGACTATCTGTGCAGGTAGTAAGTATGATGCACGACGAGATTAAACAATAGGTTTCCCAACACGAGCCTTGAAGTGTGTTCCCAATGCTTCTTGAAGTATGTTCTAAGATCAATATTGCAGTTGGAATCAGGATCATTAACATAGGCGCCGGATCGGCCTTACAGTCCACAATTAAATTTGAACTCGCCATGCGGTAAACGCCATAGAGCGCGACGGTTAAGGCAACCTGTAAACCTAGCCAAGCGTAGACTTGAAAGATGATAGCCATGCGTCTAAGCCAACAAACACTCCAATTATCGTGGTTTTCCATGTTTCTTCGGAATCAGGTAGCTGAGAAGTGATACGCGAATATACGATGCAAGAGTTTTTATATACCAGGTAGGAATTGATGGAGCTTGATGACTGCTGACCCTCCAGTTAATTTGGAAGCGGCCAAGGTGCATACCACATAATTAAAATCGAATGATAGGCTAAGTTTAAATGGCAGTAAAAAACGATAGCTTGCGATTTAATTTGTTTCGGCGTGACGTGCCGTTCTATATCGGTAAGTATGATGCTCACAGCGCTCGCGAGGCTAGCCAGACTTAGTGTGTACACGACAAACATGGGCACGGTAGCTTCATTCCGATCCATTACATTGCGCAGGACGATATTAGTCACTAGACAGCCGATGGCAAACACATCAACGATCGCTTTAGACACCTGGAATCTGTCAGGCTTCCAGCGCACAAAAGAGGCAGGTATGCATACAAACACCACAGTGCAACAGCTGCACAGGATTTCAATAGGATCCATACACACACCGATAAGGGCGTTCGAAAAAGAGAGATGTGCGATGTAAAACATGAAGCCTAAACCCTGAACTTCGGGAGCATCTCGAGGACCGTATCGTTCGCCGTAAGACTCCAAGAGCAGCGCGACAATGGGACTCAACACAACTAACTGTCGCGCGGGGTATGGCAAACATCGATGAGGCGGTAAAGTAGGCTCTGCCATTCGGACGACTCCATAGAAAACAACGGTAACGGCTATCCCGACGAACGTCCAAGCGTACACCGACAAGACGACAATCTTACGGCGTAACCACAGTAAGGGGAGCGGATCGGGTGCTTGTGTTACTGTCATGTCGTTACTTGACATCAGAATAAACGGTTTTGTTGCCCTCGCTGTTTTTACCCGAAAACTGTTGCATCCAGTTGGTGAGTTTCGTTAGCGAGCTTTCCGTGGTCAGAATAAGGAGGATTAATAGATAACAGTAGATTAAGTCCTCGTAGAGACAGATGCCGAGGACGCGGGTTTCTCGGTTAGAAGACACTTCCGATAATTGTGAAGTATCAAAAGCTGTAACTCCTAACATGAAAGCCAAGACGATCACGTAATAACCGACCAAAATTTTATTGGGCAGGGATAGCGGTTCAAACGACAGCACCAGCAGAGTCACAAAAACAATTATAAAAAATAGCACGATAAAGATGCGCCAACGGTTGTCACGGAGGCCTCCTAGACAGGACAGGCCCGTGCAAGTAACAAACAACATCCCCGCTAACAGGCCAGCCCAGGTGATTAGTTGAACATCTTCCACACAGAGATTCGCCAAGACCACGGCGGCCGAAGTTATTATGGTATACGATGTTAACGCGATCCAACTGTCCGAATGCTGCTTTTTAGCATGCAGCAAGGTCAGACATGCGTTGGGTACGAGCAGACTCAGAGCTGGCAGGAATCCCGTTTGACAGACAACATCGATACTCTGAACATACGGCACGATCAAAATGATTGTTCCGGCAATCACAAACGTACAAGACACTTGTAGGGATACGGTACGGTATAAATGGAGACTAAACAGACAGTAGCGATTAGGATATCTGACATGTTGATCCTTTATTCGTGGTTTTGTGAACATTCGTATCGCTCGGGGGCTCGTCATATTGTTTTGCGTGTATTAAGCATGGGTTACAAGTGAATATACACATAGGACTTTTATAGACAGCAAACACACAATTATCCAAGTACAGACCCCGCCCAATCTACGGCTTGTTCAACAGCAGCCAACCCCAAGATGAGTGCTCCGTCTGATTCATCTTGCCAATCATCACACCCATCCATTCATTCATAGAAAACATCATGCTAAAAGCGTTAAACATGGTAATAATGGCTGCGTAGACGGCCATGCTGCGAGTCAGTTCCATAGCCCAGGTAAACGGAGTCTCAGAAGACGTTGGATGGATGATGTATAGAAGCTGATATACCATTAGATAGGAAACGCCAGTAATCAGACAAAAGTACATCACGGTGAAGATCTTGTAGATGATGGCCGCTTTGGCAAACACGAGGAAGAAGAAAAAACAGAGAACGGCCCAACCGCAGCCGGATAGGAACATTCGCCAGCGGACTGCGTTTCGACCGGCGTAAAATGCAAGCGTGTTACACATAACGATCATCAGTAACGTCAAGGCTATGCCGATGCTGAGGTTTTTGCGCGGACAGCAGAAACCGGTCATCACTGTTATGGAGGTGTCGATTAATACACAAGCGAACGTAGAGGATCCCGCGTATCGCAGCATCTCTTTCTGACAGCAACAGGCTATTCCGAGGCACAGGGTAGGAATCAATATGGCTCCCGTCGGGACAGTGCACAGCAAACACATTTCTGTAACATTTGGGAAACTAAACCAGAGAAGCACGCAAGTGCTGAAGGTGCCGGCGAGTTCGAAGAGAATGTTGCTGTAAATCGAGACGATGCAGCGAAACCTGTGGATCCAGTTTAAAAGATTCTCGTGCATCCAGCTTTCGGAGAGCTCCATCTCTGTAAAACTGTGGCCGCTCATGATGCGATGTCGTGCCCTCGTTTCGGGAGCGTTGATCGTTCTAAGCTTAGTTCGGCAAACAGTCTGTCTTATGGTGTGGGTAGTGGATGTGCACTTGACGTCATTATGTGCGAGAATCGGAGGCGAACCACCAATTGTACCGACTCAGCTTGAAGGTGAAAAAAGAAGAATGGTTGGTCTGCCAGAAGACGGGATCGAAAATCATGAGTCCAGTAATATACATGATGAGAATTTCGACGTACAAACGAATTAACATGGGAACGGCCTCTCCGAGATACTCGTACTGAGCGGCGACAGCGAAGTCGTGGATAGAAAGTCCGGCGGAGAAAGTTAGCAGCAGAGCAAGGTAGCAACCGGTCCAGGCTATGCTAGAAGATGGAACGATGGTGAGGGCGATTATCATGAGCGCGCTGGTAACGAGCATTACGGGAAACAGCCATCCGTGAAGATGATAACCCTCGGTGACGGGTCGAATTCTGGTTATGCACACGATGGTCATTCCACAAGTAAAAATAATGACGGGTACAAGGCCGGCTAGCAAAAGCTTGTCAAGAGAACGGCAAGTGACCATCATCACCATAGCTAAGCTATTGGGGATAAGGTAAATGAATGTCAAAACAAATTGATTGACACGGCCGTGTTTGCCAAAAAGGTGTAGACTAAACAGGGAAAGCATGGGTACGAAAAGCCAGAGAGCGGTGAAGCGGGGTGCATGCGAACAGTACTCTTGCAGGTCACCCGGAAAAAGAAACCAATAGGTGATGCCCACAATAATGGTAGAAGTCACCTGCAAGGCAACAATGCCACACATCTGCAAGAAAAACATAATGCGTCTACCGAAGGCAAAAACATCATTGTAGATCACTTCTTTCAACGGGATCATGTTTGAAGCCAACGCGGTGAATGCTCGATGACAGTGTGTAGCGTTCTGAACGAGAGCTTGGCTTCTGCGGCTTTAAGATGCGGTGACAGTCACATTCTTGGCCTGCTCCACCCATTTGGGCATAGACATCATGAAAATCATAACCAGAAAGATAGCGATAGTGTCTACGTAGAGGCGAAGAGCCGTTCGAATACAGTACATAAACGAAGAGTGGTAAATTAACATGGACGTGTCGTAAGCGAGAATGAAAGCAAAGAAGGTAACAGAGAAAGCTGAGATGGAAACGACGAGCTTGGTGTGCCAGGGCACAGCCTGCAGTCCCGCGGAGAGGAGAAAGAGAATTAAGAGGACAATATACATGGCGATGATCCATTTCCAGCGATGACGACTCATCCCGCCGATAAACGTCAATCCGGTAAAGGAAATGAAAGTGGCAACGCTCATAATGTACGCGGTCATGATCGTGTAGCCATCGGAACAGAGGTTAAACAGAACCGTGGGGACGCAATTCACAGCGATGTAGAAAAGTAACACGGTGAGATTGCTAGGGTGCCGCGGTCCAAGTAGATACAGCGTGATCATGCAGAGTATGGGCACGAACATGGTCAGTACAACTCCGTGATTCATGACGCACAGGTTGGTACTCTGCGGGTACCCGAGCCATAGTAATCCGGCGGCCCCGAACGTGAGACTCAGAGCGAACACGTACACGCCGTAGATTCGCATCCAGACCACAAATTTCTTAAACCACGCCAACGCTTCGTCGGCCGTCATGAGTAACGGAGAATCCAAGCCCTCCGCACCGGCATTCTCCTGCTGGAGCATTTTGGTTGTCGGCGAACACAGCTTCTAGCCGCCGCTCGATCGCCCATCTAACTCTTATACACGACGCGAGAGACTTCCTGAGAGCTGGGCGTGGAAACGAAATAGAGTAGAATGACAAACAGATACATGATGTCGATGTAAAAATACATTGCACCCGGGATATAGCTCTCGTATTCTATCTGGTGTAACATGTCTTGAGTTTCGCAAATGACCGATGTAACCAGAACTATTAAACCGCCAATCATGACTGCGATTTCTCCGATCTCTTCTGGAAAGCAATAGAAAAGGATTGCGAGGACGATGATAAGAACGGACGAGGCCGTTATTAACGGTCTGTAGAACTCGACGTCTCCGGCAAAGCGATGCGTGGACAGGGTTAGAACGATAAACAGCAAGATAATAGCCAGCATGGCGTACACGGTCGAGCGGTTTCCGAATTGAAACCCCGACGCGGTGATCGCCACGGCCATGATGAGCGTGTAAGTTAACAAGACGTACAGCTCCCTGGGAAACTGAGGTTCGGCCCAGTGAAGTATTCCCAACCAGATAATAGAAAGCATCAGACAAAATAACGTCCTACGAATACTCGGTAAAAGGTGTAGAAAGCGCTCTGGCAATACCAGCCAGCAGAGTGCGCACGTGCTCAACAAAAGCATGCCCTCGATCCACATGAGAATGTAAACTCGTAATAGAAAAATGGAACGAACCGTCTCAGTCTCTTCCGAACGAAGTCGCATAGTTCCCTATGGTTTGTGAAGAGCCCACACCTCTAAATATGTTGCGAGGCCCTCACCCCAGATACACCACACACGACACGCGGGTACAAAGAGTCAAGTGTTTAATCAAAACAGTTAACACCAATGTTCAGGGGATCGTAAATGCTAACACGTTTCAGATGAGAGTAACATGTCAACATGGCCTGGGCTCTCTTCCCGCGCCGTAACCAAATTTCTCGTTCGCTAGTTGCCTGTTCATCATCTTGTTGCCATTCCTTTTTAATCAGTGCAACGAGTTCTGGGGGTGGCTGGAATGGCTCGTCCTCCGATAGCGAGGATACATCTTCGCTATCCCCTACACTACCGTTGTGCAGCGGAGACGACGGCTGGGTATGATTGTCGTCGTCCGCCGTCTCATCATTCTCCTCGGGCTCGTTCCCCTCCTCTCCGGTGGTGTCCTCGTATTCATCCTCGGTCTCCTCGTCACCTCTTAACGTTCTGGGCGCGTAACCTTTGGATACGCGAAACACGCGAAAACTCCTAACTTTGGCAGTGAGTTCATCGTGTTCTTCCCAAGCGCCGTGCTGGGGTGCCGCCAAGGGTGTAACACTGTTCCACGGAAAACACCAGTTTTGATTTTCTTGCAACACACCCGTTGGCAACAGATCAGTGCGTCCCCAACACGGGCTGGTGGGTATCTTATCGTAACAGCGGCTCGTGCGCGTGAGCCAATCGTACGCGCTCTCGAGCTGATCGCGACTCACCGTACCCAACATTGAGCACCAAGATAAATCTTCCCGTCGATTATAGTGATCGCAGGAAGGCGCGTGCTCGAGGCGACTTTCGCCGCGCATGCCGCGGTCGAAACGTAGCATGCCGCGGAGTTTGAGAAAGCCACACTTGAACAACATGTGAATACTGTCAGCCACACGATACAAATCACAGTCATCGATCCTCAACACGTAGCACACACCACACTCATCCAGAACAATCACCCCACATGTCAACAAGACTCCAAAGGCAGCGTAACGACCGGTGATACCGAGAACGTACCACCGACAACATAAGCGTTGGTTGATGTACGAGATCAGGTCCTCATAGTTGCCGGGTCTCATCTTGGCGAACGGGTAGACCATACGTAGATTTTCAACGCTTCCCAGCAGAAGCAGGGGATCGGCTTCCGAGCGACCTGGGGTTTTGATGACTAAGTTCAGTCCGTGAAATTCCTCGGCGACCTTGGCCACAGCGTGGGCGTCCGTTGGATCGAGGCACAAAAATTTCTCGATCTGGTGACGGGGTTCGGTGGTGGCAAAAGGGGTTTGCGGGTGTCGGTACACGGATTCGCACATAATAAGCCCATACTGCGCCAGTTCTTTCACACTATTGGCAATCTGAAACAGCCCATCGCTATCCCAATCATACACATACACGAACCCGTACTGTCCAACGAGTAACACGCAGGTGGTTTCCTGAACCCTTTTACGATCCCCATCAGGTAGCTTAACGGCTAGTATCCCTACCGCCTCCAGCTTTTCATCACAGCACATATAATCGGGACCGAACTGACGCCCCTCTACCTGGGGAATGTCTGCGGAGTGGCGAAAGATTAGAAACCAGGTACTGGGGTTGCGCAACGGGATGATGGTACCGGAATTCTTTTTGACATAGTCCCGCAAACACACAGAATCGTACTGTCGCAGAAAAACACCCTGCAACAGACTCATGGCACGCTGAAAAACGATATTGCGCAAATTGAACACCCCATAGTCGCACCGAATCACGTCCTCGGGACGCTCGTCCCGCTGTTTTAAGTAGGTAGACCAGGCCTCCGCGGCGGCCCTCGAAAGCATGGCCATGTGTCAGGCAGAAGAGATACAAATGGGGGAGAGTGTAGTGTATGAGCGCTAGGCGGATTAATATGAATGTATTGCCTCGGGTTAAAGCTTAATATACAACCACCCTAGGGCTTCCCGGATGACTGACATATGACGTGTGTGCGTCTACTGCCCGTCACTGAAAGAAGGACCTAAAGTCAAAACTATGAATCCAATCGGGTGACAAATCGCGATTCAAGTGGACCCGTCTGGCCTCGACTTCGGGCTCAGAAATGTCGTTCTCGGTGTGGTACGCGTTCATAAGACTCTGACCGAGACGCCAGCGATTGGCCTGAGCCGCCTGTCTTTCGGCGTGCCATTCGTCGAGGTCTTTGAAGTCATACGTGCTGTCCTCCTCTAGGTCGAATCCCAGATCTTCCCAGTCGTCGTCTTCGTCGTCCTCATCCATCTCGAAAGCGTCGTTGTCGCGTCCGAGGACCTCGATGTCATCCTCATTGACGTCATCAAAGTTCTCTTCCATACGCGGGATGGGTGGAGGCGGGGGCGCCTGGAACGCGGGATTTGGAGGCGCGGGCGCGGCGGGCGGCAAAGGCGCCGGAGCCGGCTGTGCGGGCTCTTGAAGCGCGGGCGCCCCGGGCGCCTCGGGTGCACTAGGCGCCTCAGGTGCACCAGGCGCCTCGGGCGGGGGTGTTGGATCCCGCTCAGCCGGAGGCGGCGAGGGGGGCGGAGGAGGTGGAGGTGGTGGGAGATCGGCGGGGTTAAACAGGGCCCTACGACGCGGCGGAGGGGCGCCTTCATCTCTGTTTTCGTGTTGCCTACGCCTTTGCACAAAATCCCCGCGAAGCACGCGCGCGTGCCAGATAGTGAACGCGTCCCAACCGTCCCAGGTGGTAAACATGTCCGCCCGAAAGCGATCCGGGCGACACAGCCAGCGGTACTGACGAGCAAAGTCTCGAGATACCCCGTGATCGAAGGCGGTAAAGTGCAGACGGTAGGTCTCATCCAGGTGAATGCAGCGCACTCCGCGTTCCAGACGCGCCAGCTGGCGCAAGTGGTGCTCGTGGCGGCGGCGCACGTACAGTTTAATCAAACCGCCCTTGAAAAACTCCGAAAGGTGATCGGCCAGTCGATACACGTTACCCGGAGCTAGACACACGTGAGAAGTGCGATCCGTGTACGGCTTCACGATAACCGCGTAGATGCGCCCAAAGCGATCGAAGAACACCACACTACTGACCTCAAAAAAACCCCCAGGACGATAGGCGCCCACCGCTCCCATGATGTACCAGCGGCACCGTAGCCGCAAGCTCAGATACATTTGGCATTCAGTCAAGTGATAGGGATCGATGGCCTCGAACGGCCACAGTTCGCTCAGGCAGCCGAAATTCGCTAGCAGTTTCAACGTTTCGGCGTGGCGCCCGGGCGTGTGTAGATTGACATCTCGATCGTGGTACGCGCCCACGCACTGGGCCAGGGTATCGGCGTCGTCCGCGTTGCGCAACAGGTCCATCACCACGTCCTGCGGCACCCGAGTGGCGTAGGGCGTGTGAAACTGCCTGTAGATGCACTCGGCGTGCAACAGCCCGTAGCGCGCTAGTTCGTCCAGATGTTCCGCCACCATGATTAGAATGTCTTGGCTGGGCTCGTAGATGTACATCTTGGTGTCCGCCGCCATGCACAGAATAAGTTCCGTCTCCACGAAACGGTCCCGCACCCACATAATACATTTCCCGATCACCGCCATTCGTTCGCGGCAGCAGGTAATGTCGTCCAGCAGCTGATCTCTCAGTTCCGGCATGTAGCCGCCGGGCCTCACGTGCACATACCAGTTACTGGGAATGCCTAAACACATAACTTGATCGATATGCTCACACACCCACGAGCGCACCCCTTCGAAGTTGGCCTGTCGCAGAAACAGTTCGCGAAAGTCCGACATGACTCGGAGAAAAGTTTCATATGTAGCGTGGCAGTAGGGAAAGTCGTCGGAGCGGGTGAAGCACGGAGCTCCGTTTTCCCAGCGAGTGCGCCACATGGTAGCGATTCAACGTTCAGATCTGGATGAATTCACGTACCCCTGTCAAGCTCTTAAAAGGAAAGGGATCGCTGTACGTCACCAACCGTGACTGATGCACCAGAGCTACCAGGACGCGCTCCGTAGGTCTTTCTCGCGTCGATGACTTCGTCGTTACGAGGCAGTGGAGACGAGGGCCAGTGTCTTCCTGATGGCTCGCTGCCTCGCGCTCCGCTGCCTCGACGCCGACGATCTGAGACTCGAGGACATAGGTCTGCTGCACCGTATCGTAACGGTGCAGCACCAGCGTATTGGGATCTAGCTTCTCCCAGGCTCCCTGATACGGGTCGAAGCGCTCTGTTAAACAGAGCCAGTCGTAGTGTTTCTTTAAAAAATGCTGGCGGCGCTCTTCCCGGTCGTAAGGAGCCAGAAGTTCGTGGCGGCGATCCATATCGCGATCGTCCGCGTGCGGGCAGATGCACTGATGTTCCATTCGAATCTTTTTCTGACGCTCGGGCTCGAAGCGTCGGTACCCGAACACTAGTTTCAGAAGCCCCATCCGGAAAAACTCTGTGATGCTGTTGGCTACGCGCCGAATGTGGTGACTAGGTTCATCGAGCTGGATGGCGTACACCGCCCCGAACCAATCCAGCACGATCACGACCTCGGCCACAAAGGTGCGTCCAGGACGCGGTCGCCCCGTGGCCCCTAGCAGATACCAGGGTGTAGCCAGGTTAGCCCTGATGCCCCACCACCAGCGTTTGGCTTCGTTCTCCGTGAGGCTGCTGAAAGGCCACACGGCCCGCAGTTCCGTCACGGTTTTCATGAGGCGCAAGATAACAGCCCCGTAACCCGGGGTGTACAGCTTCACATCGTGCTCCATGATGCGATCTGCCGTGACGTAAAAGCTGTCCGGGGTGGTTTCGTTGAGAAACAAGATGTGCATGGTGCGCGGGGGACGCGGACCGAAACGCATGAGACTCGGCGACATGCGCCGGAGCTGGTTGTGTATCGTGTCGCGATAGATGAACTCCGAACGCATGACCCCGTATTTCGCCAGATCCTCTAGTCCGTGCGCCACGATCACCATGTAGTTTTCGCGAGGCTCAAAGGCGTAGATGCGACAGAAACGGCCCAAAAAGATCACATAGTCCGTCCGTAGGTGATCGTGATTGTGATCGCGATGAGGCTCAGGTATCATCACGATAGCGTAGCCCAGGACACACAGCGGCTCGTTACAGCAGATCAGTTTCCTAGCCGCCTGTTGCGCCTGCAGCAGCTGCTGGTCGCGTTGCAGTTGCACGTACCAGCCCTGCGGAGGCCCCAGGCACAGCCGGCGGCCCTGGTAATGGTGCACGTACTGTTCGATCTGCGACGTTTGCGTGAAAAGGAACAGGTCTCGAAAGTCGGTCAGCACCTGCCTGTAGAATTCTAAACCCTGCGCCTCGCGCTCGCCGTGCTCGGCCGACATCATCGTGAGGGACGACGATAGACGAAAACTCACCTCGGTCTGTTAACCGATCTAGCGTTCGGACCGATGTATCGAGATCTCGGTCCGAGCTGCTGAGCGGTTCAAAGACCAGGTTTGGGGTTATCGGCGCCTTCGCCAAGTTCTGGACCATCATCAGGACATCGCTATATACCGACGTCGATTATGAGCTTGTCACGTCAGAACCAATCGGGCCCCGGGAAGGTCCCCAGGGCATGAAATAAACAGACATTCGCGAAAACACGTTGCAGTCATCAAACCACTCACATGATTGTTTTTATTCTCAGACAGTTTACAGCCAAGGGGGTAAATATAAGCCGGGACGAGGCACATCTGGGCGAGGAAATGGACGTCCTTCCAGAAGGGCCGCTTTGGCGGCTCTCTGAACCAGCACTTGGGAATAGTAATCGCAGGTCACCTCTTTTGCATCTTCTTCCTCCTCACTGTTGCTGTCTGTCTCTTCGGGGGCGTTCTCCGTCTTTTTGCTCAAAGCGGCTGCGCCCCCGTCGGTTTCTAACATATCATCGTCACAGAGTTGTCTTGGTGGTTTTTGGGGTTTCTGTGGCTTCTGGGGTTTCGTCTGTCCCACGTAAACTACAGGCACGGAGTCACTATCTTTGGCAGCAGCGGCCGCCGCGCCGCCGCTTTCATCCGACAACATCGATCTGAGCCTCGCTATTTCCCGTTCTAGCTGAGGATTCATCTGGGTCCAGATAGAGTAACACCGTGTACCCTGTCTCACTTCTTTAGAATGTACATGATCCGAGAGACGCCGCCAAAAACTATGCGCGGCTTCTACCTCGGTAGCTTGCGGGAAATCACAGCGTAGGTGAGGCTCCCAACTGGCATCGGCCGCTCCGGCCACCTCGTGATAGCTATTGCGACCGTAACAACTACCCGGGTGGAGCGGGCGAAAACGATCTCGCCGCGTCAACCACCTAAAACGAGTATCGTAACTACGATGCGCCGCTCCCCGGTCTATGTACAGATAGCGGTCCCAAAACTGATAGGTGCGGTGAGGGCAGTGCGTGGGCACCTCCAGCCTTTCGGCGTCAGACAGCGCGCAGCTGAAGCGCCGGCCGGCCTGGTAGATTTTGAGTAACCCGATGGTTAAAAGAGAATCCAGATCATTAGCCAGTCGACACACCTCGCGACGATAAACGTCAAAATAAAAGAATTCACCGAACATATCCATGATAACCACCCATTCGGCATGGTAAGATCCCGAAGGGAGGACTTCTCCCACCACGCCGAAAATCAACACGTCGCAGCAAAGACGGTCTTTGAAAAATTGCATAAGCTTCGCGAACATCTGATCGTCCATGCAGAGAAAGGGCCAACATGATTTCAGGTCGTTCGGCTCTCCGCAGATCATCAGCGGGCGGGTCATCTCTCCGGGGGTTCTGAGCGGCAGGCATTGCCAGCGATATCGCGCCATGACACATTTCAGATGAGACACGGAGTGATCGTTCATGCGCAACATAGACACCATGTCATCGGGCTGCGTAGTCAGTATGGGCATTCTGAACTTGCCTGTGTAGATACTCTCACAGTGCATCAAACCGTGTCGCGCGAAGTCATCCAGGCTACTCGCTAGGTAGTACAGAACATCCTCATCCCGGTCCAACAACCAAATGCTCTCGTAGCGCCCCATGAGTACAACGCGCTTGCTTTTTGATGGCGGTCGTAAGTCATCCATATACAGATAACTGTCATCGCACTGCTCGTCGTCGGAATCATCTTCATCCGAAGAGTCTTCATCGGATTGCTGGCGACAGCTCCAATACTGCAGATAGCCCATCACCTCCAGTGGCTCTTCACAACAGATGAGCTTGCCCCAAGGCGAGTTCGGACCGCTGCACGGTGTATTGTCCCCGAAGATGCTCGGGAAGGTGGCAAACACCATGCGCCAGCCAGGGGGGGCCGAGATAGGCACGCTGATGCGGCATTCGGCTTTGATTGACACCAGAGTGCGAAGCGTGCTCTGTGAATCTTGATGAGTGAACACGTCCTTCAGTGCCCAGAGCGTTCGCCTGACGGCGGACCCTGAGGCGTAACGATAGGACTGGCGTAGCATGTTGATGTGCCACCGCACATTGGAATGTCACGGGCTTTATGCCCTCTGTGAAATGACGTCGTAGATGTGTGCCAGGATCACGGCTTATTAATTGTGGTGTGTATCTTCCGAAAGCCGTTCAGTCGGCTGCGGGTTGCCCGACTTAACGTTAGGAAAACCCAGAGCCGACATGAATTCCAGCTGCCGTAACGTAACCGCCCTGACCCCTCTGGGCCCGGGGCCCATCATCACGGGCTACGCCTGCGTTTTTCTGTTCGGGGTCATAGGACATTTCTATCTAGGTTTCAAAAACAGCAAACGACAACGCCAAGCCAGTACGTTTAGCGATATTTTATTCAGACATTTAATGATTACAGAAGAGGTCTTCACCTTCACCATCCCGCTGTGGACTTACCATCTGATCAGCAACGGCAGCCTACCCAGTCCGTGGTGTCGGGGTCTGACCTTCGTCTTCTATCTCACGGCTTTTGCCCGCGCGTTTTTCTACCTGCTCCTGTCCTGGGACCGATACAACATCATCGTCTGTCGCCACCCGCTACCCGTGCATCTCGACTACACTCAAGTGGTGGGCCTAGCCGTCTGGTTAGCTGCCGCGCTGGCCGCCTCGCCCTTCTCTATATTCAACGGTGACGTCCAGCAATGCCTCGGCAACATGGGCAAAGTGCCCAGCCAATCCTCCGCGACTCTCAACCTGGAAGTGCACGTGTGCACTTTCTGGATACCGCTCATCGTGACTGCCAACTGTTACTATCAGGCCAAGCGTCAGGCGGCGGCCGATCAGAAGATCGAACTGCAAAAATGCGCCCTACTAGTAACCGTGGTTATGGTGTTTACCATTATCTGGTTCCCTTTCCACCTGGCGCTGCTCATAGATGCGCTGGCGAGTATCAGTCACGTAGATCCCACGAGCGCCTGCCACTGGGCACCCATCGTAGTTATGTGCGAATGCCTGGCATTCGCCTACGTCGGTGTCAGCCCAATGGTCTACTTCTTCGCCTGCCCTACCGTGCGACACGAGTTTTTGGTGAGCGTGCGCCCTTTTTTCCTGAGGCTTTCGGGTAAAACATGGGGAGGCTACGTTCCGGTCGACACGCAGGCGCCTGCGAGCAAACCAGATCCGACAACCGAAAACGAGTACCAAACTATGCATTAAATAAAAAATCGTAATGTCAATCACTATGTTCTGTTTTCTCTACGTTGCCGATAACGCGCAAGCCTGGGAATAAACGCGTGCTATATGATCATACAGAATTAGTACGTTAGTCACCAACGCTAGAACAAACCATGGCTAACAGCTCAGCAAACGAGTCGTGCCAACTCAACAACACTCTCCAGGAGTTGGGAATACCCAATTCTGTGCCGATCAGCATATACGGTATTTTTGTAGTTATCGGACTGATTGGAAACTTTATGTTAGTTTTTATATTAACTTACAGACGCAAACTCAGGTTCCCCAGCGACATCTACTTTCTGAATGCTGCCATAGCAGACATCTTCTGCGTCTGCATGTTACCCGCCTGGATACAGTATGTAGTAGAATCAGTGACGCTCAATCGGTTTGCATGCATCACTTTTTCTTTTGGGTTTTACATTTCTCTGTTTCTACAATCGTGGATGCTCATCCTCATTACCGCTGAGCGCTATGCATCTCTAGTCTGGATCGCTCCCAATAAAAAAACCACCGCGATTAAAAGGTGTGTATGGGCCTGGTTTATGTCTATATTTCTTGCATCTCCGTATTCTATTTTCCGCAAGTCGAATGAAGTTGAAGAATGTCTCCTGGGAAATTTCACCTGGCACATTGGGGAACTTTACCACGCCGCCCTGGATTTGCTAATCACCACGTTGACTCTCATCATACCACTCGCTGTGCTGTTGATTTACAGTTTCAGAATCAGCAGATCCTTCTGGGGAAACAGAAAACTGAATAACAAAACCAGCCTGTTTCTCATGCAAATTTTTGCCGTCGCGTTGGGGTTCTGGGGCCCTTTCCATCTTTTTGTGTTTATAGAAAACGTAACGCACCACTTGTACGGCATACAACAGATTTGCAGAGTACGATATACGCGACACCTCGTCAGTCTGCTAACGGAATCTCTGGTATTTCTACGATCAGTTTTTAATCCCGTCGTTTACCTAATCATCAGCGCCAAATTTCGTAGACGCGTCCAACATCTATTTCAACGCATTCCATACACCAATTTGGAAATGGAAACCGACAAGGTGGCTGAAACAATGGAACTAAAAGCCAAGGGTATGGATGTATCTGACCCCACACCCCACGACTACGAATGTTTCCTGTAAACCCTGACCTTGAATTTACTTATGGTAACAACACACTCCCAAGCAAAAAAACACCCGTTATCAGTACTATCATCTGCATGTACGTCAACCGGAAAATGTTTAAAACTCTATGCGCCCGATAACCATACAACAGGCCCCTACACGCGTGTACTGAACCTGGGGAGTCAACTCACAAACCGCAACATGCATAATCAAACCTGTAACATAAACGACAGTCTCATTGCCTACGGACTGACTCCCGGCGTTACCATCGGCGTCTACTCCCTGGCTGGAATCGTCGGTCTCACGGGAAACCTGTTGATACTATTTGTCATGTATATTGGGCGTCCTAGATGGTTTGCGCACGATGTGTTTTTCATGAACATGCTGTTCACGGACCTGGCTATGATTCTGACGATACCCGCATGGGTATACTACCTAATAAACTACTCACGGCTGGAACATTGGGAATGTATTGGTCTGTCCTTAGCGTTTTATGTTCCCCTATTCGTTCACTCCGATCTTATTGTCGCAATAGCTATAGAACGCTATCAGAGCTTAGTTAGAAACAAGCCTGTTAGCGTTAGAGCCGCCACAGTGAGCTGTGTGTTTATCTGGATCGTCGTCATTTTGGTTTCATCGCCTTATTACATGTTTCGAGGACAACATGAAAACCAATCATGCATTCTTGGCAACTACACCTGGCATATACCCGGTCCTTTCCGTACCGTCATGAACGTCACGATTAACACATGGACATTTGTGGTTCCGGCCGCCGCGGCGATGTTTCTGTCCCTCAGAATTCATTCGTCTTCCTGGGGCAACAGAAAAATGAACATAAGGACCAGCTTCCACCTCGACACCATGGCTGTCACCATGCTCTTTTTCAACGGACTGTTCAACCTTAACATCTTTCGAGACATAGTGGCCGACGACTCGCAAGAAAAAAGTTGTGATTATACGCAACAACAACACTTCTTTCGCATGATGGGTGTAGCCTCTGTGTTTCTCAGACCTGTTTTTAGTCCCATCATTTATATATGTGTTAGTCGTAAAATGCTACATGGTATCTGCAATTTGTTCATGAAAGTACCAGACAAGACTGTAAGCTCGGAACGTATAAAGCTTATGTCTCCAGATAGAATAAACGAAGATGCTCCAGCGCTTCCGCCCAGGGAATATCAATCCGCGTTCTAAATTATTGCGCGTTGATAGCGCGACGACATAACCAGCCCATATATGTTTGAGACTAGTTACAAACCACGACATTGCAAATCAACATCGTTCGATTTGCGAACAGACTTTCTAAAAACATGAACAACTCATCCTGTGACCTTCTGCAAGCGTTTAAGATCGATGACGCATCCCGCGATGTCAGCGTCGGTTTCTATAGCATCGCCATATGCGTTGGACTCGTAGCGAACATACTAATATTACTGGTCCTAATCAGAAGGCGAAAACTCAGCTTTGCCAGCGACGTCTACTTTTTGAATGCTACCATAGGCGACATCATTACCACTGGCACCTTACCGATATGGATGTACTATGAGCTCAACTACAGCCAATTCAATCGAGAAGCATGCATCAGTTTCTCGATCAGCTTCTACACCCCCCTGTTCGTTCAAGCCTGGCTCATGATCTCCATCGCCATGGAACGATACTCCAGTTTGATATGGATGGCACCCATTAAAAGGAAAGTAGCCGTACAGAATTCAATAGGAACCTGGATCGTGTGCGCTTTCGTCTCGTCTCCCTTTTACGTTTTTCGAAACGCACACGACGGGCACGAATGTATTCTAGGAAACTATACATGGCACACGAACGAGCCTCTACATACGATTCTAGACGCTTTTATTACCATCTGTACTTTTATCAGCCCCGTCGCTACCACTATCGTGGTCGGCGTCAAAATGCGGAAAGCTACCTGGGGCAACAGAAAACTTAACAAGTCAACCAGCTACACGCTTTTCATGATGGCCGGGACAGCAATATGTTTTTGGGGACCTTTTCATATTATGTTAGTGATAGAGAATATATTGCAACGAATGTATACAAACCCTGACTGTACCATGCAATCCATGAAACACTATCTCCTTTTAGCCACCGGAACTCTGGTGTATCTTCGTGCCATTGTAAATCCCGTGATTTACATAGCAGTTAAACACAGGCTTCGTAGAGAAATTACTTCTCTGTTTTTGAGGCATCCGTATGAGGAACTGAATCAAACGAGTACAAACACAATTGAACTCGCGGTGCGACGCAAGAAAAGGAAAGGACATAAAAAAACTGTGACTTGGTCCGACGAGGTCCTACCGAAATACAATGAATGTTTTCTGTAAATATGTGTACCAAAAAAATAAACTATTTTCAGATCCATTACAACTCAGTCTGCTTTGTGTTTTTTTGGGCGGGCCCATATAGACAATAAAAGGCGTTTGACAGCTCGGTACCAAACAGACACATTAAGGCGTCGAACCATCGGATAATGACTACCACCATGAATTCCACAGTCACCTCCACAGCAAAAGCTACAACAGCCAAAACGACCGCAGCGACAACCACAATACGCACCACTGGCAATACAACGATTACAACATCAATTAAGACAAGTTCTACTTCTGCTAACATTACATCTACATCCACAGTAAGCTCAACTTTAGCATCTACTTTAACTACTGTTAAAAATAATACAACAAATGTAACTCTAACTACGTTAACATCCCCAAACACTACAAGCACCTTAATCTCAACGATCGCATCAAACTCAACATTAGCACCTAACATAACATCTATTTCCACAGCGATTACTAATACAACTACAACAAGCCTAACCAGCCTTACCACCGCGCTTACTACTACCCTTCTCGAAACAACTACGTTTGACTATGACGACGACGCCGAAGCATGCAACCTCACCGACATCGTGCATACGACCAGGCCGGTCACTGTCACCTTCTACACCATCATCTTTATACTCGGTCTCTTGGGAAACTTTTTGGTCCTCATGACCATCGTCTGGAACCGGCGCATCAGCTTCGCCTCCGACATCTACTTCATGAACCTGGCCATCTCCGATCTCATGTTCGTCTGCACGCTCCCGTTCTGGATCATGTACCTCCTCAATCACGATGTCATGTCACACGTGTCTTGTGTGGTCATGACGGCCATCTTTTACTGCGCGCTGTTCGCCAGCACCGTGTTCTTACTGTTAATCATTCTAGATCGATGTTACGCTATCCTCTGGGGCATCGAGAGGGCGGATTACCGATTGTTACGGAATTCGACATGGGGTTGTATTCTCATGTGGGCTCTGTGTATCGTCTTAGCTCTACCGCACTTTATTTTTTTAAAGAAAGGAGACAATGTGTGCGTGGCCGAGTACCACGACTTAACTAACTTTTACGTTGTGTTTATTAACACTGAGGTTAACATGTGCACCTTAATATTACCGGCCGCGGCCATCATCTACTGGTATCTCAGACTATCCCGGCTAACCAAAACCCACCAACGTTACCGCAAACGACTAACTTCTCTCAACATCGTCTTGGCGGTAGCTATAGTATTTGCGATCTTCTGGTTGCCTTATAATCTTCTACTCATGGTCTACAGCCTCGTTCACATGCAGATTCCGTGGGGCTGCGAATCGGACAAAATTCTACGGAGAGGCTTAATCCTCACGGAATCCATCGCCCTCTGTCACTGCTGCATCAATCCCTTCATCTACGTGGTCTTCGGCCAACGATGTCGCAGCGAATTCTGTCACCTGCTTCGCGCTTTACTCAGTCGCGTCTGGCCGACGAGATCCTGGGGCTTCTTGCGCTCGGAAACCGTCTCTCTGAGTCTCAGCCAGGCGCAGGGCTCGAGCGGCTCGTCCGAGGACGACTTCACCCCGCACGACGAGCTGCAGTTCCTCATCTGAAAATTAAAATCGTGTATTGTGAAACGTGCAATAAACCAGTGCGCCATACCAGTGTCTGTGTACCCTTTGACGGTTTAGGGGGCAAGGTATTAAAACAGCGTGCTCTGAGGACTCTCAAAGCCCTGGGGAAAACCACGACACGTTCGCACACACACGCCACCGACATGCGAAACCCGGTCTGGCACGTCGCCGTGTGGTGGATCACGCTGGGATGCGCCCCATCCGCGAATGTGAATGCTTATAGGACATCAGCCACGGTTGGGGCACAATCCATCGTGGTTCATGAGACGTCGTCCCCCCGCGCCAGACCGGACGCCGCCGCCACTGACGTCGGTCGACCGGCATCGTCGCCGCCTCCCACGCCCCGCTCCCCAACGCTCAATCGCGCGGACTCCGCTGTGTTTAAGTCGCCTTCGGACGGCACCGCGGGTCCCACTCGCCAGCGCGCGGGCGCGCTCGGCAGGCGCCGGCGTCAGCGGCAGAGAAAACCGTACAGCTGCGTCACCGCCACGCACTGGACCACCGATCTGGTGTTCACCAGCTGCGAGAACACTCCCAGCTTCGTGAAGCTCGAGGGCGTTCGGCGCTGGGCCTTAAACGGACAGCCCCTGGGAGAAACCTCCTACTACGGCGGTTGCTGTCGACTCCGCCACGGCGAGGATGCATACATCATTCTCGCTAACGGTTATGGTCCTGCCGTCCACGGCCATGCTCTGCGCGTGGATTATTCGCTTACTAACTGCTCGCAACCGCACGTTCCGTTTCCGACCCGGTTGGAAATCGTATCTACGCCGGAGATTCCGAGCCGGTGCCGACCGCATCGCCTGTATTTTTACGGCCTTCAATGCCCTTCACAGCTGGCCTTCTCCACCGCCGGATTGGTGGATGTACGCCAATGTCCCCCCGTTCTCTCCCTTCGACCCGTTCGAACGATCTCCGTTCTGGATGACCGGCTTCGAGGAATACGTGTGGACATCTTCATCTGTCTAGTATTAATCGCGATCCTGATCGTAGAGATCTTCTTGCCCCGCCATTCCCATCGTCATCCCGCCCCGTACTGGCGACGGGTCTCCAAACCGCTCGGCGCGTTGCGTCTCACGCAGTGGGTCAAGCGAATTCTCGGGTACCTGTGGCCGACTCGATACCCACTTTTAGAAAAGACCTCAGAACTCGCCTCTGACTTCACCTGGACGGCGCTCTTTCCATGTCCTCACACGTCTCTGTCACGTCCGCCCTCGTACAGCATCACCGCTCTCCTAGCTTTCCCAATTTTGCGGTCAGACACGTCACAATCATACTGCGTCAATCACCTGCCCGCGAGCCATTCACACGGTACTTATGAGAGCGACAGGCAGCCCCTGGCCAGTCCCGTCAGTCCTGTCCCGATAGAAGCCACCACAGACATCGTCCATCACAGCCCATCTGAATTACGAAATAACATTATTGACACCGAGACGAGCCATGCGGCTCGCGGTGATGATCGCGATTGCGATCGCGACTGTGGTCAACAGCTGCCAGATCGAACCGGGTGAAGACGTCGTGGTAGAACAGGAGTGTCGCCAGCGCAACACCTTACTGGTGGCCACCGGCCGGCTGACGCCGCACAGCCACAGACCGCACGTCCTCGAATTTACTTTCAAAACCAAAGACCGCTTCGGCTACGGCCAGCGGATCCAGCTGCACATCAGCGGCCTGCCGCTCAACAACCAAACGATTGTCGATCAGCCGGTGACCTGGCGGCTGTTCTCTCGCTACACGGACGTGGAGGGCGGCGTGAGTCGTCGAGCCAAGCTTCGCTTGATATCCGAGCAGAACGTTCCAGTCCGACACTGCGAGATCATCGTCGGCCGCGACGGCGAAATCGAGGAACCCAGATCCTGGGACGCGCTGGACGTGGTGGGGCGCTGCCTCTGGTGGTGCGCCGCCCTGTTTCTAATGATAGATCTCGCACTGAACGCGTTCCGATGGCTCGGCAGAGCGAGCGCGAGCCGCTCCCCGGCCTTGCTGCGCGCAGAGATGTTGCATAACAACAGAGAAATGTTCTGGAAGCGCAGACGCCCGCGCCACGGGGGCGTCTCCGAGACACCCTCCGAGGTGCCTCCGCGCTACACCTCCAACGCGCCGTGGAGCGTGCCCACCACCCCCGCCGCCGCCTCTGCGGCGTCTAAGCCATCCATCACATCAGACTCAGAATCGCCCACACCCCCTAATTACTCCGCGGTGTTTCCTCCCTTCCCCGAATAAAGAGAGTTGTGCATTAGCGAGGTCGTGTCTGTCATCTGTCTGGGTTTGACAATCGGGGCCTCGGGCTACGAGACATGGAAGACGAAGAGGCTTGGCGGGGTCTGCTCCTGTCCTCCCACAGCGTGTGGTGCGTCTGCGGACACTGGAAAGCGCACATAGTCGTCAGCGACGAAGCCAACTCCGAGCGAGTGGACGCCGACGACTGGATGGAATATGCCACCATGCGCTGGCTGCGCCAGGCGCGAGAGGCGCACGACGAGTGGTGCGAGTGTACCGACTGGAGGGCACACGCCATGTGCCTGGACGAGAATCGCATCACCCTGGTGGGCCTGCCTCCCGTCGCCACCGTGGTCAAAAGGACGGCTCCCGCGCCGTCCGCCTGCACCAGCAGATTCTCCTCGTGCTTGAGGCGCATGTTCAAAAGCCTCCGAAAGCGCCGGACGAACCGCTCGTCCGTCACGTCCAGCGGCGGCGCCAGCACCGTCAGCAGTCACAGTTGGCGGTGGTACGGTATGTTACCGTATCGCCAGACGTTCCATCACTGAGACCCGCGCGCTCATCCTTCGTCGCCGCAGACCCTCCCGTCCCCCCACTCAGGCTGCTCACAAAAAAGAACCGTGTCATAAATTACAGAACACGCTAGCATGAGCCGTCCACGTGACTTCATCCCCAGGCTCAGCGACTCGTGCGCCCAGACCGAATCCCGCTGGCGGAGGGTGCTCAGCGAGTCGCACGCCCTGTGGTGCAATTGCGGGGACTGGACCCCGCACGTCGAGTGCGTGGAACAGGCGCACTTCCAGCTGCGCTGGCAAAACCGCGACGAGCGCACGGCCCTGCGCTGGCGCAGGCAGATGCATCGTTTACATAATCTGTGGTGCATGTGTGGAAATTGGCGAGAACACGCCCTGTATCGTCGGGGGCGCCTCACCGACTCCTCGTCCGGGTCGTCTGCGTCATCATCGGGCGAGTCGGCAGAAAACACGTTCGCCTGGTGGAAATGCTTGCGAAAATGGAACATTTTGTGGCGACACAGTTACGACTTCTTCGACATGTCGCCCCCGCCCGCCTCCGAGCGCGTGTCACCTGACTTCTCGGACTCCGGGTCCGAGGGGACACCGTACCCCGTCATCGAAATACGAAGGCCAGAAGATTGCCCCATCGTGATGGACGTGCGTCCGGCCTACCGCGAAACTGCGGTGTAGTGGCGTCACAGGTTGTGCAAGCGGCGATGACAGTGCCACTTTCGTCCCCACGGGGCCCTATAAAGCACCTATCCCCTGGGGAGTTGGCACGACTCGCCTGGGTTACACTTGGCAGCGTGTCCCACTGGATGTGGCACGTTGCTCAGCTGTACGATCCAGCAGTGACAGCGCCTCTCGCCCGCGCCCTCACAGACGTGATCTTCAATCTCTACGACCGCCTCTCTATGCTGTGTGCCCGCTGCCGACGCCGGCCCGCGATCGGGGACGAGTCTAACAACACGCGCTCATCCGAATCGGAGGCCAGCCAGCGGCGTCAGACCAAAGAGAAAGAGGAGGCGTCTGCCAAGACCTCCTTGGTTGGCCGTATCGTCGTCGCTATCGGACAGCAGATAGTGGCAGCTAACTTGGGAGCGTGCCCTCCACCCCTGCCACCTCTGTATCGTTAAGACAACCCCGCTCGCGTATTACGGACTGATCGATTGCACTATGATGTCTCGCACTCAACGAGTCAGGTTCGCGATATGGATCGTCGGCATTATCATCCTAACCATCGTTTTTCTTTAATTATATCATGGCGAATAAATTCGACACAATGAAATTGGAGTCCGTTGTATCTTTGCGTGCTTTTTATTAAACAATACAGGGTGCAACACGATAACCGAACGGTTTATGAAAAAAGACAGAGGGACTAGCGCATTAACGACTGTTACGGCGTGTTTGGGCTGGTGTGAATAGGTTGAGGAGGTAGCAGGGGTTTACGAAGCCGTGGACCGTCTGAGCGCCAGACGGTGTTTCGCGGAGTGCATCCTTCAGGGTTTGGAGGTAAAAGTCGAAGCCTTCATTCGGCGTAGCTTTGGGTTTTGCCTCCTGTCTCACGAAGTCGGCGCAGGCATTCCAGTATTTCTCCAGGACATCGCGCAGCGCGTGAGGCAGACGGGGTGGTGTCTGGCCTTCTGGCTTTTGACGAGAGCGTCGACGAAACATGCTGAGAAAGCTGTTCCACCATCCACGCAACGCGGCGCGCAGATGTTGCACGGGAGTGAGGCGTGCCATGATGGATGTGAAAACTGTCAGACCTAACAGGGAATGACGAGCACCCCGTCGCTGCTGTACAAGGGAAAGTGTCCGCGGCCTCGGTCGGCGGGTTGCACGGGCAAGGGACGGCGTAAAGGGCGCCCGGCTCTGGCTCGGTGATGAGACAGTCGACGAGCGACGGTTGTGTTTGGCCCGAATGCGGTCTGTGGGTCCCACTGAGGGTTATAGTCGGTGGGGGCCCATGTGCGGTATGGCAACTCGTTAAAATAATCGTCTTCACCGGGGTCTTCGTATTCTTCCGGACCGCTGGCAAGGCGCCAGTAGCGCCAATCGAAGCGCAGAGCACGACTCAGCTGAGCTAGGTCGCTCAGAGGGGCATTGCAGCCGGCGTTGGGCGGTAGCCCTAGAGCCTGTGCATCGCGCGCGCGTAAATCGTCCTCGGTGTCTGTAGCCGCACCCGCCTTGTCGCTGTCAGCGCATGTGATTGAGCTCCAGCGAGTTGCGCGTGTGAGAAAGGCGAGCTGACTCGGCAGGTCTCGCGGGCCGCCAGCGGCTCCGCCTCCGGTGCGCGGCCACAGATACAGCGCATCGGCTCGTGGTCGCTCCCAGACCGCTGCGTCTCGGTCCGATAAAATGCGCGCCGCCGTCTGTTCGGCGCTGGCGACCGTACGGCCTAGGTTGAAAAGTCCTAACAGTCCCACCCGTTGAAAATGGAACAAGTCGTCGGCCAGTGGATACAGCAAACCGTCCTGCGTGCAATATCCAAAAACACTGCCGAGGTCATCTAGAATGATGAGCACTGTGACCATGGGGTTTTTCACGAGTAAACGACCTTCCTCATCAACCTCTGACTGTGGATCGTGTGGTGTGTCGCGGGACGGTTCGTGTTTAGGAGCGTCAGGTTGTGGTTGTGCGTGAGGCGGACCGCGGTGACGGCCTTTGGTTTTGGGGCGACGTTTTACGGTGGCTGTGTCCCCAGCAGTTTCGGTGCCCGGGGGACCGCGAACGCGCGGGTTGCGTGAACGCGTCTCAAAGTAGTTATTGCGCGCGGCGGCCCATTCTGTCAGAGAGGTGAGCCAGTGACTAGTTGTGACGTAACCCAGCAGGTGAAAGTTACAGCATAGGCGGTCACCAATGAAACTACGGACGGCCGCGACAATAGCAGTTGGGCATGGCCAGTGGCAGAACGGTTCCCAACGTTCCAGTTCATCCCAAGACGTAGTGACTAACCAGGGCTGTGGAGCTCGGCCAGGCGTTTGAAGGTGAACAGTTTGACCGGCAGCTCCGTGACTGATGGCTGCAGCGGCGGCTGACGGGTTAGGATATTGACGACTGAGGAGTTCAGTTACGTGAGGAGGGTGAGTCGTCAGCGGTGGCAGCATAGTACACAGGTACAGGCGAGGGATGTCGCCGCAGCCGTATCTCCAAAACTCGTCAGCGTCGGTGGCCACGAGATGGAGAGTCATTCGAGGAAAGTCCAGTAGGAAAACACGGAAATGGGGCCCGAGAGCGAGGTACAGACCTTCATGGCGACAGATAGTGGGCTGAGAGCCAGGGCCAGCAGTTGTTTCGTGCACGATACAGGCAATTAATACGATCCAGTCGTCCGTGGGTGACAGTTGTCTCAGGTCAGTGGCACCGACATCGCGCATTTCAGAACGCGGTGTGATGACGGCATAGAATCCAGCAGGACGGCCTAGCGGGAGGAGTTGGCCGGTTTCGCGTTGACACCACTTGCGTGTTGCACGCGCTGTAGTGTTGGCCATAAACGCACCAGACCAGCATGTAGCCATCACGAGGAATTCATCACGGGAGAGGGCACGGCGCTGGGCAGGAATCTGTGCCAGCAAGTGGCGTTGCGGTAGCGTACACAGTTCCCGAGCAGGGGGAGCGCCAGGAGCGTTGGGCGGAGTGGGCGGCTGGATGGGATGGCCGGAGGCATCCAACACGGGCAGAGCGGCAGCGAGAGAAGACATCTGCATGGCTGGAGGACGAAACGGTGGCAGAGGATGCCAGTGGCGCGGAGGAGTGGGCAGTAAGGGCGAGTTGGGCGGAGGACTGTTGCGCAGACCGGCGTAGCGGGCATGCTGAGTATGGTGCGCATGATGAGCTGACCAAGGGCGCGGAGGTCTGCGGCCGGTCATGGCTGGAAGTGATGCGAGGAAGCCGCGAGCGGCCTTTATACACAGGCACACAGTCACAGAGTGACCTAAGCGCAGTTCCGTGCATACACGCGAACATACGTGGAGGCGGGGAGCTGGCTAATATGCCAGAGGCGGGCAGCAACAGTGCGCGGTGCAAACGCGTGGCGAGGCACTGGCAGAGAACCCAAGGAAAACGCAGACTAGACAGGGCGGCTTTCCTCCCCCACCGCTGGAGTTAGCCCTCTGCTGGGTCTCCGGGCCTTTCTCCCTGCGCTGGTCCCCCGGGGGGAGTTTGTGCGGGGGGGGCTAATTTTGGCGACTACCCAAGGCGGGCGTGGCCGGTAGTAGGGTTGGCGGCGAGCCAGGGCTGGCAGGTAGCCAGGGTTAGGGTTGGCGGCGCGCCAGGTAGGGTTGCGGCGGCGGAGAGGGTTTTGGGGTTCTCGCCTCCGCCGTCTGCTGCCTAACAGAGAAAGAACCAGAGACAGACACACCCCACGAACCACAAACGCCGCGCGCGAGTAGGAATCGCCAGTCGCTACTGCTGCTGCTCGCTAGCTAGCCGTCAATCGTTAGCGTCCCACATTTGGTGTCCGTATGACGTCACGGGGTCAACCCGGGTCGCGCGGCCGCACCTGGACGGATGCCAGCACCCCGAACCTGGCCGCCTTCCAGCTGGTAAGCGTCCATAACAAGTCACCTGTCAATCACCACGATCGACGCGCCGCGACCCCGTGCCCTTTTTGTGTTTTTCGCGGCGTCTCTCCGCCGAGTGAGCGACCGACGGACGAACGGCCGCCACCCACCTTCGATCGCCGCCCGCACCCCCCGGGGGGAGGTCGGGGGGCCGGGGGGTTTCGCGGGACGGGGTTTTTTTTTTCTGTGACTAAACGCCGTCTCGGCGCGCCGCCTAAACGTTCCTCTCTTATCTCGCAAGTCGGCCGCTTTCCTCCCCCGCCGAGCACGGCCGCACGGGCTGCCGACGGCGTGAGTCACCGCAGCTTCTGCACCTCCGCTCTCACGTTCGCTACTTCAAGCTCCACTACTGCGCACGCGGCCGTCAACAACAGCAGCAGCACCGTCTTCTCCAACAGCGAGCACAGCCAGAACGCCCGCATGACTCAGCTACACCTCGTTCGCTTTCTTCAGCATGTCTCCCAATGCGCTACCAACCAGCTACACCTCGTTCGCTACCAACCAACAGATGTGTACTTGCACGCACAGGCAAACACAAAAGCGACCCACACCACACAGCCCGCATGACTCATGCTACAGCAGGTTCACGCTCTCAATTACGTCAGCCGCCGCGCTACAGATACACAGCGCTATCGCCCTGCAGCAGCACCAGCGCAAAAGCAACCCCAGAGGCAAACGAGCGACAGGCGGGCAG